TTGAACAATTTGCACTACTATTTACATTTGTACCTTGATGATGCGGTAGTGCATTAACGCCCCACCATCGGCAATACTCGAACCGATAAAACAAATATAGAACAAAGGTTCGAATTATCCAAATTTTTACGGCAAATTATTAAATTTCACCGTAAAATTTTTTTAGTTAAAAATTTGGAATTCTCATTTTTTATTAAAACCTTTGTACCTGTAATGCATCATAATGCAGTACCGAGTGTACTCCAACCTACCCTACATTCTGTATTATTTAGAACAATTCTAAATTTCATTTTTTTGAAAAAAAAAAATTAAAAAAATATTTTGTAATTAAAAAATACTCTTCATATTTGCATCAGTTAAACACAAACACTTAAATACAGCAACTATGAAAAACACAGCAAAAAACAAGTACTACAAAGCAACAATGAAAGATTTTTTATTTCCTGTTGAAATTGTACCGACTCCGTACCCTGAAAGCAATCCTGATTGCGCATTCGATGTTGTCGCAACTATTAATAACGTCAAACGCAAATTGCAGTCGTGTAGTGATGTCTATTGCCTTATACCCAATTCGGAAATATTTCCTGTGATTGAGGCAAGCCTGAAAGAAAAAAACATACCCTTTGATTCGATTTATACACACATTAACTATTCTAAGTTTTATGCCGAATACAGATTGTTCACCGAAACGTTTGATATTCGGCATATAAACTTGTCTCTGACGATTTCGGTTATTCATTCCTATGATGGCTGGCTAACATATTCTTTCTTTGCGGGCTTAATAGGGAGGGATAAGCCCGAGTACAGAAAGTCAATTCCAGTAGTGGACCAAGACTTTTTAAAAGGCGGTAAACACACAAAAAAATCGTTAAGGGCAAGTATAGATTTTTTTGATACCGTCGAACAAATTATTAAACACAAAGAAGAGATAACAAAGGCTATCGAAACCTTGTTAATAACCAAAGTTGACAAGCCATCAGAACTTGTTGAAAAAGTAATGAGCGCAACAAAAATAAGTAATGGATACGGTAAGGATGGTAAAAACAAAAGAGCAGTTTTAGAGCGTGCATTGTATGCCAACAATAGATGGGATATTTACAACGCTTTCAATGAGGGCTACGTTTACAATAACGATTTAAACCGTCTTACGCCTGATAAGAGGGCACAATTAGATTTAAATATCATGAAATACCTACTTAATTAAAGTAGGTTTAAAACGAAAGAAAAGGGCATGAAAAGCCCTTTTCTTTTTTTCAGGTTTAAATATATATCTGATTTTCCTTGCATATATAGGAATTACTTACCATACCCCCCCTACCTATTACCATATCCCCCCCTTGGCCCTACCCCCGTCCAGGCCCACCACCCGTATGGTGGGGTCTTACATGAAAAAAATTTTTTAGGAAATTTCAGTTTTATATTTTTTTTTAGGAAATTTCAGTTTTATATTTTTTTTTAGGAAATTTCAGTTTTATATTTTTTTTTAGGAAATTTCAGTTTTATATGGGTTTTAGAAATCCTATATCCCAGATAAAAAAAATTTTTTTGGGGATCCAAAAATTTAGCTATAGAATTTTATAATTTTTTATAAAAACCTTATTAAGCGAATCATATTTTCATATGATGTACTTTCATTTTTTTTGTATCTAAAAATTTACATATAGAATTTTATAATTTTTTATAAAAAATTCCTGATAAGAGTATGATGTTTTATATGATGAACTTTCCATCTTAGGTTTAGGTGAATTTTAATCAATATAAAAAAATATGTAGAATATATAGCTAATAGTGGATGGGACTTCAAAAAGAATATTCAAAACTGTTAATGGAGTAATCGTTAAAAAGAATTATGATGATGAATAAAACATCTGACTTCAATAATAACCTATGATACACATGATATTCAATTTAAATGTAATTTTTATGTCTGTGGATTTTCCACAAATATCATAGTTTTTTTATTCTTGTTGATTTGATATGGTTGAATCATAGATTCTGGTGATTTTTTTTCATAAAAGCATATGTCTTCATATATAATAAACTCACCTTCAGGATTAAATGTATCACCCTTAATATTGGCACAATAAACAATATCAGAAAGATTCGTTATAAATATCACATTCTCAACTTCAATTTTATTTTTCATGGGTTTCAATAGATGTTATCCATTTTTAAAGTATGGGTTGTAAATATATTCATTTTTGTCATTATTTAAAATGGCACTAATAATTGAAATGTCAATTCTGTTTCCCTTTTTTGCATCATTTTTAAAATTGTAGTGTTTTGTTGGTGGTAGTTACATGGTAATATGGTAATATCTGATATACATTTGGTTTAAGGGATAAATATTATGTGTCTGATAAAGTATTTTAGATTATAAATTAATATGTCTGATAAAGTATTTTAGATTATAAATTAAATTTTCCGAGTTCGGGACCTCGCTCATTGCCATGAGATTCTTTTGTGTAAGTTATATTAGTGTATAATATCTTTATCGAATGAAATAATTATATAGTCATTTTATCCAGATACGAATCAGATATGAATTTAAATATTTGATTCATAATTATTTGAGTATGTTAAGTGTTCTTACGAATTAGAATCAATTAAGTATTTATAAAAAATATGAAAGATAATTCATTAAGATTACTGGAGCTATTTATATATAATAAGGGTTGTATAAAAAAGGGTTCTTTACTGGAACAAGCTGCAAAGAACTCATACTTAAAAAAATTAAATGAAGGTCATTATACTGAATTATATCATAATTTAGTAGAGCATTTTTCTGCCCATAATAAATTAACTGGTAATTTAAGAGAAGATGTAGCCTATCTAAAGGAATTCTCTTTACTACTAGAAAATGATAATTTCGATCCATTTGCTCATTTAGTAAAAACAGATAAGATAGATGAAAAGAATGATTGTGTATTATCTATTTCTATGGGTGGTAATGCTAAACTGAATCATCCATATTTCTCATTACCTGCAGGAAATACATGTCCATTTGCTAATGTTTGCAAATCATTCGTCAAAAAAGATAGAAGCAAATTTAAATCCTCGGGCATGAAGATTATGGATACTGGTGATATTCGTTGCTATGCTGCATCCACAGAATTAATCTATCCAAATGTACAAAATTCAAGATGGAGAAATTTTGACTTATTACAAAAATTCAAGGGTGACGTGAAGGGAATGGCTGAATTGATTGAAAAATCATTGGAATATGCTGGTAAGAACTTCTCATTATTCAGAATACATGAATCGGGTGATTTTTTTAGTCAGGAATACTTTGATGCTTGGTTGGAGGTTGCAAAAAATAATCCGAATATTAAGTTTTATACCTACACAAAAGCATTACCATATTGGGTTGCCAGATTAGGACAGATACCACCTAATCTTAAATTAATTGCTAGCAAGGGCGGAAAATATGATCACTTGATTGATAAATATAATTTAAGATATTCACAAATAGTGACTAGCCCAGAAGAAGCAAAGGAATTGAAACTACCTATCGATGTAGATGATAGTTTAGCTTATAATTCCGATAAAAATTTTGCTTTACTATTACACGGTAAACAGCCAAAGAAATCTGGTTTAAATACACAAGCAATAAAAAATCAGAAGTTACTTAAGAAAATGAAAGGATATACAAATTAAAACACTATAATAGGAAATTATCCTATTTGCTAAATAAAAAAATCTAAATTCAATTATTTAATGATCTGCAAATATTAATTCATATGTTCTGATATCCATTTCTTTGGAAATAAGAATGATCTAATATAGAATCCTAATTTATTTATTTTCAATTTCCATTTTTTCTGTGAACTATTTTCATAGTTATAAAAGGTATTGAAAATTGTTTGAATGCTATTTTGATTATTAAGTAGGATGTAATTAACTAAGGCTTTGAGTTGTTCTTGAGTCTTTATTGTATAGGTGTAGTATATATGTTCACCATCTCGGTCATGTCTCGAAAAATAAAAATCAACTCTAAGACCATATTTTATAATTAGTTTTTGGTCATAATAAACTAACATAGTAATTCTTTCGAATTCATTATCTGAAAAATAAAGTCGCTTCATCAGCATAGAAAAATGCATATCTAATTCAGCCATTTGTGCATCTAATTGTTTTTCATATTCCATAATCAATTTATTATGCTGAGAAGTATATAGATTTTTATATTGATTTATATATGGTGTCACCATCTTTTTATTCACGATAAAGTGTTTTAAATTTAATCCTAATCTATCGGTGTTAAAGTCGTTGTAGTAAGATAACTTTTAGATGCATTATATTTATCTAAATGATATTCGGGTATGGGTTCATTATAGGTTATAGCCCCACCTTCCAAATTATATCGTAAATTATCAATTATTATTAAACAGGATACAAACTCTCCGTTATTTGATGTTATGTGGGATAAATATTTTTTTCTTTTATTTTCCATATGATATTTATTTTAGTTTGTAATCAATATCAATATAGTATTTTTTTACCATCTAATTTTAATCTAAAAAATAATTTTAAATTCATGATTAAAAATCTCATTATCAATGAAACAAACTTGCTTCTGGTTATTTACCAGAAGCATTGGAATTCATCATTAAATTCAAATATACACAAAAATAAGTAATTATGCTAAACCTTTGAATTTTTTGTATTCAGGCGTTTTCCAGTCTTTAGACACATCAGATAAATCGTGGTGAATTGCCTCAATTTCTTCAAAATTAAGATCTTTTAGGGTTTTTTTAAAAAGTCCTATTGATGTGTGGTTAACGTTACCCCAATCACTACTTTGGGCAAAATCATTAATTTTAATACCATCGTAGCCTTGTTTTTCGACAATTTTGAATAAATCTAATTTATGATATTCAGGATCGGTTAAATCTCCTTCGGTGCTGCCACCCAAAGTATTATCATAAATTCTAAGATCACGTTTAGGAGTAACTATTAGGAGTCTACCCTTAGCTCTATAATTTGCAGGTTGAATTTTATTATTATCATATAATAATTCCCAACTATGATTACCGTTACTACCTATATTTATTGGGGTGTACCCTAACTTAGCTAATTGCTGATTTACATAATCGTTTTTATATTTTTCAAGATTATATTTTTTATTTTCTGTTTCTAATCTATGATATTCATCTTCAACCCTCTTATATTCTTCAAGAAAATCATCTGGAACATCTTGGTCGGCTTTATACATTTCAAGAAATTTCTTATGCATGTCATTCAATTTGGTATAGGCACGAACAACAGCATAATTTAATTCATTTACTTTATTGGAATAATCCCTAAATATTGGTGCTTCTTTATAGGATATCAATCTATTACCATCAAATTCTACCTGAGTATAATCATAATCTATACCTATGCTTTTTTGAAAGTCTTGTATTATTTTATTATTCGTTGGCATTGCAAGATGTTCACTCTTAATATGGTATTTACTTGCAACAGGGATATATGTTTGAGCTATAGCAGGTGAATCTGTTGTCCAAAATATATTATCATATCCACCAACACCAGCCTTTTCTTTTTTGAATTGTTCTATTGTACCATGGAATAATTCAGTACCCTTTTTAATTATTATATCATGGCTATTAGCTTCATTTATTTTGGCTTTTGTTACGTATTGAAAAATCTCGAAAAGACGTTGTTTACTTGCCATATTTAATAAATACATGTATTTTTAGGCTTTTCTTTTTTTGTAAATTTTTTATGTGATTTATCCCAATTAGATTTACCATCTTATTTAGATAATACTTTTGTTTACTTATCTTCTTTAGTTCAAAAATAGCTCTTGTTTTGATTTAATGAGATTTTTCATGTGATTTATTAAGAATATAATAAATACCAGCAATTTTTAATTTTTTAACACCATCTGGAATGGTATAGAGAATAGTTTAGTCTTCTCCATTAATATATCTTTTATTGGTAAACGCAGAATATTGAAATCAAGATGTTACGGTCTTATTAAACAAATTTGAATCAAATAGTATTTTTAAAAACTTTCATTTCTAATTAAGTTTAGAAATTCTGTCCTATATTTCTTTTTAGCTCTATTTATTTTTGAATAATGAATTGTCTTATCGATTAATTTATAATAAGTATGTGTGCGATTAAAAGGATATAGTAGCACCTCACCCTCATATTTTGGTGTCGATTCATCAGAATTATTTCTCTTAAAGAAACTATAATTAACTAATAAATGAGTACTCGATTTTTCATGCAAAATCCCATTTAACATAAAAAAACTAAGTATGGTTGAGCTATTGGGTAATATTTTTATATTGGTTCTCAATGAAATATTTTGAAACATTGTAAAGTGAATAAAGATATTACTAAATTTAATAATCCAGATAATGATCCATTATTTCTTCTTTCTTGCATTATTTTTTCAGCAATACCTAAATAGAGTTGATCATTATCCTCATAATAATAATAACACCCCTTTAATTTAATTATTTCATCACTGTTTATGTTGGTACGTTTAAACCAGTCATCAATAAATGATTGCACTTCATTTAATTTAATTTCATTTATAAGGTTTCTTATCATCCATACAACAAGTTGTTTTTTATACAACTCTTCATGTTTATAATTTGAATTAATGTATGTTATCGATTCTTTAAAATAGGTTACTAACCTAGCCTTTTCATCTTCCGTTAAGTCGTCAAGACTTTCAACTAAATAATCAAAATTAGTATTCATTGTGATAAATATATAATAAATTTTGGTTTGCGTTTTTTTAAAATTTTACTTATAGTGTCAACATTGCATCCAATATTATAGAATGTTCATTTCCATTTCAACTCTTATATACAGTATTATTTTCAATACATAGCCAATAAAATCCAAAATTATATAAAATCCAAATCATTACATTTAAATTGATTATTAATTTATTTGATGTAGATTAAATATTATGTTTAGTTGATTCGACATTATTTGAATATAATAATATTAAGTTTAGTTATTTCTCTCATTTTCTTGTCCATTTTCATCTGGTAATGGGCAAACTTCTGGAATAATGTCCACATTACTACCTAAATCAATATCTAATTTATTACACCAATGTCTACCCCATTTATGCACGTGGAAAGTATCATCGTAATCATAAAATGGGCATTGCTCACAGCTACTGATAACAACAATTTTATTTTTTCTCATTATTTTAGAAGTGTAAATATCCAACATCCCAACATTATTACAACAAGTAATATTGTTAGTACCATAGAAAAATTTAATACTTCTTTATCAACTTTTTCCATATTATATATTAATTATATTATTAACATTATTTATTATATCTTAAAAAAGAATTTTCAGTGATTAGAACATAATTTACTGACCCGATAAATTCAGTCAAATTATGGGAATTTGTATAACTCATGGCACTTCTCAAATAAGATTCAAAATTATCCTTCCATTGATACAATGTATATTCTACTTTTTGTTTACGTATAACTCCCTCACTTGTTTTTAGTTGAGTATTACCCATTTCCTTTTGTGCCTTTTTGGTGCTCATTCCATAAAACTCTTTATAGATACTATAACCATTTTTATATAAGTATTCTGCGAGAATATTAGGTAATTTAAAATTATACCAATAGTTAGGTGATGCACTTTCTAATGCTTTATTAAACAATGAACCTACCATTACATAATCAGCACCCAAAGCCAATGCTTTTATAATATCAGCATATTTTTTCATTCCACCATCAGCAACTATTTTAGTGGGATTTTTAAATTTATTTTTGATTTGATTACACTCAATAATTAGTGAAGCAATGGGATATCCAATACCTGTCTGTTGGGTCGTAAGACAACCATTACCGTTACCTATTCCCAATCTTACGTAATCTATTGCTCCAGATTTACAATATAGCTCATATGTTTCGGGTGAAGCGATATTACCAGCCATAATAGTTAATTTAGATGTTTGATTTGCTTTAAGATATTTACTTTTCGCTTCTTTAGCTAATCTAATTATGTCTTGCATGTGTCCATTAGCAATATCAATTAAAATTTTTATATCATCACCATCATATTTTTTAATTAAGAACTCTCTTTCGAATTCATTTAAACTAAATGAATTAAAATAGTTTTGATTGAATTTATATTTTTCTGTTCTTGGTAAAACGACATGGATATTATTGGATGTGAATTGTTGAGCATTACTACTATTAACTACAGTACTCATAGGTGCAGTAAATAATGGTAAATAACCATATTTATCATAGGGGTTAACTGTTTTTCTTGATTTGATATCGGTTAATATATTAGGAACAATAATTAAATCATCAAAGTCAATCTTAAAATTCATAGATCAAAAATTATTTGGTAATATTTTATTAACTAGTTCTTTATCCTCTTTTAGTGATGGAGTAACTGACAATAAATCCCAAAAACTACGTTTATTCTCTTGTCTTTTATAGATTAATCTACCTCTTTTCAATCCAGATGGTAAATTATCCCAGTTAAGACCTATCTTGGAAATCATATTTAACATCTGATTTATGTTTTTACCTTGTAACTCTTCATGTGAGTAAAATGATTGTGCTACTGATAGTACACTATTTCTTATCGCATCATTTTGTCTCCAAATCAAATAATTAATTACCTCAGTTTTAGTTGGGACTTGAAATGCTCTTGCATCGAAAAATGCTAGTTTATTTAAAAATTCTTTATTTCTCAGCACTCTCATTTGATTAAATTTTGATGTAGCCATACTTGCAGACACTGATACAATTTTTTGAATGTTATTATCAAACCAAGCAGAAGTATTTAATTCATCAAAATCAGTGAGAACCAATGAAATTTCATCCGATTGCATATACGCCAATTTACAACCCTGAATATTTCTACAAAGGAATTTTGCTGTTTCGTCCAGATCATAAATTAAGTCATGGTCGAACGGTTTCTTTAATTCTTTAGTGTATGTGTGAAATGCCTTACCATCAATACGTATTATGGTATACATCCTTCTTAAAAGGAATATGCGTGACGTATCCTCATAACGCTTCATCCTGTCACTAAGACTATCATTTTTTCCCATAAAAATTCATGATTAAATTGGGTTGATGGATAACGTTCATTTTAATAATCTGATTCCAATAGTTGCGTTTTGAAGTTTTATTTTTAAATCTTGAATACTTAAAATTTACATTTTGACCTTAATACCAACTACGGCTATCAATTTAGTATAGTTATATATGTGTGTTTGAAATCGACTTAAAATTACTAATTATCACATCATACCCAATTATACCTTTAGATTAGATCGGTAACGTGATTAAAATAATCAAGTTCTTCTTGTATTTTTTCTATTTCCTTTTGAAGTTCTTCTTTTTTATTACGAACAAAAACATCGTTGAAATGAGCAGTATATTCAAATTTTTCTTTTGAAAAACGTTCAAATTCAACACCTTCTTTAGTATTCAAAGATGACCAAAATTTAATTTCCGCTTTTAATTCTGCAAGTTTAAAAATTTTATGCTGAATAGGCATATTGGTTTTGTAGATACGGGTCTTTAATGACACAAGCAACTCTCTTTGAGAATCTAACTCAGCCAATATCTCATGTAGATTAAAATTTGAAGGGTTAGTTTTAAGAGTCGAATTTTTATTTTGAATTATAATGGTTAATTCATTAATTTTATTAATGATTTTATTTTTTTCTTTAAGAGCTTGATATAGTTTCATACCAGTAATGAATAATAATATACAAATATATTAAGCAAGAATTATGATGTCAAGTCAATTATATCATAATTCCACTCTACATCTAAAATCAATAGACCAACCTTCTGGCATATAAAGTGGATTCATAGTTTCAATAAAGTGTTTTCTCCACATCTTTATAAAATCCTCAATTTTCTCATGAGTATCTAGTTGTTTCACTATTTGATATCCATGATCGTATTCAAGTGATTTTTTTGCTTTAAAATTTTTAAATTCCTCATTATACCTATCTTTGAGGATTTGATATAACTTGTAAAGTTGAATATAGTTAAGTTTTTTTATATACTCCAAGTCCATTCCTGATGTATTTGCAACTAACTTTAATATTTGATTTATCTTGTCTTGAGGTAATTTACCATATGCTTTGAATATTGAATGTAGTCCGCTTAATGATTTGACTTTTTCTTTAGCAAATTCAGACATTTCTTTAGTGAACATACTGTTTGCTTCATTAAGATTTCTGACCCCATATTTAATCGCTAATTCATCTTTAAATTTAGTTGCCAATGTTTCATAGTACTGGTGAACAGAATAAGTAACCAAAACCACATCATGATGATTTTTACTTTTATATTCTTCTTTAAAATGCTTTCTATAACAATACGGTACTATATGATGTCTTTGAAGGTCATCTTTGCTACCTGTCACCACACATATAATATTTCTACCTGAAAGACCAAATGTCTCATCAGCACTGAAACCATATCCTTTCGGTATGAATGTTAATTGTATCTCCTTTTCACCAATAATTTCTGCAAGATTTCTTTTAAGATACCATTCAGCTTTTCTTTCACTACAAGTAAACATATGTTTACCGTTCGGATGATATACCTTCCAGTTTTCTATACCCAAATTTTTACTACCTTTCCTTAATATCTGTGGCATAGTTTACGAAGTAAAAAAAAACGGCACTTTTTAAATTAAGTGCCGTTTCATAGATTAGTTATATTACACTAAAAAACGAGCACTGGACTCCAAAAATTAGTCAAATATAATGACATAAAATAAAATATCATAGTAGGTACTGATTTATATGCATTGAATATTGTAAATTCGACATATCCATTTTTACGGATTGTCTCAACAATATCAACGAGATGAAATAATGCAACACATATAAGACCTATTGTTAAATTATTTAATATTCCATTTATCGCATAGAATGTTATTAATATCAAATGCAGTATTATGCTTGCAAATAACTTATCATGTACCGAAATCTTAGGTTTACCATGATTAATTATTGCAGTTAGCATAACCATCAAAATAAATAAAAAAACAACTATCTTCCCAAATATCGCAAAATAATACATTAATTTAGTTATCATATCTATTCCTTAATTTCATATAATATACGAAAATGACATGATTTTAGTTATTAGTGCATAGTTAAATCCATGTTGAGTATAACCCTTTTATTAAAGGATTTTTTTCATTAAAATTTTACTTAAACTCATTTTCTATTTTTTTGTGTCTTTAATTCAGATTATTAATATACCCAAACTCATTCATAATGAGTTCTGGATCGCCAATATTGATAAGATACTTTTCAAAACATAGTTCATCATCAGAATTAATTATCTTCTCAATAGCTCTTCTATAATTTGAAATTAAAAAACTGTATTCTTTATGATCTACATTTGGATAATAAAGACTTATTAAATTACCATTGAAGAATTCTTTGGCTTTCATTTTTAGATTTTTAATGCTTACAATTTCATCATATCTAACCTTAAAGGCTTCCTCATCAAAGAAATTGAATGCCATTGTTAAATAAAATTCTTTATTATTAAACGAATAATCCTCCTTAGTAATTTTTTTAGTTTGTATATACTCTACAAATTGTATATATGATTTTCTTTTCATATTTCTAGCTCTAGTAGGATGGTTTAGATTTTTGAAGAGAAATAATTCTTTATTGTAGTATTCTGAATCTATAACATAATTAAAAATATCCTCAAGTGTATTAAATCCCTGTAGATATCTATCATGATTAAAACCAAGGAAAGTAAATATTTTTTTTACATTTCTGCTCACAATAACACGTTCACCTTCTGGAAATGTATACGCTAATCCATAATTACCATATCTGAATCCAAGTTTACGTGCAATCCTACCCATGAAATTACTTAGTTCATTATATGAGTAATATACAATAGAGGTATCCCATTCCTCTGGTTTAATCAAAATAAAATCTACTTGAAGTTCTTTGTAATTGATTGTAAAACAATTACCGTTACGATACTCTTCTTTGGGTTGAAATATATCCCTTGCTATGGGTATAAATTCATCCATATCCATCCTTTTTAGAACAAGAATGTCAAGATCGCCAAAGGAATCTTTAGATTTATATGAGATTGTCGATTGACAGATTATATTTTTTTTATTTAATTTATATAAGACTTCGTTTTTTATTTCTTCATATTCATCTTTTTGATATCTTCTGGTGGATACAGATTTTAATGCATTACCTCCCATAACTTCTTGCTATTAAATCATTTTCCATTATCAATAACATATTGTGTAGTATTAATATTTGTATACATCATATTACCACCAAATAGATTAAAATCTGGAGCATCACCAGTTCCACTTTTTCTATATGAAATAATTGTATAAGTTGATTCTTTACCACATTTTTTACACCTAGGTGGTATAGTACCAAACCAAGGACTTGGATAATCATGACCAAATCCATCAATACAAGCATTAGGGTCTTGAGGTAAGGGTGCTTGTTTAATATACAATATTGATAGCTTCAATGATTCAATTTCTTGTCTCAATGCTTGTAACTGAGAATTAATTTCATTTAATTTTGTTAAAATTTGGTCTTCCATAATTATATTTTTTTTTAATCTTTGTATTAATGTTTCATTATTCAATTAATTTTTAGTTCATTTCAATATTGGTAAATCATGTAACGATTTTATTCTCATATGTCCAACATCGTATCTTCTATTATGTGGTTTATCATATAGATAGCAAAAGATTTTATTTTTATTGAAATCCCTGAAGTTATCAAATGAATCATCAATAAATATTTCCACACCAGCTTTCTTTGCAACATCTACTTTAGATTCTCCAACGTTAACAGTAAATACTGGTCTTGCAGGAAAGCCATGATGATCTAACCATTTGATGGTTGTTTCAGTGGCTATTGGTCTTGACGTAATGTAGCAATGTGGTTCAAAAGGTAAATCTTTAGCGTCTATCAATGGTTTAAGACTCAAATAAAAATCATCAAGTTCATTTCGATCTCTAAGTGCTTCAAATCTATGACGTATTTCTCTGTCGAAATACCATGAATTTGGAACGTTAGTTATGTTAAATTTCTCTCTCCAAGGATTTAACCAATCAGCTAATACTTCGTCAATATCCAAACCTATTCTTGGTAATTCAAGCCATCTTTTAGGTCTATCATCACCTTGTGGATAGAGATAATAGTATGCATTTAAAAAATGCGCATTAGCCGCAACATGTGCAATATGAAGTAGCCCACTTTCCGCATCATAATCTTTTGATTTTTCAAATTCATTTAAATGTCTTTTAAGTGAGGCAAGCACGGATGACCACGACATACCCATTTCCCAATTACGATCTGCATATTTATTAGCACCAATCGTAAGAACTTTAACTAAATCTTCTATTGCTTGAGGATGAAGTAAGTCATGACGGTTCTTCCCTTTATTATATCTAAGAGCTTTAGTATCCTCATTTTCTGATTGACTGTTCATAACATCAATTGTTTTAGTCACAATATCAGAAATATTACTTTTTAAGTGATTCTCTAATTTCTCTTGCTTTATTTTCATACCATTCAATTTTAGCTTGTTCACGTTCAATACTTTCATTAGGCTTCTTACCCATGCGTGCTTTGTATTTGTATGCAGTTAATTCGCACCAATCTGCCACTCTTTCAGCACCAAATAATTCAACCATTACTTCCCAAGTTTCACGACCATCTTTCTCTTTATAATGTTGAGGTCTAATATAATCGTATTCTTCTTGTGTTAAATTTTTCTCTTCCATTTTCATTCAAAAATTTTTACTCCAAATAATTCTTCAATTTTTTTTAGCGGTTCTTCTATTATTCTTGAAGTTGTTTCGATATTTTCATCAACAGAATACAACTCAAGTTCTTTTATATCCATTTTATATTTTTCAATTGTTTCAAGAATTTCTTGTTGTGTTTTAGGACTACGCTTAGTAACAACAGTCCAGAATGCACGTAAATACCCAGGTTTCAAATCTGGATGACTTACAATACGTAATGAACCATGAGCTTTATTGTCTGTATATTTACGAAGAATCCAACGAGCATCAATATCATTTTCGGATATAAATCCTCTAATTCTTTCCCAATAAAATTCTTTTATTGCTTCCTCTTTTCCCATATAATTTATCTTTTTCTATTTTTTTTACGGGATGCGTTTGTCATTCTTCTTTTCTTCTTTTTAATTTTTCTTTCTTTAAATGAAATATTTCTTATCGGTTTACTCAAATAATAACGTGGCAGTATTTCTGCATGCTTTTCAAGTGACTCATATAAATTTTGACTATCTTTCTCAGTTAATTTATCGTCATTAATACGACCATCTTTTTCTTCTTTAGTTAACTCATTTTTATGTGGTTCATTTTCCACTAAAAATTCTGGATTGTCTAATGGTTTATCGTTTTTGTCCATAAACAAATATTTTTTTAACAAATTTAACCAATAATAACAAATGTGTCAAGTAAAACAAAAAAGGTTAATATTTCTATTAACCTTTTCATAATTAAGATTTATACTATTTTAGTATTAACTAATTCTCCACCCTCTTTCCTGTCTCAGGACAAAATCCAACATCATTTATTCATTACACAAACTTACCAGAAGGATCAACTTTTTTGTGGTATTTTATAAATTTTTTATCCTCGTAAGTTTAATTATCCACCCAATCTCAATTTATAAAAATTACCCTTCTCAGCCTTATATTCAGAATATACTTGCTTCAATTTTTCAAGTAATGCTTTATATTCTGCTCTTTTCTTTTGAATAGCAATTTCTTTTTCACTTAAAACAACCTTAGCAGTTAAATCAGAACCAAGCACATTCTTTACCAAGAAATGAAGAAAGATATTCACCTTCTTTAATGTGGGTGATACTTCAATACTTTTTATTATTGATGCCAATTTCTTCTTCTTTTTCTTGCTCAAGTTTATAATACCAGTGTTGATTTGTGTAGGGATAATGTTTGTTACATTATTCCAATCTTTAAGTTGATATAGATTTCTATTTGCGAATTTTTCGATGTTCTCGATTGTTAGATATACTAATCCAGCATTTAATTCACTAACGTGAATGTGATTAATTTTTTTTGTTTCCATAATTGTTTTTTTTTAACTTAAATTTATTATTGATCATGTTTCATATCATCAGAGCTACATACAACATATATAAGATGATATAATACACCAATTATGGTGGTCTTGCTGTTACCTACTTGTAATTCATACCTTTATTAATTAAAGAGTCGATGACTGGAATCGAACCAATCTAATAGGACTTGCGATCCTATGCCTAACCACTCAGCCACATCGACTTATCGAGCAGGGAAGGGGACTCGAACCACCTGAATGTGACATTTGCTGTGTCATGCCTTACCTCTTGGCTATCCCTGCTTTAGATATTAGCTTATCTCTGCAAGTATCTGATTATCTTTTTCATATATCTTTAATTTACCTTTAAATTTTAAACTACCTTTAGTATGCTCATTATCTGGAGTTTCTTTTGTCGAAAATCCAATATAGCTTGTTAAGTGATGTACATAATAGGTTTTACCTTTATGTTTGATTGTCCACATAGGAATATTTGGATCCTCCAAATGTTTCTTGTTAAAGTGGAATACAATCACTTCTTTCTGATTTGAATCGACTATCTATTTCATAGTATATTATGGTTTAATTGTTTGCCTGCAAGTGGTAGATATGATGTTACTTTCTGATACTCAGGAGTACCATAGAAGGTAATTGCCGTCATTTGATTTTGTAAATCAGGTTCAATAAATGCGACAACTTGTGCGCCTTTATCAATAAGTTTTTTATGAAGTTTGATTAGAGATTGTTCGTCTTTAACAGAGAGACATATTTTATAGTTAGAATTTTCTCTCCAATATTTAAATAATTCTGGTTGATAGTACGCAAAATCTGCAACAGAATGGCAGCATTGTGCAATTTGATAACCAATAGGTAAATCCTGTCTGGTTATAGTAATTAGTTTAGATATCTACCTTTTCATTGTTGTGCTGTTTTTTTTTATATATACGTACAAAGTTATTAAAAAGTTTCAAATTGTTAAGTTATTTTTTATGATTTTTAAATAAAAACACCACAGCCCACAGTTCATATTCAACCTTCCGATTGGTGTTGTGATATATCTTTAAGATCATATTTAATAAATTTTTGTGATCCATGTGGGAATCGAACCCACCTCAAGACTTTTAGAGAGTCCTACATTAACCACTATGCTAATGGATCGTATTTGTTGTATTATACGAAAATTTAATCATCTTGGTTACACTTTTTTGCTAACACATCAAGTTTGTCCCAAGATAATTTCATATAGCTAAATTTAATATTTTGAAGTCCATTAATGGTGGTTTAACATCAAAACTTACAAACTGTCTTGTTATAAGACGATGTCTTAAAACATAATAACATTTGGAATGTTGCCGCTATTGGCTATTTTACAGAAATTTACTGTCAACTCATACATAAGTTTACTGTGAACTCCTCTATCTAAGAATAAAACATCACACCATACCTCATAACCCAAGGCAATTAGCTTTAATGCCAACCATTTAGTAAAATCGTTGTCATCAGGTGCAGCATGGCTTATGAAAATTTTGTTTCTCATTTAATTTGGGAATTTGGTGTGGCATTATTCTGCTTTAAGTTTACTTTCAGTTTTTACCAATTCTAAAAACTCGTTCAAGTCAGGATTGATTTTTATGCAATGCTGTGCAGAAAACAAGCTGCCGTTCATATTTTTTAGATGTAAGTCAAAATATTCCAACATTTTTGGGTCGCTGTCCACAAGAATTGAATTTCTGCTTTCTTCAATGCAAATCCGTCCCGTAGTTCCTGAACCTGCAAAAAAATCAAGAACTAAAGAACCAGGGTAAGAAAGACTTTTTACAAACCTTCTAATCAGTTCAAGAGGTTTTTGTGTTGGGTGTCCCACACGTTCAACTGAATTACCATTTAATCTGCTAATTTCCCAAACATTAGTCGGGTTTTTGCCTTTCTCGACGCTTTCAGGATTTAGTCGCTTGTCTCGCTTATACAATTTTTTGGTTTCTTCATCAAACGGAATACGAACAGAATCTAAGTCAAAGAAATATTTATTTGTTTTTGAAAGCCAAATAGCTTCTTCGTGTCTGTTGGCAAAAAAGCGATGAGCACTCATTCCGTTTTTGTAATACCAAATTACAAGATTGATGAAACGCAAGTCAGTATTATGTCTTGTATAGTGCATAATCTCCAACAAGTCTCCTTTTTTAAGGTCTTGATATTGGAATCCGCCAAAGATTACGCAATTACCCGTTTCTGAAAGCACCCTGTAAATTTCGTCCAACCATTGCCTTGCCCATTCTAAATAATTGCTGAATGTGTCCCATGTTGCCAAATCGAGATTATAAGGTGGGTCAATTAAAATTAATTGCACAGAATTATCAGGTAGCTTTTTTAGAAACTTAACTGCGTCCTCAACAAATAAACCGTGATAAGTTTTTTGAGGTAATTGAGTTTTAATGAAACTACTATGAGCAACCCCATTTTTTTTGAGCTTGTTCATTGCTATATGCCCTGAATTGTAATGTGATTTATTTCCCATTTTAATTTACGGTTTTAAAGGTTTTAATAAAATATTTGTCAGTAAGAAAATCTTTGCCGAACGCTTCTTTCAACAGCGAAACATCCTCATCTGAAAGTGATTTTGGATTTTTCTGAATCTTAGCAATTCGCTCAAATATTTCTTTGTCTGATTCTTTGGATTTCAATTGTATGGTCTGTTTTGACAGAACAAATTGTAATACCTCAATTGAACTTGTTTCCTGTTTTATAATGCCTAATGCTTCAAATATATTTAGAAGAAACGGACATCTCCTTTTTGCTTCTTCTTCGGTTGCTGCTTCAATTCCGTTTCTGTCACAATAGTTTGCGACATATTATAGAGTCCAGTATTAACCACTATGTTAATATATCGTATATGTAGATAATACGAAAAATTAATCATCTTGGTTACCAAAAAATTTCATTCTTATAATTTCAAAGTTTTCTAATGAGATATATTTCGTTTTAAATTCGCCATCTTCTTTTCCTACTTGATACATATATGTCTCACCAGAATATATTATCTTTTTTAATTTACTTTCGTCAATACCTGCAGCATCTCTTTGTTCTTTAGTAAATGACTCCATAATATATTTATAACCATCACATTCTCTATCGACTTTAGATGTTGGGTATGTTCTTTTTAATAAAGTAAATTTGCTCATGATATTTTTTGATAAACCCACATAGGTTCACCATATATACCTACTTGATCACTTGAAATACTCTGTGGTCTTTTAGGCATTCTATATCCTATAGCACCAATATATTTCATATCAGGTAAGTTATTATGAATAAAATTATTCATACCATCGCATATCTTATAAAGTTTTTTTCTGGTATAAATATCACTTATATTGATTACTAAATATCCACCAACTTTTAAATTCTTAATTCTTAACTCAATAGTCTTACATAAAAAATTATTCAACCAATCATCAAACTTTTTATATCTCTTATATGATTGTCTATCCGATTGATCATACTTTTCTTTATCAAAATATGGTGGTGATGTGAATATTAAATCAAATTGTTCATTAGACAAATCAATATTCTCATCTTCAGCACAAAGTGGATATAGAACAAATTCTTTTTTTAACAGATTTAATTTATTATACTCCTCAATTTGACTTAAATAACCACTATAAAGGTTTTTATTAGGGTCAAATCCGATATATTTCTTCACATATTTCGAAGTATGTGCCGCTAATAATCTATCACCCCAACCCATACTAAAATCAAGAACTCTTTCAGCCTTAAAGTAATCATATATTGCTTTCGCTGCACTTGGTCTAAATTGAGGTGCTATATATTTTCTAAGAGAAATAATATTACGTAAAATATGAGGGTTTATCTCTGAAACTTTCAATGAAAATAACGCTTTCAATAGTGTAATTCTGAATCGTTCTTTTTCCCATGTTTTTTGCGGTGAAGGATAACCTGTTGCATCACACTTCCATCTCTCAACTTGATGAAAATAGTTAGATGCTTTAGCACCAACAGAACTCAGATCAATATAGATTTCGTTAAAGTGATATTTATATTCAAATTTACTTACCCATTTCCCATTTTTAATTAGAGTTAGAGAATCGAAATTCATAAGATCATTATAGCTGTCAACCATATCTTGATGTGTGATTATTTGATATGGTAATTTTATATTATATTCAACAATGGCATCTGATAATTGTTTAATAATAAATTCCTGACTGTAATTTTCTTTTATGGAAATCCAGTCATTAGGTTTAACAAATATTTCATTACTATGAATGAAGTTATGGAATATATTCATTATTTCTGTTTAATTTAAATTACATGAAAAATTTTGAGAATAAATTTTTTTATCTAAGAAAACAATACAATTTAAATTGGTAATAATAAGCATAAAAATATTATCACTTAATTAAATTGATAATATGTTTTATTTAATTTGTTTTGGTATGGATTGTAAAAATAGAAAGTATAATAAAAAAGTCAATCCGTATTACTAAATTTTATTCGAGTGGGAGGTGGGATTCGAACCCACGACATATACAAGTTTTGCAGACTTGCGCCTTGAACCACTTGGCGACTCCCACATACTAAGTGCCCTTAGTAGGATTCGAACCTACACGTCTTTCGACACAGGCTTCTTAGACCAGCGTGACTACCATTTCCACCATAAGGGCATTTTAGTATTGTTTAATTAATAAATTGAGATTTATAATTGATAGAACACCAATCATTAACCATACCTTTTGTACTCCAAGTAGGATTCGAACCTACACGCTACTATTAGTTCGCACCTGATTCTAAATCAGGCATGTCTACCAATTCCATCATTGGAGCGTGTGTCGTATATATCATAGTATCTCAGTGGGATATTTTTCTCTTTTGCAATATCTATCATGTGTGTTGAACCTTTCGAATTATTTACCCTAAAAACAATACATGCGTCAGCATTTTCTAACATTTCAATATTTCTTATATATCCAGCTGCTTTACCAAATTTTCCCCAATCAGCTGGATATCTATGGATTTTGAATCCCCTTTCTTTTGCATATTTTTCTCCCAATTTATCAGCACCATATGCAGTACCAGATACTATTATGATTTCAGAATCTTTAATTTTATTAATTAATAAACGATCAAGTTTTTCTTTTAAGAAATCATAATCATTAAAGTTTCTGCTACCTGCAACGATAACTCTAAATTGCTTCTTAATTTCCATGCTCTGGTGGTAGGACTCGAACCTACTTTATTTCAATATATTTCATTCACGGATTAACAGTCCGCAGCTAAAACCACATCAGCTACACCAGAATAAAATTCTATATTAATTATATAAATATATCATTATTTTGTCTATTAAAATATCAACATATTATTGGTAAAGCTAAAATATGCACTAACTGAATTAAAATATCAATTTAATTTGTTTGCAGAGAGTGAGGGATTCGAACCCCCGATCCCCGAAAGGATTCCTGTTTTCAAGACAGGTGCATTCGACCGCTCTGCCAACTCTCTGTATTATTTTATAATAAAATATTTATTATATTAATTATACTAACCAAATATAGTTATGAGCGATATGCGGGGCTCGAACCCGCTACTGCAGATTGGAAGTCTGCTATGTAACCATCAACACCTATATCGCAATTACTGTGTCAGTAGGTTTTAAATCCATAATAAAAATAGTTTTTTTTGTTTCTATTTTTATCTCTATAATCACATTTCTATATTCTATTCACACATATTAATCTACTTCAGTAGTAATATGTTATTAGGCCCGAAGTTGGACTTGAACCAACACCTCTTGCTGCGTAGCAAGTATGCTACTATTTACACCATTCGGGCAACAACTTGGTTACTTTATCTTTAACAAGATAAGAGGTTTTTCCAAGTCTATTGTGCAGTAAACGGGATTCGAACCCGCCGCCCTTGCATTGGCAATGCAATGCTCTACCAAATGAGCTATTACTGCATAATAAGTAGAGAGTAAGGGATTCGAACCCTTGAGTCAAGTTATCTCGACTGCTTGTTTAGCAAACAAGTGCAATAAACCAACTCTGCCAACTCTCTATGTACTCATGGCAGGACTCGAACCTGCAACCTTGATGATATAAGCATCCTGCGCTAACCATTGCGCCACATGAGCATAAACCTACACATAAAGGTAGAAAAAAAATATCAATCTGTCAAAGATCTTTAGTTTTCATATTAAACTGTGTGGTAGGTGGGAATCGAACCCACATTAACGGTTTTTCAGACCGTCACCTTGACCTACTCGGTAACTACCACATATTGTAAATTTGATATGAATCAAAACCATACTTTTTTGATAATAATCAATAACCTCATCTCCATGTCATATACTTATAATAAAAAACCCGACTTTTGTGTCGGGTTTTCTTGATTTCTTTAGTTGTTTTAGTTTATCATCCACCAAAATCTAAAGAATAACCCGACTTCTCTTGACAAGTACCAAGAAAAATATTCCCTGATATAAAATTACTATTCAGGTTCGAAGGATTATTATTTAGATTTAAAAATTTCATTTTTCTTCTTATTTTTCTGCAAATATACACATAAATACGTTCTTGCCAAGAAAAGGTTTATTATTTTTTGATTATTTTTTTCATTTTACTTGATTCTTTTAAGTAGTCGTTATCTTTTAGCCATTGAACATATTTTGTTTTAAACGTATCACCTGACTTAGTAAAAAATTCTTTTCTTTCTGCGGAATAAAAAGCAACCTCCTTTATAATTCTTTTTCTTCTGCGAATTTTAACATATACATGTATAAATTCATCTGGGAGTTCTACATTAGCGTCAATCCAAATCATAATTAATCATATAATTTAATGGAATACAATTAAATCGTCAGGTTCTAGATTTGTAGGTAATTCAGATAATTTAAAACATTCAATCATTCCATTGTAATGTTTCTTATAGATTTCTTCTTTCACTACCTTATTTTACAAAATTGTGTTTGATATTTTTTTTCCTTAATCATCAATCAATTTTTTTAAATATCATTGGATTAGTAGATAACCATCTTTCAACATCAACACGATTATATCGAAATACGGTGATACTGTCAGACTTTATATCTTGTGTTTCCATCCAATCAAATATTCTTTTTCTGAGAACATCTTTATCCAACTTTTTTAAATCATTATTCAACAAATAATATCGTATATCATCATGCTCAAATTTACTATCATCTACTAAATAAAACTCACCATCAATAGAATGAGAGAATATGGATGCTAACACATGTCTACCGTAATCAATCCAAGCATCAATACCGAAATTATGTAAATCATGATGATTAGTACCATATCCAAAACCACAATTTGGACAGCCATCCAAAAGATAGTACTCCGATGAGCCATGTCGTTGTAACATTTTATCATAGTTACAGCATGGACACTCACCACCTATACTTTCCACAAGCATTTTATAATTTCTTATATTTTATAATTGTCGTTTTTGACAATCCAAAATGTTTGACAGCAGCATTTAAAGAATTATTACGAGTAAAGCTCTTAATTTGTTTCACGACATTTTTTTCGACAGGATTAAGTTTTAATCCGATGTCATCTAAACCCTCTTTTTGACAATGATATGAAATAGTAGATTTGGCACAATTCAGCCTTTCGGCTATCTGATTGTAAGTTAATTTTTGTTTGCGCAATTCAATGATTTTTTCTTTTAAACCAAAATTCATAATAGAATAAATTAAATATTAAGTATAAATATATTATACGATAAATTTTATAATTCGGTTATTTTAGTAATGAAAAAAATATGGGATTTAGTAAATAATTTTTATCTAAAAAATTGTTTTAAAACCGATACTATGCCGTCAATAATTTATTCAAATTTTGGTTATGTGATTTTTTTATGATAATACTATTATTTTTATCAATTCCTACTCTAATTGTTTTAATTACTTCTACTTTGTAAATCATAATCTCTAGTGTGCTATTTGATAAATCAGATTTATCAAAATTATCTTCGATATATTTAATTACGTTTCTTTGATTTTCAAATCCTAATTTAGGATGAGCATCCAAACCAAACTTATCAATATCTTTAGTTAATTGATAATCATAAAATACTATTTTATTTTTTCTATTAATCATTGATATATTTTTTTATATAGGTAATATCGGTTTCCCATTTAAATTCACTTCTTTTTTTCCAAATCGAAAATGATTCCGTTATGTATTTTATTGCTTCTTCTCTAGACATACCATTAACCTTCATTAATTGATTAATAACAATTTCTTTTTCACCATTAATTTGAGCTAAACCAACGTGTTTAGTTTTGTGACAATAAGGACATAACGCAATTAATCCCGTAAGGATTTGTTTGTGATTTACATCATCATAATACCATATTTCATGACATTCAACATTGTGATTATATCCTTGCTCTTTACCCGTAGAACCACATATTTCACATTTATGATTAGCAAGTCTATAGCATTTTTTTCTTATTATATCCCAAGTAAATTCTGATACATGACTACGTACATTAGTATACCAACATGTACTTGGCACTAATTCAATTGTTAATCGTATTTGCTTTTCCATAAAAAAAAATAATGTTGTCGGAACTGGATTCGAACCAGCGACCCCAAAGGTATCAGCTTTGTGCTCTAACCAAACTGAGCTATCCGACAATGTTGAAAGAAATTCCACATAACCCACTTAGTAGTCAAGACTGAATTTGAACCCGTAATCTCGTAAGTATCGACTTCATACCTTAACTAATTAAGATATATAGTAATATCATATGAAGTGTGTTGTAGTTAGTCAATTTCTACATCCACCTCTTACAGAGAGCGAGGGACTCTATCATTTAAGCATTAGTAACTCTCTCTATCATTACTAATGGACATTTTAAGCTAAACACACTTCTTTGTATCTCCAATAGGATTCGAACCTATAACTGATGATTCGTAGTCATCTATTTTGTCCAATTAAACTATGGAGATATAAACTTTAACCTGAAAACCATTTATCTAAAATAAAATATTTTTAAATTAAAATTATTGCTTATTTAAAAAAAAATACTGAACTAAGTTTTAGTACCCCTGACAGGAGTCGAACCTGTATCTTTTGATTAGAAGTCAAATGTTCTATCCATTGAACTACAGAGGCAAATGAGCTTGAGGTGGGATTCGAACCCACGTGGAGTATAAACTCTCCTGATTACAAGTCAGGCGCAATCGACCTCTATGCGACCCAAGCATAAAACCCAATATATCAAATAACAATCTCTATACCTTGACTAAAAATGGAATTTAGATTTTATTATGGCAAATAAACATAATTTACTCCATATCATCAAGATATATAAACAAAAAAACCCGATTTTTTATCGGGTTTATGTGTTAAAGATATTAACTAAAAAATTTCACACAATAAACCCATTACTTGAGGTTTTTGTACCTCTTATCCTTGTAATTTGGGTAATTGTGATTATATTTTTCATAGTTTTATCGTAATATATTATTAAATACATTCTTTTTTAGAAAAAGTTCATTTTTATTTATCTTCTTTCTATTACTTCATCAATAATGCCGTATTCAACAGCTTCTTTACCATTCATCCAATAATCTCTATCACAATCTTTTTCAATCTGCTCAAGTGATTTCTTTTTATTGTCTGGTAAGTGCATTTGAATAATTTCATAAAGTTCTTTCTTTATTATTGAAATTTGCTTATAGCTAATTTCCATATCAGATGCTTGACCTTGCATAGCACCTAATGGTTGATGTAACATAATACGAGAGTAAGGAAGTGAGTATCTTTTGCCTGCAGCACCAGAAGTTAAAAGAATAGCCGCCATTGATGCTGCTAATGATATTGCAACGGTTGATACTTCTGGTGTAACATATTGCATAACATCTCTAATCCCATAACCATCATAAACTGAACCACCAGGGGAGTTTATGTACATTGTGATTTCTTTACTTGGATCGAGATTATCAAGAAATAATAATTGTGCAGTCACAATATTACATACAATATCATCAATGGGCATACCTAAAAATATGATTCTATCTTGCATTAATCTTGAGAAAACGTCGATTTCTCTGAAGTTAACTTGCCTTTCTTCTATAATTGAACGAGTCATATTGGTAACACCATGATTAATTAATGCATTATCATATCTATGTAATGATAACGATGAAATACCTATGTGTTTAACTGCATAATTTCTAAATTCTTTATTAATATCCATAAATTTTTTTTTAAAAAACAAATTTAAATAATAATTGATAATAATCAATACGATTATAAAATTTTATATACATAAAAAATGTATTTATATTCGGATGAAGAAAAAATTAATTAAAATTATATCAACGTTAATTATATTAATATCAGTAGACTCTTGTATCGTATCGAATAGAGGCATCTATAATACAAATCCTTGTTTCTATTTAGATGATGATAACATGAAAAGAGAATGTCTTGAATGGAGAATGAACTACCCAAAAGAATATAATGCTTTTTATGATAGAGTTAAAAAAAGATGTATTGATACGCTATACAAATCTTTACCGCCGAAGGTTGAATATATTGTAAAGGGTAATAAAGCTATCAAAATAAAATAAGTTATCAATTAATTTATATTTTTTCAGTCTATTTTTTATATGGACAGTTTTTGCATTTATTTTTACAACAATATCCTCTTTTTAAATGATATGTTTTAGTAAAAACAATTTTACCTGACTCAATAACATAATCAATACCTACAATTAAATTATTTTTTGCCATTGTGAATACAATAATTTGATACTAAAGAACATAATCTTATATATTGTGTATTTGACATCGATTTCTTACTAATTGATATTTCTTTATGTATCCATTGTATATTATTAATTACATAACCAAATTCGGGATTTATCAAATCAAGTGTTGCAGTTGTATTTGCTGGATCATATGGATATGCAGAGAATTTTAAATCCATACCACTTAATGCACACTTTTTATTTTGTAAGATAAATAAATTCCATGCCTCTTCTATTCTAATATCAAATACAATTTTTTTCTTTATAGCATTTCTTTTTATTTGTGCCCACATATCACCAGATATTTCTCCAAATCCCTTTCTATTTTTTAATCCAATTAGTTTTTTAGCACAATTAGAACATTGTGTTGATTTACCATTCATTAGTGAATTAGATTTAACTTCCAAAACACAACCACAATCACATTTACATAGCCAATATGTTTGTTTATTTTTTCTTCGTGGCAAAGTATCAATTACTGTCCATTTACCAAATCTCTTACCTTTCTCAATCATTAATATTTTACGCATATTAGTTACCTCTTTCTTTTGGATATGGATAAATTTTATTATTAGCTAAAAATATGCTTCTTAGTCTTTTTGTATCATATTTATTGTGACTTAAAACATAAGCATATTTATGTTTTGGGTTTATTCTTCTTTTTTCACATGAGTTCATATAATTTTTAGATAATTCTTTTATTCTATCAGCAATATCTTTAGGCATCAAATCAAAAAGAACTCTATCTCCTTTTTGCCATTCATCCTTCCAAATAATACCGTCTTTCAATGCAAGTCTTTTATAAACACTTCTACTTCTAAAGTATCTATCAGATACCCATTTACCATTTTCTATTTTATATTGAAAGGTCGCACCAGATTTTTTACCCAAATAATAAAAATTACATGCCTGATAAATAGTTCCGAGCTCTTTTGCTTCAGTATCACTGTACGCTACAAATAAACGATATTGTGTATTCTTTACCATCCATCTTATTGCAAAAGAAAGTAAACTACTTGCTAAATTTTTTGGACTCCAAGATATGCAAGCACCTCTACTTATTAATCGCTCTATTTTTCTTGTGTCTTCACCTAACATCTTACTAAAAGAATTGGGCATATCCATTATAACAACACCAGCTAATATACCATTATATCTTGCAGTAAAGATATGTGTTGGATATAAAGACATTTTCCCAAGCCATTCATGTCTTTCGATAAATGATTTAACTTCCGAATAGACCGATGATTTTTCCTCATGTTGAAATGTAAAGTCACTACATTTCAAATTTTTAACTGTGTTAATATCTAGACCTGATAATTTCAAATCTTCTTCAAAATTATTTAATCTAATATCGTATTGCCAACAATGGTCTTTAGTGTAAGTCTTAAATCTTTCTTGTTTCATAAATAAATTGAGTATAAACCCAACATTCGATTCCTAAATAAGTATACATTATATTAATATTAATTTATATTTATTGTTATTATCATCCAATATAATATTTCCGTCTAATACAGTAAATTTTTTTGAATTAATTTCTCTTCTAATGATATCTAGAAGATTTTCTTCATAGTCAAATAATGTGACATACTTATGATCAAGTATGTCACATATCTGACAATAAATCTCTTTATTAATATATATTAACCGCATTTCGAATTACCACAAGAAATACATGTTAAACAACCTTCCTTATATTCGAGATTTTCACTCCCACAACTAGGACATTTACCATTACCCTTTTCACCGTCTCGAATATATCTCTTAATCACTCTCGCAACACCATTTTTCCACGTATTAAGATGATCGTCATTTAAATTAAGTGACTGCACTAAATTCAATACATATACTATTGGCATACCATGTCGTAATACGGACGAAATCAGCTTAGCGTAATTCCAAAATTCTGGATTAAAAGTGTGATTTAAACCAGTATGAATTTTTTTCTCACCGTTAGCATCTATATATTCAATATCATAACGTTTAGTACCATCTTCATACTTCTTTTTAACTATCTCACACTCAGTGATAGTAGTGGGTAATTCACTTAAACCGTTCTCTAGTTTTCCAGTAAAAATTTCGTAAGGTCTCCCATCAAGTAATCCAACAACAGCAATCCATTTTTCAAGATTGTTTTGGAAACGAATAATCTCACCCTTTAATCTCTTTGGTCTCTTTGGTGCATGATTATCTTTGAAAAGTTCTTCCTTCTCCATTTTCTTCTTATCGGTATCTGAAATCAAAACACCAGAACGAGAACCATCACGATAAACAGTAATACCTTTGCAGCCTGTTCTCCATCCAGTTTCATAAACCTTACCTACCATTTCTTCACTAATTTCGTTTGGTAAATTTACTGTAACAGAAATAGAATGATCTACGTGTTTTTGTATACGACCTTGCATTTCAACCTTTTTTACCCAATCAACATCATTAGATGTTGCTCCGTAGTATGGTGAAAGTTTTACAAGTTCATTAATTTGTTCCTTCGTATAATTTTGTTTTATATTTTCAACATCATAACCATTAACAGCTAACCAAGTTTCAAATTTATGATGAAATACTGGATACTCCATCCAATGATCACCAAGTTCATCAGTAAAATCTATTCTAACATTTTTATCATTAGGATTAATTTTTCTTCTACGAGTATAATAGACTAAAAATACACATTCAATACCTGAAGATGTTTGTGTCATAATAGATACTGAACCAGTTGGAGCAATGGTTAGTAATGCAAGGTTTCTTCTACCGTACTTAATCATCTCCTCATATAATTCAGGGTCTTCAGCCTTAATTCTTTGAATGAATGGATTATTTACTTCACGCTTATGGTCATATATTGGAAATGCGCCACGTTCTTTTGCCATTATTACCGATGAACGATACGCTTCGAGTTTTAGTACTTTATGAACTTCTTCCGAAAAATCATTGGCTTCATCAGTACCATATTTCAATCCAAGTGCTGCAAGCATATCACCTTCTGCAGTTACGCCTAATCCTGTTCTTCTACCTCTAATTGCTTTATCTTTTATATTTATCCAAAGCTGTCTTTCTACTCTTTTGATATCGTCATTTTCTGGATCACTATTAATTTTATCAAGAATTTTATCGATTTTTTCTAATTCAAGATCAACAATATCATCCATTAATCTTTCTGCAATAATCACATCCTTTTTAAATGCATCCCAGTCAAAATATGCTTCTTTAGTAAAAGGATTCACGACATAACCATACAGATTTATGGCTAATAAACGACAAGAATCATTAGCACAAAGAGTAATTTCGCCACATGGATTTGTCGAAATAGTTTTAAAGCCTAAATCAGCATAGCAATCTGGAATTGATTCACGTATAATAGTATCCCAAAATAAGATACCAGGCTCTGCAGATTTCCATGCATTATGGATTATTTTTTTCCATAATTTATTTGCATTAATTTCTTTAGTATAAATTGGGTTTTTCGATTCTACAGGATATTGAGTAGTATATGATTTATTATTTATTGCTGCCTCCATAAATGCGTCATCAATACGAACCGACACATTAGCACCAGTTACTTTACCCATAGTCATTTTAGCATCAATAAATGACTCTGAATCAGGATGCTTGATAGATATTGATTCCATTAATGCACCTCTTCTCCCGTCCTGTGCAACTTCTCTTGTTGTATTTGAAAAACGTTCCATAAAAGGAACAACTCCAGTAGAGGTTAGTGCTGAGTTTTTTACTGGTAAACCTTGTGGTCTGATAAATGATAAGTCAACACCAACACCAGCTCGCCTTTTTTGTAATTGAGCAATCTCCTGATCTAATTTAAAAATACCACCATATGAGTCCGCATCTTGATCATTACCAATCACAAAGCAATTTGAAATCGAAATAGTTTGAAAGTTATTACCGATACCAGCCATTGGTGATCCTTGTGGAACTATCTTTTCAAAATATTTAATCTTGTCGTAAATTTCTTGTGCTGTAAGTGGATTTGGATACTTAGCTTCAATTCTTGCAAGTTCATTAGCTAACCTCCAATGCATATCATTGGGATTTAACTCATACAGATTACCACTAGAATCTTTCAAACAATATTTGTTAATCCATACCTCTGTAGCTAATGTGTCACCTTTAAAATAATCTAACGTCGATTTATAAACCTCATCTCTCGTGTAACGTTTTAAAATAGTTTTTTCTTGTTTTTTTGAATCTTCCAACGATAGTGTTTCCATTTTTGATTATATAATTTTTTAATAAAATAATTTGTTTCTGATACTGACAGCATCAGAATATTTTTTGAATATTTTTTACAATCTTATGGATAAATACTAATATCGTCAACCAATATCAAAAAAAAATAGATAAATATTTTTATCCTAAAAAAATAGTAATGATTATCAGTTACTTCAACCAAAATTTTTTTTCATTAGATAAAGAAGAACTTTTAAAACTTTCTCTTTCTTTTGGTTGTTTTGGGAATTTAATTCCTGTTTTTATTTTTTCATTGAATAAAATACTTGAGCCACTTACAACATCATATTCGAACCAAGTACCGCCAGAGTAGTAGGAAGTTTCTTCTAATAGCATTTCTTCAGATGAAGCTGTTGTAAGTAATTTTTCTTGATATTCATTATTGTAAAGCAAGTAGTATTTAGATATATTTTTTTTCTTTGACATAGATTTTAAACTAAAAAAACAAATATATATCAGTAGTTTCAATTTGTCAATTGAATATATTAGATAATTCAAGACACGAAAAAAATAATATAATCATCCCTTTAGATATGGGTGTATCGATTAACTTGATTATCGATAAACTTTTTAGAATATAATCTAAAACCAAATTTTTTACTTGCAACCTCATATGAAATTAATGATATAATTATCGTTTTTGCTTTTTCAATCACTTTATTCATAATAACTTATTTCTATAAGTACAAATATAAATAAAAAAGCTAAACACTAAAACACATTAATTTGAATAATATTCAATACTATATAACTTTTACGTAAATAAGAACTGGTATAAAATACTATATGTCTTACAATGGTTATCAAAGATAATTATAATAAAAAATATTTTTTTTGTCCCCTCTGCTGGATTCGAACCAGCAACCTTCTGATTAAAAGTCAGAAGCTCTCGTCTTTCGACTCGCCAATTAGAGCTAAGAGGGGATTGACCAATCACACCTCTTAGTCATGAGGTGTGATTAAATTAGTGTTTTCGTTTACTTTGTTTAGCTTTCATTTTTTTCTATATGGTTTATTGTGGGAGTGGTAGGATTCGAACCTACTAAGCCAACAGGCACTTGTTTTACAGACAAGCCTAACACTCCAACGTTAGCGCACTCCCAAAAAATAAAAACCCTGATCTTTTTGTGAAGATCAGGGTTTTTATTTTTTTATATTACTGTTAAGATATAGTATTACTGATCTTCACTTTTGAAGACTTTTTATAATAATATTTCTTAATAGTTATCATTCCCTTAAATATTTTGCAAATATAGTACTAAATACTTTTAAATCAAAAAAAACTTATTTTTTTTTTAAAAAATTATTTTTTAGTATCTTTTTCAATCTTAGCTAATCGTTCATAATAATCTGGTATTTCATAAAGATGATCCATGGCAATTTCTTCAGCCATTTCAATATTATTAGTGTGTTCCATCTCAACTCTCTTACCTTTCTCTAACTGATGCTTAATTAAATCGACAGATACATTATGTTTTTTGGCGATATCATCCACTGTTAGTTTATCTGCTCTACCGCCAGTAATCAAATTAGTTTTTTTCACAAAATCATTATCCATTTTTCTTTTAAAATATCCCAAAACGGCATCCATATTATGGTAAGAAATACTTAGCTTATCTTGTATCCAAGCATCAAGATCATCAGAATTCTTTAACATGGAATCAATTTCGGTTGCCATTTTAATAATATCCTTCAATTTAGGCTTAAAATAAGTACCATCATTTTCATGATAATTATCTCTCTTAAAATCGGGGTTTAATCTACCCATCATTTCAAATAATCTTTTTTTACCATGATTTTTCATGATATTTTTTTGTGTTTACTTTATATAAATACAAAAAAAAATGTATTTATATAAAAAAAAACAATATATGGCTAAATTAACTGTACAACAATTTGCTAAATGGTTAGGGCATGACCCAAAAAAGGTAGTTGAGGCTATTGAATTAGTTAAATTGTCTGATCCAGATGCTGCATGGACACATGCTGAAGACATGGGTCATGGTGATATAGCACAAATTATTGAAGAAATATATTTCCAATATGGTTCATTAAAAGAAGCAATTGCAGCATGTAAAGAAGATCTTGGTTTATCTCACGTGGATGAATCTAATGATATGAAGGGTTTATTAACATTTGATCAATTACCTGAAAAAGTTAAAAATAATTTTTATAAGAATATTACTATTAGTGTAGCATTTGTAAAAAAGGATGGTACAGTTAGACACATGGCTTTTAGAAGAAATCTAAAATCTTATAAAAAAAGTGATGCACCCAAAACAGATGCTCAAATAAACATGTTAAAAAACAACAATTTATTAAATGTATACGATACTAATGTTTTTATTAAGAAAAAAAGGGAACTTGGTAGTGATGATTTGGCTGCAAAAGAAAGTTTTAGAAATATAAATCTTGGTAACGTACTGGCGTTTTTAACAGGTGGTGAATTATTTGACATGAGAGAAAAAAATAGAATTAAAGAAAGATTTGGTGATGATGTTTATCATTCATTGACAAAAGGTATGGTAGCTGTTATGCGTAATGATGAGCAATCATCCGAATTAGAAACAGAACAAAATGAATCAATATCACACAATAAAGAAAAATCATATATTATAGAAAGTATTCTTCGTATTAAAGGTATAAATAAAAAGATGGATGATTTTTCTGATATGATGGATGTAATTGATAGTAATCCAGAATACTTAGCTAAGTATAAAAAAATCATCACTAAAGCGATAAAGGAAGTGATGGATGGTGGACAACTAACTACTCATACTATAATGTTGAAAAATGCATTTTTCAGCGATCCAAAATTCATAATTGATGTATTAAAATACAGAGGTTCTACACCTAATATACCAATGATAGAGGGGATGATGGATAGGATTGGTGATGTTATGTCAAAACTATTAATGAGAGGTTCTATAGATGAAACAATTGAATCACCGATTTCGATGGAAAAGTACATTGATGATCCGACAGTTAAAGAAGAATTAAAAAAAATGTCTGCTGAGAGAGGCAAAGATAAATTAATAAGAATGATTGATAAATCAAAACATAAATAATTTAAAATAAAATCATCAGAACTGAAATTAGAAATTTACCTTTAAAAATAGAAGGTTGGGTATTCAATAGATATGATAGCAAAATAAATTATAAAAAAACAATAATTATATTAGGATAATTTATGATTCTTTATTTTGCTTAGATTTAAGTATACCTAATCCAATTTTACAGAATCTTAATTGATAATCAAGTATTCTCACTCTCTTTTCAGTTCTTTTTATTAAGTCCAGTAATGCCTCTCTTTTTGTAGGATATGCAAAACAGTTTTTAGATTTCTTTGATATCCATTTGATTTTTAGACCTGACATACCAATCCAATACCCTTTAGGAGTTTCGGATATTATATCATATTCATATAAAGTTAATGTTGGACTTGGATGTTCGGAACGAACATATTCACCATCTATATCTTTAACGGCATATTGTACTAATGTATATCTATAGAATTTCATGTTAATAATTACCATCAATAACTTGAAAACACTTTAATCCCATTTCTCTCCACATAGAAACTACTCGATCTCTGTCTTCATAAACACTAAGCACGTTAAATTTTCCATTAATATACTTATCGAATATTTCTTTTTTAATGACAGTGTCTTTACGAAAATCACCTGCAGGTCTAATAAAGAAATGATTATAGTGTATTTTATTTTTTGCTAACCACATCTTAGTTAATTTCTCACAAGAACCATCACGTCCAGTTACGATAATAATATGGTAACCAGCATATCTATGTACATCTAATGTTTGACGGACACGTTCATCAACTAAATCTTTATCGACTTGATCCCAATCAAAGTAATCCCTTCTACCATTTATATGTGCAAGAGTACCATCAATATCAAAAATAACAGCATTAGGTAATTCATTTTTTGGTTTCCAATCAATGTTTGTGACGATTCTTGATTTTTTCTTCCTATAAGAAAAATCATAATTAAAAGAATAACATAAATCTAAATAATTTTTATACATTTTTCTTATAATTTCCTCACCAACCATAGCAGAACCTCTTTTCTTATCTCTTTCGATAGCTAATTCTATTGGTATATCAAATATTTTAAACTCAACATCAGCCAATTTTTGACAAAAATCAACCAACTCATCCAAATATTTAATATTAACATTTGTTTGATCAACAATAACATTATATTTAGAATCGATTGCATTAGAAATAGCACTCTTAACTAATCGGCTAACTAATTTTTCGCCCTTAGGATTGAGCATATTAGATTGAGCTAACATTAAACGATAATCATCACGGCAAACACGGACATAGTTATTGTTTATGCGTACAAATTCTTTTGACCATGTAGATTTACCTGACGCTGGTATCCCTATTGTTAATATAATTTTTAAATTTTCCATTATTATAGTATACGATATATCAGATATTTTAGTTATTCACATTTCTCATTTTCGATGATATTCGTTCTTTATTTCCATTATAAAACAACATTTATATAATTTAAAATCTTCTCCAATGAAGAACCCTAACTTATCAAGTTTCTTCACGTCTTCTTCTGACACATTATATGGATTAATGGATTAATATTTCAAAATTAACAAACAATCATGTTCACAATGTATATGATGATTTGATTTATCATTCCCTAATAAATATGTGATATCTCAATCAGTTTTTACATATCAAATATCAAACTTAAATCCATTCAGTTTAAGTTTTTCATATTTTTTTTGATCGAACTCAAATAACTGAGCACGTCTACCTATATGACCTTTTGTTTTAAATTTAGTTTTTTTTAATAAACCAAAACTGGTTATTTTTTTAATAAAATTTCTTCTATCTAAATTATTACCAAGTATTGCACAGTATAAATCATACAAATCACTCATTGAAAAATATTTTGGTAATAATTCAAACCCTATTGGTTCATAAATCACCTTATTCTTTAAACGTGTTATCCCATAGTTTATAATCTTATAGTGATCAAAAGCTATTGGTAAATATTCCAGTTTACTAACTGGATACCAGTTAACGTCTTTAGCATGAATATTAGCTTCTAAATTATGATTTGTTGGATTAATTAAAGCATAATATGCTATAGATATAATTCTCTCTCTTGGATCACGATCCACGTCTGTGAATGTAAATAGTTGTTCAAGATAGTTCAATTTCACATTAGTTTCTTCTTTTAATTTTCTAATAACTGCCTGATCTGCAGTCTCATTTTCATTAATAAAACCACCAGCCAAAGATAATTTACCCTTAAATGGTTCAAATGCTCTTTCAATAAGAAGAATATTCAATTCTTTATTAATATAAGCAAATACCACTGCATCAACAGCAACTTTCATATTTGTTATTTTAAAATTGATTTAATCTTATCTTTAAAAAGATCGAAGTCATCAAACACTGGAATACCATACACTGAGCAAGTTACATCTATATTTCCCTTTCTCCAAAAATCTTTTGGACAATAAACTATGACATTACCCCTTTTCAAACATAATCCCAATTCAAGCATAGATATTGGTGATAATGTATTAGGCATAAAACACATTATTACCTTCGTTACATTTTCTATACCATACAATTCCCATTCAACTTGTTCTTTAAATTGCGGGTTCTCGATACTTTGAACCCATGATGAATCCCAATCATCTCTTCTTGGATTTAAAACAATTATATCTTCATCTTTTAACAATTCAACAATTTCTCTTTGCCAATCAATTGATTTACCCATTTCAATTGTGCCTGCAAGAAATACTGATTTATTGGATAAATTAATGGTGCGAATGTCGTATGGTGGTTTATACTCAATCATTATTCTATATTTGTTCTTTTAATATTTTTGTAGAAAAAATCAGTATCTGGAATAATTAATGTATCGGGTATTTCAGGTAATCTACCACTCAATGCATCATTAATATTCCATTTATATTCAAAATGGACAGGATCATAGAATTTCCATCTACCACCCCATTTTAATCCTAATTTTTCACCAATAATTCCAACACGTTTTAATACTTCATCATTATTTGCCTGTGATTTATTATTTATCACTGGTATAAGATCAATTGCTAAACCATATTGATGTTTTGATTTACCTGACTTAACTTTAGTTAATTTTTTATTATATAACATATTTTGCCTTTCAGGTGTTCTATATGTTTCCGAAATAACTAAATCAATACCCTGTTTTTTAGCTTCAATAAATAATAATACTACTTTATTTCTAAAAGCTGGATGTAATACGTGAAAATCCCTAATAACAATATCTTCAGGACATACCACTTTAGGTTCTTCAAGTATTAAATTAGAATTAATCATACCCTTTTTTGAAGAATCATTAAGGGCATGTAAATCTATTTTTTTATTGTTAGCTGTTGATACGAGAGTCGTAACTAACAAAATTGTTGTTATGTACTTTTTTCTCATATCACAAATATAATAAAAAAATTAAATACCAAAATAATTTTTTACTAATATCCAATCATTTTCAGCATCAAAACCTGCTTTATCTTCAAATAATACATTAAAATAGGGTTTATCTTCATAATATCCATATGCAGTATCTTCAACATCAGGATTTTTATTTGCATACCTAAAAATAATACCATTATCCATAAAAAATTTTCTATAACGCTTTATTTCTTGTGGATACGAACAAGTAAATAAACCCAATTCAATATCACTTCTATTAGAAAGATATTGTAAAACTTCTTTAGCGTGTTTGTAAAATTTTAAAGGTTCTTCATTATTATAATCGGGATAAAGAATTGTCTCATGAATGTCAAAATAAAAATAAATCTTATCCCAACCCTTTTTTTCTTTATTTTTTAGTGCTTTATCGATTGCTTTTATTATGCACATTATATAAAAATTTTTCTTAATGCCTTATCAAATTCGGAAATAACATTAATTTCTTTAATGTTAACAAAATTACTATGATTATCTACAGGTATTGTATTTGTTATGTAAACATGTGGAAAATTATGATTAGTTGCAAACTTATTAATAGCGTCATTAGAAAATACACCATGTGTAGCAAATACATAAAAGTTCTTTGCACCATTCTCTTTAAGCAAATCAAGCCCTTTCAATATAGTAGCACCAGTATCAATCATATCATCAACAATAATGACATCCGAATCTTTTACTGATCCAATTAATGTCATACTTTCAACTTCATTTGCTTTTAATCTTTCCTTACTAATGAATGCTATATTATACCCTAACTTATTAGCATATTTTTTTGCTCGTTTCATACCGCCAAAATCTGGTGATACAATTGTAGGGTTTTGCAAATTCAATGTTTTTATTTTTTTTAGAATACTATCAAAAGGATCAATATTATCAAATGGTATTTTATAAAATCCTTCAATGGCGGTAGTATGAACATCCATAGTTATTAATCTGTCAAGACCAGCAACTTGTAATATATCAGCAATTAATCTTGCCGAGATTGTTGTTCTTACACCATTCTCTCTTCTTTCTTGTCTTGAATGTGGTAATGATGGTATCACTCCGATGATTTCTTTCGCTGAAGATCTTCTTGCTGCATCAATTGTCTCAAGAAGTTCGAAAATATCTTCATATGTTTTTGGTTGTGATACAATCACAATCGATTCATTTCGAACCGATTCTTCAAATACAACAGTAATCTCACCATTAGCAAATTTGGTCTTATGTATTTTACCCAAACTATAGTAATTTGCTCTACCAGTTTCCAATACAGAATTAGAATTTACCAGTTGCTCAGTAAATTTAAGACTATTCGATTGTGGGAAAATTTTTATCATATTGCTTCTATTAATATTGTAAATTTAAGTATTGAACTATCTTATTTTATAATTCAGTGATTCTGATATTCTACATCTGAATTAATTTTTATAAATGAATTTGCAAGAACTCTTATCTCTTCGAATTGCTGAGTTCTCTTAATCTCACCGTTTTCAAATACAACCTCTAATTCATCTTTAAATTTTTCGAAATGTGGGTGCTCACTTGTTACAGTGAAAAACTCACCATCTAATTGAGATTTTACCAATTTCAATTTACCTGCTTTACTTTTCTTACCAGATGAAGTGATAGGGTCTTTCTGAATATCAAATTCTAGACGATTTCCATCAACTATTCTCTCACCATAGGATGCTTTAATCGCAAACTTCAATGTATCACGATCAAATTTTTGAAGAAGCCCACCACCAGAACCGAACACCCAATTTTCAGCTGAGAATCCTAAGTCAGTAACAGTTTTAAGAATTTGATCTAATGTTTTCAAATCAATACCATCACCTTGAATAAGTCGTACTTGTGGTGGTAATAATTTATGTCCTGTTTTAGTAATAGAACCTACATCACCAAACACATTCCAAAGGATGTTGATTAATTTAACATTAACATCAATCGGATCCCCAGAATCAGGACGAAATACTGTAGTACCTTGACGTTCAAGAATTTTCTTTTTATGTTTCTTCGACATAGAATCAACAAAATTGAATACATCATATGTGTCAGATACTATCGATACAATACCTGTAGGATACTGATTAAGCATGTTCAAGAAATATTCTTCTTCATTTTCTTTTCCAAATGAACAAGCCACAGAGTGTTCAGATGCAGGAACTGAAAATGCATTTACACCACCAGCATTATAATATTCATTAGAATATACAATTGCTGCAAGAGTATCTGTACCCATGAAATTTACCAAGTGAGCCATACCACCAACACCAGCACTTTCTTCACTTGACACACCACGATATCCGAAATCATGAAGTTTAAAAGGTAATGAATTTAAATCATTTGCACTGGTTTTTAAATATTTTGCTATCATTTGTTTTGCATAAAAACTATTTGTTGCAATTGTAATCGGATACCAAATACGCATTAGCATTGTTTCCATTGCATTAGTTAACCAGAAACAATTTTCATCAGTATTTTCAATAGTCATCAAAACATTACGTGTTGGTACTAATGTACCCTCTTTCACCGCTTTAATACGAATTGGGAGTTTGCCACCATGTACTTTAACAATATATTTCCAACCTTCTTTATTAAAGATATCACTCCCAAAGTGTGCTTTTGAAAATTTATCAGCGTCTTCAACGTCTTTCATGGTAATCACAACACCCTCTAATTGCTTTAAGAAATATTGCAATCCAAAGAATAGTGTTGCAGGATATGCACCACCTCTACTTTCAAGATATGAATATACTTTAGTCATACCTTTCGGATATTGTTTCCAGTGACTAAGTTTATAGCTATCAGTTCTTAGAATTAAATTCGGGATTAAATTAATTGTTTTCATAAATTAATAATTTTTAGTTAAGAATTATTTAGCTTTTGGGTTTTTAGTAAATTTTTTAGGATGTTGAGTAGTTTCAAATGCTCACTAACAATTTGAGTTCCATTAATTTTATTAATGTCAAACCATTTTACTTCAGCAATATCATCTTTGGCTTGTTCAGAACCACCACCAAAAATCTTCTTTGCCTTAAAAAATGATGTCATAACAGAACGTTCTTTATCTAAACGATATCTCCAATCATTTACCTTTATTGATGCGATGTATTGAATATTGTCAATTTCTAATCCAGTTTCCTCATATACTTCACGTCTTACTGTCTGTTCCAAAGATTCATCTGTAACATCAACAAATCCACCAATAAATCGAAATTCTGTTTCATCTTTCTTTCTACCAAGAAGAACCATTGTTTCATCATCATTCATAATTGCAACATCGACTACAGGATGAACCAAATCAAATGTATTATAACATGCATAAATAACACCTGCACGAAATTCTTTTTTACGCTCAACTCTTTTAGATACAGATTCTCTGATTTCAGTTGCGGATACTAAAGAACTTGGTACTAATTCAATCACATCAAATTCTCCCTTATAATGTGGGATAAACGAATCTCTTGACCCATAAAGAACAACAGAGCCAAGCGGAAATACTTCACGAATTTTAGTATCGACTTGTTTAGACCAAACATAGTCAGATTTTTTATCGTATAATGGTAAGATCACAGAAATGCGATTACCATATTCTTCTTCAAACATTACTTTTCTTGATAAGAAATCAAGTGGATTTCTTTTTGTAGAAAGTGTAGGAGATACCCCTAAAAACAAAATTACCTTTTCATGTCTTGATAGAACCTCTTCTATCATTCCCTTATGTGCATCGTGTAATTCGTGAACTTGAAAACGTCCTATGATTACCCCTATATCATATTTTTTTTTAACTTCCTCCATATTATCTGTGATTTTTTATTCATAAAAGTTTAATTTTTATCAGTCCCACATGAAGGGATTAAGATTCTTGATTCTTCGTTTAATTTCTTTTGATTCACCATTTTAACAATATCATCCACCGAAAAGTGTGGATTGACAATACGAACATTCTTATATCTGAAGAATTCTCTTGTTTCATGGTCTTCTGCAGCTTGAATAGCTTTTAATGCGGTATACACAATTTCAGTAGTGGTCATGTGATATGACAACATCCATTTTCTACATCTCTGCTTTTCCACATTCCCAGTTTCAGCATCTTCAGCATTAAATTCTACTTGAAGATATGGTCTTTTTTCAAGACCATCCACATTCACTAAAATTGACCACCCCCTTTTATAGGTTATGTTTTCAATAATTTGAACTATATCCCTAAATGTCATCATATTATTGTAATTTATACACAAATTAATCTGGTCAAAAAAAACAGTTTTTATTTTACCATTCACTTATAAATACTATTAATTCGTGTCAAAAGTACACGAATTATTCAGATTTGTCAAGAAAATTTTAAATTATTTTATAATATATTGATTATCGGATGGATAAATTTAGCTTAGTATCAAGATAAATTTCAATATAACTTATAACAACAAAAACGTTGCTGTCGTGTTTCAATTATTATTATATGTTAAATTTTAAAAATTGTCGTATTTAATTAACATTTATGTTGCAACGTTTTATATTTGCAACCGTTAGCGGCTATTACTACCAACCAACTCGTGCCAGAACCTTTGTGGCAGTTTGACATTTTTCAAATTGACACATTCTGCAAATAGTGGAGCAATATCTTTAGGCTTGTATCCAGCCAAACCACAGCCTATTTCAGTTACATAAAAAGTATTCCCTGTGTGATGCTTTGCCCATTCAATAAAATCATCTACAAATGGCTTTATTTCATCAATTCGGAGCGTTCTTTTTATCGAAGCATCTTTGGTTGGTATTCCGTAGGTTTTGCCTTGTATTCCTGCGGCTTGACCCCATTTTGCACCCCAACCTAAAGCAGTTTTTGCAGCACCTTTCCCGTGCCTTCCAGACAAATTACTACCAAAGACAAATACTTCATTTTCTGAAATGCTTGTAATATTTTCGGGAGTAATTCTACCCACCGTAACAGCCGCTAACATGGTATTGCTTCCATGTGGGCTGACGCTTAAATTTTCATCCATAGTATTTCTATTTAACATTAGTAATTTATTCGGCTGACGTGCAAGGAATACCACACGGCAGCAATACCCTAACCGTTATACACAATACTACATTCGTGTTACAGTTATAGTTCTTCGTAAAAAAAATTAAAAATTAGTTGGATAAAATATTCTAAAATTTCCTATAATAAAATCATCCGGATCATAACCATAATTCTCAATGAAATCATATATTACCGAACTTTTTTTATTCACTAACACATCATCCCCATAGGGATTATGAAAAGACACACCATCCACTTCAAATTCAATATCCTCATAACCAAGTTCAATTAATAATTTTTTTAATTTATCTTTAAAATCTTCATTATAATATGGTTCAATATCTTTGTTTTCGTTCAAAACCTCTCTAAGAGTAGTTTTAACTAAGTCCCTTATTTTTTTATCGTTTTCCATATAGAATAAATAGTTTATTATATATAAATACTTAGAATTAAATTTCCCACCAAATATTTTTAAAAAGTTCTTATCAACCTTTATAAGAAATACTACGTTATCACTTCTTATTAAGTTTCATTGTAATATTCTTTTTTGTTTTTGTCTGTGGTTCTAATTAAATTCTATCTGAACTTCACCGCACCTGTACGTTAGATACAATAAAAAAATAAATTTCTTATCGCATCAACAGTATCAGTCTTCTTTACCATAATTTAGGACATAGTCTTTTGCTTTTTGTTTTGACACATATTTTCCATCCCACTCTAAATAAATTTTATCCCCATCACAAAGGTCTATCAATTCACAAATAATTTCCTTTTGTCTCGGAGTGTCTTCTTGTAACATTCTACTAAAAGATGCTCCAATTCGTTTGTACTCTTTTAGCAACTTTTGTCCTTTTTTTGAATTACTAAAATCATACTCTTTCAATGTTCCCCATTTTAGGGTTAAATAATTTTTTCTTTCTGCTTTCATTTTAAAATTTGTTTAATTGCCCAACACTAAATTTATTTTTCACAGACATCTAACAGCAGGTAGGCAAAATGCTGCTACGAGCCTGAATGTTTCGATTTAAAGTTTTTCCTATATTCTCATAATATATAAAATTTAAAAGTGTATAAGATGGTATATATGTAATCTGATGTTTAGTTGGTTGTTTAAGTTTATAATTCTAATCAACAGTTGTGCTTAAGTGAAGTTAAGCGTTTCTAATCTTAGACCACTTATACATCCAACCGTTATAAGTAATAAAAAAAAATTATGAGTTTATTCTATTTTCAAGTTTTTTAATTATTTTTTCAATATCAGATAAACAATTATCAATGTCTCTACCTTCTGTTTCTTCAAATAAATGTGCAGATGCCATTTTCAAATGGTCTATTGCTGCGTGTTCTGCTGTTGGATAATTAACACTTTCTTCTTCTACTCTACTTAATAATGTTTTCATAATTTTATTTTTTAAATTTGTATAATTATTTTTTAATAAATTATAAGAACAAATATAATAAATAAATTTTCATTTATCCAAATTTTATGAGTAAAATTTACTTCTTATATTTAAAACCGTTGTGGGTAAGTTTAAAAATCAACATTACACAATCTTTGTGTCCATTCGAGATCAATAAAAAGCCATGAAAAATTGTACTTATAGTGATACTCAAATCTTCTATCTGTACCCTCGTCTTTTGCTGTGTGCAAATGAGACCATCCTTGTGGGAATAAATACCATTCATTTCTTCGGAATGAAAATTTAAATTCTAAAGGAAACTTACCGATACGTGGCTTTTCTGTTAAAAACAACCTACCCACAAAGAGATGAATTGTCTTTAAAAAATTAATTTTCATAGATTTTAAATTTTGAGGTTTGTACAAAATTGTATACTAACATAGATCTGAAAACTGTTAGCTTCAATAATTCATAACATCCTTTATCGTATCTGAGTTAATACAGAAGTTAGTGGCAATTCTCTATGAACAGTTTAAACTTCTTTCCGTCTTTGGAAGTAAATTCGATTGAGTTGGTCGTTTGCCGTAAATTATTGTCTAACTCTTTTTGTTGTTGCAATTCTATCGTAACTTTTCCGTAGTCATAAATTGTTGCACATTCCTGTGGTTCATCATCATCAAATTTAAACATTAGCTTTCCAGTTTGGTTAGGAAGTTTAAAACTGTCGCTAACATCAACTATATTCAATGCTGAGTTCTGTGGAGTATTTGAGTTTTGTTCTTCGTTTTTCATTTTACCTGTTTATTAAGTTTTGTTTTTTTAAAACCGGCACTAAATATAGCTGTAACCGTTATGGGCAATGTTTAACATCAACATCCATTTCTTCAATCCCAATAGATGGATCAAGGTCACCGAACTCCGACCTAAATATTTCTTCTGCTTTTTTATAGTTGCTGCAAACAGCTATAACGTGCCCATTTGGATTATAAACTAAAAAAACACTGCCCATAACATTGGTTTGTTGCTGTGTTACTACGTTGATTCCGACAGCAATCTGAGAACTGTTAAAGGTAACTTTACTGTTGTTATAGTACCAATTAGCAAATTCAGCCATTAAATCAGCCACCTCATAGCTATTTTTATTATTTCTATCTGTAACTTGTGGATGATTCCAAATGTCTTTCTGTTCCCCAAGCCATTCCTCCGCATCAAACCTTTCGGAAGGTAATGGTAACTGTCCGCTACCGCCAGTCAGCAGGGGTTTTGGAGAAATACTTTTTCCTGACCAATATTCGTTGGTTTTTTGTACCACCATTTCAAGTGCCTGCAAAATATCTTTCTTGTCAAAATCTACTCCGTAAGTAGGTGTTTCAGACCCTCCAAAGATATACTCCTCGTAAATTTGTCTGACTAATTGGTCAATTTCTTCTTTTGTCATAATAATATTTTAGTTTTATTTTTTAACCTCCGTTTAAAAACACAACAATTGGGTTTGTGTTGAATAACACATAACATTCAAATAATTCGTTATTTTTCTTTTCAATAATAATCAATCCATCAAAACCTCTACTTTGAAATGTTTTTTTTATTTCACAATCAAAATCTAAACGTATTAATTCCCACAATGCTGAATTTGGATTTTTACTTAAAACTTTAGAAGGAAAATATTGTTTTGTTTTTTGATAAAATGTTTTACTATCAATTTTATTTACATTAAGAAAACGCAAAACCAGCATAACCTTTGTATTTATAATCGTCACTATATCTTAATCGTTTGTAATCATCTTCAGTAAATTCTTTATTATTTTTTGGTAAATCCATCACAGAATCTCTAATAGTAATTAATGCATCAATCACATAAGGATTTATATCAGCACCAATTCTTTCACCTTCTACTTTATCAATGATGTTTCCACCACCAACAAATGGCTCTATCCAAATTCTCCCACCTCGCTCTTTTAGCATTATTGGTAGTATTTCCTTAGCTATTCTGTTTTTACTACCCATGTATTTCATATTATATTGTTTTTACTATGAATATTCTTAAACAACCTTAGCAACAACAAGCTAGTCGTGTGAATTTTGTGGTTGATATTTGTAAGTGATTTAATGTTCATAATATACAAAAACTAACATAAATATACAATAAATCATATTCCATTTTTCCAGCCGTTTTTTTTTATCCCACAGAATTATACTACCACACTTTACACTTTCTTTAAATAACTTCTTGTCTGGATTAGCACATGAACATCTATATGTATGTCCACAGTAACATAATTTTTCACCATATTCGTCGATAGATTTTTCTCTCAATTTAATCCATGTCTTATATGGGAATATATAACGATATATAATAGTATATATATACAACACTAACAAAACTATTCTATTAAATATCATATTACTTAAAATTTTTATAAACAAACCTTCTCGTAAACCAAACCATTATAAGTAATATTACAAAATACTCTATCAAATTCTTACTTCATTCATGTTGTTGAGATTTTGGTTTAAAAAATTCAATACCCAAACATAAATTCGACAAATTAATTCTTATAATCAAAATCATATTTTACTATAAATTTACTTGGTATAGTCCCAAGATACGCAACAGAACCCCATATATCTAAACTTTCGATTATTTTTTCTTTGTCAGTTTTCGCTTTGTTCCAACCATATCTATTCAGGATATAATCATCATCCCATGTTAATTTATCTAAATCTAATTTGGTAACATCAATCCATAATCTAACTATTGGTTTAACATCATAATTTTCCTTATTCTCATAATAATCATCCATTACATCATACAATGATTGTGGTAAATTTGCTTTATTTAATGAGCTTGATGTTGTTAAGAAAACGCCTTTTGACCCACCTTTATAATAAGAATTTGGGTTCTTTCTGGGTATTAGACCTTCGGTTTTGATATCATCTAAATAATCAGTTAATGTATAATGAAAAAGATATTTACCTTCGATCAAATAATTTTTGATAGCACGCTTTAAATAGTCTTCATTCAAATATTCGTGTATAGTTGTTTTTATGAATTTTCTTAATTTCATAGTTTTAAATTTCCAATCCCGTAAAAAAAAAGACTTTACCCATCATACCATTATAACCATTATTTTATATAATTTACTTTGCCCAATTTGACTTTTAATCAAAGCTAATGGATTATTGAAGGATATAGTTCTTTATATATTTTATTATTTCCTTGTAATTTTTCTACATATTTTTTTGCAACATCTTTTGAATCAGTGTAAAATGTGATATTGAAATAATTACTACCCATATCAGAACCTGATTTATAGACTGTTTTCGTTATCTTGTTTTCATTTAGATATTCTCTTATTGTGGTTTCTATAAGTTTTCTCAATTCCATTACCTTTCTTTATATATAAATATATAAAAAATTAAAATTTTCATCATATACATAGCCAATCATTAGAGTTATTCTATTGACTATAGTTACTATAGTTTCACATTTAACTACTTTTATATATTTTTTACAACTCAACAATAGAATATATATTCTATTTTAAATTTGGTTATTTTTTATCGTCTCCCTTTCCCTTAAAGGACAAGGATTGAATAAAAAAAACGGACTCAGTATTTAGTTTATTATAAAATTCTTTTATGGCAACCTAATTATAGTTATAATCTAAATTTCTGTTTTTCATAATTTTAATTAATACTGTGAAACTATATAAATAGTTTAATTAATCACATTGTATATTAAATGTGAATTTTATGCTTTTAGGTGTGATTTTACATACACTTTTCAACTAATTACCTTCTTCTTTAAAGAATGCTTTTGAATATTTTGGTTCAATCATTTTCCATATAATACTATCATATGGTTTATTTTCTAATATCTTAAATAAAATTGGTGAATGATTTTCATTCAATGCTTTCATTGCAAAATCTTTTCTTGACATACCATCCACATAAATTTTAGAAAATATTAATTTTGCTTCAGATTCAATTGCCAAATACCTGTCAGTTAATGACTTCATTTCATTTCTTACCCAATCATCAAATTCATCTGGTGTGCGATCAAGCAATTCATTAATATCTTTACCATCACGTAAATATTTCCAAATATCTTTAGTTGATAGATTGGTAATGATTGCATGTAGACGACAATAATTCTCAAATTTAATTTTTACACGAAATCCATTTTCATATCTTAACACGTAACCCTCTTCATTTTGATTGTTACGTTTGCTTAATTCAAAAATATCATTAATACCATCATAATATTTAATTAATGGGAAATCTATTTTACGCATATAGGTATGATATTTCATATGTGAATATGGCATATCATGTCCTGTTTTAATGTCAACAACAGCTAACAACACTAATTTTTCTTCACCAAAATAATCAACAACAATACGATTTTCTGGATAGATAATTTCAACCAAATAAGTCTTTTCAGAATCTAAACCATCGATATTATATCTGCTAAGCATTGATTTAGCTCTAATAGCTTGTTCTGATACAAATGAACCTCTGGTGGCAATATGCCATTCATTTGCATAATTAAATATAATACCCAATGAACCATCTACCTTTTCATAGACTTCAAAATTTGTATTTGGAATTTCTTCTGGTTTATGTTCTTCATAATTGAAGAACTTCATGAAAGGTCTAGCGATAACATTTAAATCATGATCAAGAATAAGTCCACGACATAATAATGTATATTCGTTCCAATATTTTTCAAACTGAGTTTTGCGAGTATAATTATAAATTCTTAAAGGTAGAGATGGATGATTATTAACCATAACATAACCATCATCAATCAATTTATTCAATATATCATTATTTAATTTCACTTTTGCTCTAGTTTTTATTTTAATTTCTATAATGATATATGTCTTTTCTTCTAGTTAAATTTTTTTATATTTTTACGGATTAAAATCAGTAATAGTTTCCACAATAAATTCAATTCTAATATGATTTTATCCGAAATCACACACAAAAAAAAACGGTTTTAAATAATATTATACGAAATATATTTAGATTTAGTTATTCAGCCAAATCAAGTACTAAAAAATAGTCTTCTAATCGAATATCGTCAAAATTTTCTAAATTCTCTAGCTTATATTGACAATCAATATATGTTATTGAACTATTATCATCACCAAATCTTTCAATTCCATCTATTGATGTATGACCTACTATCTGATGATAACCCACAAGATATGCATATTTTGTTTCATTACGATCTGCCCAAGTAATACCACCAGCAGGATAAAGACCACCACGCAATTTTCCGACCTGATGCAATAATTTATTTTCTTTAGTATACATCATCCTATTAAATATGTCGGATAAATTCTTACAATTAAATTTATCAGAAAAAATATCGATTTCATCCTTATTAAGGTTATACCACTTTTCAGAAATACCAGCATGTGTCCAGATATAATTGTTTATCTGAAATGCCATTTGAAATAGTTCTTTATTATCTGTAAATATATGATTCAGTGTTGATGCCATTGATGGTCTGTAACCGCTACATTCATAACCTTCATTCAAAAACATGTATTGGATATCGTGATTACCTAATAATAGTATTACCTTATCTAGGTAAGTTTTCTTTAATTCAATAATGTCAAGTAAATTAGTTAATATTTGCTCATTACCATATATGGTCGAATCTACATAGTCACCAACAAATATAATATAATCATATTCAATGATGTTAATGGACTTCCAAAAGGTTCTTCCGTGAATATCACCAATAGAAATAATTCTTTTTTTTCCCATAATTACAAATTTATTAATCTAAAATAAAAAAGGTATAGTATTACCCATACCTTTTAAACAAAAACACCAAACCAAAAAATATTATTTCTATACTTTTTGTGGAGTACTATAAGTATTAGTTGTTGATTCATTTGACTCAGAATTTGTGTTGATATGATCAACATGACTAACATTAGATATGGCATATGAAATAATATTATTAGATATTACATCATATTCTGAATTATTTGTAGTCAAACTTCTATATAACTTAGTTGCGTTATTGATAACACTAGTATAAAGAACATTATTACCAGCAGATGTATTAGTAAATTTAAATGCATTTCCATAACCAATTCCAATAGAATTCGCTCTTGTTAATGCATCTTCAGTCGAACACAAGAAAATAAACTGCCAGTTCTTTTTCTTCAAGTCAGTGATTAAATCTTTAATTTGATTTTGATTATATTCTTTAGAAGAATTTTCTTTACCATCAGTGACAATAACTACTAAGACCTTATCTGGTTTTTCTGAAGGTGTCATCTTATCAAAATCTTCTTTGGTTCTTGCTATCGTTCTACCAATAGCATCATACAGGGCAGTAGCACCTCTTGGTATAAATGTCTTCTCATCTAACTCAGGAACTTCTTTTAATGGGATAGCTTTACCATCATAGAGTGGAGTATATTCATCATCAAATAAAGTTACGCTCATTGTTGCTTCACCTTCTGTTTCTTTTTGATCTTTTAAAAATCTGTTGAACCCACCAATAGCATCTTGTGCTACTAAACCCATTGATCCAGATCTATCAAGGATACATACGATATGTGTTTTGTTTGATTGATTTTCAACAATTTCTTCGGTAATTGTTGTTGTGACTGTTTTTGTTACCTTCTTTTTGGACATCTGATTTAAGATTTTGAATAAGATATTATTATTAAGCTATAAATATAGCTTAATAATAAATACTTGTCAAGTGATTTCTAAATAAAAATTAGTTACATAGCGTTTAAAATAGAATGGTATTCAACTTTCCAATTAGTAGTTAGTAGCGACATGCAGAATCGAACTGCAATCTTCTCTTTATGAGGGAGATGTAATACCCATTATACTATATCGCCATGTTCCCTGTTAAAACAGGGAATTGTGCAAGGGAAATTAATCAACTAAGATTAATTTACGTTTTCGAAGTCTTGGTATTTCAAAACGATTTTTTAGTTCGTTTGCTTTTACCAATGCATCAATTGATGTTTTTGCCTTCACATAAAAATTCTGAACATCACCACTCGTAAGGGTTAGTTCGACCATCCAGTAACGGATGGGTTCTCGGTTTATGACTTGAGATGGTTGAGGCAGTCTTACATCAAGACTTGGAATTACCCATCTTTTGTCATTTTCTCTACTATTAGAGTTCATAATCCATAATTGCAACCGAAGCAATTAGGATGTGTTCAAAATAAGCATTTAAAATATGTTTGTCAAATGCTGTTTAGTACCCCAAGTAGGACTCGAACCTACACGTCTTTCGACACTTGCTTTTGAGACAAGCATGACTACCAGTTCCATCATTGGTGCTTCTGGTTTTTATTGAACCAAACTGATTAACCAATAATATAATGGTAACAATAAATATCTAATAACTAATATGGTAAAGCCAACCATAAATATACCAGTAAATATTTTACCAACAATTGACAAATCAGCCATAGATGATGCATCATGAATCAACGAATCAACGAATGCCACACCAAAACAAACACCGCAAAGAGCAAGCATTTTTAGTGGATTTAATACAAATTCAATCACTTTTTTCATAGTATTATAATTTCTTATAAATACTACACTATTTAATGTTTGTTAATTCTTTTCTTAATGTTTCAATCTTTCATTCAATGTAACTTTCTTTTTTCACAAGGCATTTTAATTTAGTTTGTACCTCTGACAGGACTCGAACCTGTACTCCCATTAATGAGAACTACATCTTAAGTGTAGCGTGTCTACCGATTTCACCACAGAGGCATTTATGCTTTTCTTTTTTTTTCAGATAAACACTAATATAAATTTTTAATGATTCTCATTTATTTAATCCGAAAGTTCTAAATCTATTTCCATGATTCAATAGATCTGTATTAAATCAGTATTAATATTATATTCTTTTAATTTTGATTTAACACTTTTATAATTTATGCCAACAAATCTAATATTTAAATCTTTACAAATATCTGAAAAAAATAATGATTTTTCAACAACTAATTCTAATTTTTCTTTAGTGATTTTATATTTTATGACTTTAATTTATTTTATAACAGTAAAGACTTTCAAAATTTAAAAGCTATTGTTGACAGTAACTAATCGCTACTATTGGTAGTATAATCGTTCACTATATATGTTATGATTTCTCATTTCTTTATTTCTAATGTTTTTTGTATTTCTTTCTCTAATTCTTTCTTATTAATTACACCAGTGATTTCTTTATTATTAATAATCTCATTACTAATTAGTCTTATAATTGTCATATCATTATCACTGTGATAACGATTTAACAATTTTGGAAACAAACGGATATATCTCAACCCCACACTTCTTACAATCTCGATATACATAACATTCACCCATTTTACTATTAATAATTTTTGGCGGTCTATACGGGACTCGAACCCGTTTCTCCAAAGTGACAGTTTGGAAGCATACCCATAACCCCAATAGACCAATAATTTTTGCAGTGCGTATGGGATTTGAACTCATGATCTCTTGCGTGACAGGCAAGCATGTTAGACCACTACACCAACGCACTATATTTTGCTAGCTATAAAAATTCGAACTTTCCATTTCAGCTCAACGCAGAATATGCACCAATACACCTATAGCTAAACTTTAATTTCTATTGCTGCAACGATTTCAATTAAAGTAACCTTTACTTTTACCTACTTTGATTGCAGTCAGTTCGGTATTAGTACCAGTTTTTGCCGTGAATGGGGGACTCGAACCCCAACCTTGATAGTGACAGTATCATATGCAATCCATTACACCACATTCACGTTATAAACGTTGTGGGTACAACGTTATAAAGCCTTTGTACTTTACCTACCTATGGTAAAGAACAGTGGAGCTACAGGGACTTGAACCCTGATCCCCTGAGTGCAAGTCAGGAATTTTAGCCAATTAAACTATAGCCCCATATTTTTTTTATGTATTAAATTATCAAACTCTTTTAATAAGAACTCTGGTAATTTAATATTTCTTATTTCAAACTCATTTAGTATGTCATCTTTACTAAATAACCCTTCACTAATTCCTCTACTCCATTCACCAACCCAAAGACCCCAACCCCTTTTTGATGTTATTACAGCTCTTACAATGTTTGGGTGTCTTGTTACAATTGTTTCTTTATGTTTATATAAACCATTTTCATAATTATTGAAACAATTCTTTCCATCAAGACCATTTACATCAAACACAACTTTTACTTCAGAACCACAGAATGTAATTAATTGTGTTCTATACATTCTCAAAAACAATTCAAAGTTTCTATCGAATCTTTTTGAGAATTTTCTCTTGCGTCCAAGCTGTAATTGTTCTTCATAACTTAAACATATTTTTAAGTGCCCTTGACAGGAATCGAACCTATGACCTTCACTTTGTAAGAGTGTTGCTCTGAACCTACTGAGCTACAAGGGCATTTATTTTTTTCGTATTGCCGATGGGACTCGAACCCACACATTACAACATTGAAAGTGTTGTGCCTTATTCCATTTGGCTACGGCAACATATCTTAATTCCTAACAGGAAAAAAGAATTTAAAGTACTCGATAGGGGAATCGAACCCCTATTCCATGGTTGAAAACCATGTGTCCTAACCGTTAGACGAACCGAGCATTTCGCACATCTATTCAGACTCGAACTGAAATTTATAGTTTTGGAGACTATCGTTTTACCAATTAAACTATAGATGTGTATATTACAAAATTTCAAAGAACATATTTTGCACATGTAAATGGGTGTGACTATAGATCAAATATCTCAAAATTGCTTTTGTCATCTACAAAAGCTATAAAACAAAAAACCCGATCTTTTTTGTGATCGGGTTTTCTATTTGTATAATTTTAAATTCAATTATCTCTTAATAGAAAACCCAATACAATTCCACTCAGCGTCTAAAACCAACGCTTCTGCTACGACTGCCATATCTAATATTAAGTTTTCCATTAATTTCTGTTTTTCCTTAAATACGTTACAAAAGTATAAAAGGTTTAATTAATTATCAAGTTTTTTTAAATATTTTTTTTGACTACTTTTACGTGTAATACATTGCAAATGTAGTTATGATTTACATACAATCAAATAGTGAACGTACACTTCCACATCATTTTGATTCTGCTTGTGCTATGTATGGTGCTATGGATAGTGCCTTAGATTATAAATTAACCATTTTTGAAAAAGTTCAATCGGGTTGGATAATAAAAGTTTTTTTTCTTCAATTTCTTCTGGTCTAACAGAACTTTTTATTTTATCAATAATGGGTCTTAAAATATCAACATGACTGTTATTAACCATAAATTGGCTTACTGTAAGGGTTTATTTTTTTATTTAAATTAATGATTTCGATTTTCTTATTCTTTTCTTTTCTGAATTTTTCTGTTTTTGTTTAGCCCTAATTTCCATTCCAACATTAAAACGATTATGAGCATAATATGGAACTCTTACATAGTGCACAAAATCATTAATATAATCCCAAATTCCGATCTCATAAAATACCATACCAGTTGATTTATCTATTAGTGCCTTTTCTGATTTATATATTACAAGTCCATTTGGTAACTTATTTATATCATATTTTACTTTACCGTATAAATTTATAAGGTGATCTATTTTTTTTCCAGTTGTATGTCTGTAATGTATATGGATTACTATCAATAATAATAATACTACTTTAGTTATTATTTTAACTAAATTTTTTTTAAAAAAAGTTAAAACTACCTTTAAATAATTCATTTCATAGTTTTTTAATTTTATTTATTATTTGTAAACCTAATGGGGTTATTACATAACGAACATTAAAAGACTCATAATCTTCAACTAATATACCAATATCAACTAACTCATCACATAACATCCAAGTAACATTAAATCCATGTATATCATATGGGTTTTTCAATGACCTCTGCTCAAATTCAATTGATGAGTTATTGGAATGAATGAGTAGTAGTGTTGTTAAGTAATTATCACTCATCTCATATGTGATTGAAAATACTAACCCTTTTGATATATTCAATATTTTTATATCTCGTTTAAGCATTCTTTTTCCGTTGATTTATATAGTTTATAAATAATTTTCTAATATTCTCAGCACCAATAGGATTCATTGAGTGTACATATATTTTTGGAACATCAATATCATTGTCCATACAGTATTCAATCAACCATTTAGCACAATCATAACCAGTTTTCTCTTTAAATTTATCATATAGATTGTTGTACAAATCACCATTATACATAGCTTCATCGTAATGTTCATCAGCAAGATCATGATCAAAAGAAATTAAGTCGGGCAAACCGTTTTTTATGATATATTCAACAAAGTCATCATAATTCCTCACAATATCCCATTCAAATTTTAGATAATCACTATTATGTGTATACCTAAAAACATCTTTTGGTGTTCTAATATCGTCTAGAAACAGATTTTTCATGAATAGCAAATATATGAGTTTTTTTCGTATCTACAAATTTTTATATTGAATTTAATTTTGATAACATTAACTTTTTATAGAATGAACCCTTTTCTGTATTCAACCAGTCCATTCTAAATCTTGTACCAGTACTATCCATAAAAACTGGTTCGTTATTGTCAATCCATATTTTCAAAGAAACTATTTTACCATTAAAATCATAATCAAATTCGAATTCTTGAACATTTGAATTCCAACTATAATCAGCGTACTTATCAATTATTGTTTGACTTGATTTTTCATAGTTTATATTATGTATATTTCGTAAATTTATTATATCATAAACTAAGTTAACTTGAAATTCTTTGCTGTTAAGTAAATCATCAAGATCATTATTTTTTAGCGTAGGAAATAATTCAAACACATGATTACTTTCAGCAATATTATCTATTGATAATTTTTCTCTATTCAGTAAAAATTGAAGTGTTGATCCTCCTGTTGGATCATTAATTGCTTTCTGTACTAAATCTTTGCCGAAAGTATCTGCAAGTAATTTTTTTTGTGTTGTGTTTTTTAGTATCTTAACTACTTGTGCAGGCTCTAACTGACGTATGGCACTTTTACCATACTTATTTATTATACTAATTATTTCACTTTTAGTTCTGGCTCTTATCAATTCACTATATATTCGATAATTACTCTTATCATCTTTAAATTCGCTACCATCTTCCTGATCTGGTTCATTAGTTTTTTCTATCCCTTTAAAATTTTTAAGTCTTTCGGCATTTTCTGATTTTAAAATTATTTGTATTTGTGAGGGAGTTAATTTATCGAATAATTTTTCTCTATTTTTTTCAAACATTGGTATAAAGATTTCATCAGGATAGTTTATTATTACTGTAAATAGTGCGTTATTATCGAGTTCATCAACAAATGAATCACCAAATAACGATACTATTTTCTGATACGCATTCTTATATCCCTGATTATATAAACTATATATTAATCCTAATATGTCTTTTGGTTTGAAATTTGGTAATCTACCGACCGAATTAAGTAATTTTATTGTTTCACTATCATCGGCAATTATTGCTCTATTAAGCAACAACATTATCTCATCATTATCGAATAGTTTTAATTTATCTACGCCAATATACTTTATTGCATCCGACAATCTTCCTAAATTATGAATAATATATGAAAACGCTAATGATTTATCGATATCTTTTGGATTTCTTTCTTTAGTTAATTTTGCAATAATGGCATCTCTGAATTTTTCAGGATCACTTTCAGGATAGATTCTACGTAAATTATCAGTATTAATCATGAAATAAAAGTCATCCTCATCTACAAATTTACCTTTAAACTTACTAATTATATCAGGTATAATTTTTTTCTTATCACCAGTTCTCATTTCCAAAATAATCGGCAATGCAAAACGTGGCATTCTATCATATTTCTTAGCTAAGAAATCAATTATCTCTTCTGGAGTACTATAATAATTCTGAATTAGAAAATATATATCTTGTTGTGTTATCTCATTTACATTTTTTCTTTCTATTTCTTCTAGTCTAAATTTATTTCTTTCTCTATTAAAGTTTTGTATTTTATTTTGAATTAATTCGACAGGAATATTTATGCGGCTTAAGTACGAAATTAATTCATCTCTACTATTAACATTAACTGGCTTATTTAATGAGTTTTGAAAACTATTTAGTGTAAAATCTGTGTTAAGTGTTAAGCCTAGAAGATTGTTTTTATCTGATACAGGGTAATTATAGTTCCAAATAAAGAATTGTATTCTACCATTTGTGTTTTCATTCCAATGGCTATTAGAATAACTAATACACCAATATGGGCTACCTAGTTTTTTTGATGCATTATATGTGTATATTGCTGCAACAATAATTTTTGTTTGTGGATTTGCAGTAATAATTTCTGCGCCATCAGTGTTTTTAATTTCCTCAACTTTTTTTTCAAAACTTAATTGGTCTGCATATTTTTTCACAAAAAGATCAATCTTGTTCAAGATATCCGAAACATCACCTTGATTACGAGTAATAGTTGCAAATCCAGAATAAAATTTATTTAATTCGTTTTTATCACTTTCAATTTGTTCAGGAGATTTACCTTGTGATTTTGAAAGAAAATCATATGCTTTAATAAAGTCATCTGACAATGATATTAATTTATCTTTAACATCTTTAGATAAATTATTGTCGATTAACTCTCTTACATTTTTAGGAAGCATTTTATATGCTTTCTGAAACTTAATATCCTTCTCTACTTCAGTTAATGCATCTTGTAATTCAACATATGAACTATACTGAATCAGTGGCTTAGGTAATTTTTTAAATTTTGCAGGTTCTCTCTTAATTTCATCGTATAGACTCACCAATTCATCATATTCGACTCTATTTTTGAACATGAATGTTGTGAACAAACCCAGATAGCCAATATTTTTTTCTAATAACTTCTTAAGTTTTTGATATCTTGGGTCACTTTCAGGTATATTTAACTCTCTAAGGATTTTTTTCGATTTAGCGACATCCTCGAATAATAATGTTCTTATATTTAACATATTACGTACAAACACTATACATAAATACCCTTTTGATAACTTAAAGTATAATTTTTTATATATTTAAGCAGTATTTACTAATATACTTTAATATATTTTAATTATGAAATTACAGGAATTAAAAAAATTGGTGAAAGAAACCCTATTAGAATTTACTAATCCAAAACCAGAAAAACCTAAAAGGGAAAAGGAGGTTGAGACTTCTCCAGATAAAGAGAAGGAAGTCAAACCACTTAGAAGACGTTTACCTACACCAGAAAAAGCTCCTGAACCAACTCCTAAGGGTCATAAAAAACCTGCTACAGCGTCTGAAATGTCAATCGCTAATAAAATTGCAGATAAGTTTAATAAATTAAAGTAATGAAAAAACAATTAAAAGAAGTTGACTACGAAGACTTCTTAGATCCAAACTATCTACAAGATCTAAAAAGAAGAAGTCAAGAAATTGCGAGAGGTCAATCATTACATCAACTCGGTAGTAATGTAATGAGAAATTTACATCAAGTTAAACAGATAGAAAATCAGCATAAAGAAGAATTGGAAAATTTAGCTATCGAATTAGTGAAAGAACAATTTCCAATTATTGAGAAATTTGGTATTGAAATTGATGCAAAATTAAGCTCTAATGTAACAGTAAATGCACCCGAAAGAAGAAAACCAAAAGAAACCCTTCCTGATGAATTTAAAAACCCTGCATACAAAAGAAGAATAATTAACGCAATTACACAGGGTTCTGCAGTGTCAACTCATGGTATATTTCACATGCTCAAGGATAGATTAGATGCCATAGACCCTAATTTGATTAGTATGTATGATGAGTTGGGTAAGTCGAACGATATTATATATCACTTGGCAGATAAAAATCAACTAGCCAATATGGCTATTATGAGTAATAGGCAAGGAATGGCAGCGGGCTCTTCAACGTACTCATACAATAATGGTGTGTATAGAATTATTGCGAGAGCACAAACATTTCCTGTATTGGTACATGAAATAACTAAAGCACTTTTCGAAATTATCTCTATTGAAGGATTTGAATTAGATAAAGAAAAAAACACCGAACTTGTTAAATATACCGATACCATTGATAGTGAATTTGATGATATTATAAACGGTAGAGATATTTATAGTAAAATACGTGATTATGTTATTGATAACTTTGAACAATATTTGGATCGGTATCCCGATTTTTTATTGTATTTTCTTCAAGAACTCTATAAAGTACCATCTGAAAATAATGAGTTTGTTAATTTAATTAATGGTATTTTAACTGGTCAACCAAATAGAAGGAAGTTAAAAGAAATAGCTGATGATGTTTTTTATGACCTCAGAAACGACGATATTGATAGAGCATTCGAAGAATAAAAAAAATAATTATAACCATTTGCTTGACATTAACGTATTTAGTTATAACTTTGTGTAAAATTTTAAAGAAATGAAAATGGATGTGTTTATAGTACCACAACCCAAACATCAGCTACAAAAGCTGTTGCTTGGGCAAACTATACACATATCCTAAAGTAATCCAAATTAGGATATTATAAGAAAACCCAAGCAATTTGCTTGGGTTTTTGATTTTACAGGGTATGCTGGAATTTGAATATTTATCGGGTAATGGAGAAGTTTGGTCGTTCTCGCCTGACTTGGACTCAGGAGATCGCAGGTTCAAATCCTGCTTACCCGACACAAATATTGATTTTGTGTAATCAATAGAGATTTGATAAAACGAGTAGTAGCGTAGTCAGGTCAACGCACTTGCTTTGGGAGCAAGAGGTCGCTGGTTCGAATCCAGCCTACTCGACAATACTTATTATGTGAGTTATATCTTTAAGTAGAAGTGATAAATATGAATTATTTTTTTGAAAGCTATATTGTCGTGTAGTATAATGAATAGTACTTCAGACTTTGACTCTGAAAGTGATGGTTCAAGTCCATCCACGACATCCAATATGGTGATTGTGGTGTAATGGTAACATACCATTCTGTGAAAATGGAGTCGTCGGATCGTAACCGACCTTTCACCCTTTATATTATTCTGTGGTGTAATTGGTCAAACACATAACTCTCTGAAAGTTAAGTTCTCAGTTCGAATCTGAGCAGAATTACTATTTCTTTAATAGAAGAACTGCTTTTACTTTAGAAATCCAGCTTGAATTATTTACAATAGTAATTAAATCTATAATACGATTACCTGTTGGTTTCGGTGGTGTCTTTGCCATTTTTAAATTTATTAAAATTTGTAGCTTCAAATATAATTAAAATTTTACATAAAAAAACAAAACTCCAACATTTTTATGCGTACGTAATTAATATAAATTACATTTTCCAATTTAATAATAATTTTTTGTTTTTATAATCAATTATTGCATTTGCCATTGTAAAGTAATCTGATCCAATTATACCTAAAATATGTAAACCATGTTCAGAAAATGATTTAACTAATTCACTCATATCTGTACCATATGCCTTAAGTAATAATGGAAAGTCTTTATAAACAACATAACAATTTTTTAGTTGATATCTTTTTTTTCTGCCACCAAGACCAATTAAATCAAAATCACTATAGACTGGTTTAAAACCATATTCTTCTGATTGAGTGATATCAAATAATGTGAATGATGCTCCAGTATCTATAATTAGATTTCCTCTTTTACCATTAATAAAAACTTCAATATAATACATGTGTTGATAATTTTTTAATGGAATTGATTGCGGTGTTTCAATTTTCGAAATCGATTGTGAGAAAGATATGTTTGTTATTAGGGTTAAGATAAGTGTAATTATTAAAATCCTAACTATACCCATAAACAACAAAAATAAATACTTTAAAAATATCAAACAAGTATTTATATTTAAATTATATCTATGTTAAATAAAGGTTGGCTTATAAACAACCCAATTGATTTTGAATACAAGAAGTATTTGTTGCTTGCTTATGAAAAAGAGAAAAGAGAGCGATTCAGACATAGATTACTTTATCCTGATTTTATTGATATTATTGCTAATAAAAATTATATCGACATTTTTTTAGATAATATTTATGTTTTCGAAAATGGAAAAAAAGAAATTATAGGTTTAGATGTAATCGAACAAAAAATTATATATAGATCATTAATAAATGATTCATCATTAAATGACATAGTAGAAACAGCAGAATTTGGAAAGGAAATATTCGATAGTTTATTTTTATCGTATTCTAAATTATATGATGAAATTGAATCAAAAATCAATATTGATGGAAATATTGTTAGCAACTTTTCATTATACTCAGGTTATATTGTAATTATAGATAATATTAAAAAATATTATTATGAATACTTTTTAAATAAAAAACTTACTTCAGATGAATTATTTGTATTAGAATTAACTGATATATCCGAGAATACTTTTTTCAAAAATAGATATCAAAAAAACTACTTTATAGTAGAAACACCACCCAAAGAAAATTTCGAATTCACGATAAAACCAATATTTAAAAGAAAATTTATTAAGAAATTACTAATAAATTATGGTTGATGTAATTATCATGTATGATTTTTTTCATTTTTTGACGTATTTATAGTATTTATAAAAAAATACAAAAAAAATGAGTCCGTCTTTCGAGATAGCAATCGATAAGGCTAATAGATTAATATCAAAAAAAAAGGAAGCGTTATTAATCAATCAAATTAATAATGCACTTAGTATTATTCATGAGACTGAATATCATAAAATACTTGATTTTTTAAAGGATAAGGGAGTTCATCTTACATGTATTAATGACATGCCAAATAAAGATGATAGGGTAAAAGTTTACTACATAAAAAAAGACACTGTTATTGATAATCATGTTCATGAATTTAACGAATCATACATTTGTTTATTTGGAAAAATGAAGATAAATTTTTTAAATTCATCTACCATAATAAATTCATTTGAAACCTTTAAGGTAAAAAAATACACAACACATTCAATAGAATTTCTTGAAGATACATTTTTAGTGGTATTTGCTCAATAAATTACCACTTTTTTAGTGGACATGATGAATTTATTGATCTAACCTTTGCTGGCATAAAGCATCCACAAATATTACATCTATTTATTTTTTGTTTATAATTCGTACAAGAAAAGCATATACTGATTCTTTTCTTAGCCAATTCTTCAGTTTCTTTATTTGGGAAAATATAATTTTTCCAGCCCGAGTATATTTCTTCTAGTTCAGCCATAACTATCTAAATATTATTCTACCTCCCTTAACAACATTTAAATTTAAATTTGGATTCTTTTTTGATTCCCAATATGCATTATGTAATGCTTCTTCCGATGTAAATGCATAGTCATAAATTCTTAATTTTTGTAATCCACCAACAAATGAATTACTAAAATTATTTTCTATTAGTAAATCGTTTTTGGATAAATCTTTTGATAATTTATCTGATCCCGTTAAAGTATAATCATCAATATATAACCTAAAACCATCTACTAATGGTTCATCTGATTCGATGTATATCCCAACAAAAATTGTTTGTAAACCAGTATTATCTTTTAATCTAAACTTTAAACTTAAATCAGACCATTTATTAGGGGTTGTACCACGATAAGTCACTTCATTAAGTACATTGATATCTGTAGTTCCATAAACAACTAACGATATTTTATTCATTGTTGGTAATTGAGTTGAGTTATTCGTGTTTCTGAATATTCCAGTATCATAAATCTTAGCAGATAAAACATAATCTCTATTACTTAATAATTCAAATGAGGGTATAAATTCAATATAATATTTCGATTTAGTCGGAGTAACTCCAGTAAGATTTCTTATCTCCAATACAGTGACTGGTAGTTCTATTTGTGGATCACAAATATCAATACTATAGAATAGAGTATCATTCATTAGAAGTTGTATTCCTGTTGTTGCTGAAGTACCAGTCATTCCAGTAGTAGTAATGCACGAGTAGTCCACTAATGGGTTTAGATCTAATTTAAAATTAGAGTTAATATATGACTGATCATTCCCATTATATAATATTCTCTTGTTCACATCCCAATGATATGAGTGTCTCAATCCAAAACTACCACCACCCCAAGAAATATTATATGGAACACCCAATTGTTTTTCTTTTTGATTTTTAATATTTTTAAAATAGAATTCATCAAACTCTTTAATTTTCCAGAACAGTCTACCATTTACATATACAGCTAAATCTCCCTTTCTTTTTTCAGCACATTCGAGTAAATCTGGATTAGTAATTATTTCATATGGTTTAAATGTTAATGTGATTATAGTCCAACCAGTACTAATTTTATTCGATGATATTTGGTTATGTAATATTCCATCGTCATCGATATATTTAAAACCAAGATAACCATCTGTAGTTAACTGTAAAGCAATAACATTACCATTTATAGAATTTTTTTTCTGTCTAATATAAATTTCATTATATTTATTATCCAAATTTTTAACACCATTAGGTATCGTAGTTCCAGTTTTATATGCTGCTAAGTAATTAGCTTCACCAGTAGTTATTCCCGAATATGAATTATATGAATCAAGATACTCAATAATTCCATTCTTTTCTGTTTTAGTTTTATAGGTGGACAAAAGAATTGTCTCACCAGAAAATGGATCATTATATTTATCTTCTGATCTAGCTCCCATCATGAACAAAATACCATTATTAGAGTATGAATTCTCATCAATTCTAACAACAGTTTCAATTGTAATGCCATTTAATCTTGATGGAAATAACTCATAGTTATAATTATATAATTTAAAAAATCCTTGTAAATAACCACCATTAAGGTTTAAATGTCTACCCACAAAACTATCGCCAGTAAATGTAGTATTTGCAGTAATACCAGTAAATTCTAAACCATATATATATCCATTTTCTGTCACACCAGTTATACCATAACCATCATAGAAAGTACCACCAGTTTCAGTGTTATAACCTACTCTATAAAGTTTAACTTTGGTATCGTTTGGAGTTAGTGACAGAGTATCATACATATTAGAAACTCTACCATTATCAAATGCCGTTAAACCAAAATCATATAAAAATATGTTATCCGATTTAGCATTTTTCCATTGATTTAAACTAATTAATGTAAATTTATTATTGAGATCCCATGATTTTGAATTAGTTAAATCAATGTGAATCGCTAAACCATTATGAATTATATCATTAAGACACTTTAATTCCATTAAAATATTAGTTTCACATAAATACTAATAGTCCTTTTATAAGTATTTATAAAAAATGCGTTTTATGCAAAAAAATCAAAGTAGTAGATTAAATAATATCGGTGAAATACTTAATGAGGCTGAAATTCTTCTTAAAGAGATGATAGGTGAGAATAGGGAAATTAAATTTAAATCTCTGAGAAAACAAGCAGCATTACCAGTAAGTATACCACTATCTAATTTATTTACTTCATATAAAATTTTGGACTTTGATGAAGAGGCATCTAAAAAATTGTTTAGATACGGTAAGTTTATTAATGAGTATTTATCGAATTATTTAGATGAAAAATATGAATTATATGATATTGTTGAGGATTATGATGTGTCAGAAGAAACAAATACTTTGATTGATAAATGGATTGATCTTGAATTTCAACAAAATATAATGAAGTATAATCAGTCAAAAGGTGGAGATTTTTCAGAAAAAGAATATAAAAAAATCTCGTCAGATAGTGAAGTATTAGCTAATGAAATATACAAATACTATGGTAGTTTTGAATGGATAAAAGATGCTGAAAAAAAAATGCAAAAAATGGAAATGGACTTTGCAAAAAATAATCCAGACTATTTAAAATGGGCATCGGAAAATAGAAACCAAACATCACTTAAGGTTTTTGAGAGTAAAAAAAATAAACCACTCAATAAACCAATGAGAGGTGATGTTAAAAAATATAAAGTTTATGTTAGAGATAAAAAAACTGGTAATATAAAGAAAGTTAATTTTGGTGATCCAAATATGGAAATCAAAAGAGATGATCCAGAAAGAAGAAAATCATTTAGAGCAAGACATAACTGTGATACTGCCACAGATAAAACTACACCAAGATATTGGTCATGTAAATTTTGGTCAACTAAAAAGGTTAGTGATATTTTGAATGAAATTGTCGACCCTAAAAGTATTGGGGTTGAATATCTCAAAGTAAAAGACCAACTAAATCCTAAGATTTGGAAAAACGAAAACAAATTACAACCTCAAGTAAGGGCAGCTCTACTAAAAAATGCTATAGAATTTATAAAGTTTCTTAACTTAGAAAAGTTACCAATCAAAGATATTAGATTTACTGGAAGTTTGGCTAATTACACTTGGACTGATTTTTCTGATTTAGATGTTCATATTGTAATTGATTTCAATGAATTAGATGCCGATGAAGATACCCTTAGAGAATTATTCAAAACGAAAAAGAGTTTGTGGGAAACAAAAATAAAAGCAAAGGTAAAAGGATATGATGTTGAACTTTATGTTGAAGATATTAATGAAGATGTAAATAGTACTGGTGTATATTCACTAATAAAAGATCAATGGATTGAAAAACCAATTAAGCAAGTTATAGGTATCGACACATCAGACATACAACTAAAATCGGCTTCATTAATGAATCTAATTGATCATCTTGAAAGTTTAGATGATAATGATATTAAAATTAGCTTACTAAACACATTAAAAGAAAAATTAAAAAATTATAGGAAAGCTGGATTAGAAAGCGAAGGTGAATTTTCCACAGAAAATCTCGTATTTAAAATATTAAGAAATAATGGTTACTTAAAAAAAATAAAGAATGCATTATTTAATAGTTTAAATAAAAAATTATCTTTAGAATATGAAAATAATAATTAAAGAATCGCAATACAATGCACTACTTGAAAGAAAAGTAGTGAATTCTATTTTAGAAAAGATAGAATATTTGAAAAATACATTAAATGAGTCTGAACAAATCGATGAAGCAATATCTGACACCCTTAAAGATTATTTAAGGAGAGGGCTATTAACTGTTGGTGTTATTGCAGGATTAATGGCTAATAATGTTAGCGCACAAGAATTGCGAGCAGCTGGTGTTCCGCAAGAAAATATAACAAAAGCAGAACAAATTGTTTCCGGAAAAAAAATTGACCTAAATCAAATTGAAAAAGCATTTATAAAACATGCCGAGAAATTCGATAGAGTAGTTCTCAGTAGATATAATCAATTACCACAAGAAAAAAAAATCGAAGTATTAAAAGCAATTAGAGATAGAATAAATAAACTTTCAGATATTTCAAAAATTGATTTTGGACTGATAATTAATAGTAAATTATCACCAGATCAAATTGGTGGTAAAATGGTGAATATCGGAAAAAAAATTGTTAGGGAGGTTAGTGTTGATACAGTATATACCACCTCTTCAACACCTGTTGGTAGTTATTTTGCGTTTAATAGTTCTGAATTAAAAAATATAGAAGAATTAAAAAATAAACTACAAGAAATAATGGATAGTTACACCAAGATAGATAAAATAGAAATTGTATCATCCTCAAGCACCTTAAGAAATACTAGAGAATCTGAAGGAAAAACTTGGTTGGAGCTTTCAACTGAAAGAGCTAATGCTCTGAAAAATATAATGGTTGGTATGAAAACTAGTTTCGGAGGGTGTGGTGATAATGTTACCGAAATTACTGATGATATGGTGTCAATAGATCCATATGGAACAAATGGTGATGGAACAAGCGGACCTAAAAGTCCTTATGAGGTGAACCCTAAATACATTCAAGCATATAAAAACAATAATATCGATTCAAAATTTTGGAAATCAAAAGCTCAAGATCCACCACTTGAAAATATCGAAGACTACAAACAATTTCAATACGTAAATGTTGTTATAACAGGTACTGTTATGATTGATAAAATTGAGGAAATGCCAAATTATGATTATTTGAGTATGAGAATTAGACAAGAGGGTGGTAAGATTAAACCACAAAAAAGGGCAGGTAAACAAGACATTTCAGTTTGTAAAATACAAGTACCAAAAGTTAAAATGCAAAAAATTGACTTTAAAAAAAGGGGGTTTTAAGCCCCCTTTATAATTTCAACCAATATTAATTCCTTATCAAGTTTTAAGTGTAAGCCATAATTACTTTCTTTTTCATATAACATAAGTTTATTTCGTCTTTTTTTAATAATGTATTTTTCGCCATTTTTTAGTTTTTCGCCTATATCTCCATCAATATTTTCAAAGTGAATGTATCCAATACTGTAATATAGATATTTATCTGCGCCATTCGTTTTATTGTAATTGGGATTTTTCACCCTGATTTTCATGTCATAAAAATGATCTGGGCAATTAGGATTTGATCTCAACTCTACAATTTCACCTATCGAAATAGAGTTATTATATTCTATTTCTACATAGCGTTTATCTTTATAATAATTATAAACATCAACTAAATTACTTCTAGACTTATCCTCTTTTTGTGGGAATACCAGAGTCGGTATCATCATTAAAAATAGAATGAACAAGTGTTTCATGGTTGTTTTTTATATATTATACGAAAAAGTGGTATTTATGGTTATATAAGTATTAATTTAACTCATGATTTATGTTTTTTTGAGAAAAAAAATAGTATTTATAAAAAAATGTAATAAGAATAATTTCTTTAAATATTGATTAAAATGAAGGAAAACTTTTATAAAAGACTAAAAGAACTATCTGCCATTGATGAAACAAGAACAAATTCTACTCCTCTCAGTTCCGTGACTCTTATTAATTTTAAGAGAGCAAACGATGGTACAGCATTAGGTATTATCAAAGAAAATCATAACTATTATATCAAAACCTCAAAAGTTCAAGGTGATAAACTTACTGCCGCAGACTTTGCATATATTGGTGGTATAGAAAATAAAAGAAAGTATCAATATGAAAGTCTCTCTAAAGCTGAAAAGCAAAGAGAATATTATATGGCTTCTTTAAATGAAGCATTCTCTTTAAGAGATGAAAAAACAACAGAAGAAAAAAAAGTTTCACTAAATGAAGCGACCAAACTTAAAATAGATGGGTCAATTGAAGAGTTCTTAAAAAATAGAATTTCTGAGGGAAGGAAAAAAATAACTAAGTCAGCAGAAGAGAAATTTAAAAAAAACCTTAGATCTCTTGAGAAAGATCATAAAGATCATGAACAAACAGATTCTTCAATTAAGAAGGAATCTCAAATATTAACTACTGCTGATTCTCAAATTGTAGACGATGACATTGTAGTAAATAAGAGTAATGAAAAAGAAACCCCAGAAGCACCAATAAATGATAAAAATGCAAAAACCAAAGCGAATTTGGGTCATGGACAACCAAGTGATCTTGTAACATCAGATTCTAAAATTAATGAGGATGATGAAGTAGATAATAAGAGTGTAGATGCAGAATTGGATGCTGCGGCTAAAGCACTCGATGATTTAGTGGTAGCAGATGCTTCTGTGGAAAGTCAAGTATCTAACGATGAAGTAATTAATAGTTCAACATCAACTGAAAAACAAACAACAACATCAGATATTAATAGCACATCTAAATCAAATCCTAATTTGAATGTTGATAAAAAATCTGATGTTGATTTAACAGATAAAAAATCTGATGTTGATTTAACCGATAAAAAATCTGATGTTGATTTGAATGATAAAGTAGATGATAAAGAAAGCGATGTAAAGAAAGTTGAGAAATTAACAGGTAAATTAGATAATGCTGTTAGAAGTACTGAAATAACATCAGATAAAGCTGCAGCATTATTAAATCAAATTATCTCATCTTTCAGTAGTAAATTAACTGAACTTGATCCTGAAAAAAGAAAAGAAATCGCAAATAAAATACTAAAAACAAATAAAAAAGAAGATAAGGATATGACTGATGATGAGACATATGAATTAGATGATGAGGCAAATGAGGCAATTAATAGTCATGTAGCAAATCTAAAAGAAAATGGTTTTGATGATGACGATTTGGACGATGAAATGAGTGATCTTGATGATGAGTTAGGGATTACTCCTGAGGATAAGAAAAAAGCAAAAGCTGCTTTTGATGCTGATACTGGATTTAATAATTATTTAAGAAAAAGAGGATATGACCCAAATAATCTTGAGGAAGCAACTGAAGATGAAATTGGTAGTGTAGTTAGCAATTGGGCTAGTGCACATGCTGACGGTGAAAATGATGGTGATTATAAAACTGTTGCAATATATTTGACACCAGAAATTCAAAAATATCTTGAAGATGTTGGTCATGGTGACTTCATTAAAAAGTTAAAGGCTGTTGTGGGTGAAATAGGTGAAAACCAATTAGCTAAATTTGGTTCTGTTGAACCAATGCCAGATGTTAAAGATAACATATCCGACACAAATGAAGATGATGACGAAAAGGAGTCAAAAGAGAAAAAAGAAATAAATTTTACACCTACAGGTCATATTTTAACGACTAAATCGGAAACAAATGATGATGAATTCGATGATGAAGAATATGATGACGTAAACGATGACGACAAAAAAGATGAAGATGAAAAAGATGACGACAAAAAAGATGAAGATGAAAAAGATGACGACAAAAAAGATAAATTAAAAAAATACATTAAAATTAAAATTGAGGAAAAATTAGGGATTAGAAAACCAGTTTTAACGGAAGGTAAGAAAACAGCTACAGCAATTTTAATTGAAAAAATGATAGATGAAGAATTAAGTAAATTAACAGAGGCTGAGTTGAATGAAATTTCACTTAGTGGTTTGTTAGGTGCTGGTAAAAATATAGGTTCTATGGTATCTGGTGTTGGTAAAAATATAGGTTCTATGGTATCTGGCGCAATACAAAAAGCATACAGTGAAGTTGAACAAAAGGTTCAAAGTGCGGCTAACGTAATTAAAGCTGCTGGTGATGAAATTGTTAAATCATATCATGTTGGTGCAAAAAATGATATAATTGATGATATTGAAAAAATGGCTATTGAATTAGGTCAACTAATTGCTAAGTTAAATGCTTCAGCAGTTAAGGCTGGTGAACAGCCTATTAATCCAAAATCAATATTAGCCACAATTCAAAATCAAATTGCCACTGCAAAATCTCAATCTGGACAAGATCAAGATAAACCAAAAGTAAATTTAAGTAGGTTTAGAACTAAATAATGAAGAAAGAAAAAGAACTGAAACTTATCTATGTAAATAAAGTGGGATATAATTCTAAAGATGAAGGAATATATGAATTCATATTTAGTGATGATCCCGAATCAGTAGATGCCGAAGCATGGGGTTGGACTAAAATTCCAGCGTCATCTAATGCCGAACCCCCATCTGAAGATGCCATTAGTGAAATTTATACTCTTAAAACAAATCTATTTCAATTGATCTGTTTACATGAGTCTGATGATAGACCATACATGCATGGGTATCATTCGATACAGGCTTTGGCTTACGAAGATGAGGACTATCAAAGTGACCCAGAATATAATGCATTATATGGTGATATGCCTCTTTTGGTTTTTCATTATGGAATGACGGTTGATCAGGTAAAAGATTTACTATATGAAAGAGATGTCATATTAAAAGGAAATAACTTTACCGCAACAAAATCTAAATCGAAAACAAAACCACAAAAACAAGTAGATAAAGTTCTTAAAAAAGAACAAGAAGAAATCGAAATTGATGATACTAAAGAATCAACAGACGAAGACTTTTTTCAAATAAAATTCTGATACCAATATATATTGTACCAATTAAGACTATAAAAACATAGTCTTTTTTAGTATTTATAATATATATTTCAATATATGACAAAAAAAAATAAACCCATAAAAAGAATTGATGATGAAATTGAAAATAACGAAACTGAGGAGGTTATACAAGATCCATATTTAATAGAGATTGAGAAAAAAAAGAAAGAACTTCGTGAACGTGCTGATACTTTAAGAAAGCAAGCAACAAATATTGAACCAATCATTGTCACAGAATCAGGTGAAATAAAAAAAGCAAGCCAATTAACTCAACAAGAAAAAGATGAAGAATTTATTAAATGTGCATTAAATCCTATTTATTTTATTGAAACATATTTAACGATTTTTGATCAAACACAAGGTGATGGTGGGTTGATTGTTCCATTTAAATTATTTGACTTTCAAAAAGAACTAATACTTAGTTATCAAAAACACAAATATAATATAGCAAATAAATATCGTCAAGCTGGTGTCTCAACCACTACATGTGCATATATTGCTTGGTATGTGATGTTTAACCCAAATAGAACCGTTGCAATTGTCGCAAACAAATTACAAACTGCACGTGATGAATTAATGCGTGATGTCGTTGAATTCATTAATAATTGCCCACCATATTTAAGAATAACTCCGACAGGAAAAGATACTGCAGCACACAAGATTTATGATAATGGCAGTCAATTAGGTGCATTTTCATCTAAAGGTCTTCGTGGTTATACACCTACTTTAATATTTTGGGATGAAACAGCATGGACTGAAAAGGGTGACGTATTCTGGACAGGTACAAAACCTGCTCTTCAAACTGGCGGTAATTGTATTATGGTTTCCACACCAAATGGTTTAGATTCTGTGTTTTACAAAACATTCGAAGGTGCAATACATAAAAAAAATAGTTTCAATGCTATTGAATTATGGTGGTATAATGATCCAAGATACAACAAAGAATTGGAATGGGTAAAAAATAAAGATAAAGAAAATGAAGTCAGAATAAAGGATAATAATTTTAGTGCGGATTATAGAGCAAAATTAGTAGCTGATGGCTGGGAGGCTACAAGTCCTTGGTTTGAAAAACAAGTTGCCGATTATAATGGCGACATGAGAAAAGTTGCACAAGAATTATTAGGTTCATTTTTGGGTTCAGGTGATAATTTTATTGCCGAAGAAATATTGAGAAAGATAGAAGAAAAGGACATAACAAAACCTAAATTACAAGAGTGGATTGATAAAGGGATGTATATTTGGGAAGAATCTGTTCTTGGTGAGGATTATATTATGTCAGCAGATATTTCATCTGGATTCAGTGATGATTCTTCAGTAGTAACAATTTTAAAAGTAAAAGAAATAATCGAAGAAAAAGTTATTATTAAAGATGGTAAACCAAAAAAATTTAAAGTAAGAAGAAAACAATTAGAGCAAGTTGCCGAATACATGGGTAAACTAACCCCTCAAGGTGTTGCAGAATTAATGTACCATTATGGTAAGAGATATAATTATGCCTATGCTGTTGTTGATATTACTGGTGGTTATGGAATTGGTACTGTGGAGAAGCTACTTGAATTCGGATATCCTAATATTCATTATAGCGAGATATCATTAAAACCATTGAAAGATAGAATGTCTTCGTTTATTAAGAAAATGAATAAAGAGATATCACCTAACGAATTTAAGGAGATAGAAATGATACCGGGATTCATGATTTCCGCAAACAGAGCAATGATACTTCAAGAAATGGAACGTTCTATTCGTATGAATGATACTATTGTAAGATCATATAGACTTTTAACTGAATTTAAAACATTTGTTCGTGTTGAGGGTAGCAGAATTGCTGACCACAAAAGATCATTTCACGATGATGCGATTATGGCGATTGCTATGGCGATTTATGTTGGTAGTTATGAATTTAAGAAATTCTCTCAAAACCCAGAAAGAACAAAGAAAATGATTGATGCAATGATGAAAATAGACTCAAACCAAATTATTATTGAAAATAAAGAAACGGGTGAAGATAAGATTGAAAGAATACAACCTAAAAAAATTAATGCGAAAATTATAAGAAATAACCCATATGTAGCAAATGCGTGGCTATTTAAGGGTTTAGGTAAAAAATAAAGTATTTAAAAATAAAGAATTTCCAGACATAGAAAGTATTTATAAAAAAATATAAAATTTTATATAATGGCAGACAATAAGAAAAGAACTATATATCAGAATTTAAATTCTATTTTAAATCTGGATGGTTTTGCAGATAGAGGTAGTCAAGCATCTAAAAATGAGCCGAAAAAAATCATTATTAGGGGAGATTCGCCTGAAGATATAAAGAAAAAAGCACTAGAAATTCAACAAAGAGACGCTCTCTGGAAAAAGTTCTACAAAACAACAGATCATGGATTCCAGAAGGCTATGCAGTATGAGGCTAATAGACTTCCTGCATACCTTGATTATGAAGGTATGGAATATTATCCTCTTATTGCTAGCGCACTGGATTTATTCATGGAAGAAGCCACTGTTGTTGGTAGTAACGGTAAAATGCTGAATATATATTCAGACAAACCAAGAATTAAAGAAGAACTCGAAGATTTATTTTACAACAGACTGAACATAAATATCAATCTACCATTTTGGACACGAAATATGTGCAAATATGGTGATAATTTCGTCTATCTTTTTGCCGAAAAAAATGCAGGCGTAATATATGCAAAACAATTAGTTAACTATGAAATGGAGCGTATTGAAAAAATTGAGAACGGTAAATTGATTGTTAAGTTTAAACAAAGAGAGACATCAACTGAATTCAACCTACTCGAAATTGCACATTTTAGATTATTAGGGGATGATAAATATTTACCATATGGATCCTCAATTTTAAATAAAATAAGAAGAGTATTCAGACAATTAGTTATGGCAGAAGATGCCATGTTAACTTATCGTATTGTTCGTGCAGGCGAAAAAAGAGTATTTAAAATAGATGTAGGTAATATTGATGAGGATGATATTGAATCATATATCTATAAAGTCGCTACTAAATTTAAAAAAACTTCTCAAGTATATCCAGATAGCGGTCATATAGATTATCGTTTTAATATTTTAGGTAATGACGAAGATTTCTTTTTACCAGTAAGAAATGGTAATGTACAGACAGGTATCGATACGCTTCCCGGTGCTCAGAACCTAGATCAGATTGCCGATATCGAATATTTACGTGATAATTTATTTACTGGATTAGGAGTACCAAGAACATTCTTAGGTTATCAGGCAAGTGCGGGTGAAGGAAAAAACATGGCACAATCTGATGTTCGTTTTGCAAAAAAGATTAATAGAATTCAACAAGCACTTATTCAAGAATTAAACAAAATTGCAATAATACATTTATATCTAAGAGGATATAAAAAAGAAAACGTTAATGATTTTGTGTTAAGATTGAGTAACCCATCAACACAACAAGATTTATTAAAAACTGATCTTTGGACACAAAAAGCTAATCTATATAATTTATTAACAACAGCACCTGAAGGCGGTATTGCGCCAATGTCACATACTAATGCAAAACAATTTGTGTTTGAATGGTCAGAAGCTGAAATTGCAGATGATTTGAAAAAACAAAGAATGGAAAGAGTTGTTGGTCAAGAGTTAGTTGACTCTGCAGTTGTTATTAAACAGAGCGGTTTATTCACTGACCTTGATAAAAGATATGGTACTAGTGAAAGTGTGCCTTCTGAAGGTGCTGCTACTGGTACTACCCAGCAAATGGTAGATAACGTACTTGGTAGTGACCCATCTAAATTGGGTGATATGACTGAATTACCACCAATAGAAGGTGAACCTATGACGGGCACTGTTGGAGGTGCACCCACTGCTGCGCCTACCGCAGGAGGTGCTGCAATACCAGCAGAATCAACACATAATTATAAACCAATACTAAATGAAAAAAATAGTAGAAAAAAATTTAGAAAAACAGGATCACCTATTTTAGATGAAAATGAATTTAACAAATTTATTGACAGTAGGTTTAATTCTAAAGATAAATCAGTTGAAAATAGGGAAAAAGATGAACTTCTTACAGAAGATATATCTAAAAAATCTAATGAACTTAGAAATAATGCTTTTAGAATGATTAGTGAAATTGATTCATTATTAGAAAAATCCAATAAAATTAATTCGAAAAAATATCCTAAAATACCATCATATACTGATCCAGATAAGAAAAACGACATCAGTGATTCAGAAATTAAGGAACTTGATTTAGATGATATTGGATTAGATTATGATGAGAATTAAAAATAAAAGAAATATTATATTATTTAATAACTTATACTCACTTCCTAATCTCTAAGTAAGGAATAAGTCTCAGTAGATGTTTTTTGTGTATGTCTAATGACAAATTCTTTCTTTAAAATAGAATGAAATCTATTAAAAATCTTTTGGATTTGTTTATTATTTAGTATGATTCCTTCATCAACATCTAGTTCTCTTAGAAACATTCTAATTGTTAAAGTTAGCACAGCAGTTGTTTCTAAGAAATATTTTTTGTTATTTTTAATCATTATATTACACGCTCTAAGCCAAATTAATAAAGTTTTATCATCTAAACTCTTAACTAATTCATGAATGTTATTATGTTCACCAATTATGCTATCTGCGATTTCAATATTATTGTTATAGTGTTCTGTTTTATAATCTCTAATAATCTCCATATTTATAAATAGTCACCTATGTTATTTTTAAAAAATAAGTAGTATTTATTATATATCAAATATAGGGAAAATTTATGAAAATTGCTAATTTCGGTATAGTAAAAGCTATCATCTCAAACACTTTTTCAGAAGTGCTTCTTGAGAGTACTGATAATGTTTTTGGCAAAAAAAAGATTAATGAGTTTGTTAATATTTTAAAAAACTCAGACTTACTTAAAACTGAATACATGATATTCTCTAATTTGGAGAACAAACACATTGATAATGACACTCTTATCACTAAATATATTGATGAAAATATTTCCCTATTAAAAAAATATACCAAACAAGATTTAATTTCTGAACACCAGAAACTTGATAAATTTATCGATGAGAGTGTCATTTTACTAGATAAAAATCAGGTAAATTTATATGAAAATATTCATACTTTAATTTATGAATCATTAGATGGTTATGGTGTTATGACTAATGTGGATAAATTATATGATTCATTTACTTACGTTTTTGAACACATAAAGAAACCAAAAATATCTATCGCTGAATCTGAAAGTAATGTTAAATTAGACAGTTCACTCAATACTGATTTGGTTATCGAGAGAGCTTTAATCAAATTTAACGAAAGATATTCTTCGTTATCGGAAGAAGAAAAAAGAATATTAAACATTATCGCATTTGCCGAAGAAACAGAAAAAAAATCATTATTTGAAACCTTAAAGAATGAGGGTTTAAATTCTCTCATGAAATTAAAGGAGAAAGGGATTCACGAAGATAAAGTGAATAAGTCAATTGAAAAAATTAAAGCTATGACCTACAACAAGTCTACTTTAACTGAAGATATTATCCATCTAAACCTACTCAAATCTCTTTAAGAATTTTGAGTTCTTATATTAACTTCTTTGGTAGCATTATCATTTATTGATAAATCTAAATTATAACCATATCTATTATTTAATAAAGTAAAAATTCTGTTAACATATTCAAGACCTTCTATGGTGTATTCTCTACCATATTTTTTCGTTCTATCTTTATCTTTAAACATGTTAGCCATTTTAACTATTACGTCTACATACGATTCTGATGTTAGTGCACTACCTCTATTATAGGCGAAAAGAGTAGATGCCGCAATTCTATTATTTCTATTTGAAATATATGCCATCAATGATATTTGTGCTTTTATCATTATTTTAGGGTTATCAACAATATTTTGGAATAGCTTTGTTCTATTTTCAAGTCTAATTTGATTATATTGTTCCGATTGACTTTTAGATGTGATAAATGTCTCAACCCTTTTTAAATCTCCGTTAATACCCAGAGATAATGCTTGAATTTCAGTATTACTAAATCTACTATCACCTCTGAAAATCCACTCAACAACAGTTGAAAGAACAAATTGAGTAAAACCCATAGCACCAGTACTTGAGTAATTCCATGGCTTCATACCGCTTTCAGCAAATTGTTGTGCTGATATAATATTAGCATCAATTCCATATTGTTTCGAATATTCTTCTATCCATTTAATAACCAAATTAGCAAACCTTTCTGGATCTGTTGTCTGATTACCGTTATCGTCATATGCTTTACTTGTAATGTTTGTACCTTGTGGTATTGTGGTATATGGCACAGCATATTTATTCCTACCAGTAAAAACACCACTACCATAATTAATTATGGTTTTTTTTATAAATTCTTTACCCTTTTCAGTTAATTGTTTATATGCCATATATGTCTTAGTTAAGAATTATCTGTTTTTAATGGTGTTGTATTCACTGTACTAAATAAATTATCCATACTATTTGTAATGGATGGATTCGGATATTGTGTATTATCTGGAAAACCATCATCTGTTTGTGTTCTTGAAAAGTTACTGTTATTAATAACACTATTAGGTGTTCCTGTGTCATTATCTTGTTCTGTTGAATTTTGTGATGTTTGTTGATTAAAGTCTGATGAAGTAAATGAATCGGTCACAAATGGAACTGGTATTTTTGATAACCTCATACCTTCAAAAGATGTTGTCATATGATTTGGAGTTATTTGATGTTCAACTTTCAGAATAATGTATGCGCCACTAAATATAGGTACATTTTCTATTTGAAAATATTGCATTGGTTGTATCATAGCATTTCCAAGACCACTAACCTTTGCAGTGTATGATCTTTGAGAATATATATTGAATAAATTCTGTCCTTTAGGGATTGGTGAGGAGTTACCTTGATCATCTGCAATAGATGATAGTATTGATAGTGATTCGTTTGTTTCAGTAAATTCTTTTTGATCAAACTGAATGTCAGTAAAGAATGATTGATTTTGCTCTCCAAATCTAACTCTAAATGCGTTAATATTGGCATAGAATGGGTCATCTGAATCATTATTATTAATAAAATCTACTGGTAGTTCTCTTTCTAAATCCTTAATACCAGTATCTTCCGTTTCACTTTTTTCAATATCTAATGAAGATGCTGTACCACCAATATGCATACAGATAAAATAAGGTTCATTTGGCTGATCTAACGTTTCACTTATTTTGAATGCATCCTCCCATTTATATTTTCCACTATCGAAAACCATAAAATTCTCAAGAGGAAAAAACTCAAAATTATTTTCCGATAATATTCTACTCATTACTTGAAATACACTTAAATCAAAATCTTTTTCCATATCGATTAGTGAATCGATATTTAATTGTACCTTATCACCAATATCATTAAATGCTCTATCAACAAATTTAAAACTCTGAAATAGTGGTTTACCTGTTAATGGAAATCCGCCATTTACACCTAACTGTGTAATTTTACCATTTTTCGGTATAAAATTGGGCGATGGAATCCATCTATCATAAATGGTTTTAAATGAATAATACATTTGATTTCTTATATCATTATCATTTAATTTACCGACAATTTCTTTGTCAAGATTATCTAACTCAGTATTTCTATCGTCAATAGAATTTATTAATTGAGAAAAGAATTGATTGAAATATAATGTTGTTCTACGTAAACTATTACCACTTAGTTCACTTATGGGTACAAATGATTCTTTATCAAATTTTTTATCTCTTATTTTAAATGTAATATCTGAAAAATTTAAAATATATCTATCATTATTTATATACTTAATAAAGTAAGATGATTTTAATTCTTCCTGATATCTAATCTTCTTATTTTTGCTACTTTCATCTTCGGGTATCTCAGTATTATCAATAATATCAATTATTGAATCAAGGACTCTTTGATATTCATACCCTTCACCGTTCACATCATTATTCGCATCTGCACCAACAAATCTGATAAATTCATCGACAAATTTTTGGGCATCATTTTTTGATAAATATTTAATTAATTCATTATCGCCTAACGTTACAATATTATTTTGTTGAAGTCCATATAATCTAAATTTAGTAAAAAACGGATACAAGGATCCGCTTTCAAATAATGGTAAATCATTTATTAATTTGTCAATCATATCAGAATAATATGATGGTGATGGTCTTTGAATATCATCATGATAAGCTAAGGCTAAAGCACCCATATATAAATTTGAAAATTGAGGTACTTGAACTACAGAGCCAACACTAAACTTGCCAATAATACCCTTTTCGTAACTAAAAAAACTTCTTGTTCTTCCGATATTACTAACAATAAAAAATGCCTTTTGAAAATGATTAAATTTGCTATCGTTAGTGAATACCTCTTTTAATGTTTCACCATCATCGGTGATATAATCTGACCATAATTCAACAGTTGAATCACCTTCAATGAATTTAGAATCGTATTCATCTTCGCTTTTATTTTCATCTGGAAAATAAATTAAATTCTCTTTACTAAACTTTTGTACGTTAGAGTTGCTCCCTGTAAAAAAGTTAGATACTTTTGTCCAAGTACTTCTTTGTTCATTAATGAATTGATCGAGGATATCATCACTGTTTTCTTGAATAACTCTTTCTGATATCGTTATGTTGTTATCAACATAATCAAATCCAACAAAATTCTCATTATTTCTTGACCTATAAAATTTAATATCACTATTATCAAATTTTGCAAACTCAGTAGTACCATTTAATGATGAATAATATCTTACATTATTTTTTGGATTTTTTATCCATTCAATAAAATTAGAGTATATTTTATGATTTTTTGCATTTTGTTTTAATAAACCCAACAAACCTCTATCTATAAATGATTTAGCAATATTTATTGCTTCGGATTTAGCAGCAAGTATAACATATTCTTCATTATCAAGAAAGAAATCATTATTAGTAAATTGTGATAATATATAATATCTATTTAAAATAATATCATATAATAAATTCAATGAATATCCACTAATTTTCCTTTCTAATTGAAAATATGGTGATTCATTTGAATATGAAGATTTTAATGTGGTATCCACTGGATTAATTGGAAACCATAAATTATTTCCGATAACATCTGTTGTTTCTTTTGCTGAGTTAAATCTATCTAATTTAGATAGTTCGATTGACGCATTAATAAATTTTTCAACAAAATCAACTTCTGGGAATGGTTTAGGTAATTGTCTAAATTGTTGTATTTCTGTCGGATAAGCTCTATCGACTCTATTATATGACTTACTTCCATCACCACTAGATGAACTTGTAGTCGTCAACTTAAAACATAATGGAAATGCACCAATAGGAATATTAGCCTTATTTTTTGAATTAGTATTTGATATTATTTGTGATCTAAATTCTTCGTGATGTTCATCACTTTTAGCACCCACATCAATTAATTTACTAAAAAATTTATCACAATCATTAGCTAATATACTAAAAACATTATTTAATGTTGGTTTAAATCCTAATGTTTCAATCGTCCTTTCATTAACAAGATCATCATACTTCTTTTTAGCTGTCTCGTAATCCTTTTTTATTTTATTTTTTTCATTATAAAGAGTAACATAGTACTTAGTTATATCGATACCAAGAAAACTAGTTCTTTCTATTTTAGTTCCGTTAATAGATAATTTATCTGGTATATTTGTTGATGATACACTCCTTATTAACCCTTTTCTATTAGATGGTAATGGTATTATTTCGGTAATATTTTTTAATAAATTTTCTGTTATAGTTTTATCGAGCAAAGTCAATTTCGCATTATATTGACTACTATCTTCCGCTTTTACATTAGTATTGCCGTCAACAGTGGTTCTATTTATGATTGCAAGTATTAATCTTTTTCTGTAATCATTTGGTATATCGTTATCTCTAATATATGAATTATATTCACTAACACTATTCAAAAATTCGATTTCGTTTTCTTTTGATTGAGGATCATTGGCAAAGTCTGCGTTATGCAGTAATATTCTTGTTTGATTACTAAAGCCTTCAGAATAATTAAAAAGTATTTTATCTATTGATTCTAATGCATTTTTAACCTTTTCAAATTTTAATAATGATTCTTTTACTGTTTTAAGTTCTTCAGATGTATTATTTAATTTAATTATTTCAGTATTTCTCCTTTTTAAATTTTGTATCAATTCATATGTGTTTGTTGGAGGTGGTACTTTTACTTTACTACTACTTTCGGTAAAAGCAGTACTACCATTAGTATCCATAAATGGTATAACTTTAATATAGTTAAAAAGTATGTCGGTCAATGGTGAAAATGTTCTTGACGTAAACTTTGCTGATATGTAATAATTACCACTTGTACCGTCAAATCTTGTACTCTGTTCAAGAAGATGAAGCGTATACGTTAATTTTTTACCATAATAACCTTTTATTGTCAAAGTGAATATTGGAGGAGGAAAATCATATAATACAGCATATGGTGAATCAGAACCCTTATTTAAAAGATTCATTCCTTTTACATCGACAAATTCTATATTTACGATAGGTACAGCACTTGGTGTTATTGAGATATTTATTGATTCAATTCCAAATCCCTCATAACGAGTTTTTCCATCTGCAGTATTATTCGTCCAGTTTGTTGTGTGATACTTATTAAATGGAGAATTGCTTGATTGTTCAAAACCTAACATATTTATGTTGACAGTTGTTGTGTCAGTTTCTTGATTTACACCTTGTGCAGATGCTACCATAATTGTTTTGCCTCTTCTTATGACAGACAACTCAACAAATATTGATATCTTCTCATATTCTGGCATACCATTATAGTTCGATTGAAATTTTGATACTACATCAATCGGGTCAATAAGGTTAACTTTTGATGTTGGCATATTTTAAAATTTAAATATAAATAGTAATCCTATTAAAACCGTTCAATATATAGTTTATGCATGAAAAATCAGTATTTATTTTTAAAGATAGTAATAAAAAATGATATACACAATATTAGCGCAGATTAGTCTTGAGGGTTTTGATAAAGCATCAGAAACCAGTATAGTTTCAGGTGTACTTGTATCAATTGTATTAATATTATTTGGTGTTTGCTATTTTCTTTTTAGAAAGTATGAAAAAACAAAAGATGAACATCTCATACTACAAGAAGAATTTTTAAATAAACTAAATGAGCTTCAGAATAAACATAATGATGAGGTGAAAAAATTAAATGCTGCTCATGCTGATGAAATAAAGAAGTTAAATTCTGAACATGCTCAAAAAATCGAAGCAATTCAAAATAATGCGATTAAAAGAGAGGAAGAAAGGTCAAGACAATGGCTTGAATCTGAAAAAGAAACATTAAACGTCTTGAATGGGGTTACATCATTACTTGAAATGGGCGAAAAAATGGATCAAACAAATAGAAATAGTATCTATATGAAACTTCAAGAAATGGAAAATAGAATAATATCATCAATTGAATCAATAAAAAAGGAAATAAAATGACTCTCGACAACTATGATAAATTAAGGGCACTAAAAAAGATTAATTCATACATAAACGAAAGAATTGAACAGTTAGCCGAAAAAAATGAAGTAGAATTAATTTATGGTGATAATATATTTATTAATGATAATGGTGAGACTACGTATCAAATATTGAGATTAGATAAGGATTATAGTACTGGGATTATTGTGAACAATGAATTTAAAAGAATTATTTGTGTGAAAGGATTATTAAATATTAATTTCCCAGAACATGATGACCATGCCCTAGTTCATTCACCTAATACCATATTAATACCACCAAAAACACAACATATTATTAGTTGTCTTGATAATTGTGAAATAATAATAGTTTATAAGCCTAATTCTACTATAACTAGATATAAAATTATAGAAGAAAATAGTATTTATAAAAAGAAAAAAAACTAATATGTCTAAAATTTTAGGGAAAAACGAGACTGGTTACGGAATTCTTATTGAGCATGATGCTGGTTATATTGATTTGGAATTGAACCCCACACTTGTCACAGAATCAACCAAATTTAAATTTGATCCTGATAAACCTGTTTTAGTTAATTGTATACTTCAAAAATGGGGTGTAAAAAATAAAAACGGTAGAATATACCCTAAAGAGGTATTAATGCGTGAGGTTGATAATTATGTAAAAAATATGGTTGAAAATTCTTCTGCTATATCTGAAGCAGACCATCCAGATTCATCTGTGGTGTCTTTAAATAATGTATCACATCTAATTAAAAAGACTTGGTGGGGTAGTGGCGAAAATCAGAACGTGTTATTTGGTCAAATAGAGATTATCACATCTCCAGCATATATGCGTAATGGAATTGTGTGTATGATTGGTGACAAGATAGTCGAATATCTAAAAAGAGGTATTAGATTGGGTATTTCAAGTAGAGGTATTGGAACACTTAAACAGGTTAATGGTGATAATATTGTTCAAGACGATTTCGAATTAATTTGTTTTGATTTAGTTGCATCACCGAGTACACCCGGTGCATATCTTTTTCCTGAAATGACATCATTTAATGGACTTGGTGAAAGTCATGTTTCTAATAAGAATTCAATAAATGAGTATGATAATGTATTAAATGTATTGAATAAGTTTCTAATAAAATAATTCTTTTAATTACCATTTTTTATAAAAAACTGTACTTTTTAAAAATAAATTACTATTTATAATTAAGAAAAAAACATAAAGGCAATTTTCTATGAGTAAATCAGTATTAGAGGAAGCTGTTTTAGAGGTAAAACAGATTAAAGAAGCTGCAGAAAAATCAGCTATGGAAAAATTAGCTAATGCCATGCCTAAAGAGTTTGATAAATTCTTAAAAGAAGAATTAAATAAATCCACAATTAATGAGTCAACTACTGTTGACATTAATAAAGAATCACAAAAAAATAAAGAGTCCGTTTCGGATAATACTGAAGAGCCTACTATTGGAGATAAATTGGCGAATAAAGAACAATCGTGTTGTGATGACGAAGTATTAAATATGACAAATCTAAGTCTTGATGACATAGAGGCTGCATATGACAATGCTAATTCTGAAGATGAGATTGAAATTGTTAGTGATTCTAACTCAGAATCGGATGATGATATTATCAGTGACGATATGATGAAAGAAATTGAGGAAGAATTAACACGCATGAGTAATTATTCTGAAAAAATGTTTATTGATGATTTAGTTACTGATGATAATTCAGGAATAAAAGAATCTGAGACTTCTGATCCATATAAATTCATGAAAAAAATGCATGAAGAACTTAGTGAAGCTATCAAGGCAATAGAAGAAAAACTTTCTGTTGAAAGTTACCAAAATGAGTTTGATAGTAAAATGACTGAGATGTATGGTGAAGAATTTAAGGAATCATTAGGTGAGCAGAAATATAACGAAATGTTCGAAATGTATAAATCTAATAAAATGAAAAAAGAAAAAAAGGCTAAGGTGACTGATGTTGCACCATTTACAGATGAAAAAAGAGATAAAATGTCTGAAGTGGTAGCTTCTGATGGTCACGAAAAAGGCAAAGAAGTGGATGAAGCACATGGCATTTCACTTTCAAATAATAAGAAAGTTAGTGGTAATAAAACACCACGATTAGATTACAAAAACTATGCAAAAAACAAAGTTAGAAGTGCAGTTCAGGAATCTAAAAAACTTTCTTCATTATTGGAGGAAAATAAGAAGCTAACAAAAAAGCTCAACGAGAACAAAGCTAAAGCTAACGAATTAGCTGGTGTTGTTGATCAATACCGTTCTGCTCTTGAGAAGTATAGAAAGCAACTTACTGAAATGGCTGTGTTTAACAACAACTTGGCACATGTAAACAACATTCTTTTGAATGAAGATTTTACATTGACAAGTAGTGAAAAAAAGAGCATCATCGATAGATTCAAAAAGGTATCGACATTAGAAGAATCAGAAAAAAAATATAGAGAAATAATTTCTGAAATTTCTAAGAAAAAGAAGTCGGTTAACGAATCTATCGAAGAAAAACTAACCGACTCAATCCAACCTTCAAGTGCTAATGTTTTAGGTACTGTAGTAGAAAATACAGTATTTGTAAATGAGCACGTGAATAGGATTAAAAAATTAATGGATTACGGTATAAAAAAGAAATAATAATTATTAATAATTAAATCAAAAAATTAAAAATGGGATTTTTAATTGAAAGTGCAGAAGTTGGTAATATCGGTCTTAAGCAATTAAGAGAACAAAGAGAAATTACTACCAACAGATGGGAAAAGATTGGACTTTTAGAAGGGCTTGAGGGTCACATAAAAGAGAACTGTGCTCAATTATTTGAGAATCAGTTATCTTATATGATTAACGAATCAACAGATTCAGCATCTTCAGGACAATTCGAAACAGTTGCATTCCCTGTTATCAGACGTGTATTTGCTAAATTGTTAGCAAACGACATCGTATCTGTTCAGGCTTTGAACTTGCCAATTGGCAAATTATATTACATTAATCCTAAGATTTCTGTTAGAGGTTCTGCTAACGAGCACACTTCACCTGATGGTGCTTATTCGAATGCAGCTACTTTGACACCATCTCAAAGAACTCAGTACGAACAAAGATCATTGTATGATGCATTCTATGCTACTGAGTATGGTGATGAAGGTACATCATTATTTGATAGAAGCAAGGGACGTTTTACAGTTGTTAGTGGTACAACTTATCTTGATCCATCTTATACTGATGGTGACAGAGTTGCTACTTTAACTGTATCTGGTTTCTCAATCTCAAATGGTAAACTTGTAGGTCCTTCTGGTGTTCCTATGGATACTGAATCATTCTTAGCATCACTTAAAGTGACCGCTGTAGATGATTTAAATGCTCCTGCACCATTCCAAGATGCTTCAATTGCTGCTGGTGAACCTATTCCTTATAGTGTCAAAGTACAAAAATATGGTCAGGCTATTGTTAATAAACAAGGACAACTTGTATTAACTTTAGACTTATCATATCCTGGGCAAGATGGCTATAAAGGTTTAACTGCTGGAACAACAACCGATTTCGTTGTTACTTATAGAGTATACTCTGATCTTGAAGAGGATTCGGAAATGGCAGAAGTTACTTTCGAATTAGATGAAGTTACTGTTGCTGTTGAAACTCGCAAGATGAGATCACAGTGGACTCCTGAACTTGCTCAAGACGTAAGCGCATTCCATAATATTGACGCTGAAGCTGAATTGACAGCATTGTTGTCGGAGCAAATGGCAGCTGAAATCGATCGTGAAGTTCTTAGAGATTTGCGTAGAGGTGCGGCTTGGACATTACGCTGGGATTACAACGGATTGCGTAAGCAAACCAACGTTTATTATGGTACACAAAAGGACTGGAATCAGACCTTGATGACCAAGATTAACCAAATCTCTGCTCAAATCCATAAGTCAACTTTAAGAGGTGGTGCTACATGGGTTGTTGTATCACCTGAAGTGTCTGCTGTGTTTGACGATTTAGAATACTTCCATGTATCTAATGCCGCTCCTGAGCAAGATAAGTATAACATGGGTATAGAAAAGATTGGTGTATTACAAAACCGTTACCAAGTATATCGTGATCCTTATTCACCACCAAACACTGTTTTGATTGGTCATAAGGGTTCGTCAATCTTGGAATCTGGTTACATCTACGCACCATATATACCAATGCAGTTAACACCAGTAATGTACAATCCATTTGACTTCAAACCTATTCGTGGTATTATGACTCGTTACGCTAAGAAGATGATCTTAAACCGTTACTACGGTAAAATTCTTTGCGATGGTCTTGAAGTGTTTGGTATCGGCGATTTAGTGTAGTCGATAACTAATTAAAACTAAAGGGTTGCAAAAAAGCAACCCTTTTTTGTTTCAATACTATTAATATAAAAATATAAGAAACCTTACAGAATCAAATCAAATAACAAATCCAATTCATATAAACAAAAATTTAAATATCAATAAAAATTCATTATATAAATATTTTTATAACATTATACTTCATGTTTTAATCATTACTTACCTATAAAACTATTTTTTTTATTTCTTAATAAATTTCATAATATTTTATAATATAAGGATTGTATTTATTTATAGGAAAAATTATCCAATGAGTAGATATGGTAATAGTGTTAGCTTTGGCTCAGTAATGATTTGGTTTGGTCTTTTAATTTTAATTACACTACCTATATTGTTAATTCTTATAAATCGTAAATATCTTGATGTAGATATTAAAGGAAACGATAACACTATAAAAAAAAATAAACATTGAAAGAAAAGACGCATTTAAAAATCATCAAATGGAAAAAGATAGTTTACTAAAACTTAATCAATGTTTATTTAAAAAAGATAGTACTATTATAGTACTTGAATATAAAATAAAAAAACAAAATAAAAAAATCGACTCACTGAATAATATTATAAAAACAATGCAGATGAGTGGAGATATAAAAAAAATATTAAAATAGCTGAATGAAGATCATTGACAAAACTTGGAAAGTAAGTAAAAGATACTTTTTAAACGTTAATTTTTTAAAGAAAAATATAATATCATCAAGTAAAAAAAATAACAATCATTGGTTACAAACCATATTAAAAATGTAATTAGTCATTAACTTCAATTTCTGCTTCGGAAATTCCCTTTATCATATCATTTATCTCTTTGTCCCATGCATTAATAATATCAGCATATTTATGTATGTTATTGAATATCTCTAATCTCTCAATATAGTTGGTATATGTTGTATATATTAACTTAGGAATATCCAATTCTTCAATCTTGATTAAATTTATTTTATTCGGAAAATATTCCTCATATGGAATTTTTTCGAATTCATTTAAATGAACTATTTTCAATTCTTTAATTGGATCAGGTAATAATACGTATGCCTCCATATATAATTTATTCCAGAAAAAACCTTTCTTTTTCTCCAAAATAAAATATACTATAATGAATTGTTCACCCTTTTTTTTGGCAACTTTTATTCTTTCATCTTTAGTGCCACCTATAAAAAAATTTCTTACCATTTTAGAATCTGAATTTAAAATTTCATTTATTTTTATTTGATCACTACTCATCATCTTTTACGTTAGTCCATTCATAATCATAAATCAATTCATTTTTAGCACGAGTCATTGCAACATATATTAGATTTTTTTCTTGCTCTGCCATCCATGCCTTAGATACTCTCATGGGTAATTGATCTGGTCTAATAATAAAGACTCTTTCGGCTTCTAACCCCTTTGCTTTATGAATCGTACTCAATACAATACCACTAACATTTTCAGTAAAAATCGATTGAATTTTTTTTCTTAATTCTTCAATATCATTAACTTGCTTTGCCATGAAGTTTAAAACTTCAACCTTATCAATAAAATTAACATACGCACTACACTCATGAAATTTAGTTATACCTTTCTTTCTTAAAATACCTTGCATTTGAATAAGTTCATTATATAATCCAGCACTCATGGTGGATAGACTTTTATATTTTTTTATCATATCAAGTAATGATAATCCAATATCGCTACCTTTTATCGTCACTTTTTTACCTTGTGCTAAAAGTTCAAAAAACAATACGACTAATGGTGCTGTAGTTCTACACAAGACAAAATCACCATCTTTTGCATCGTATACGCTACCTTTCATTACCACACCATCAGGAGCATTTTCTCTTGGCATAATATCTGGAACTAATTGTTGTGCGTGTTCGACAATTTTTTTCGCACAACGAAATGTGGTTGTTAATGGTAATATTTTTGGATTATTAAATTTTCTAAACCATGCAAATGATTTGTGATCTGAACCAGCAAATGAATATATTGATTGTTTTTCATCACCGACAACTATAGTTCTTCCAACATAATTATTAAACATATCACGTTTTACTAATCTTTTTACGAGTTCTTGCTGCGCTCTTGACATATCTTGTGCTTCGTCAATAAAAATATAATCGAACTGTTGTACCCATATTGTTTTATCTACAGCAGGTAAAAATATCATATCAATAAAATCAAATGTAGTTCTATCTTCCATGGCACTATCCAATACAGATAAAACTCTTTTAATATCTAAAGGTTCAGAATACACTATATCATATTTCTCTGCAATATATTCAACATATTTCTTATCAAATGTCATGGTTAATCTACATAAATCAACCATCTTACGAATAGAAGATTTATAATCGGGAATTTGATCTATAGTAAAATCTCTTTCAAGATTCCAAGTTTCGGATTTCTTTTCTATGATTTTACTTATCTTGAATTCATCCATGGTGATTTTATCACCATATTTTCTTTTAATAGCCATCATACCTAAACCATGTGATGTGTAACATTTCACATCTTCAGGCAATTTAAGAGTTAATTCTTCTTTAATGTGTCTATTAAAAGCAAGAAATATTTTACTCTTATTTTTAGGTAGTAATTTTGCGATATGAATAATAGTTGTTGTTTTTGATGCGCCTGCTCTCGCTTCAATAAGAAGATTATCATTACTATTTAGTGCTGCATCAAAAATAACTTCTTGTTCCTTTGTTGGTGGATATGGAAATACTGGTAATTCTTGGGATTTACAGTTTATTGTTTTTTCAAAAACCTTTTCCATTTTATTATTTTTTTTACGCTTCATTCTTTGAATCTTTTTCATTCCTTTCTGAAGAATCTAATAGTATCCATTTAGGTTTTTTTATGTTTTTCCAATCTAACTGATAGACTTTCTTTTCATCTAATACGAGTACTTTGATATTGTTTTTTCTTATATATATTTTACTATTAAATACAAATGCTTTTAAAACATTCTTTAAATCTGATTTACTATCTACTACGATATCAAACTTAGTACCATTATAAACTTTATTTATTGGTACATTATTGATCATTGATGATTTAATAATCTTTGCAATTTCGTCACTGATATTTCCAATTGAAATAGCTGTATTTTGTAATATATTTAACGCCTGATTAGATATCTTTTGGTTATCAGGTTTTCTCATATTTCTATCTATAACATCAAAGAGTATGTATCTGGTCATTTCCAATACAAAAAATCTATGTGCAGGTATATCTTGAAATTCTGGATTAAGATAGATATAGGGTCTACCATTATCATTTAGTCGTATTTGATATTCAATCTTAAATGTCATTTTTTGAGTATTTATATAAAAATACAAATATAATAAAATGGCACTAATAAGCAAAACGGATAAAGAAAAACTTTATTTAAAAGTTAAACATGAATTGGGGTATCCGATTAGACCTATTCAAGTCACAGATGAGATGTTAGACTCATTTTTAGAACTCTCTATAGAAGATTATAGTAGTTATGTTAATGAGTGGTTAATTCAACAACAATGGGTATCTTTACAGGGTTTAGATCTTAATAGTGCCGATTTTTTAACTGCATATAGCACAAAATCGAATGATTTCATGAGAAGTTTTACTTATGCCTATTCTAAACAAGTAGGTTTAGGTACAAATGCTCCTGCTGGTGATAAATGGGAATTAAAAAGAGATTTCATTACGATTTCAGCAGATACACAACATTATGTAATACCAGCTAATAGAGAAATTAATGAAGTTTTGTGGGAAACTCCACCATCAATTGACCAAGGTATAAATGACCCTTTTGCCTTAACTAACTGGACTGCGGGACAATTTGGATGGTCGTATATGGGTAGACCTGCTATGTATGTTCAACCAACATATTCTATTCTTTTATCTGCACAAGATAGAAGAATGAAACAAAGAGTATTACAATCAACACTGACATATAGAATTACTGGTCAGGCTGATGGTACAAAGCTATTGCATCTTTACCCTATTCCCGGTAAACGAAATGAAATTGCTGGTCGTTGGGGTAAACATTATGAAGGTAGAAAAGTGTGGTATTTCTATTATGATACAAAAGATTCTGGAAGAGATAAATGTTTAGAGGAGAATGAAGATATAATTAAATTACCAAGTGATGCTCCTACTCAAATCTTGAGATGGGATAAATTAAATGATGTAGCGAAACAGCAAGTTCGTGATCTTTTCATAGCAAGAACTAAAATTGTTATTGGTGGTATTCGTGGATTCTTTTCTGGAGAAATTGGTAGTACTAATAAGGCACTAACTATGGATTATAGACATCTTTTAGATGAAGGTGAAAAACTTAAAACCGAAACACGTGAGAAGATTTTTGACACACTGAACAAATTATCGCTGGTTCAAATGACCGCTGATAGAGCAGCTATAGCTGAAAATGTTAATAAAGAAAGAGGATATCAACCACCACGTACTCCTATAATGGCAATATAATATGAGTAAGAAAAAAGTTGACATAATTAATTTAGAACATGAACGTTATGGACTATTCATGAGTGAGAATAGTTTTAATCTAGATATTAGTATTGGTAGGGAGTATCTTAAAAGTGATGTTAACTATAAGGTTAAAATCCATAAAATAAACGTTATTGAATCTAAAGTCCATAAATTATATGGGCAAGCAAAACCATCAGATAAGAAATTTTTTCCACCAGTAGAACTACATGCCTTAGTTGAAATTAACGATACCGAACAGAAAAATTATACTGATGGTGGTGCTGTTAGAGATGATATTACTTCGATAGTAGTTAATGTATATCTACAAGAATTGGCAGAGAAAAATATTGAAATACTTAGAGGTGATATTATAGAATATAACATGTCAGGCGAGAGACCAAGATATTTTGAAGTTGAGAATGCTCAGAATGTTACTGATGTAACATCACAAACGATTGCCAATTTCAAACCGTATTGGAAAAAAATAACTGCAATTCCAGTTAAGGAAGATGTCTTACCATTTCTTAACGAAACTAAATAATCATATCGATTCTACTGGAATATCCATTAATGAATCTAATGAATCACTAATATACGCATAAAATTCTTGAAATTCGTTTTTCACAAATCTTCTATTAAGAATATTTAAATTAAATTCACAAATTTCATGATCGCTATATTTCGATCTTGATAAATCGTAAACTTTATTTGTTTCACCAAATGAAGATATTATACCTGAACCATATATTAATATATCTCCAATTTTGTCTTTTACCAATCCAAATTCAATTGTATACCAATACAATCTACTCATCTTATACTGCCTTTCCTTATCGTTAGAATTAAATATTGCCTCCGCATGTCTACCTAATCTTATCAAAAAATCACAATATTTCTTGTTAACCAAGAAAGGTACATGACCAAATAAATCATGAAACATATCAGGTTGTTCGATATAATTTAACTGATCTGGCTTTCTTATCCAAGTTGTAACTGGAAATTGTTTGTTTTTTAAAAAAGCAAAAAATATATCGTCATCTACAATTCCATTTACAGGGACAATTTCAAATCCTGTTTCTTGAGCGAGTATTTTATTAACTTCATCAAATTTTGGAATCCTGTCACTACCGATTTTTAATTTTAACAATCCATCGTAAAATTCTGTAACGATAGCATCCTTATATAAAAAATAAACATATAATTTAGAATAAAGAGTACTCCAAACCAATTGATCTTCTTTAGTATATGCATCATAATTTTGTTCTGTAATAACATATTTTAATTTTTCATTCATTTTATTCTTTATTTAGTTTGTCTTTAATTTTTTTTAGTTCTACAACAATTCTATCATGTTCTGTTTCTGAATTTATATCCAAATCTTTGGCATAGTCAATATACATATCAATAGCAAATTCAATAAAATCCTTTTCCTTCCTTGACAAATAGATTGTTTTCTTTATAACTAAAAGAATAGCAATCGATAATAGAAGTACTGTAATGGATAATATTAATATACATGCTATGAAAACATTCATTCAAATTTATAACAATTATTCCATGTAGGTAAATTTCTATCCTTTTCAGAGATTAAGGGAAGTCCATTATCCACAAACCAATTTATTTTAAGATCGGGATCATTATAGACAATACCAGAATCACTTTCTCTATTATAATAATTATCACATTTGTACATGAAATATGCTGAATCAGATAACACGGCAAAACCATGTGCACAACCACGTGGTATATATATTTGTTGTTTTGCTACTGAATCAATATCATACGTCAATACCTTACCAAATGAAGGGCTACTTTTTCTACAATCCACAATTACATCTAACACTCTACCCATTAGACATGTCACAAGTTTGGCTTGTGCATGTATTCCTTTTTGGAAGTGCAGCCCTCTTATTGTACCAGATACAGAAAATGAAATATTATCTTGTACAAATTTTGTATTTCTATCAATAATACCAATATCAATATATCGCTCTAAATTAAATAATTCTGTAAAACTACCTCTGTAATCGTTAAATACAGTAGGATATATTATAAAACAGCCTAGTATATCTGTTTCTACTACTCTCATAATTCAAATTTTTAACACCAACCCAAAGATTTACTTATAATAGGACATTCAGATGTAAATATTCTTTTTATTTCTTTCGCTATCAATTGTATTTCTTTTTGTGCGTGCTCATCATCTCTAATTTCCAAAAAATGAATCCATGATCTAATACTACCAGTCATATATATTTTAGTTTCAGTTGCCATTGGCAATATCATTCTTGCACACTCTTTAGCTATTCCATTTTCAATTGCCCTTTTATATAATTCTTGAGCTTTAAGAATATTTTTACCGATTTCCATTAAAAGGTCATTATATTCTACCTGATAAAAATTTTCAGCTTCTAATGATAATTTAAATGTGCTATCATTGAAATCTAATTTTGCGATACTAAATGTACTGCTTTGCCTATTCTTTTTTGCTTGAAGTCTGAATTCAATCGATTCTATATTATCTACAATAGCATATCGTTGACTCAATTCTTGAAAAGTAAAACTTCTGTGTCTTAATAATTGAATACCTATTGCTTTTGATGTAATTATTTCAAAAGTTAAATAACTATGTTCAAATGGACTCCAGTGCTTATTCTTTATAAGATAGTTAAGTAATTGTTCTGGTTTTTCAGTTTTATCTTTTCTTGTTGAACTAACTCTTGCTATTTCAACAATATTCAATTCTGCATTAGGTGTAATTGATTTGAGTTTTACTTCCATATTTATAAAAATATATACTTGTTTCTAAAATATCATTATTATAAAAACTTATTTGCATAAGTGATCCATCATCAAACCAATATTCTTTATATATGCCATGTTTTTTATTTTCATTATTAAGAAAATAAATTGACTTTAGAAAACCATTACTATGGTATTCTCTAACTTCCCGTACTTCCGTATCCACCACACCCTCTTTCAGAATCAGATAATTCATTAACTTCTTCCATTTCAAAACATGGAAGTTCTAAAATTATCAGTTGACCACATCTTTCACCAACATTATAAATATTATTTCTCATATTACCTGTTTCATCTTTCAATCGTAAATATCTGAATTTAAGTTCACCACGATATCCACTATCTATAATTCCAATAGAATTTTTCAAAATAAGATTTTTATTTGTAACTGAACTTCTTGGTACAAGTATTCCTAAATAATTTTCTGGTATTTCAACGGCAATACCCGTACCATACTCAATGTAATTTTCGGTTTCATCTATTGAAATTGCAGTCATATCAAAGCCCGCATCGCCTTTTTTTGCTTTATAAGGTGAAACGGCATGTGTTGATAATTTTTTAAATTTTATTTTATTCATAGACATTAAAATCCTATTTTTTTCTTTTTCTTAACAAAATTAGTTGCATTATTTTCTTTATCATAATTTAAAAGATCAGTCAATGGTAATTCTTGTGTAAATTCCTTATCAATTCCAAGTTTTTTAGCTAAAGCATTTACTTTAGCCACAGTCAGATTTTTAAAATCATACGAATATAGTAATCTTCCTTTTCTTAACAAAGCCTCATCTATTTTTTCGGTAGTATTGATGGTTAAAATCATCTTTAAATTAAGATAATCTCCTAAAATACCATCACTAATATTTAATATTGTTGCAATATTCCAATTGTCACCTTCATCTCTTGATCTTAATAATTTTTCACAATCCTCGATTATTAAAATCTTATTATTTAACTCTTGAATAATAAATGGTAGTGAAGAAGGATCAGAAAACAATTCAATATTATTTGGTGGTAAATAGCAAAATTCTCTTGGAATATCTCTTATCATGTACTTTATAAGGGAACTTTTACCGCTTCCCGGTACACCGCTCATAATGATGATTCCATTTTCATCTAATTCAATATTTTTTTTCAATTCAGAATATTTAAAATCATCATTGTAATAGAGATCGAAATCAATATCAATTTTTTTTACATCAATAGCTTGTATTTCATAACCATGCGATCTTCTCGTTATTATTTGAACCTTTTTATCTATCTTACGGTGATGTTTACTAAGAAATTTGATTAATTCTTCTATATTTTTTGTTTCTTGAATATAGAAGCATGTAACATTTAAATTATTCCTACTTGATCTCTCAATACTTAAAATTGCTTCATAATTTTCTTTTGCAAAAACTGTAACACTATCACCATAATAAAAATCATCAATTGCAAAATTACTTTGTGTGGTGTTTTGTTTATCATTTCTATTAAGATTTTCGTGTTTGTATAATAAATAAAAACCCAATTCATTAAGTTTTATGTATAAATCATCCTTCAATAGATTTTCGACTGTAATAGAAAATGAATCAATATTTAAGGTATTATTAAAATACGATATAATATTTTTTTGTAAAATTCCGAAATCAGAATCAAAAAAATGTGAATAAATATCTCTTGTTTCAGGTTTAGAAAATTTAGGTATATACGTTTTATTATTTTGTTTTATTTTCATGTATTTAGTTTGTTATTTAATTCATCTAATTTTCCTAAAATATTTATTAAATCCGTATCACTAATACCAGTATCATCGATATTATTATCAGTTTTTATTTTCTGTATTTTATCGAATAACTCTTGAGATTGTCTAATTTCATTATTTAAAATAGATAATCTATCTAGGGTGTTTCTTGCAATAAATCCTTTATCATTAAAAATTTGATTATTGACATAATTAGCTTCTTCAGCATAAAACTCAAGAGCCATTTTCAATAATTTAATCTGATTTAATAAATGCTGTTCGTCAACCATTATTTGATTGGCTTAATTTATTTTTTAACGCTTCTTCAATCTCTTCATTAATATTTTGAATCTCAAAATTCAACATTTTAAATTCTTTAGAATAGGGATATTTGTTATTATTCTTAAAGTTTTTATTGTGATATGTGCCCTGAGATTCTGCGGTTTCAAATTCAGTATAGACCGCCTTATCTACATTATAATACGAATATACAACTCCCTTTTTAAAGTAAATATATAGGATTTGTTGTTTAGGTAAGTATGTGGTTTTTAATAAGTTAGATGAATCATATATTGCCTCAATAACATCTTCAACACCATTATCATCTAATTGTACGACTCTTTTTAATAACATAATTACAAATATATAAAAATTTAAATTACTTGTAAAGAGTATTTATAAAAAATATATAAGAATGGCATTACCGAGAAAAAAAGAAAAAATTCCAGTAAATATAGATCCGCCAAAGATAGGAAGGGAATTCCTTAAATTTGGAGCAGATAGAGTAGAGGAATTAATGCGCCAAACTGATAATAAAACAAAGTATTTTCCATACACAATAAAATTGGAGGATATTGATTTAGCCGCATATGAATATGTTGAAAAGGGTGAAATGAAATTAGTAATAGATGGTAAGGATGTACCTGTTATTTGGTTGGATAATGAAAGATGGGGGGAATTCTCACAAACTTGGAAATATACTGACAAGGATAAAAATATATTGACTCCGTTTATAACTGTTAGGCGATTTGCAAAAGAGCAAGGTACTCGATTAGGTACTAAATGGAGAATTGCACAGGGTAAAACATTCAGATACATTGATGTTCCCGTATTGGATGATGGTGTTATAATTAATTATAGAATTAAAATTCCTGAACCTGTAAATGTTGATTTAACTTATGATGTTAGATTATTTGCCAAATATATTGTTGACATAAATGAGTATGATGAAAAAACACTAAGAAATTTTGCTAGTAGACAAGCATATGTTTTCGTCAAGGGAGTTCCATTTCCAGTATTATTAGACGAGATTAGTGAAGAAAATACTGTACAAAACATCGATGGTGATAGGTATTTTGTTACTGCATATAAACTTAAAGTTCAAGGTTATATTCAGAATGAAAAAGAATTTGAAGTAATTAAAACTACCAGACCACTTAAGATTTCTTATAAAATAAGATGATATTTCATAGCTTCAAAAACCATACCCTTATAGTTCTATAATCAATTTTACCATCTTTATAGTCATGTGCTATTTTGCTTTCATAAAATTTGTCAGATAAGTCGCTCCACCACCACGATGGTAACGAACCGCTAACAAGCAATGTGAAACACGCCTTAATTCTCTGCTTAATCGAAAGTTTGTTTTTCATATCAAATTTATTTTTAATTTATAATTTCGTGTTTCAAAAATGACCGCTAACGGTTGCAAATATAAAACGTTTATTATGTAAATAAAAAATAAGATTTTTATTTTCAAATTAAATTATGCAGCACCACCAGCTTGTAATGCAGCAGGTAATAATTCTCTGACTTTTTCAGCTAATTCTAAACCTTTGATTGCAGATAAACCACCTTCAGCTGTTGCTAATGCAGTATGACCAGCTTGCGCTGCTGTAATTGCACCATGTATTGAAACAACACCTAATCCAGCAACAATCATAGTTAATATAGTACCTGCCAATTGATGTCTTTGTTCATCATCCATATAACCAGTAATTGGTTTTAATATTGTCTCTATTGCATCAATATATTTATTATGTATTGCGTGTCCAAACTGTGACATTTTATTTCCAACCTTTTGTAGGGTTTGTGCATTAACTTTAATACCTAATTTATTAAGTCCTTGACCCATTAATTCGATAATTTTAGGTACAGCTAATACAGCACCAGCTGCCATTAATAAACCTTCATTAACCACCAATTCTTTTTGTTCTTGTTCTACTTCTAGTTGACCATCCCTGTCACCTGTTGTTGTAGCAACCCTTTTCAAATCTGTAGGTAATGCTTGAATAATTTTAGCCATTGCCTTATTTAATTCTTGGTCGAATTGTGGATTATCCAATATTTGATCTATGTTCTGATCAGGCGTGACTTGTCCTTGTTGTTTAGCAGATTGACCTCCGCCAATATTATTGGGAGCATCTTCATTAAGAAATTGATATTTACCTAATGACTTATTATAGGTAGATAATTGTTTCATTCTTTTTATTTGCTCATCAAGCGTGTATATTCTTTTCATATTAGTATAATTTTATATAAATACATGTATTATGGTACAAAATACGTATTTCCACTTAAAGCAGTCCCACCAGTAGGATATATTACTTTTTCTTCAAGTAAAATATTAAGATTTTCGTTAATTTTACTTACATAATTATAATTAATAAATTCTCTCGCATTTAAAGTTACACCAACATCAAACGTTCTATTGGTTTTATTAATAGTACAATCAAAATAAAATATATTTTCTGTAGTATCTGAAATTTTAGATACATTAAAAAATAATTGCTGTTTACCTTTTTTTGCATTAAAAAAACTTAGTTTAATATAAACACTATCACTAGTTAGATTATCTAAATCGTCTACATTTAAAAATATATTATTAAACTCCCTATCAATGGGTAAGTTATAAATTGTTGAAAATCCTGTAGGATAATTATATAAACCTAAAAATCCAGTATATAACAATTTTTGGGATTCTGATTTTATTGAATCATATACTTGTAATATATAATAGCTTTTGATAATATTATTTCTGTTAAAATCATTTACTGTAAACCCTGCATTTTCTAGTGTTAAACCATATGATGTCGTTCCTGTATTATAAAAATTAAAATAATATGCAATATTACTTATTGATTGAAACCTAATCACTTCTTTATCTTTTGCAGGGTTAATTGACAATCCTGTTTTTTCTTCAATAAAATTACTAAGCCCGTCGGTCAACCCAGTATGATTATTTCTACTTGATAGATTAATTAATATGTTTTGATCATTACCTGTTTGACGTATTTTATGTTTTTGAAACTTCAACATAGTTTACTTAAGTTAGATAGTGTATTTGTGCTACTATATAGTTTTTGATTATCTTTGTACTTTATTTGGCTAAATACCTGAGCAGTATTCTCATGATTTAAATCAGGTATTATAGATAATAAGTAGCTATTAAATACATAATGTTTTTGATTTACAAAAGGGAAATTTACTCCCTGCCCATTAATTGGATCGGAGAAACCTTTAGGTAAAATATCTCTCCAAACATAATTACCATCATTCGCACTCGATGGAATTGCATAGTATGGTATTCTGACTATATCTTCATATGAAGTACCAGAAATATTTACCTGTTCAACTTCATTAGAGAAAACATTTAATGGTATCTTATAAAATGGATTATATTTAAAAACCAATTGTTTGGTGTTATTATTATATGGGCATGTTATAAAATATGTTTGCGCAGATATTACATAATATCTATAATTGTCGCTATCATATTCAATATAATCACCATAGATGATATCACCAATATTATACCCATTTAATGAATCATATGTAAATAAGGTTTTAATACCTGAAGGAAATGTTAGTCTTTGCATCAATTCAGGTTTAACTTCATCTATTTTATATACTGGATATAAGTAAACCTCGGTTATTGGGAAATGTAGTGCATCAAGCAACCCACCGACATTTATTTCTGTTTTAAAATTGAAAGCGTATTGTTGTTCATTATATATATTTACTGAAAAACCTGATTTATAAATATCAATATCATTTAATTTTGAAATTACTTTATAGTTTCTAACATATCTATTAGACCCTAGAGATGTATAACCCGTTGAATTAATAAGTAAATACCAATCAAATGAATTAAATATGTTTTTACTATTACTTTTTTGTGGCGAAAAAAAATCAATTAAATTATTATATGTGTTTTTTAATCCATTTAATAGTGACAAATATTCAATTCTACCATAAATCCTATATGATTCACATTGTTGTCTTTCATTATAAAAAACGTCACTAACATCAAGAACATTTCTAATATCATACTCAATTAATGGTTTTTTTTCGTTACTTAAAGATAGCTGTTGATAATAATCGACATTAACAGCACCCTCATATTTTTTTTCTCCTAATTGAACTCTTTTCTGAATATCCATATATAATGATAATTCGTATTAATATAAATAGATATACTCAGAAAATATGAATTTCATAACCAAATAAACATCATTGTCGTATAATATGATAAAAAAATATGAAAAATACAATGAAAACAATGATTTTGGGCTTTTTAGCCTTAGTATTTGCGCTCGGATTATCTTCTTGTGGAGATAAAAGTGAAGACCCTGCACCCCAAAAAACTGACTTGGATTTGGTAAAAGAAGGTATTGCTGGTTCATATTGGAATTTTGTATCTAACGAACTAACTAAGGATGGGGTCACCATCATATATAATGGTGAATGTAGTAAATCATCATATCCCACATGGATACAAAATGCAGTAGATGTTGGAAATATTGATTTCCATTTCATTAATGAAAATCAAGTTGAATTGATTAATACTTGTCTTGGAATCACAGGTATTTCTGATTATACTGTGACAGAAGTTAATGGTAAAATTAGAATTACATTAATTCAAGCAACAACATTTAATTTTGAACTTATTACTCCAGCAAAGGATTTTAATGGCTCTTCAGTTGTAGCACAACAAATTAATGGTTCAAAGGGTAAGTGGACATTTACAAAATAAAATCATTTTTTAATAAAATTAAAATGCTCTGAATTTCAGAGTATTTTTTTTATACTGATATAATACCATTATCAATTAGAAATTGAATGGAGTCCCTTTCACCTATACCTTTAAAAAAATATTTTATTGATGTAGTTCCAGAGTAATTACCAATTAAAGGATTGCCAATAAAGTTATTTGTTGTAAATCCCCTATTTGGAGTATTAGCCATTTTCACTAAATCTTCTCTTGGTACTTCAATGAATGACGTTGGGTGAAAATCTGATCTTAAAAACATACTTGTATCAAAAACACCACCTGCAACTAATTGTGTATTACTTCTAACCATACCGGAAACATTATTTTTATATGGCGTAACGTTGTCTGATATATCAGTAATACCTGCTGTTGTTATTTTAAATTGTGGAAGATACATACCTAAGTTTAACCATTCTGCAGCAAAAACATTTACTTTAGGATCAGATGCATTTGCATTAATATTTGAATAGTTAATTGGTACATTGGTTGCGTTAGTAACCATACCATATGTTTCACCAGTAGATGATCCAACAATTATACAACCAGAATTACGTGCAGGATTCGCTGTTTTATTATTGACAATTCCATATGCTCTATTTGATAAAATATCAATATTACTACCATCAGGATGTGTTATATTACCACTGCCAGTACCATAAACTGTACCATGAAATTTTGTTATACTATATATTTTACCAAATTTAAAAGTATAATACTGTTTTCGCCATATCTCATTTCTTAGTCTACTATTACTAGTACCATTCGGATTACTAATAGTAACTCCTCTTTCATATGTTGGCGCAACTAAAGGAGAGTCATTACCTATTATTGGTGATGATTGAGGTATTTTAATTCTTACAATATCAATTCTATTCCCATCGTTAGAACTACGTTTTTCATAATTATCTAAATCTTCACCATACTTGATAGTAATGAATCCTTTGAATTCCGTAAAAATTCCATTTGGATTATCATCTGTCGTATCAACTAATTCTCCAAACTCATTTAGTATTTTTTTTCTTCTATTACATGGTATATTTAAAATAAATAAACCATCATCTAATATTTCGCTATACTGTGATTTATCTAATAGAAGTATATCTCTCATCGTATCAATATCACCACTATTGATTTTATCATCAGTAACAGTATTTGGATAGTAAAATACTGATATATCGAATATCCCTTGTCTTTTAGATTCAATGTCTAAATTATATCTATATCTATCTGCTGTATTTGTAAATTCAATATTAGGATCTTGATTTGCTTGCATTCTATTTAATTCACCACTCCAACCCCATGCCGCATAATAAGCATCAGTAAATGCATGACCAAATATAGTAAAAGTACTAACTAAAACAGCACGAATTCTAAAATCTTGTCTTGTAATTCCAATTTCATAATTTTCAGTATCACCCCAAAATGGTCTTATTTCAACAGAAATTTCCTGTGTTTCAATATTTGGTAAATCAGATAAATCATTAGATGGTTTTATAATCGAATTATTAATAAATAAATTAGGCGAATAACCTAATTGACTTATCATTGATGCGGGTGTCATTGAAAATTGTCCAATATCAGTTATATCAACTGACATATGAACTGTTTGTATTCCTACAGGAACACCAAATAACATGTAATCTCCAGAATTATTCGTTACTGTTGTATATCTATAATATTTTTCATATACCTCTAAATAAGTCTCATTTGTAAGTATTTCCTCCTTCGGAGGAAAACTTCCAAAAGGTTGAACTGGTTTATATGTTCCATCAGCTGATTTGGTTGCTACACGTGGTAATAAATTATATCTTTTACCATCAACATTTTTATCTTGAGGTGATTTATATGGGTAGATTGCTTTTATTTTAGGATTCAATTCATCTTCATCAGATAAAGGTATAAATATAGAAATTTTAACATTTGGAACACCTATACCATCATTTGCAATTACTCTACCAACCAATACTCCATAGTCAGAATTAAAATTTTGATATGCTTGTTGTTGGTCAATTTTTAGTGATAAAATCTCTAAAAAATCAACATTTTGCTCAAGTTTTACCTGTATGTATTTATCACTTCCATCTAAAGTTGCTTTTATTCTTTGTGACTTATTCATGGAAATCCAGATTATAGCAATTTATAAATACTTAACTGATTTATTTCTTGTTTTTGAGAAAATAGGAAGTATTTATAAAAAAATCTACTGTGGAGTAGGAATAAAATTAAATAGAATAATTTAAATATATAAAATAAAAATATCGAAGATGGCACATGGTTTCATATTTACCTCACCTGGGGTTAAATTCAGAGAGAGAGATTTATCATTTGTAACTAGAAATGTTGGTGTAACTACTTTAGGTCTTGTTGGAGAAACACAAAAAGGACCTGCCTTTGAACCCACATTCATTCAAGATAAAGGTCAGTTCAGAGAAAGATTTGGTTCTCAAAGTGTAGAAAGATTTCAAACAGGTAATTTAAGATATATACTTCCTTACTATGCAAATGCATACTTGGAAGAATCATCACAATTATATGTCACAAGAGTATTAGGGTTATCTGGATATGATGCTGGGACTGCTTGGGCAATTACTTTAAGTGCTGGTGTTAGTGGTGACACCATCACTACTGGCACAACAAATACTCTAACAGGTGTTTCATTCACAAATTTCTCTTACCTTGGTGAAGTAATTTCAAGTAACGGACAAACTGGTACAATATTTAGTGGATTTACTAAAGTAAGTCCGACAACCTTTACTGGTGTAAAGTATGTTTATGAAGTTACTTCGTTATTGAGTAATGGTAGTGGTACTCTTAACTATACAGCATATACTTTGAATGCTATTTCTAATCCTAATTATGAAAACATGGTTCTTGCTGTATTAAGATCAAGAGCTACCGTCAAAGACGAAGATGGTGTTGCGCCAGTAACCAATTTTGAAGCCGACTTAGTGGAAATCTCAGCAAACGCTACTAATACTGGTACTGGTAATTTGTTTGGTCAATTTACTATAAAAGCAATTAATACAGCTATTACAGGTTCTACGAGTGCAGAAACGTATGTTGTATCTCTAAATCCTAATTCGAGAGATTATATTGTTAATGTATTGGGTGACAAACCAAAAGGAAAGAATACAAGATTATATGTTGAATCAGTATTCCCTGATTTAATAAAAAAATTAGATGCTGATTCATTAGCGTATGGTGTTAATAGTTCAGTATTAACATTAACATCTGATATGTTTACTAACTACAGATATCAATATCAGACTCCTGAGACACCTTGGATTGTTTCCGAATTGCGTGGTAATAGAATCGAAAAACTTTTCAAGTGTATTTCAATTTCTGATGGTAATTCGGCTAACAAAGAAATTAAAATTACTATTGCTAATATCAATCCAGTAACTAAAGAGTTTGATGTTATAATTCGTGATTTTAATGATACTGACGATAACATAAGAGTTTTAGAAACGTTTCAGAGATGTACAATGAGAAAAACTGAAACTGGTTATGTCGGTAACAGAATTGGTACAGCTAATGGTGATTACGATTTGAAGAGCAAATATATTATGCTTGAAATCGCAGAGGATGCTCCAGAAGATGCATTCCCTGCAGGTTTTGAAGGTTATAAGCAACCTAATTTCGGGCCAACTGGTATTGCACCAAAGATATTTTATAAAACATCATACTTACCAGATGATAGAATTAATAGAACATATCTCGGTATATCTGAAAGAGGTTATGATGGTGTATCATTAAGGGGTACTGGAATTAATCAGAATCTGTTTAATTTTATTGGAGTATCTAACGACTTGACTAAATCAAAAGGTTTCCACATGGATATTGATGCCACTGGTGTGTACGAAATGGGTGAATTTGAGGTTGGTGCTGCTAACTTCCAAACTTTAGCCGATATTAATAATAGTTCGAATCCATATTCAAATCCACAATCAAGAAAGTTTACTTTAGTTCCTGCTGGTGGATTCGATGGATGGGACGAACATAGAAGTGAAAGAAGTAATACTGACCTATTCAGAAAAGGTGGTCCTTTTGATGGCGTTCCTGATGGTGTTACGCCAACTAACGATTATCAAGCATGGGAAGCTGCTATCAATACTTTCGCTAATCCTGAAGAAATCACAATAAACTTATTTGCAACTCCTTGCTTAAACTTTGCTGATCATACTAGTCTTGTAAAGCAAGTGATTGACATGATAGAAAATGATCGTGCAGATAGTTTATATATATTAGATACTCCTGATGTATCAGTTCCAATTGGTATAGATGAAAGACAAGATGTTGTAGCTGCAGAAGATATTGTTGATTTATTGGATACCGTTGATATCGACAGTAGTTATACTGCAACCTACTTTCCTTGGATTAAAATTTTAGATACCGACAATAATGTAAGTGTGTATATTCCACCTACAGGTCAAGTATGTAAGGCAATTGCATTCACCGATAATATTAAGTTTCCTTGGTTCGCACCTGCTGGTTTACAGCGTGGTATTATAGATGCAAGAAGAGCTAAATATAAATTATCTATTGAGGCAAGAGACATTCTATATAAAGGTAGAATCAACCCTATTGCTGATTTTACTGATGTCGGTAGTGCGGTTTTCGGACAAAAGACATTGCAGGTAAGAGAATCTGCTTTAGATAGAATAAATGTTAGAAGATTATTATTACAATTAAAGGTATTAATCTCTAACGTTGCCATTAGATTGGTGTTCGAACAAAATGATCAAACTACAATTGACGAATTTTTATCTAAAGTAAATCCAATATTGGATACTATTAAGAGAGAAAGAGGATTACAAGAATTCAGAATAATAATGGATGATTCAAATAATTCACCAGAAACTAGAGATAGAAATGAATTATATGGTGAAATCCAAATTAAACCTACTAGAGCAGTAGAATACATTGGAATTACATTTACAATAACTCCTTCTGGAGCAAATTTCGATGAGGTTTAATAATTAAAAATTAATAAATAAAAACCTGTGGAGACACAGGTTTTTATTTTTTTCAATTAGTAAGTATTTATAAAAAAATGACATGTTCATTATTAAAGAATAATTCATATAATAAAAAATAAAAAAAAATGGCAGAACTTATCCGTGGTATACCTTTCGATTATGAACCTAAAAGAGAGAATAGATTCTTTCTTGAGTTCCCTACTGAATTAGGTATTGAAGAATGGAAAATACAAGAGGTTAAAAGACCTTCTATGACAATAAATGCAGTTGAAATTCCTTTTATTAATGAAACCAACTATGTTGCAGGTAAATATAAATGGGAAACAATTGATATTAAATTAATTGATACGATAGGCCCTTCTACGTCAACACAAATTATGGAATGGGTTCGTCTACATGCAGAATCATTAACTGGTCGTATGGGTTATGCTGCTGGATATAAGAAAAATCTCATAATTAAAGCACTTGACCCTACTGGAGTTCAAGTAGAAAAATGGTTTTTGGAGCAATGCATGATTACGAGTGTTGATTTTGGTAACAACTCTATGGATTCTGACGCTGTGCAAATGGTGTCATTTACTGTACAGCCTTGGAGATGTATCTTAAACTATTAATAAGCAATCATTTAAAAAAAAATAAAAAAAGGGATAGTCAAAACTATCCCTTTTTCATATCATTTAAGTAATCAAAGAACCATCTGGTATTTCAATACTCCATCTTTAGTGCGTGAAGTTACTATATTAGTAACTCCTTCTTCTCGAAGATCAGAAATTGTTGCCCTTAGATTTTTAAGTTTAAATTGATTGATTGCTATTTTCTCAGTAACCGATTTACCTGTTTTAAGGTAATTGTACAATTTCTCTTTTTTAGAAATTGTATTTTTTTTGTTTGTTTTTTTTGTTGCCATGATTTTTTGAATTTAAATGGATAATTTTATTATTAAATGTAAAAGTACAAAATAAAAAAGTACCTGTCAAGTGATTTTAAGTAGTTGGTTTTCAGCCATATGTTCATTAATCATTATATCAACATAAGAACTTCTATCCTTTACCTCAAGATATATTGGTTCATCATTGGTGTGGGATACCCATACTAAATAACATCTACCAATCTTAATTCCTGTGTTTTTTTCTATAATTTTCTTATATAAACCTAATTGTAACGAATAAATCTCCATCTCACAATCTTGTAATGGGAATAAACTACCTTTTAATGTATCTCCCACTTTATTCTCTGTATTAAGTTTCTTATTAGTTTTATAATCCCATAGCTGAAACTCTTTCTTTTTTACATTATACGCTAATAAATCAACCATTCCACCAATACCATATTCCACATCACAAATCACATACTCTGTTTTAATTGGAATTAAACTACCATAAGACCTACTAAAAAATATGTCAATTAATTTTTTTGTCTTTATAAATTCATCATAAATCGGATCATATCCAAATACATTAACAACCAAATCCTTAGGATAAGGGAAAAATTTATTATTCCATAAGTTTTCGGCATAATTATGTACGATAGTACCTTTTAAGGTTGCTTTTTTATTTAAAAATTCCCATGCTCTCTCAATTTCTCTTTGATCAAGATGGTATTCATCAGCCTTATGTTGTGACCAATATTGTTTATTAAATTCAGACTGATACCTATGAAGTAAAGTTGTAACTGAAATTAACTCTTTATCGCCAACAAAATACTTATGAACATCATCATAAAATTTGACATTATTAAATTGACTAAATAATGATATTGGTAGATTTTCAATCATGCATTAGAAATGCAATATTATACATATCTAAGAAAAAAATCAAGTAATATTAGTTAATTACAATATTTCTTTGAAGAATACCTTCGAAATTAATCTTTTCAAGATCAATAATCGAACCAGATTTATCTGCAGGTAATCCACTATAACCGTGAATATGATTAATTATTGCTTTTCTTAGTATTTCTAGTGCTTCAACCAAAACATCACCTCTTGTCATTGGATGACCTTGAGTGAATATTTTATTTCTTTCTTCAGAATTAACATCATAAGATTTGAATTTAGGTACACCATCGTGTGATATAATCGCAATTTTATCTGCCATCATCATAGCACTAGATTGTGAACCATCTGGTTCGATTGTTAATTTAATTGATGACGGGTTTTTTTTATTTAAACTAAGAACATTATTTACTTCATGCTTGCCTGCACGTAATTCTATTTCTTTATTTCTCAAAATAATATCAGTATTGTCTCTACCAATTAATGCAATATCATCAATTTTTGGAAACACTCCAATAGCGTTTGGAAACGTTGATGGTGCTTTATCTGGAGCATTTCTAGCTAAATCTGTTGTAGAAAATGCACTTGCAAAAGCATCAAAATATATTGTTTGTGGTTGTGATATGACACTACCCATCCATTGACGACCCTTCTCTGGATATCTTACGTCTTCTAAAATAATTCTTACTGCCTCACCAACTTTAGGATAAACATGAAAAAATTTAGGTAATAATGGATATGCCCAAGGTAGTCTATCATTTGTTTTTTTATCGTCAATACCAGATATTCTAACTTTTATTCTACCACCTTCAGTTGGGTCATCAATACTCACAACTTCACCATAGTATACATTTCTTATAGTTGTGTCTTTATTAGTATCCCTTCTATAAGGATCACTGGTAATTAAAAACTTTCTATCGTATGCCATCTTTTCTTCTATTTAATTCAGCTATTAATGCAACATACTGTTCTTCTAATTTATCTAATTCACTTATAAGGGTATCTATCTGATATGTTAGATCAATTATTTTTTGTTTTTTATGTTCGTGATCTTTAACAGTATCATCTATTTTTTTTATTATTTCAGTATCAGTATAATTCTCAAACATAATTATTGTATTTGACCATATGCAGTAGTAAATGTTATTGTAGAGCCAAACACAGTAACAGGTCCTGCTGGTGAAGCACCTGCAGCACTCACTGTCGTACCGGGTGGAATACCAACAATTACAATTGCATCTTCGTGAAATCCACGAACAATTTCTTCTATTCTAATTCTTTCCATGATTTCATCTGGGCTTACACCACCACTTGGCAGTGCTCCAATTGGTACACCAGCTTCACTTTTTCTAGAAATAATTCTACTTGCAATTTTTGTTGGTGATAGACCACTTTTCCTTCTTACACCAACAAAAAGAATTGGTGCAGGTAACACTGTTGGTGCGCCAGCTGTTTGTAGTTTTAGTATTTTCTGAAATCCAGAAATTATCGATGATATGTTACTATAATCTACTGCCATAATATTAATAATATTATTATTAATATTATTATTTTACATCAAACCAAACCCATCCTAATAAAATCCTAATTAAAATTCGTCTAATTAAATTAGGTTTTTTTGTTAGTGCTAATTTTACTCCATCATCAGTGCCATCCATTAAAAAGACACCCACAAAGGATTTGTTTTTTACTTTATTATCTGCTATCATAATATTAACTAATTAAACTTCTTAATATTCTTATAAATTGATTTATTTTTTCTCTTAAAATAACAACTGAAACCGCAGAAACAATTTTAAGCAATTCTTTTTTTACTAAATCAAATATAAATTTATTAATTGATATTTTTACTGTTTTAGCTAAACAATCTGCAGTGTTTCTGTTTTTCTTTAATTCGTTTATTGGAGAATCCAATGTTGCCGCCCCATTATTTTTAAATCCGCTAACTATTAATTGTAATGCTCTTATTTGTGGAGTTGATGTAATGGCTTCCATTATAGTTCTTACAATGTTGTTAATTAATCTCTTGAAAAATCCGTCTTTAATGGTAGCCTTATTTATATTTTTTAATTCTTGTTGTGAAGGATCAGTCACACTTTGATCTATAGTTCTTTCATATAAATCACCCACTAATGTAGGATCACTACTACCTGTAATAACGCTAATTAAATTTTCAGTATCATTTAAATCAAGAGATGCATTAATACAATCACAACATCCAATTTGAATTTCTGCTTTACCTTTATATCTTTGTTCAGCAATTTTTAATATTTCTTCTAATTCACTATCTAATACATCAATATTTTCTTCCTCAGCAAGTAACTTTTCAAGAGCTTTATTATATTTCTCAAGTTCAAATACGGTGTTTAGCGTATTATCTTTTGATTTAGAACTAATATTACCATAAATAGAATCAAGAATCTTACTATTCAACTCTTTTTCATCAATAAGAGTTAAGTTATCAATATAGTTGTTTATAAAGTCTCCTTTTGTCATTGATGGATTAGTACCTTTATAAACAAATTCATCTGTAAGTTCATCGTATCTTATGGTCATGTTTGATCCATATGCTATATCGGTATTTGGATTAGCTATAGCATCATATGATTTTCTATCAAAATCATTCACATTATCCCCATATAATAATTTACCAACACCATTAGATGGGTCATTATTAAATTTACCGGAAACATCAATATTTTTTGCTGATGTTCTAAATCCTGTTGTAGTAAATGTACCAGATACAGGAGTATCTGAATTATGAAGAGTATTAAGTTTTTTTAGTTCATCTTTTAATGTTGGTGTCACTTCTCTAATGTATTTGGTCATTATTTTACCGAATACTCCTTTAACTGCCTCACTACCTGATGTGACAGTAATCAAATCCAACATAAAAGGAATGGGTTCTTTTTTATTATTTACAGACGAAAAAGTATTAAGATTATCAGTTCTTTTTATATTTTTTTGAACTGAAATGTAAGCACCTACTTCGGTGAATATACTTCTTTTATCATCAATTAAACCCATTATTTTTTAGCTTCTAATTCATTTTTTACCAAATTTAAAAGCGCATTTCTTCTCTCATTTGATATTACACCACTAGTAGAATCATCCTGCCCATTTTCTTTATTAGAAACGTCTTTATATGCGACTTCTTTTAGGAACTTTAAAAGAAGTATTTTTTGGTCTTGATTTTTTGCCTCTGCTTGAATAAGTTTCACTATTTGTTCGCCTAATACTGCAATTTTAGATTCGTCGTCAATATATTTTTCCCATTTTCTAAAAAGCATAGTAATTTTTGCTCTAATATTATGCGAGTCATTATAAATTTCCTGAAGTAAATTGTTCGCACTTTCCTCATCAAATTTAATTTGTTTTCTTTTAATTCTAGGCATAACCAACAAATTTATAATAAATACAGACTACAAAAAAAATTAATCATCATTACCATAGAACATGGCTTTTTCAATAAAATAAATATCCTTGAATGATTTCATCGATAATCGTATTTCTTTTGTGGATAAACCCGTTTGCTCTTTTAAAAATAAAAGTATCTTATTTTTTTGATAGTTATTTGTAATTTTTTTGTTGAATTTACCTTCTTTGGTCTCTTCTAAAAACAATACATGCCAATTTTCTAATACATTCACTATTGCATCTCCAACAATAATTTCATTTTTTTTTAATGACTTATCAGTATCAATTTTTTCTCTTATTTTAGCTATTACATTATTGATCAATAATTGTAACTCATCATGTTCATTTTTATCTATTTCATATAGATATTCCTCTCTATGAAGGATTTCTTCTGAATAGTTATCAAAACTAAGGATTGTTTTTTTCTCTTTATAACTTTTTCTACCATGATCTTTAAAATAATTTCGAACAATAGTTTGACAATAACTAAATGCTCTCACCTTTTGACCCATTTTATTAAGTTTATTTGGGTTAAATTTAACCATATTCTCAATAAGATGAGACAACCCATTCATTTCGATTTCTTTTATATCATAGTTACCTATATGAATAGGATATTTTCTTAAAATTGATTCAACCATTTTTTGAAATGGCTTTTTTAGAATAGTATTATAAATGAATTGTCTTTCATCTGGAGAATCACTATTGATATAGTCAATTAATGCCTTCTCTTCTCTCTCACCAAAATAATTTTTATTAATTGTATCGTCCGTATTTTCTATAGGTGTTGGTCTTGATGTCTCTACAATTACATTTTTAATAGCCTTTTTCTTTCTCATCACCCATAATGCATATCATAATATATGTTATTTTATACTACTGATATCGATAATTCTGATTTATTAATTTCTCTATCAGTACTAAAATTACTTTCTTTCTTAGCAACGTCAAACCAAAATTTTCTCTCTTTTAATGTCATAGTAACAGCATATTTAGCAAATAAACTATCTGGTCTTGTTGCAACATGTTTATAAATTGTTTTAGGAATTACAAAAATTTTACTACCCATATTTACATATCTAAGAAGTAATTCATAATTAAATGTTAATTCTATCTTAGTCTTTAACATCCCATTAGTTTTATATTCTTCTGTTTTAAAAATAGAACCTGAAATTTTAAAATCACTATATTGTGATAACACTCTTGAATTTAAATAACCTATTACTCCATTTTCACCAACAAATTGCTTCGACCATACTGGTTCGTTTGTTAATTTAAGTGGTTGATTTTGTTCATTAACCTCAACAATTATGGGCATAAACAAATCAACATTTGGATATACTGATGTATATAGTTTATAATTTTTTAAATATCTAACACTAAATTCATCATCAAATTCAAGGATTGTAAAATATTTAGTATTAATTTTTGATACACCAAAATTAACTTGTCCTTGAAATGATGTGTTTCCTTGATCATTCACTAATATTTGAATGGTGAACGGTAATCCAAAAGAATGTACTAATTTATCGAGGTTTTCCTTTATTGCTGATGATGCTGCAACTACAACAACATCAGGGAATTCATTGTTAATATCTTCTTGATTTTTTATGGAATCAAGAGCTATTTTTAGATATTTTTCAACTGTTTCATTATATTCATGAATTGGTATAATTACAGATAATTCCATGTTCATATGTTTAATTTATTAATTTTTATTAAATAGATGTATTAACTGCTTCTGATTTAGATTTTAATCTTTCAAGTTCAGATTCAATAACTCTGATTCTTTCATCTAACAATGATTTATAATATGTTGATAAATCAGATTCAGATTTTTCAATGCTATATTTGGATGCAATTTCTCGCATTGAAGTATATACTTCATCTGAAATATTATCATCCAAAAACTTAGTAATGAGATCACCAAGTAATTTTGGTAACGCATAAAAATCATTAGTCCATATACCACAATTCTGAACATAATCATTCTTTTCTCGATCAATTAAATATTCAGGTGTAATATCTGGAATAATTGCCACTGGAATTGTACCACATTTCATACATTCAAGAGGAAAAGTACCGAAGTTAGAAATACGATCAATCCATACCGCAGCAAAATTTTTTGAAAGTTTTTCGGCAAAATCCTTTCTTCTCATTAGTTGTGGTGGTTTTGATTCTGTTTGCATAGTATCAAAACCGATCCAGCTATAATGTGGATATCTTAAATAGAAAAGTTTTACTATTTTAGTTATCTCATTTGCATTTCTACCTACTATAGAAATAACTGGTCTTTTCGGTTCTTTTGATGGTGCAAAATAATCTGGAATACCTATAGTATAGGTACTAATTTCAAATTTATTTTCTCCAAAATATTCAATAATTAATGATTTCAATTGTTCACTGGTAGTAAGTACCTTTTTAATACCAAACGAACTCCAATCCATTGCAGGAATTAATGCATTTAAAGCAAAATCAATTGACTGTATAAATGCTACTCTAATGCATGGTAGATTTTTAGTTTGTTCCATGACATTTGAGAATATTTCTGGTATAATCAACACATCCTCAGGACCTACAGTTAACTGTGCTTTAGCCATAGAAATATGCTCTAATTCCACTAACTCGCTATCCAAATATGTTGGTATAACATAATCCTCAACATCAGTTAACATTATTGATTCATAACCCATTTTCTTAACTAAAGTAGCATGAAAATAGATTTCGTGAATTGCTGCTGATGGTTGTAAAGTATTAGCAACAAAAAACATGAATTTACTTTTTTTTGCCTTTAATTTGTCAAGAGCATTTGTTAATTTTTCGATTCTTTCAAGTTCTACTTGTTTTAATTGTTCTTCTCTCTGATTCATTTTACTTTTAGTTTGGTTTTATTCTTGTACTTCAAATAATTTATCAAAATCTTTATTTTCAATTATATCTACTATACTGGTTACATTCATATCTCCAGATAATTGTTCATTCCATTGCCTTATAAACTTAATTACTTTTTTACCCTCAGGTTTTGATTTAATTAGTTCTGGATCAGTTGTTATAATACAATCCATCACACTCCAAATTGTTTCATTATCTTCAAAAAAATGATAATTCATATATCTTGACCTTATTTTACTTAAAAAGAAAAGCGTTGCAGGAATACTTAAAAAATTCTCTCTTGAGATAACTCTAATATCATACTTATTCATGTACATTTTATAAAATTTTTCGAAATCAAGATCCACATTCTTATAAAGCAATGGTGCAGCACCAAAAATTTCAAATACGTAATCCTCGTATAAAAATTTCTTATATGCTAAATCCGCACTAATATTTTGAGTTTCTTTTTTAAATGCAAATGCGTCTACTGGTGCTTCACCTGTTTCAGGGTTAACCTGATATTCTATAGGTGAAATATTATCTGGTAATTCTTCATTTAGAAAATTTATAGTTTCTACTTTATCATAAAACTTATAATGATTTCTAAAATCAAATGTATCGAACGGTTCAATTACACCATCTAAACCATATTCTGATACATAGCATTGATCAAATTTTTGCCATCTACCTCTAATTATTTCATTTATATCAATTCCTATTATTGGCTTCATTTACTTCTGTTGGTTTAGGGACTATTATCACTTTATTATTAAAAGTAGTCAATAGAACATTGCCTATATCATTAATACCATGTTTTAGATATATTGGGTCAATACATATTTTTAATTCAGGATCTTCATCAGATAAGAACTTAATAAATTCTGATAATTTCATCGTACCATCTTGAGGTTTTTTTAGTATATAATCATAATCCAATTGTTGACCATAATTATATGAGTCTTCATTGTATGTATTCACACCAAGATCGCTACGATTATCATTAATTATTAATGTAATATCAATAGGATAACCATAAATTTTTTCTATCTTTTCGATAGCATCGTATAATTCCTTTTTTACTGACTTATCTGATAAACGTTCATAAATTTTCTTCAGAATCATTTCAGTATTGTCTTCTGGTAATTCATTATTGCTCATCTTTTTTTCTTTCTTTTAATTCATTAATATAATGATTTAAATATTCATGTAACATATCCATTTTAAGTCTATGTTCTCTGATTAATTCTGGTTCAGTAATATACTTTGGATTTATACACTCGATTCTTGTATCAACTTGTTTTGTGGGAATTACAATAATTTCTGCCACCATTTTAGATTCAGATTTTATCCTATCAATAATTTGTTTAACATAAGATTCAATCTGATTCTCAGGAATCATTGCTGTTCCAATGTAATATACCAATATTAAATTATCCATATAATAAATTACGTTTAGCTGATTTTCCTTCCTTTTCTAGTTCTTGGAAGTACTTATTATAAGTATCTTCAATGTAATTGATAATAGGATTACGTATGCTTGTATCTGAAGTATCCATTTTTACCACACCAATTTTATCACTGTTATCAAACATTTTAATTAAAATATCTAACGAACTTTCATTTTTATTCTTTAAATCAATTTGATTAGTGTCACCTAATAATATCATTTTACTATTTTGCCCAATACGAGTTAAGATTGTTCTGGCATTATCAATTGTTATATTTTGAGCCTCATCAATTATAATAATTGCATTATCAAGGGTAGTACCTCTAATATATGCTAATGGAAACGGTCTAATAATATCACTATCAAACAATGATTTAATTTCATGTTCACTAATTAACTTATCAACATTCAAAATAAAACTCCACATAAATGGTTCAATCTTTTCACTTAAATCTCCTTTTAAGAAACCAACTTCTTCACCCTTTAATGTTGTAACTGATTTTATCAAATATATTTTTCTATAATTATTATCATCTTTCTTTATTAAAGACAAAGCCATAGCTAATGAAACTATGGTTTTACCACACCCTGGTGGACCTGCACATATTGTTATTTCTTTTTCATTAATTGTCTTTATTAATTTCTTTTGACTTTCATTTTTAGCATGTATTTTAACATCTGAAATAATAATATTATTTATTAACTCTTTGGCTTGTTTATTAACTTCTTCCTGTGTTAGGGTAAAGGACTGATCCCTTCTCTTTTTAGTCATTTATTTAATTAGTTTATATTGTATTATACAATTTTTAATTAAAAATCTTGAATTTTTTTATAACTTTTTTTTTATACAACTATTTATAGGTACATATAATAATATTTTATAATAATTTATAAATCTGAGATATGAATCAAGAATCGTCATTACTAAATGAATCGCTTAGAAATTATTACGCAAAAAAAGAAGAAGCTAATGCAGCATATAAAACTAAAACCGAAAACGTAACATTATCCCAAAAGGGAATTCCTGAAAATCAATTCAGTACAGCACAAACTCAAATTCCTAAACTCGATAATAACTTTGATGAACATATAAAAAGAATAAGTGTTGAAAATGATCCCGATCTTATTGTTGGTGTTGATACTGTTAAATTACCATCAAAGGGTTTATTTTATAAAAATAGATTAGATGAAGTAATGGTTGAATATCTTACATCGAAAGATGAAGATATTTTAACAACCCCAGCACTTATAGAAAATGGTACTGTACTTGATGTGATTCTTAAACGCAAAATTAAGACACCTAACGTTAATGTGGGCGATCTATTAGTTGGAGATAAGGATGCTATTCTAATTTTTCTAAGAGCATCATCATATGGTAAGGATTATGATGTGAATGTCACCGATCCATTTACTGGAAAACAATTTAAGGCAACTATTGATTTAACTAAATTAAAAAATAAAGAGATAACCGAATTTCCTGATGAAAATGGTGAGTTTACAATAGAATTACCCATGAGAAAAAAGATTGTAAAATTTAGATTATTAAATTCAAGAGAAATTGATGAAGTAATAAAAAAAGCTGACGCAATGAAAGAAGCATATAATCAGGAATATAATGAATTAAATACACTTAGATTAAAAACACAAATAACCGAGATAGATGGTAAAAGAGATAAAATGTATATTAGTAGATTTGTTGATGCTATGCCAGCTTTGGATTCATTAACTCTAAGAAAAAAAATATTAGATGTTAGCCCTGGTGTAGATATGAACTATCAATTTACATCACCTGCAGGTAATACATTTAAAGCACCCATAGTAATGGGAGTAGATTTTTTTTTCCCAAATCTTTAGCTGGAGAATATAAAAAAATGGTAATTCAAGAAATTTACCTGCTTACTAAACATGGTAGATTTTCTTCCGAATACATTGAAAGTATTCCAGTATGGAAAAGAAGATATTATCTTCATCTACTTGAGAAAGAAGCTAAAGAAACCAAAGAAATTTTTGAAAAACAAGCCAGAAAAAATAAAACGCTATCGGTTTCTGGTATAAGGAAGAGATAAATAAAACCCTTCGAATTCGAAGGGTTTTTGCTTATTGTGTATTTATTAGAAATAATTTGCAATTAATATGGCAATCGATAATGAAAGATTAAAACTACAAGAAAAAATTAATCAGCTTCTTGAGGGTGAAGAAAGAACATTATTAAGTATATTTGATACACAAAAAGGTATTTTTAGTACACAAAGAAGATTAAATGATCTTAATAAAGATTACGGTGAAATAAATAAAAAAATTCAAAATTTAAGATCTAAAATTCTTGAAGGTGATGAAAACACTTTAAAGGCTAATGAAAATCTATTAAAAATTTATGGACAACAAAGAAAAGAAATAGAAAAACAAAAACAAGGATTAGAAAATTTAAAAAATATTAGGGAAGGTATAGTTAATAGTGCTAGAAACTATTTTACATATCTAATGCAATCTGATAAGGCAATTAGACAAACAATACTTAATTTAGGCTTATCAGGTAATAAAGCAAATATATTACGCAAAAATTTTGAAGATTCGGCAGTAGAATTAGCATATCTTGGTTCTAATCTCCAAGAACTATCGGAAATTCAAACAACTTATTCTGAATTAACTGGTAGACAAACTTTACTCTATAAAGAAGCTGCAATTGCTGTAACAAGAATAGCAAAAGGAACTGCATTAGGTGTTCAAGGTGCTGGAGAATTAATTGGTAAATTTGAATTAGTTGGTACTAATGCAGAGGATACTGCTAAAACTGTTCAAAATATTGTTGATTCATCCGAAAAATTTGGTCTTAATAGTAATAAAATATTAAAATCTATGAATGCTAATTTTAAGAGATTAGCAACATATGGATTTAAAACAGGGGTTGCTGGTATGTCTGATATGGCAATGTATTCTGAGAAATTTAAAATTAATATGGAAAGCACTTTAAATGCTGCAGATAAAGCCAGAACTCTTGAGGGGGCGGTTGATTTAGCATCAAAATTACAAGTATTAGGTGGTGAATTCGCTAAAACCGATCCATTTAAAATGCTATATGAATCACGTAATGATCCCAAAAAATTCATGCAAACAATTAATGAAATGACCAAAGGAATGGCAACATTACGTAAAACTTCTGAGGGCTTTGAATTTGATTTAGCATCACCTCAATCGAGAGATATATTAGCAAAAGCTGCCGAAGCACTTGGTATGTCAACAGAGGAACTTGCTGAACAAGCAATTCAAATGGCTAAGATACAGGAAATGCGCAGGCAAATGTCTAGTAGTGGTATACTTAATCCTGAAGATAGAAGTGTAATTGAAGGTATGGCTCAATTCGAAAAGGGTACAGGTAAGTTTTATGTAATGATTGGTGATCAAAAAAAGGAATTATCTAAATTAAGTAAAGCTGAAATCGAGGGATTAAAATCCCAAAAAACCTCTTTAGAGGAAAGAGCTAAAGCAGCACAAACATTTAATGAACAATTAGCAGCGACAGTTGAGGGATTGAAAGCTGCATTATTACCTTCGTTAAGAGGTATAAATGCAGTTCTTGATACAATTTCTCCGATTCTAAAAGGTATTAATGATATATTTGATTCTATTCCTGATTGGGGTAAATCAGCTATGAAATGGGTTGCAGCACTTAGTATTGTATTTGTTGCTGGAAAAAAGTTTTGGGATTTAACAACCAAATCATTTTCTGCAATAAAAACAAGTGCTCAAATGATTGGTTCTTATTTTTCAAAAAAAGAAATTACTGGCACAATTCAAAGCACTGTTGGTGAAGCAGCGAAAGAAAAAGTAAAAGAAAAAGCAAAAGGAAAAATGAAAGATATCGCTGGTGGTAATATAAAACAAATGCCAAGTGGCGGTATTAGTGAGAATGTAACTAATGAAATGAAAAAAATTAATCCTAAAACAATATTGGCAATGGGTGCTGCTTTTGTTGCTTTAGGTGCTGGTATATGGTTAGCCGCAAAAGGTATTTCTGGATTAGCTGAAAGTATAAAAGAATTAAATGTTGATCAAATGGCACTGTTAAAAGATGTTGTAAGTTATTTAGGTATTGGATTTGGTGTATTGTCTGTTGCAGTAATTGCTCTCGGTTTTGCTGCTAGTTCTGCTGCATTACCGATGCTTGGTTTTGGAGGTGCAATATTAATGATTGGTGCTGGTATAGGTATTGCTGCAGCTGGTATTGGGTTTATGGCTGATGGAATGACAAAACTAATGCAGAATATATCTATTGAAAAAATGAAAGCAGTAACATTAGCATTTGCTGGAATAGCAGGATCATTGGCATTATTATCTACTACAGGTATAATTGGTGTTACTGCATTAACTGCGGCATTAACAGTTATGGCATTATATAGTGGAACACTTGAAAAGGTTGGTACAGCTTTTAGTGGTATTGCTGCAGTTATGGCAGGTGATAATACTAACTTTATTGAAACAGCTAAAGCAATCAAAACTATTGCTGAAGCAGATGTCTCTAATAATAATTTTATATCTCAATTATCTGATTTATTTAGTAAACCATTAAAAGTTGAATTTGACAGAAAAGAAGTGGCTTTAAATGTAAATACGATAATTAATGTTGATGGTAGAACTATGGCATCAGCATTATCGAGACAAATCGTAGATGTCACAGTAGCTGCCCAAAAAGGTAGAGGATAAAAAAAAATATTAATTTTTTTTTCTAAATCACTTGCAAATGTCAAAAAAATTTTGTAACTTTCGCCAAAACTTTGCGAAAGCACCGTAATAAAGTTTTGTAAAAAATAAAAAAATAAAACAAAAATAAAAAGAGGATGTGCGGTGAAATCGTAATGTCGAAGTCTAAGGCGCACTATTTTGCTCATTTTTTTTCGATAAAAAAATTTAAAAAAATCAGTCTATTTTCTATGTGTTTTATATTCTACGTAGTAGAATATAAAAAGTCAAGTCAAATTTATATTTTTTTTAAAAAGTATTTATCTCAAAAGGTTTACTCGGAGTTAGGTAAGAATTTAATTCTTAACTAAAATTTAAATATGACCATTTTGAGATAATATGTCAAGATTAGAAACAAGTATTGAAACAGCTAAATTGAGAGATTCCCTTTTAGCTAAAAACTTATATACTCCCAACAACATTTATGAAATAAATAATCCCGCAATCATAAATGCAGTAAATGCATTAGCCAATATAGCATTACCATTCAAATCATTTGATATTACTAATACAGTTTTAGGTAGAGTCATAGGGCCTAATACTCCTATTGCTCAAATAGGATTAGTTCAATTAGCAAAACAATTATCTCAAACAGTAATATCTCAAGGTTCTGCTGAAATAATACCAACGTTTAATTTAGGTAATTTATTCGATAAAAATCCAAATACAAAATTTGCTATACGTAAAATTGATTATCGTATAACAAGAGATGAACAACAATCAAATATAAGTAGAATTCTTGAGACATTAGTCGGTACAAACTTACGTAGATCACCATTTACACCTCAAAGTACTGATATAGATTATATACGTAATACAGGTAAAGGTCAGTTATTAATATTAACTAATAATTTAAGTAGAAATTTTTATAGAAATTCTTCAAATCAAATATATGGATCATTAGAAAATCAAGGATTTCCATTATTATCTACATATTATAAAATTGAAGGATATATTTCTGATGATGCTCCATATAAATCTGATGCTGATGCAAAATTAAGAGCATCTCAATCAGAATTAAGAATGGAATTATCTAAAAATAATTCTGCTTATCAAGAATATGGAGGATCATTAGATAAAAACTTTTCTCTCAATAATGAATTTATTGCTGCATTAGGTAGAACAGATAATAACAATTTTTCCGATGAATTTGAATATTTTGAAAGAAGACCTGATGGTCATTATGATGACGATAATCAAATTATTTGGGGTAAAACAGATGTAAGTGAAGATACATTAGAAGTACAGAAGTATTCAAGAGATACTAATGTTGAAAGTGAATCAATAAATAAATTTGGGTCAAGAATAGGTTTATTAAAACACACAGCACAATTACTTAATGCTTATGGTGGAAATTTAATTGATCAAACCAGAAAGAAATTCTACAGAAAGACTGATATTAGTGGTAAAGGTAAGTTAGTTGGATTTAATGGTAGTGCATTATATAATGTACCTGAAAATAGTATTGTTAGAAGATATAGAGAAAATGCACCAAATGAAGGATTAAGACAGCATACAGTACTTGATCAATATAATCGTTTCGCTAAGGCTATTAGATTTGAAGGTAACTATGTTTATAATGGTAATCCAAATTCAGTTATTTATGAAAGGGTAATACCAAATATTACCCCAATGATTAGTAAATCATCTCAGGCGATTAATAAAAAAGTTATGTTCTCAATAGAGAATTTAGCTTTTCAATTAAATGAAGAAGGTAATGTGATTGGATTACCTGAAGGTATGCCTAATATTCAATTACCTAAGTGCGAAATCGGTCCGAATTATGGTCGGTTAATGTGGTTTGCACCATATGATATTAATTTAGAAGAACAAGCAACTGCTAAGTGGGAACAAGTAAATTTCATTGGTAGAAATGAACCAATGTATACTTATGGTTTTTCTGAAAGATCTGCAACTCTATCATTTAAGTTAATTATAGATTATCCACCCCAAATAAAAGGATTTACAACAAATAAAGAATTTGCAGATTTTTTTGCTTTTGGTGGTGAAGCTACACCTAAAGAAACATATAATTTATCAGATAAAGTAAAAAAGAGAGATGATATAGTTAAACAAATTGAAACTTTAAGAGAAAAAACTGTAATTAGAAATTATAAGGATTTTAATTATAGTGATATAAATATATTTTTCCCAAATGACATACCTAAAATAGATGCAAATCTAAATACCACAATACAAAATGATATTATTGATGCTAATTATGAGACAGGTAATCAATCAACAAATATATATGCCACTAATAATGATAATTTGAATAGTAATTTTGTTGAATTAATTAATAATAGAATTCAATCCATAAAGGATGATGATACTATTGCTTCACTTGAAATTATATTTGAAGGTAATGCATCAAAGTTGTATATTGATAGATCAAAAGAATTTGATTATAACAAAGAGTTAAGTGAAAGAAGAGCTATTGCTGTAAAAAATTTCTTTGAACAAAAATTCAAAGAAGCTAATAATGGTAAAACTATGGAAGAACTAGGTGCTACTGTTACGATTGTACCTAATAGTAGTATTTTAGCACCTGAAAGTACAAGATCTGCTGACAGTATAAATCTTCCTGAATCAAAAAAATCGAGATATGTGAGAATTATATTTAGAAACAAAGGTGTTACAGAACAACAAACTATCGAAAATCAAACGAATATAAATCAAGAAGAAATTGATAATTTAATCGAAGCAAAAGATTCTTTGGATAAGGAAATATCTAGAATAAAAGCAGAACAAAACTACCCATCAAATTGTATATTTAATCCATTTACAATTGAAGATGGTAAAGTTAGGGGGTTTAATTATATACGTGAAAATAAATTTGTACCAGTTTTTTATTCTCAAACACCAGAAGATTTTCATAAAAGATTAACATTTTTACAGCAATGTGTACGCCAAGGCGCAGCCATGAGAATGATAAGTTCTAATGGTGAACAATTAAGTAGTAAGAATTCTGTATTTGGTCGTCAACCAGTATGTATATTACGTATTGGTGACTTTTTTCATACTAAAGTAATTATAGAAAGTATTAATTTTAACTATAGTGATGCACCTTGGGATACGAATCCTGAGGGAATGGGAATGCAGTATATGATTTGTGATATTTCAATGTCTATGAAGGTAATAGGTGGTCAGTCATTAAGAGGACCTATCGATGCACTTCAAAATGCTATAGGATTTAACTATTATGCAAATTCTACATATTATGATAAAGGTGTTTACGCATTACCTAAAAAATATGAGGATTTACAGTATGGAACTGATGATCCTAAAAATATTAGTTTTTAAATAAATTAATTTATGATAAGAAATACATATAATAGATACGAGATTTTCATTAATGAAAATGGTGATATAGATCAATTACCATTTGTAAAGATACCAATAGCCAGTACAGATAAATATGAAATTTGGAATGAAGGTAGAAGTAGAATGGATAAATTATCACAAAAATATTATAATGATCCATTTTATGATTTTTTTATACTATTTGCGAATCCTGAATATTTATCTGAATTTGATATCCCTGATGGTACTTTAATACGTATTCCCTTTCCATTGGAAAGAGTTAAATCAGTATATGAGAGCGGTCTACAAAAAATAAGAAATCAATAACACTTTACAAGAATCAAATTTTCTATTATTTTTGATTTTTGTATGAAATCCATAATCCGTGTGATTTATAGCTCTCATCTTGGACAAGCATTTAATAATAAGTTCAATGATCACATATATAAAACCATTGGTATATCTAATAGTTTTGAATTCAGTATTCACCCATATGAAAACTATAACCAATATTCATTAACTGAAGTTTATAACAAAGCCCTAAATGAATTAGATAAGAAAGATGCTGTTTTTGTGTTCTGCCATAATGATATTGAGTTTGATACTAAAGATTGGGGTAAAATTTTATTAAACCATTTTAATAGACGAAACAATAATTACCAAATTATTGGTGTTGCAGGTACAACCGAGTTAAATTCTCATGGTTGTTGGTGGTTAGATGCAACAGGTAAAAATATGAATTTTTCTAAAATGATTGGAATAGTAAATCATGATAATGGTGTTCGTAAGTGGGAAAGTAAATACAGTAATCCACATTTTGGAGTAAAACCAGTAGTTGTAATCGATGGGTTATTCATGGCAGTAGACCCTGAAGATATTGAACACCCATTTGATGAAACCTATAGAGGATTTCATTTTTATGATTTATCATTTTGTTTTCCTAATTATCTTGATGGGTGTAATATTGGTGTTATTACTGATATAAGAATAACGCACCATTCTATTGGCATAACCAATCAACAGTGGGAACAAAATAGACAACAATTTGTAACACAATATGCTGATGAATTACCTGTAAAAATATAAATGATAAATATATTATTTTAAATATTATTAAATTAAAATGGAAAGTGGGACTAATTATTGGAATTATTGATGTTTAACATATATAATTTTTAATCGTCGATAATGAAATTGGTAGTAACTGAAATAATAATATTTTTTTATTAATAGAAAAAAATATATTACTTAAAATTTAAATTTAGAAATAAGAGTAAGGTAAATATGAAATTTTGTAATAAGATATTGTAATGATAGAAGAAAAGATTGATATTGATGATTTTGTTCTCCATAAAACTTTAAAATGTAAACAGAAGTTTAGTAGTATATTTTTTAATAATTTTATAGAAGATGATGATAATGATTATTTATTTTTATCTACAATAATAAATGCATTAAATGAATTATCAAGTATAACATTAAAAGAACAAGGACTATCAATTAAAAGTATTGATGGTGAAGTAATACGATATGATGTAAATGTGTTGGTTAGTCCTAAGTTAATTGATTTTGTTACAAATAATTTGTCTGATAAATATTATCAGAGTTTAGTAATAAGGATAGTGCCAAATTATTTTATTATAGAAAATAATACGATACCTGATGATATTATTTATTTGATAGAAAATAATAATTGTGTAAATATTAACATAGAATTATAGATGGCTATTTTCATTGATAAAGTAGAAGATGGATTACCTATTTCAGTAATAGTTCCACTATCACCTAAAAGAAGAAAATTTTTTGATGAATTTGTATTACCTATGATAGAAGCAAATAACCCTAAAGAAATTATTATAAATGATAATGAAGGTAGTGCACCAAAAAAAAGAAATGATGGATTTAAAAAATCCACACAACCATTTGTATTTTTTTGTGATGATGATATTGTTATGCCTAAAAATATGTTGTCTTTAATGTTGAATAAATTAAAAAATAATCAAGATAAGGGTTATGCTTATTGTGGATATTATGGGATTGTGTTACATCCAGATACTCATCCGATGAAAGGTAATTTTTGCATACCCTCAATGCCATTTAATGGTAATCGATTAAAGCAAGGAAACTATATTTCTACGATGTCATTGATTAGACGAGATGTATTTCCAATGTTTGATGAAAATCTAAAACGCCTTCAGGATTGGGACATTTTTTTAACTATGTTAAGAAATGGTATTGAGGGTATTTTTTTACCTGATGTATTCTTTTTTGCTTACTATTTAGATGAAGGAATCACCTCAAACACAAATAGTGAGAAGGATGCTATTCTTACTATAATTAGAAAACATAATTTAGGATTATAATGGCAAAAAAACTGGATATTAAGAGGGTGATAAAACGTAAGATCGAATTAACTAATGATAAAAAGAAAATCATTATAGGCAAAACACATGTCGATAATTATTTTGAAAAAAAGATGAGAAATGAACCACCAAAATCAGTTAAAATTGAAGATAAAATAAGACAAAATACACATCCTAGATTAAGTCAGAGAATTGGAAATTTAGCTTCTAATAAACAAAATACGGCAAAAGTAAACATTGTATCTGATGTACCTGTAACGTTAAGAGATTATGGATATTACGTAAAAGAAAAAGATGTAGATTACGATGTAGTAATTTGTGTTGCATCATACAATAGATATAATAAAATTAGAAGAATATTAAAACAACTTTTTACTCAAAAAACTAAGTATACGTTTAAATTTTGTTTAATTAATGACGGCTCTAATGATATTAGATATGATAATTTACAAATCGAATTTCCAGATATTATTTATTTAAAAAATGATATTAATGGTGGAAAAAAAAATTATTGGAAAACAGTAAATAAACTTTGGAGTGTTGGTAAACAGTATAAGTGTCATGGGTTTTTACAGATTGATGATGATTTTATTTTATGTGATAATTTTTTGAATATTTTAATGGATGAGTTTTTCAGAGTGAAAGAAATGGATAATTCATATATGGTATTTAGTTATCACATATATGGGTATTTAAAGGACAAACCTCAACCTGATTGGTGGTATGATGGTCAATCAATTGCTATTGATGGTGGAACATTATTCGATAATAGATTTTTAAAATTTTTTGATCACTATGTTGATATAGGAATAAAAAAAATTGCAACATATACCAGTACGTTTTTTTGGGATACAATAGTTCAACATATTAAAACCTTTGGTGTGAAAGTATATAGAATGCCTAATTCATTGGTTTGGCACGATGGTAATTTTGATTCAAAACTTAATGAGATTGCAAGAAAAACAAAAAAATCTTACACAAAAAAATTTATTGATGGTGAGAATAAATATGATACGGATAGAGATTTAAGTGATATAACTTTCGATTAATATGATTAGCGTAATTTTAAATGTATATAAAAGACCAGATAAACTTGAGCAACAGATTCAAGCAATAAAAAATCAATCAATACCCGTTTTGAGTGAAAATATTCATGTATGGTATAATAATGGTGATGTTCCACAACAACTTCCAACAGATAAAAAAATAAAAACTTATCAATGTAATTGGAATACCAAATTTTATGGAAGATTTACAATTTCATTGTTATGTAAAACAAAATATGTTGCAATATTTGATGATGATATTCTACCATATAAAGATTGGTTTAAAAATTGTGTGGAGTGTATTGAAAAGAATGAAGGATTATACGGTGCAAGTGGTGTATTACTTAATAGTAGTAAATCATATAGTGGACATGTAAAATTTGGTTGGAATGGTATACATAGTAATAACATTGAAAGAGTAGATTTAGTCGGTCATTGTTGGTTTTTTAAGCAGGAATGGGCAAAATATTTATGGTATGAACAACCAGTATCGTGGGATAATGGAGAAGATATCATGTTTTCATATTTATTACAAAAATATGCTAATATAAACACATATGTTCCTCCTCATCCAGAAAATAACAGAAATATTTGGAGTTGTGTTCCTGAGTATGGTCGAACTGTTGGTAGTGATAAAAATGCATCATGGTTGATGAAATCTCATATCCCATTAAGAGATTCAATTGTAATTGAATGTATTAAAAGAGGTTGGAAAATAGTTAATAATTAACATGAGAATAGTATTCGCACATAATGTTTATAATAGATTTAATACACTCTACAATACGGTGAAAATAGAAAAAGAATTATTTCCTGATTCATATTCTATTATCGGATATAATAATCAGAACCCAAAAGAAACGTTAAAACAGTTTAGTAATATTGAATATATAAAGTTTGAAGGAATATCACATAAAATAGGCTGCGTTAATGGCTGTATCACTACAATGCAAGCATCAATAAAATATAATCCAGATGTTATTATTTTTTCTCATGATGATGTCTCTTTAGTTAACACTGAAAATGCAAAAAAAGTATTTTATGACAATATAAATTTAATTATTAACAAAAAATATGATGCTATATGTCGTAAGCCATTACCAACAACATTATACGGTGATAATTATTATTTGATGGAAGTGTTTTTTATTTCTAAAAATGGTGCTGAAGAGGTTTTTGGTAATTTAAAACTTTTTAATGATGAAAATAATATTCATAGAGATATTAGAAATTCAATATCACCAGAAGTATTTTTATATAGTGTTATAAATGATAAAAAATTAAATGTATTAGAAAAAAAATATATACATACTGATTATAATTATAATATAACATTATCAGAATTAATGGGATATACTCATAAAAATGCTGGTAATAGAGGATGGGTTGATTAAAATAAATAATAAAATTATGGATAAAAAACAAGACTTTATTAAATCTTATTTTGATGCCACTAATAAGCTATTTGGAATATCATTGGATGATTTTGTTAAATATTATGATGAATCAAAGTATAGTGGATATCCTGAAGAACCGAGTGGTTCTGCATGGGAAAGTGAAGGGAAATTTATATATGTGATAATTCGATATCTTAAACCTAGACATATACTTGAAATCGGTAATTACCTTGGTAGAGGTACAACTAATCATGTACTACAAGCTGTGGATATGAATGGTTATGGTGAAGTGACATTACTTGATATAATGGAACGATTAGAATATGATAAATTACATAGTAAAAATTTTAAGAGAGTAATTGATAATTCATTGAATTTTTTAAGTAAATCGTTTGATTTTGACTTCATTATTCAAGATGGTAATCATGAATATCATCATGTGAAAACAGAACTTGAATTAATGGAGAAAAATGCACAAAATGATTTTATTATATGGAGTCATGATTACTTCACAGTAAAACCACCCCAATGTGAAATTGCTAGATCATGGGCAGATGCTAAAGTAACAAAATTTATTGAAAGAACCCCATTAAAAGATAGCGTAAGTAATTGTGGATTTATAATATCGAAATTTGTTAAATAATATGAAAACGTTTAAGGGCGATTTTGATCATTTTTTAAATAAACTAAAAAATAATGAACATTTTGCATTGTCAAGATGGGGTGATGGTGAATTAATGATTCTTGAGAATAAATTTATTGATATTAGACATAAAGGTGATGGTGAATTTATGTATGACCCAAAAAGCCAAATACATGTTAAGATGCGTGAAATTTTGTTAAACTCATATAAGTATGTAGATGATAATTATTATATAGGTATTGCGTGTCGATGTTGTGTTGGTAAAGAAAAATTTGAATATATGAAAAAATTATCTGGTCAACCAGAAGAAAATTTAACTTGGGCTAATATATTTGTTAATTCGAATTATAAATATTTTCTTTCAGAATTAATTCCTGTATTAAAAGAGAAAAAAATAATTTTGATAGCAAATAATAAAAGTAAACCTGAAAATTTACCATTTAACGTTGAACAATTCTATCCAATAGGGATAGATGCATGGGTTAACAGTAGCCAGTTAATCCAAAAATTGATGATGGATATTAGTGAATATAATATGAATAACTACATATATTTAATTGCCGCAGGTCCTCTTGCAAATATAATAACATATGAGTTTTGGAAATTTAATAAGAAAAATACATATATTGATATTGGATCAACACTTGATAAAATGTTAGGATTAAAATTGACCAGAAACTATCTTAAAGGTGCAGAAACATTAAATAAAACTTGTATATGGTGAATTTAGAAAAATATAAGAATGATGGTTGGGGTTTATCCAGAAAAGAATTTGAATTACTATATGATTTTTTATCAAAAAATAATGATAGAGAATTAAATATCGTTGAGTTTGGATCTGGAATATCGACAGAGTTTTTAATTGATTTTAATACCATACATTCATCTCGTTTTAAAATTTACTCTTTTGATGATTCAATAGAATATGCATATAAAGGACACGATGAGAACTTACTTCTTAGTATCATATCGTTGGTTGATACTGACGATAATACGTTTGAAAGTATGTTTATTAATAAAAAATATGATGAATCTAAAATGAGAGATAAATTAACTCCGTCACATACAAGACAAAAAAATACATTCTATAAGATTAATGAAAGTATGTTACCTGAAACAATAGATTTAGTTATTGTGGATGGCCCTCATGGTAACGGTAGAAGTTTAGCTTTTCTTCATTGTTTTAATAGATTCAAAGATGGTACTTTTGTTTTAATTGATGATGCATCTCATTATCCGTTTTATGAACATTTAAAAATGTTATGTAATACCGAAATAGTATATGAACAACATATCAGAGAAGATAAATGGAATAATGGTGGTGATTTTATTTTATGTAAAATATTAAAATAATGAATATTGTATTTCACACTAATCAACTATCATTAAGAGGTACTGAGGTTGCCATGTATGATTATGCACATCATAATGAAGTATTACTTGGCAATAAAAGTATAATTCTAACTAAGAATCCCAGTATTTGGAGATATTCTAATGAAAAAGCTATTGAAAAATTTAAAAATAGATTTGATGTTATTTTTTATGATAATGTAAAACAAATAGAAGAAATCTTAGATGCTTATCGGGCTGACGTATTTTACACTCTTAAGGCAGGTTATATTGATGATGTTATTTCAAAAAAACATAAAACAGTAGTACATGCTGTTTTCCAATATGAAGAACCACACGGAAATGTATATGCATATGTTTCTGAATGGTTGAGTAGGTTATATGGTTATCGTCATCCATTTGTACCACATATGATAGACTTACCAGAACATAATGATAATATGCGTCAAGAACTTAATATACCAGATAATGCTATTGTTTATGGTAGATATGGTGGCTATGAAACGTTTGATATTGCCTATGCTAAAGAAGCAGTGAAACAAGCAGCAATAAAAAAACCTGATTTGTATTTTTTATTTATGAACACTCAAAGATTTAGTGATTCTAAATATAAAAATATCATATATTTAGACGGTACTGCTGATTTATATACGAAAGTTAAATTCATAAATACATGTGATGCAATGATACATGCAAGACATAAGGGTGAATCATTTGGATTGGCTATTGGTGAGTTCTCAACTAGAAATAAACCAATATTAACATGTAGAAATGCTATCGATAAAGCACATTTTGATATTCTCGGTAATAATGGAATATACTATAATAGTCAGAGTGAATTATTAAATTTATTGATAAATCCAGAATTTTTACAGAAAAAGATTTCTTGGAATTGTTATCATAATTATACACCAGAAAAGGTAATGAATAAATTCAAACAAATTTTTTTAAGTTAATGAAAACTAAAATAGTAAAACATCAAAAATTTTATATTGAATATTATGAGAATGATGTTATGGCAAGTAATTCAATTGGGCAAAATAAAAAATGGGAAGCACATATATTAGAATTTGTAAAGAAATATAGTGAAAAATATGATATAAATAATATTGTTGATATTGGTGCGAATTTTGGGTATCATACATTATTTTTTTCTGAAATAGTTAAGAATAAAGGTTATATATATTCTTTTGAACCGCAGATACAGAATTTTACTTTATTAAGTAATAATATAAAACATAATAAAATTGAAAATGTAATAATATATAATGAGGCGTGTTCAGATGTGAATGGTAAAGTGAAACTACCATATATTAAATCATCAGAAATATGTAATATGGGTAATTTTACACCTACTATAGTTGATAGTAACTCTATTGACGGGATACGTTCAAGACCGTTAGATTCATATGAATTACCGAAAATTGATTTAATCAAGATTGATGTTCAGGGATATGAAATAAATGTTTTAATGGGTGGATTAAGAACAATAGAGAGAGATAAGCCAGTAATAATCATTGAATTTGAGGAAAATCAGATGAGAAAAACTGGTAATAGTTGTTTTGATTTAGCGACATTTTTAAGAAAAATGAATTATTATATTTTTTATCTTGATTATTATTATCCATCAGATCATGTATGTGTACATATAGACAAATTAGTTGAATTTGAAAATTTATTTTCTGAATATATATGTGAACATAATGTTATGAATGAGATAAATAAAAATATTACTTATGGAATTGATAGAAAATTAATGATACCATATAATAGTAATTTATGAAAATAGCTACACATGTATTATTGTTTGGTCAAGATAAATGGATTATGCGAAACATTGAAAATGCATATCCGCATGTAGATATAATTTATGTTGCATATAGTGATAAACCTTGGGATTATAATCCAAATGCTAAGAAGATATATAAAAATTCTTTTGATTTGAAACAAATCAAGGATTCAGCGTTCATTGATAAAATAAAAATTATTGAAGGTGTTTGGGCAAGAGAAGAAGATCAAAGAAATGCTTGTGTTGATTTAGCATTATCAGATGGTATTGATTATTTAATAATTCATGATGCGGATGAATTTTATTTTAATGAATCATGGATAAAAATAAAAAACTTTATAAGAAAACATCCTAATTTTGACCTTTATAAGATTGGTTGGTATTGTTTTTGGAAATCATTTAATTATATTTTGCTCGATTCTTCGGGCAATAAAATAACAGGTTATCCTGAATTTTGTATTAACTTAAAGAACGGTGTTAGATTCCAATCAAAGAGAAGACCTTTTAAGAATAATGGTGTTGATTCGATTAACAGTATTTTAATTCCAAATGAAGTAGCAATTTGTTATCATGGGTCATATGTGTTATCTAACGAAGAATTACTGCAAAAAATCAATACTTGGGGTCATACTAATGATTTTAATAAAGAAAAATGGTATAATAATGTTTGGTTAAAATGGAATGAAGATAGTGTAAATTTACATTTAGTAAACCCATCTGCTTGGTCTAAAGCAATTAAATTTGATGGGGATTTACCTGAAATAATTAGTGATATGATATGAAATTATTGATTGTATTTGGGACAAGACCAGAATGGATTAAGATTAAATCGTTAGTAGATATTCTATCTAAACAAAATAGAATTCAATTTAAAATTGTCGCAACAGGTCAACATGAAATTTTAAAAAATGAAAAAATTTTAGCTAATTATTTTTTACAAATAAAAGATATTATTATCGATGACAGATTGACGAATGTGTATATATCTGTTATGGATGGTATATCAAATATTTTAAGAAATGATAAATCATTTACACATGTATTAGTTCAAGGTGATACAACATCGGCAGTTGCTGCTGCTTTATCTGCATTTTATAATAAAGTAAAAGTTATTCATCTTGAAGCTGGATTAAGAACATATGATAAAGAAAATCCCTTTCCTGAGGAAGTTAATAGAAGATTAATATCTGAGATTGCCGATATCCACTTATGCCCGACATTAGAATCATTAAATAATTTAAGAAGCGAAAATATAACCAAAAATGCATATATTGTTGGTAATACTGCATTAGATAGTTTATTGGGGTATAAAGAAAAATGTGAATATGACGATATTATATTAATCACGATGCATAGACGTGAAAATCATGATATTATGGATCAATGGTTTACTGAACTAAATAATTTAGCTGAAAAATATCCTTATTATAGGTTTATAATGCCTATTCACCCTAATCCTAATGTACAAAAATACAAGTATTTATTAAAAAAAATTGAAGTCGTTGAACCATTAAGTCATGAAAATTTACTTAATTTATTAATTAAATGTAAATTAGTTATTACTGATAGCGGTGGGATTCAGGAAGAATGTTCTTTCTTAAACAAGAAGTGCTTAGTATGTAGGAAAACTACAGAAAGACCAGAAGCACTTGGATATACATCTTTCTTAGTTAAAGAACCAAGTCTGCTTCAATTAGTTTTTGAAGAACACATAAATGATTATGTAGTTAATCAAGAATCACCATATGGAGACGGTAAATCTGCGGAAAGGATTATGGGATTGTTTTATAATAGATATATTGATTGAGTTTAAAAAAAATGAAATTAAATTCGAATAAGATAAATTATTATTTTAATAATTTATGATTATTAAATCACCTACTGAACTACAAGATGCAATTAATAAGTTGGTTAGTGGTGATAAACGATTAATTTATGATATTGCGAGATATGTAACCTATAATTATTATATGTACACACATATAAAAAAAGATTCGATTGAAGATTTAGAAAATGATAGAATATATAGAAAGTTCGAGAAAGAGCATAATGAATTATATAATGAAGTTGAGAGGAGTGTTGATTATTTGTTTAAACATATAAATTCGGATTTAAATGATTAAATTAGCAAGAATATATTATACAGATGAATTAGTTAATCACGAACCTCTTGAGTATATCGAATATATTAAGGGTATTGACAATATTGATATGAGTTTCAAATTACCAACTCTTATCGTTGGATGGAAATTAGTAAAGAAGGTCGTTGATGATGTATCCATTCTTGATAATAAAATAATTTCAAACACATTATATTGGGCATACGCATTTAATGAAGATAAGCATGGACACATTAGTAAAGTGGATGAATTTGTACAGCAAGTACCTAAATTTTATTTTAATAGTAAATACACATATATTAATATAGACCCAGTATTTTTTGCCATTGAATCTGTGGAGGAATTAATCAACATGCTTCCAAAAACTGATGTTAGAGATTTATTAACATTAAAAAGGGTTTATAGTTATATTTATAAAAATGATATGGCATATGTTCTTTGTGATAATAAAATTATGGGAATAGATTTAAGAATATATGATTACTTTGATTTTGATATCGAAAAAATAAAAACAGAATTACAAAACAGATCATTCCAATATATTGACGATGTCGATGGTTCGAAGTATCAATTTTACTATAAAAAATTACCTAATTTTGACAATTTAAAGCGATACATGCCTGTTTTTTTATCAAATGAGTAAATACTAAGTATTTATAAAAAAATATACTACTATGGAAAATAAAGAAAACATATTAGATCAGTTTTTGGGTGATAATTCCCAAAAAAAGCCTAAAAAGACTAAGGTAAATAACAAAGAGGTTATTATAAAAGAACGTGAGGGTTTAATCGAAAGAATTGATAAAATATTTATTACAGAAGACGGAAAACAATTATTAAGAGAGCAATATTGATTTATATAATTATGAGTCGTAAGACCCTACAGGAACATATTGATAGGATCAGATATATCTCTAAATATCCGCTTAAAGAGGCGAGTTATAAAGCTATTTTATCTGATGAATTAAATAGTGTTGATAATGACGTTCTTTCAAAGTCAATATATAGTGGTGTACAGCCTCAAACACCTAATAATACGAATATTTTTGATTCGATTGTAAGTGAAGATAGTGAGTCTAATATTGAAAATACTCCTACAGGTACTACTGAAACACCATTAGATACAACGGATACAATTAATACTGGTGATTCACTAACAGTAGACACACAATCGGTGTCATCAGAATCATTAATCCCATCTGATTCAACCGACATTGATAAAAAACAAACTGATTTATTAGCTTTACAGCTAGATATTATAAAAAAATTAAATGAAAAAGTAAAAGAGCTTGATTCTTTATTCAAGAATTTAGATTATAAATATCAACAACTAAATAAGGAAGTTGAAGAAGTAAGAGAACCTACCAACCAAGAAAAATTAATGTCGAGAAAACAAGATTCACATCCATTTTATTATAATCTAAATGATCTGTGGAAAGGTAATTGGTTTGAAGCGAGAAGAGATCAATACAATGAAAAGGGTATTATAAAACTTGATGATGGTACATATATAGCAGATTTTGACAACTTACCAAAATTAAGTGACAAAGAGATTAGAGATAGTTTTCTTTATTATGAAGGTACAGAAAAAAAGTCTAATTCAATAACAGAATCCACCTCACATATAGAATAAATAATACTATAAATAATCTAGTGAAAAGTAAAACTCAGTAAATAATGAAAATATATAATAAGTCAGGCTCAAAACAAAGATTATTTGAAATGATGTCAAGAGTAAATAAAGTTACTCTTAATGAATCAGGTATACCTAAAGGCAGGATTGTTTCGATTAAAGATATTACACCAGAAAAGATTGGTATTGAATTCATATTACAAACATCTAGTGATGGTAAAACATACAAGGTATCTTTAAACAAAGAATATTTTCCATCACCAGATAATCCAATGGAATATACCCAGATTTCAACCGAAATGGATTTCGATAATTGGGTTAAAAAGTTTACAAAAAAATTTGGTGATGATGGTTATTTAGTAAATGGTCTTGAATCACCAAATACTTGGGGTGTAAAAGGTAATGAAAAATATTTGAATTGGAAGGATGAAAAATCAGGGAATATTGTAGCAGATAAAGAAATGGATAATTCAATAGACGAAATTGATGACTATAGTAATAATTCATTACCAACAAAACCAGAGGAAGATGATTGTATAATCAGTTCTAATGGATGGGAATTGTCGGTGTCATGTGGTGGTAAATTTATTGGTAAGTTTGATGAGGATGACAAAGCATTTGCTGCTGTGAGAGAATGGAAAAAAAGAAATAACTTCTATCCTAATACTTGGTTTATTTCTGATCATGGAAATGTATCGCTTGTAGATGATTATGGTAATATAATTGGTGAATCAATGAATGAAGCGAATAGTAAATTAGAAAAAATAAAATCATCAAATCCTGCACTATATAATCAATTAATGGTAGCTAAGAAAACTATGAAAATGAGTGATGCTATGGCTACTATTATGGGTGGAATGTCTAAAGAAGAGGCAAGAAAATTGCTATTGAAACACGGCATGTTAAAAGAAACTAACGATACAACATCAAGTATAGATGGTGATTATACCAAGGATAATGAAAATTATAAAAAATCACTTGTTAAAGATTTAAAAAACAGAGGGGTTAATGTATCATCAAATGATTCAGTAAATTCTTTGGAAAAAAAAGATGGCTTATTTAAGGAAAATGTAGATTCTGTTGTTGACTTTGATAGAGCATATTTGGATAATTCTGTTGATACTGAAGATACAAATGTTTCAAAATATGATGGTGGATTAGATTATCCTGCAAATCCACTAAGAATTGATTCAGAATTATTACATAATGAACCATTATTTGAAATGGATGATTTTAAGCCATTAACATTAAATTATGACCAAAAAGGAAACTGGATACCTGCAGGTCATGAAGATAAAAGAATAGCATTAAGAACAACATATCATCCAATAGGAAGTGATAATGAGAAAATTTTGATCGTTAAAATATTTCCTGACGGTAGTGTAGATAAAATTTATAAAGTTATGGATGATTGGGAAAAAGCTAAAGAAGAGCTAAAAAAATATTTATAACCCGAAATCCTTATAGCATTAAAGGGTCGAATTCGACCCTTTTTGTTTTTATGGGGTAAGTATTTATAGAAAAATTACGATGAGTCGTTTTAGGTCATATTTTGCAAAGAATGCTTCACTGATTAAATACAGTGAAATAAACAATTCTCAAAATCCCGTTACAGAAATATCATATGGTACATTAAATAAACAGGTGAGTCGATTTATATTCTCAATCGATATCACTGATTTAAAAAATCGTATTGATTCTGGTGAGATATCAGTAAATTCTATCAGTAAACATGTTCTTAAATTGACAAACACAATTGCTTACAGACCTGATTTATTAGGTAGGAAATCATATGATGGAAACACTGATAGGGCAAGTTCATTTGTTCTTGAATTATTTAATATCGATGAAGATTGGGATGAAGGTAGTGGATATGATTTTGTATATGACGATAACGTGTACATTACGAATCGATTATTATCTAGGCATCCTGTAAATTGGTATTATAGAAAAACAAATCAAACATGGAGTACTGAAGGTGCATATTCTACAGGAAGTACTGGATCAACTATAATTGGTTCACAAGTTTTTATAAAAGGCGATGAGAATATTGAAATAGATATTACCGATTATGTAAATCACTTATTAAATATTGGTACTGGTTTCACAGGAACTACTTTTGGGTTAGGTATTAAATTTATTGATGAATTAGAAAATTTAGAAACAATAAATAGACAAGCAGTTGCATTTCATACTAAATATACAAACACATTTTATGAACCATTTGTAGAAACAATATTGAATGATACTATTCAGGATGATAGAAATTATTTTTTTTTAGATAAGCAGAATGAATTATATTTATATTCAACTGTAGGTGGTAAATATGAAGATGTTATAGTATCAGCAGTGACAATTTATGACCATCATAATAACGAAATTCTGTCAATACCAGAATCTGGTATAACTAAGGTAAAAAAGGGTATATATAAAATATCATTTGCTTTAGATTCAGACACATACGTCGATTCTGTATTGTTTACAGATAAATGGCTTATAAATCAAAATGGTAAGGCAAAGACTATTGAGCAAGAATTTTATTTAATCAAGCCAGAAAATTATTTTGGATTCTCACTTGACAACAGACTAAATTTTGACGATTTTTACTTTAGTTATTCGGGAATAAAATCAAATGAATTGCTTAAAAGCGGTGAAAAGAGAAAAGTTAGAATAAATATAAAAAAACTTTACTCACAAAATGATTTTTTCCCATTAGAACTTGAGTATAGAATATATACGACACAAAGTGATAAATACCAGATTGACATTATACCATTTACTAAAGTGGATAGAACTTTAAAAGGATATGAGTTTGATATTGATACTTCATGGTTGATTCCACAAGATTATTATCTCGAATTGAGAGTGAATAATGGTGCGGAATATTCAGTGAAATCTCCTTTAAGGTTTACCATTGTAAATAATGGTCTTTTTAATAAGTAATGTATTTATTAAAAGAAATGTGCGATAAGGATATATTATAGTGTGTTGTGTAAATTTAACTGTGAGGGTATTTTATTTTGTATTTTTTTAATTAATAATAATTGTGTAAATTTAAACTAAACTGTGTATGGAAGTAACAAAATCAGCGATGCTTGATCCGAGACTAACTAAAATGTTTGAGGATCACAAAAATCAAGGTAAATCAAAGCCGAATAAAGAAGAAATACTTGCTAAGTATTTCATACCAAGAAAAGATAAAGAAGTCTTTAGAATTCTACCACCTATTGGTGATGAGTACATTGAAACAGCATATTTTCACACATTAAAGGTAAATGGAAAATATATTAAAGCGTATTGTCCACGTCACAATGATCAACCCGAACCAAAAAGGGATGATGCTGGTAATGTAGTGAAAGATTCACAAGGTAGAACTGTTATGGTTAGACCAAGATGTCCTCTTTGTGAAAAAGCTGATTTCTATTTGAATCAACAAGATAAATCAATTCTTAAGAAAAAGAAAGAGGAGTTAACTTCTGCAGAATTAAAAATTAAAGAAAAAAATGATGCACTTTACAAAGAAGCAATGAAGTGGTCTGCAGATAAATATTATATTGTAAGAGGTATTGATAGAGGTGCTACTAAAGATGGTGTTAAATTTTGGAGATTTAAAGCCAACAAAAAAAGACAGGGTGTTTATGATAAGCTAATCCCAGTATTATCAGACTATGTTGAACAAACAGGACAAAATTTCACTGATCCTCAGAAAGGAATTGATATAGTCATTAATGTAGTCGACAATCATACTCCAACTGGACAAAAATATAGAGATGTATCATCAGTAATGGCTCGTCCAGCATCAGTGTTATGCGAAGACCCAGTAACAGCATCTGCGTGGTTGAATGATAAGACTACTTGGAGAGATGTGTTCAAACCCAAGTCAGCACCTAAAATTACAACTCTCCAATATCTGGAATTAGCTGCAGAAGGTAATGCACCTTATTGGGATGATAGTGATCCACAGAATAAGAGATGGGTTTTCCCTAACCACCCAGAACTTGAAGCCGCAGCTAATACAAGGGATGAAAATTTCCAGAGTGGAGAAGTATACGAAGATGAATCATATAGTACTCAAACATATCGTAGTATTGAGCAAATTAGTGCAGGTGATGTTGGTACATTTAAGGATGACGCAATGGATGTGATTACTGGAAAAGCTCCAACAACAATAGATGATTTAGATGATTTACCATTTTAATTATTAAAGTTCAATGGATTGAGAGATAGCTATCTCTCAATCCTATTTTTTTAATAACAACAAATAAATAGATTAAGGTAAATGATAGAAACACCAAAAAATACTAATTCGAGAAAACCAACATTAAAGAAAACGTTTTCTCTTTCAGATTTTAAAAAGAAAATAAATAGTGAAGATATTCCAGAAAAACCATTAGAGTGGATTAGATGTTCCAAAGCATTTCAAGAGGCAACTGGTTTACCTGGGTTTCCAAAAGGATATGTTTCTCTTTCAAGGGGGTTTACTAATACAGGTAAGTCGACATCTGTATGTGAAGCTGCAGTTAGTGCTCAGAAAATGGGTATTTTACCTATATTAATTGATACCGAAAATAATATGGGTAGAAAGAGATTAGAAATGATGGGTTTTGATTGGAATAATGATTTTTTTATTGAAATAGATAATGATTATCTCTTGGAAAATTTTGGTAAGAAAAGAGATAGTAAGGCACGTGAAGCTACTATTGAAGATATGTCAGAATGTATACATCATTTTATTGATCTTCAAGATAATGGTGACTTACCATACGATTTGTTGTTTGTAATTGATTCTATTGGTACATTAGATTGTGTTAAAACAGTTAATGCGAAAGAGAATGGTGGGACAGATAATAACATGTGGAATGCGAACGCATTTGAAAGAGCATTTAAATCACTAATTAATAATAGAATACCATCTTCACGTAAATCAAACAAACCATATACTAATACGCTTATAGCAGTACAAAAAATATGGTTAGACAGTATGAGTGGTGGTCAACCAGTAGTAAGACATAAGGGTGGTGAGGCACTTGCATACGGAGCAAGACTAATCTATCATCATGGTGGAGTATTAACTCACGGTACTAAAAAGATTATTGCAACATCCAAGAACAGAGAAATTTTTTATGGTATTGAAACTAAAATTTCAATTGTTAAAAATCAGATTGATGGTGACTTAGGTGGTATTGCATTCGAGGGTAAATTAATATCTACTCCACATGGATTTATTGGTGTTAGTTCAGAGGATAAAGAAAATTATAAGAAAGAACATATTAAATACTTTAGAGATTCTTTAGGTATTGATGTTAAACCAGAAGAGATAGTTACTAAATACAATGTAGACAATGAAGATATGAATGTTGAAGAGTTCAACGCAATGATGAACGATATGTAATATTAATGTGGTTTAATGAAATTGATAAAAACTTTATTAGTTGATTCTTCATATCTACTAAAAAGATCATTTCATGGTGCGAAAGAATACAATCGAAAAGAACACATCGGCGGATTGTATTCTTTTCTCACCACTGTTCGTAAACTTATTAAAGAGCATGCTTTCAATAAGGTTATTCTTATGTGGGATGGTGAAAATGGTGGAATAAAAAGACATATTATTGATCCTGCATATAAGTCTAATCGAAAAGATAAAGCATGGCATAAAAAAATTGAAATGACAGATGAACAAATTAGAATAGAAAGTGAAAAAGAAGAATCGATTCTTAAACAAAGAAAGCGAATACAAGCATATGCCGAAGAACTATATTTGAGACAAATAGAAGTTCCAGAAATAGAAGCTGATGATTTAATTGCTGCCTATTGTCTTCGAAATTATGAGAAAGAAGATATATATATTTTCACAAACGATAGAGACTTTGCACAATTAATTGATCTTGGCGTGACAATTTTGTTTGAAAATAAATCAGAACCAATAAATAAGAAAAATTTCTTTTTTAATTTTCCATATCATTATTCAAATGTATTAACCATAAAAATAATTTGTGGCGATGTTTCAGATAATATTAAGGGGATTGAGGGTTTAAAAGAAACTACATTATTAAAATATTTCCCTGATTTAAAATTAAAAAAAATGACTGTTAGGGAAATATGTATTAAAGCGAAGCAAATTCTTGAGGAAAGAAAATCTGATAAAAAAAAACCACTTAAAGTACTTGAAAATTTAATTAATGGTGTAGATAGATTGATTATAAATCATAAGTTAATGAATTTAAAAGAGCCATTATTAAATGAACGAGCACTAGACGAATTAGAACAATTAAATATGCCTTTGGCTGAAGATGATGGTCATGGTAATAAAAGAGGTAGTGAAAATTTATATAAAATGATGATGGAGGATGAATTTTTAAATTCATGGGGTAGTACGTTTGTTAGTTATGTTGAACCATTTTATCCTGTAATCATGAAAGAGAAAGAATTATTAAAGAAATATCTCGAAGGATAATTTAGATTTTTCTATTGACTTTTTTTTTATATAGTTTATTTTTGTAAAAAACTAAAAATTATTTAATTATGTTAGAACAAAAAAATCATGAAAACTTTTTTAAGTTTTCACTTTATCAAGAATCAAATGTTCTTGTTGAAAGAATATTTCCTGCGGATGTATATAGTCAAATGTCGAGATATTCAGTTAATATTCGTGAATTAATACCTTCTATAATACAAAGACTTCAAAAACTTTTATCAAAAAAAAATCCTGAGTATAAAGTTACATACGCTGATAAAGAATATGATTTATTAAAGTATTATGAAGATTTGACATCATTTTATAACGTAGAAATTAATAAATTGACAAAACCACAGTCGACGACACGAACTATTAATGGTAGAACAATTAAGGGTGTTGAGTGTAAATTTTGTCTATACATAAACAATAATCTAATTGTTGAAAGATTATTTTATGTGGACAATTATAATCCGTCAGTAAGATTTAGTAACGATATTGTATCTACAGTTAATGAAATTGTTGAAGACATTAAGCAAAATATTAAAACTAGTGACATTAATAATATCTGGGATGATTTTGATATTATTAATTGTTATGGATTTCCACATATTAATAATGTTAGAGAATTAGGTCGTGAGCAGAGAGAGATTTATTTAAAAAATATTAATGATGAAGAATTTGTTAAGAGTATGAGGATTCAAATTCGTAAAAAATATTTTACTGATCAGCAAGAAGAAGAGATATCTTTAGGTAATTAAAAATTTAGTATTGCATGTCTGAAAACAAAGATAGTATTGCAACATATTTAGGTACGGATTTTCAACTCAAACTACTATGGCAGTTAGTCACTGAAAGTAGTTTTTGCGAAAAAATATTACCATATCTTGAAGTTGGTTATTTTGATGATCATAATTACAAAAGATTTTTTATTGTTATTAAAGAATATTATGACAAATACAAGAAAGTACCTAATCTTCAAAATAAAAGTATTAATCATGCAATAAAAGAATTTCAATTAGATAATGAAATTGACTATGAACAATTAACTGGTGTATTAAAGCCAATAATATACTGGCAAGAAGCATGTATTAATGGAGTTTTAATGTTTGATGGCGATACTGTTCAAAAACAAACATGGCATTTTATTAAGCAACAGGAATACAAGAAACTTGCCAATGAAATTATTGAAAAGTTGGTACGGAATAAACTTGATAAGAATGTTTATGAAATAGAAGAAAGAATCAGAAAAATTTCTGATATAGGTGTTGAAGATGATGATGCAATTGAAGTGTTTACTGATATTGAATCATCATTACGTAAGGAATTTAGAGAACCTATTCCAACTGGAATAGTTATACTCGATGAAGCTACAGGCGGAGGTCTTGGTCGTGGCGAGATAGGTGTTATCTTAGCACCAACTGGTGCAGGTAAAACAACAATTTTAACTAAATTCGCAAATCATGCATTTGATAGTGGTAAAAATGTTCTTCAGATCATATTTGAAGATACGCCAGACCAAATCAGAAGAAAGCATTATGCTATATGGTCTAAAATTCCATTATCTGAGATTGATGATAGGACTGAAGAAGTAGCTAAAGCAGTAAATAAAAAACATGAGGAGATTCAAAAAGAATACAATAATAAACTAATTATAAAAAGATTCTCCCAAGAAAATACTACCTTACCAATGATTAAGGATTATATAATTAGATTTCAAAAAAAATATGGCTATAAGTTCGATATTATAATTCTTGATTATATTGATTGTGTTGATTCACATAAAAGGGGTGGTGATACTAATGCAGATGAATTAGCGGTTATCAAAGCATTCGAATCAATGGCAGCAGAGTTTAATGTTCCATGCTGGACAGCAATTCAAACTAATCGCTCTGGTATTGAAAGTGAGTTAGTTTATATAAATCATATGAGTGGAAATATTAAAAGAGCACAAAAATCACATTTCTTAATGTCCATAGCCAGAACACAAGAACAGAAATTCCACAATTTAGCAAACCTTCAGATATTGAAAGCACGTTTTGCTAAAGATGGTTATATATTTAAAGATTGCATTTTTAATAATAACACACTTGAAATCGAAGGTACTGGTAATATGCTTAAAACAAAGAGTAGTGCTGATGAATTTAAGAAGAATGAACCAGAGTATCTTAATGAGAAAATGAAGAAACTTGATAGTAAAAATAATAAGGTAGATAATGAGGATAAAGATGATGTATTAAAAAATGTCACCAAAGCCCTTGAATTACAAGATGAAATAAATCTTGATAGTCTAGATGATAAATTCCAAGAAAAATTACAGAAATTAAGGGATGAAAGTATAAAAAAACTAAATTCTGATTAAAATTTGACATAAAAAACTGTTTTTTTTATTAAAAAGACTATTTATATAATACGAATAAAAAATGTAAAATTTTTTATTGGAATACTTGACAAGATAAATTTTACAGTTTATTTTTGTGAAACAAATGGGGGAGTAGTAAAACGAATACTTTCAAATATAATTTAAACTACTCCTTTTTTGGAGAACTGATTATATTTACAGTAATTGGGTCATATTACTAATCCAATAGTAAGTATAGCAGGTTCGAATCCTGCCTCCCCCACATAAAATAACAGCAGATGGTTGTTATTTAAAGATTTAATGGGAAAACTTGAAGTTATTACAGTAATTTAATTAAATTATTATAGAGTGATAATTTACTAATAAGTAGTGTTAGTGTTTATCTGTCAAAAAAAATAACTGACAAATTTTTCCCTAAATCATATTGCGAGATAGAGAAGCGGTTAACTAGTGTGGCTCATAACCACAAGATCGCAGGTTCGAATCCTGCTCTCGCTACTATATATAATGAAGTTACGATTTTTGATTCAAATTTTAAGTTATAACCAATTAAAAAAATCGAACTTGTATATTCCTATTAAAAAATTAAAATAGGTGGTTTTAATTTGAAGACATTAAAGGAAAACTATTTGTATTTTCAGTAAAATAGTTAAATTGTAAAATTTCACTTTTACGACCAAAAAAATACAAAAGAAATATTCCTTTAAATAAGAAATTTAGATACTTACTGTATAAGTAAGTCAAAATATAACCTAATAAAATTATTCAAGATTTTTGAAGAGGTGATGAGTAAAAAATTCATCACTTTTTTTTATTTTATTTTGACGGAAAAATATAATTACTTACCTTTGAGGTATCAATAAGAAAATACGGAAAATAAAGACATAGATTAGTTTTTAAATATAAAATTTGTTTATGGAACAATTAGTATTAACCGCAAAACAATTATCAGTAATAAAAAAATCATTAATTGATGGTATTTCTATTGCAAGTGGTGCGAGAGGTGGAGCTACATATTATCATTCTAAAGAGGAGCAAGATGTTGCAATAAAAAATGCTATATCATCATTATATTCAACATCAAAAGAATTACCATTGATACTTGCAAATCAAAATGGTGTTACAGGTAAATTTATTCAGGAAGCTATATTGAATGAATTTAAAAATACAGCTAATGGTGGTGCATGTTATATTGTTAATCCTATTGATTGGATTGATAATGGTATTTCAGATAAAGCACTTCTTGGTGCATTGTATAATCTAGATAAAAATTTAGGTATTTCTTATGTGCTTCGTTTGTTTATTTTATTACGCAAGAATAAAATTAATAACGAAAGAGCAAGAAAAATAGTACTTGGTTACATTTTGGGTAATCCCAATTTAGAGTTTTATTCTGTTAAATATAGAAAAAAGATTAGAAATATTTTAAAACACGTCTATGGTGAAAAGAAAACATCTATTCTTCTTTCTATTGCTGAAAAGTATATTAGAAGTGGTGGAGTTTATTCAAATGAAAAGGAGGTAAAAATCAGTAATACTTTTCTTAAAAAGTATTCTCCAATTCTTAATAGTGAAAAATTATACAAGATTTTTTTATTCATCTTTGGTAAGGGTGATAAATCATTTTATTCAAAAAGTGAATTTCCAATTATCAGCGAATTTTATGTTGCAACACAAGATATTACTTCAGTAACTAAAGTACCTGAAGAAGTATTGGTTGGTTTAGTTTCAAATAAGAAACACCCACAATATGCTGGTATGTGGTCAACTAAATTGTTGAGAAAATCAACACTTGCATTGATTAGAAAAAACAATGAAGTTACTTCTGTAAATCAGCAAGTAAGACAGACCAAGAAAAATGAAAAACTTGGTGTAGTTAAGGAAGTTAATTTAGAAGCTGCGACTGATTTCATGGCATTGTATAAAACTGGCTATGAAAATGGTTTTGATGCTAAATTGATTAATGCAATTGATAAACTTGCAGAATCTAATAAGATCACTGGTTTTGCGTACAACAATATTGGAATTATTGTTGATAGATCAAACTCAATGTTCGGTAATAAAGTGGAATCAAAGAATACTCCAAGAGCAATTGCTGATTTCACTGTAAAAGTTTTGGAAAAATCATCTAAAACTCAAGTTGTGGTAAATACTGAAGGTGAGGCAACTGATATTGCTACAGCATTTGTTTCTCTGTTGAAAAACGAAAGTGAACAAAATAAATATGATGCAATTTTTATAATCACTGATGGTTATGAAAATCAGTATGAAGGTTTGGCAGGTGAAGTAATTGAAACATATATCAATGAAACACAGAGATCATTACCTATATTCCAGATTTCACCAATCGTTGGTGCTGAAATGAATGCAAATGTGAGACCAATTGCAAACACGAATGTTGCATTACTTGCAGTGAGCAACCCAGCATCAATTGCTACTCAAATGAGTGCTAAGATGCTTGAAGTTGATACTAAACAGTGGTTGTTAAATCAAGTAAAATTGATTGAAGCAAACAATGTTTCAAGAATAAGAAAAAATTATGTCAAAGCCTAAAGATTAAGAATATGAATGCACAGAAAGAATTTGTCGAATTATTGAAAGGTTGCAGACCAGTAAAGGATGCGTCTGGAAACATAGTTGTTCAATCAATAATGAATATGCAATTGGTTTGTTTAACTACAGACAAGGAATTTTCTTTGGATGAAAGATTTGCTAATCCATTTAAAGATGTTAAAGCATCTAATAGTGGTTATGGTAACTTAATATTTAAGAATGAATCAAACAAGGAAGTTATTATGCCAACTCAATTGGCGATAATGACTAAACAATCAGCACAAAATCACGGTATGGTGAAGTCAGCATACTTGCCAAAATCATCTACTGTAAGATATGATGATGCTGGTTGTGTACAGGGTTCACAAACAGGTTACATCAGAGATACAAACGGCAACGAAATGCGTTTGATACCTCTCTCAATGAGAGAAATGTTGTTTGATAAAGTAGGTTATACTGTTGGTCATGCAAACATATATCCTGCTATTGAAAAATTAGGTAGAGATACCAATACCAATACTGGATATTATCTTGATAAGTATTTTAATAAGTACGACAAGAAACTCGAACAGTTTATTGCACACTTTGAAAGACCAAAGAACTTGATTGGTACAATTGTATTGATCGATGGTGAAATAGTTGCGATTGATAAGTTTCCTTCATTTACCTATGCTGAACAAGTATGGGAAAGACTTATACGTGATTGCTATGGGTCACTTGCTATTATCAGTGAGTTGAATAAGAAAAGTGGTAAGAAGTATTTTACTGAAGAATATTCTAAAGTAAATAGAGGTGATGTTCTTAGCAAGATAGAAACTGCTTTGAATAAAACCAAGAAAAATATTACCAAGTCTGTTGAAGATAAAGTAAAAGAATTACTTGATCTTACATTTGAATCTACTTTGGATACTACAGGTAATCCAAGTGATGCAACTGCTTCTTTACCAAAAAGTTATATATTAAAACACACTGGTTATGTTGGTCAAGTTATCTCTGAAGAGAATTATCACCACATGGTAAGTATTGTTAAAAGAGAAAGATTTAATCCAGAATCATTACGTAGGGTTACCGAGTTAAGGGCTAAATCACGCAAACAAAGTAATTTTAGTATCTAAAAATTAACTTATTTTATTTTTATAGGGGTATTTATGTGAACGAATACCCCTTTTTTTATCAAAAATGGAAGTTTTAATCATAACTATCCTGAATATATTATTCTCAATTTCAAAAATATTTTTAATCATTGGAGAGAATAGATTTAAAAGTAGTTTTTTATATGTAAAAAAGATAAATAATATTTTTTTTTCATAAAAATTAAATTATTTATTGTTATTTTTAATCCATAAAAAGATAAGTTAAAATCAAATCATAATTTATGAATATTTGGCTTGACGGTATTAATCAGGAAAAGATTAATAAAAACAATTCAGAACATAAAAAGCTAAAAAAAAGAGAGTTAAAAAAATCTAAAACCAAAAAATCAATCAAAAATAAATAAATTGAAAAAAGAAAATTTACAATGTAATAGCTGTCTTAAACATTATTTTTTGTTATATTTGTAAGATAAGGGATAGAAATTTCGAGAAAAAAAATTTTGATAACAAAATCCTGAATTCATGAGAGATGCAACAATTGAAGTAGTAAAAGAAGTTATCAATCATCCGAACGCCGATCGTTTAGATATTTGTACAGTATTGGGGTATAAATGTATCACAAAAAGAGATCAGTTTAAGGTTGGTGATAAAGTTATTTATGTTCGACCCGATAGTGTATTTCCAGATTCTGAGTGGGCACAAGAATATAAAAAATATTCTCAAAAAAGAGTGAAGGCGGTTAAACTTCGTGATATTTGGAGTGAAGGTATTATTATACCATTCACAGCATTACCCAAGGAAATTTCCGAAACAATTAAAGATTACCATGTTGGTGAGGATGTATCAGAACTACTTTGGATTAGTCATTATGAACCACCCACACCAACCGATATCTCAATAAAAGGAGAATTACCATATGGTATTCCTGTAACTGATGAAGAAAGGTGGGAAAATTTAGATAATTCAGAATTACCATATGGTGAATTGGTTGATATTTTTTTAAAAATTGATGGTCAAAGTAATTCATTTTACCGTCATTTCGTCGAAAAAACATTTGGTGTTTTGGGTAGGAAACATGAATTAAAGCTAGAAATTTCAAATAACTATACTAATAATGTCTCAAGATATGATATTGAAAGGAAACTTACCGAGTTTAGTGAAAAGTATAGAATCTCTCTTTCAATTCGTGGTGAATCATATGGTATTGGTATTCAATCAATAAAGATTAATCCACACTCAAAATTGAGTAATGGTTGGGCAATGTTTTCTGTTTATTTGATTGATGAACGTAGATATGCACGTAAAGGCGATCAATTTTATTTTCTTAATGTTGCAAAGGAAATGGATTTACCTACGGTGAAATTAGTTGAAGAAAACGTGATTTTAACGCCAGATTTAATAAAAAAATATTCTGAAGACCTAAAAGAATTATATGGTAAACCGTTTGAAGGTGTAGTAGTACAATATAGTAAAGGAAGTTTTAAAATAATAAACAAACATTATGACTCGAACAAATAAACAATTAGATTCTAAATATATTGGGGTATATAATAGTTTTTTATACTACCGTTATATTTTTGATGTGATGAATATTGATAGTAATAATACATTATTCCATAAAATATTTAAAAATAATAATGAAAACTTGATAAACCCTGATTTATTACAAAAATTACTTAATGCAGGTTATTCTATTTTATTAGATTTTAGTAATGAGATACATTTAGTTCACAAAACATATAAATCATATATTTTGATTACTTTTAAAATATCACATTTTTACTGTAGTAAGTTTAAAAATTCAGAAAAAATTAATGCTTTGTTAATTGATTTCGAGAAAAGTCTAGAAAAAAAAAGATAATGTATATTTTCTTGTTGCAGATAATTATAATATCAACAAGATACCATTTACATTACCTAAGTTTGAATTACATGAAGATAGTTATAATATTAACTTCACCATTAATGAATTACAAGAAATATTATCAATGGATAAAAGCGGATTAATTATTTTTATGGGTGACCCAGGTACTGGAAAATCCTATCTTATAAAGCATTTAGTGAAGAGTGTTAAAAAAGATTTTGTTTACGTAACACAAGACATGGTTCAATATTTATTTGAGCCGAGAAATATGAGTTTTGTAATTCAAAATTTGAAAGACAATATTCTTATATTTGAGGATAGTGAAAATCTATTTATAGATAGAAAAATGCGATCAAATAATATAATCTCTACACTGTTAAACGTTTGTGATGGTATTATGGGTGATCTTTTTAAGATAAAGATTTTAGCAACTATCAATGTCAAAGAAAATATTGATACGGCTTTGTTTAGAAAAGGAAGATTGTTAGCTGAAGTTAATTTTGGAAGATTATCGATTGACATGTGTAATAAAGTTCTTGAAAGAATTGGTTCTGATATAAGAGTAAATAAAGAGCATACTTTAGCAGAACTCTATAATTACAACAATTATAACGGACACAAAGAATTTAATGGAAAAATCGGTTTTAATCTATTAGAATAATTTATAGTTGAATTAAGATTTAATATAAAAAAACATTTTTAAAGCAGAGATTATTTCTCTGCTTTTTTATTTTTTATTAGTTTTTTATTTTAATAATTGGGTATTTATATGTAACGAATAATAGTTATACAGGGATTAGTGTATACTTTTAATTGTGTAACTATATAGACGGTCAGCAAGTTAGATAAAATTTTATGAGGAATAAAAAAGTGTGTAATTATATATTGAATAATATGAACATATTTTAAATGTATTAATATAGAATGGCTTTCTTTACACGTCCAGAACTCGATAATAGACAATTTAAACAAGTAAGTGGTAGCACCTTAACGCTTTCTGGAACAACAGAGATTGTTAGTGGTGGTACGTTTATTTTACATGGTAGAGAAATTATAGCTACTGGTGGTACATACAATCAGGTTTTAGGTGTTGATATAGATGGTAAAATAAGATTAATAGATCAGACAGGTAGTGGTGGTACAGGTGTCTATATGTTAGATTCTCCAGCATCATTATCGAGTCCTGTTGGAGGTATAAGTAATGGATATGTTTTAGCAGGTAAACCATTGGATGTTATATTAAGGGATATGCTTGTAGTATATCAAGCACCAGCATTTACTTCATTTTCATCGTCACAAACAACACCAGTAGAAGTTGGTACTGTGTTGTCTGGCTCAAGAACATTCACTTGGGCAACTTCAAATTCAGGAAATGTTTTAGCAAACAGTATTGTAATTAGAGATGTATCATCTGGTACAACACTTGCAACTGGTTTAGCTAATGATGGCTCTGAATTGGTAACTATTAATAATAGAGAATTAGCGACAAATGGTTCGACACAAGTATGGAGAGCAGAAGGGACAAATACACAATCAGGTACATTTATTTCATCTAATTATACTGTTACCGCAAGATATTTAAGATTCTATGGCCCAGCATCAACAACACCAACTACCAGTGCAGCAGTTAGAGCATTACCGTTGAATGCATATCAAACTGCTGATATAAATACATTTATACTAAATACTGGTAATGTGTTAACTAAGTTTGTTGTTGCACTACCACCTGGGCGTGTCATCACATCAGTAATAGATTTAGATGCACTTAATGCAAATATAACTGCTAACTATGTTTTAGTTTCATCATCGACACCAGTATTAGATAATGGAGGATCAGGACCAACCATATGGAACTATAACATTTATGAAATGAACGTTGGTACACCATATAGTTCAAATCACAAACATCAAATAACAACAGCGTAATATGAGTTTAGAATTACCTTTCGGTCTTAAAGTTATAAACCCACTTCCAGCAGATAGTAAATATCTAAGGAATGGTGTACCATATGATTCTGTTGCACAGGTTAATAGCGAAATACCAATAACGATTAGACATACTGGTTTAACAGTAAATATTTTAGGAGTTGAATATTGGTATAAGAATGGTGTCACTAATAGCGATTTAGTGCCTAAACAATTTGATACTACATTATTTACAGCATACACTGCAGCTACTGAAACAAGACTTCAGAATATTGAGGGAGATATAGTAGATTTACAAACATTTAGTGCTTCAACAGAATCAGTAATTAATGATATTCATTCTGATATTACATACATATCTGGAATCACAACAGGTAAACAAGATCAATTAACTGCTGGTCGTGGTATAAGTTCAACACAACTCACACTTAATAGAATTGCAGTAGAATTAAGTGGATATACTGCTAAAGGAAGTATTGATATTACAATAACGGGTGGTACTTCAGACTTTTTTGTAAGAGACAATAGTATTATAAAAAGAGGTATTGAATATGGTGGAAATTATCATTCAACGTATTCAAATAGATCTCTTGTCGATAAAGAGTATGTGGATAGTTTAGCCGCAGGGTTAATACCTAAAACTCCTGTTAATGTTTCAACTACTGATACTGATGGTAATATAAATTTAACATCTCCATTTACATCAGGAATTTTAGATGGAATTCCTGTTTTGAACGGTTGGAGAGTTTTAATTAAAAATCAAACAACACCATCACAAAACGGTATATATACTTATAATTCAGGCACTCAATTATTTACAAGAGCAACTGATTTTGATGCTGCTGGTGAAATCAATACTGGTTCGTTTGTATCTGTTTTAAGCGGTAATACATTAGGAAATACTGCTTGGATGGTAACATCTCCAAGTGTTGTAACTATTAATGTTGATCCTATTTTATGGTCACCATTTTCCATACCTTTTAGTGGAATTCAAAATTTACAAAACGTTGGTACTGGTGTTAATGTACTTTCAGGGGTTAGTTCGAATACTGGATATTTTAAATCATTAGTTGCTGGTAATGGAATTACTATTACAGATAATGGTGATAATATTGAATTTGAAGTAACAGCAACTGGCTTAACAGCAAGCACCATATACGAAGGTATATCGCCAGCATCAATAAGTTTAGGTGGTATAAATGCTGGTTATGTATTGACTGGTAAAACTTTAAGTCAGATAATTCAAGACTTGCTTGTACCTACATTATTCCCTACACTCACTAATCCATCGAATACTTTTAGTAAAACATCGCCATCAGGTACAATATTTGAAGTTGGTAGTACTATAAACATATCATTTATTGCAACATTTAATAGAGGTAGTAAGTCACCACAGTATTCAAGTCCAGATGCATTTAGAAGTGGTTTACCGAACAGATATAATTATATAGGTACTGGATTACCATCATCAGTACTATCTACATCATTAACAGATACACAAACTGTAACTGGTTATACCGTATTATCAGGTTCAAATACTTGGCAATCGTCTGTTACTTATGATGCAGGTACTCAACCATATGATAGTTCTGGTAATCCATATTTAACACCATTACCATCTGGTACGACAGGAAATCAATCTGTAACAATTACTGGTATATATCCATATTTTTATGGTAAAGTTGCTTCAGGTGGTGCTGCCCCAGGTGATAATAGACCAACAGCAACAAGTGCATTAGTTTCTGGTGGTACTAAAGTAGTTGCATCATCAATGGGTACGATCACAATAACATTCGGAGCAACATCAGATGATTATTTATGGTTTGCAATACCATCTACATCAACAAGCAAAACTGTATGGTACGTTAATGCATTAAATAACGGATCAATTGGTGGTGCTGTCACTCCTTCAGGTAATTTATTTCCTAATTTTGATTTAGTGAGTGTAACAACAGTATTATGGTCAGGAATTGAATATAAAGTATACATAAGCAACTATCAAACGGCAACAACTGGTGCTATGGAATTAAGGAATAGTTAATATATAAGATAAGAAATGGCTATTATATTAAACGATAATATTAAAGTAAATGCAGGTAAACCATCTGAAGCTAAGTATCTGAACCCAAATACTAATGCTCCATACAGTGGTGTTACTCAAGTTAATACTCTTATCCCAATATCTGAGAGACATAGAGGTTTAACGGTATTAGTTAATGATAAAGAGTATTGGTATAGAGATGGTGTTAGTAATACAGATCTGATTCTAAAAACATCAACTGGAACAACAACATTAGCATCTAATGGTTTAACAAAACTTGGTAATACAATTGTACTTGGTGGTACTTTAACTGGTGACACTACAATTGGTGGTGCTGGAAATTCACTATATTTTGGCGACTTTAATGTTAGTGAATTTAATGAATTTATTGTTGCTGTTTCAGGCACATCTGGTTTAATCGGATTATATGGTAAAGATGATGCTATTATTGAGATATCTACCAACCACACCACTCAAAATTCAATAGTGATTTCTGCTGGTTTATCAGGAGACAATTCAACAATTAATATTGACTATCAAAAATTAAGATTAAGCAGCAACGATTCTGAGCCATCAAATGTATTTATTGAATTAAGCGGCGCATCTAAAATCGTTATTGGTGAAAATAATTTTTCTGATTTTGCTGGCATTCAATATTTAACAGATTATTCTGCTAACTATACTGCAAGATCAATACCCGATGTTGGTTTTGTTACAGGTTATACTTCACCTCAAAATATTTATAATCAGAAAATAATTGTTAGTGCGAATACTACATTAACAAATACAAATTTTGTGGTTTTTGTTGATAGTTCAACAAGTGGATTAACTATTACGTTACCAGCATCTCCTGTAGATGGTCAAGTATACAAAATAAAAGATGTGGGAAGTGCAAATATTAATAATATAATTATAGATGGAAATGGAAATACTATAGATGGTTTTCCAACTGCAATAATTAATACACAGAGAGGTGGTATTGAAATAGTTTATGATCAAACAATAGATGAATGGGCACTTTTAAATTATATTCCATAATCTAACTAACATATTAAAAAAAAATAAAACTATTTATTTGTGATAATAAATAAGATTAATTACATAATAAATTTTTTTATAAAAAAATATAACACATGGCATTCTCAACAAAACAAAATTTAAGTAATCAAAAATTCAAGCAGGTAAGTGGCTCTACACTTAATTTATCTGGCGACACTATTATTGCAAATAGTGGTTCGTTAAATTATCAATCAGCGATATCAATTAGTGAACCAACAGAGATTGTACATAAACAATATGTTGATGATTCTATATCAAATGTAACATCTCTTATAATTACTGGTGCAACTAATGGCTTAACAAAAACAGGAAAAAGAGTTAAATTGGGCGGTACACTTACTGGTAATACTGAAATTGCTGGTGGTGGTTATTACTTGAATTTTGGTTCGGCAAGTTCTAAATTAAGTACGTTATCTGTAACTACAACAAGTAATCAAAATTTTAGGAGTGATACTATTACAGTAGATGATACTGTTTCACCATTCAATTTTATTGTAGACACTGGTACTGCAAGTGCGGGGAGGAATATAGCGACATTCGTTAAAAGAAATTCTGGCGGTACTCCAGACGTAAATAATGTCGGTATTATAAAATTTGTTTCTCCAACTTCAACTTTAGTTGAAAAACCAGCGATTGAACTGCTTTGGAGATTTTCAACTGCGACTAATGGTAATGAGTCATCTGCTCTAGATATTAGAGGATATTATACTGGCTCATCAAACAATCTAATATTTAGAATTTTACCTTCAGCTTATTTTATAGGTCACGGTACAAGTGCCATCGGAGGTTTTGATATTGCTATTGGTCAAGAAGCCAGAGCATGGAATGGTGGTCAGATTGCTTTAGGATATAGAGCAGGTAAAACATCTGGTTCTGCAACAGGTAGACATCATTCAATCTCTATCGGATATAATGCAAATCAAGGTACAAAACCTATCGGTACTTATTCGATTGCTATTGGTAGTGCAGCACAATCTATAAGTGCAGATACTATTTCAATCGGTAGGAGTGCAGGGAATACCACTGGTGTTGTTGGTATAAATTCAATTTCAATTGGTGCACTTTCAAATCAGGGAAGTTCAAATATTGGTCAAAATTCAGTTGCTATAGGAGTATCGTCAAAATCAATTGGTACTAATTCAATAGCAATAGGTAATAACGCTAATTCTGATGGTGGTGTGTCTATTGGTAGTACTTCTGCGAGTGAAGGCGATGGTATATCCATTGGTATTGGAGCAAAAACAAGATCAACAAATGCAATTTCATTAGGTACTAATGCTGGTGTTACTACTGGTAGTTTTGGTGCTGAAAGTATAATATTAGGAAAAAATGCTGGTGGTGGTGCAGTAAATGCTAATATTGGTGCAACAACAATAATAATTGGCTCTAATAGTGTTGCGACATCTTCTAATGGAATATCTATTGGTACTAATATTAGTACTACTGCAACAGGAGCTATTACAATCGGAAATAATTGTAATAATAATACAACAAATAGTGTACAATTTGGTTGGAATTCAAATGACGATTTGAAATTAATAAAGGGTACTTTACAAACAACAAATAACACAACCACAACTTTATTAGCATATACACTACAAACTGGTAGTACTTATTCAATTAAGGCAACAATAAAAGCAAGAGAAGTTAGTGGCGCAGATCGTGCATTATATGTTAAACAAGGTTTGTTTTATCGTGAAGGTGGTGGCGCAGTACAACAAGGTACAACACAAGATGTTATTTCAGATATAGAATCAAATTCTGCATGGGATAGCACTTTTGATGTGTCAGGTAATGATGTTAGGGTGAGAGTTACAGGTGCTGCATCTACAACAATTAATTGGCATGTTATATTAGAAGTACAAAGGGTATCTTAATAATTTTAAAGTATTTATAAAAAAAATAACATTATGGCATTACGAATTAATACGACACTAACAACAACAGATGGAGGAACAGTAGAATCAGGATCGTATGTAATTTTCAGTACAAGATTTCCACATAGAGGAAAGAATTACAGTGTGGATTTTTTGATATATAGATCACTTGAAGCACTAAATCAAAACAAAGCAGACATTGATGTCGTTGAAATACCTGTTAAAAATTTCATAAAACAGTTAACGGATGAAGAATATGCAGCTTTAACACCATTAACCATTCATAATGATGTTAAAGCATTTTTGGAACAATATGTTGGTGTTGGTAATGTTGATGTGATACTTTAATTATAATAAAAAATACTAAATATGGTTTTGATTAAGGAATTCTAAAGAATTTCTTTTTTTATTATTATAATAAAAAAAAGTATTTATAATAAAGTATTATCATATGGCAAAAAAAGCTGATGGTAGAAATAGTGGTACAAAATACAGACCCATAGGTACAAATACTAATCCGATAAAGTTTGATACTGAAGGCACTGACGCTCATGGTCGTGAAGTTAATCTTATTAGAGACGATTCACCTACCCGAATCGATGTAGTGAGTGAAACTTTGTATTATTTGGGATGGGCAGAATATGGCTCAAGTGAAAGTGAGCCTGTTTGGAAAATTAAAAGAATTGAACAGATTGGTAGTGTTTGGGAACAAAAATTTGCTGGTGGAGAGCAGTTTTTCAGATATGCATGGGATGATAGATATACATTAACATATTTATAGGAATCTAATTAAAGTAGTGTGTTGCTTTAAATTTTGAGTATTTATATGAAACTCTATAAATACGATAAATGGCTACTTTTACTATAGATTTAATATCAGGAAAGGTATTTTTATTCGATAAAGATTTTACGGGTACTGGTTATACTGGTGGAAGTAGCTCTACGTATCAAGAAGTTAATTTATATTCACATTTACCACCAGCAATTTTACATAATGGTGATATTTATGTAGTTCGTAATTCATCTGGAGCATATGTTTTAAATAGAAAAGAAGCAGGATTATACTATTCGAATGGTATTACATGGAGAAGATTGGGTGATATACCATCTTTTTTTAGTTCTACGAATTTTCAAATTTTTGATGGAGTTGATAATACTAAGGGAATTAATATTCAAACTTCTGGTATAACATCTGGTGTCTTTAGAACACTAAAAGTACAAGATTCATCAGGAACAATTGCATATTTAACAGATTTAAATACAAAAGTTAACATATCAGCATTTGCTGATTATACTGGTACAACAGCACCTAATACATACGTATCAATTAATGATTTTGATACATATTCTGGTCAAACATATTCACTTATTTTAGGTAAACAAGATCAGCTAACAGCAGGTAAAGGTATACAAATAACCACAGGTAATACTATCAATGTAGTTTTACCCAATTCACTACAATTAATTGATATTTCTGGTGGTACAGAAGTAAATACCATACCACATACACCAATAACATGGACAACACAAGAATATAGTGGAACATCACTCAATTTTACTGGTGGAAGTCGTATTTATATATCAGAAACAGGATTATTTGAACTAAGTTATGTATTAAATCTTGAATTTGGTAGTGGTGGTGATAAAAATATTGGTACAGTTATAAAAAAGAACGGTACTACACTTATAACACAACTCACAAGTTCATCATTTATGAAGAATAGTAGTGGTTCAGGATCTAATACGATGCCACCTTATAAGGTGAATTTAAATTCGGGTGACTATGTTGAATTGGTGGCATTTAGAATAGGTAGTGCAGGTAGTGTTACTACTGTTAAAAATGGAAGTTGGATTAAAATTAATAAGATATTATAAATAAAATATAAAATAAAGGAGTAGTAATGACATTTAGATATCTAATATATCGTACTGATTATGGTAATACAATCGTAAGAGAATCAGCTGTTAATGATTCAACAGGAAATGAAGCAGCATTATTTACAGATTTTGTCATTCCAGTAAATCAACCACTCTATCTATGGAGAGTATCACTACCAAGTGACGTAATTCCAAATACAGAAACCAACATTAATAATTGGTTAAATTTCATTAATCCACCTTCTCCTGATTCACCATTAGATTATCAAACATTCACTGGTTATACTGCTACAACTCAAATAGAATTTAGTAACGTAAATAACGATATTGATTATCTTTCAGGGCAAACCGCAGGTAAATTAGATAAAGTATTCGGTGCTATAACTGGTAATGTTCCAATTTTTGGTGCGAGTGGTACTACATTAATTGATTCGGGTTATGATATTAATGATTTATTAACTGGAATTAGTGGTGCAACCTCAATTGAAGTTTTCACAGCATATACTGCAACAACAAACATAAAAATTTCAGCTATTGAGGATAATATAAATTATTTATCTGGTGAAACTGCGGCAAGATTAAAGATAAGTAATTTTAATGCTTATAGTGCAGCAACTAAAACATATATCGATTCCATTTCGGCAGGTCTTGATCCAAAAGAATCGGTTCGTGTTGCAACTGTTTCGGATTTAACTGGAGCAGTTTATATTGTAACTGGTGGTACTGCTGGGACAGGTGCGTTTACATCAGCACCAACATCAATCGATGGTGTAACATTAGTTAATGGAGATAGAGTATTGGTTAAAAATCAACTATCACCACAACAAAACGGTATCTATGTAGTTATATCTTCTGGTGTATGGTATAGATCGGCAGACATGGATGGTATACCTTCAAATGAGATATCTGGTGGTGTATTTGTATTTGTTGAGACGGGAAATACCAATGGATCAAGTGGTTGGGTTATAGATTGGGATGGTATTGTAAATATTAATATCGACCCAATTAATTGGGTTCAATTTAGTGCAGCTAATTCATATACATTTGGTGTTGGTATTAATATATCTGGTAATTTAATATCTCTTGATGGTGCTGCAATAGCTGGCGATAATTTAGATTGGGATGGTTCTCAATTAAATGTTGAGGTTACTGGTGGTACTTTAGGTGTAGTACTTAATTCAAAAGTAGACGAATTATTATTTAATTCATATACCGCTACAACAGAAATTAGATTAGGAGGTATAGAAGATGATATTACATATATCTCTGGAATCACTAACACAAAACTTAATAATTTAGATTTTAATGTATATACAGCATCAACTGATACACGTTTAGATAATATTGAGAGTGATATTGCATATATATCGGGTATAACTTCTGGATTAGATAATACAAAACTTAGTATCAATGTATTTACTGGTTATACTGCAACAACTAAATCAGATGAGATTTATTTAATTAGAACAGGAACAACAGGAATTGATATTAATACGATCACACCGACACCCATTGTTTGGAATGGTCAATTAAAATCATCCACGCTATTTTCTTGGACTGGTGGTAGTGGGATATTTGTTAACCAAACTGGTGATTATGAAATCACATATAATATTCCAATAATACATACAGGTAATAATAATGTGAGATCATATGGTAGTAATATTGTTATTAATAATACAACCGTAATAAATAGAACATTTGCTGCAGAAAATACATCGAGAGCAGATAGCGTTGGCAATCTCGCATTACCAAGTGTTGTAGTATCATTAACATCAGGAACAAGACTTGATTTAGTAGTATTTAGAGCTGGACTTGCTGGTACTACTAACACAAGACCAAACCCAACAATATTGATTAAAAAGAAGAATACATTGCAATAATGAGTTAATAAATGAATGTGATTAAATGGCATTGGAATATTATCTTTATAGAACTGATTATAATAATACATTAGTTGATAGGAGTACAACTTCTTTTGCACCTTTACCACCTAATACTGGTGAAATTCAAATTAATTTTTTCATACCTCAAAATCAACCACTTTACTTTTATAGAGAACAAAGTGGTAGTATAGTTTTAAATGACGATCAGACAATAAGATCATATTTAAATGATACTGTTGATAAATCTCCAGATTCATATGTTACATATGGTCAATTAACAGGTTATACTGCAACAACAAATATTAGTGGAATATCTGAATCAGTTTTTAATGGTTATACCGCAACAACTGAATCAACTATAAATGGTAAATTAAATAAGGGTTTATTTAATACCTATACAGGTAGTACTGCTCCAAATACCTTTTTAAGTAAAACGATATTTAATACCTATACAGGTAGTACTGCACTTCAGTCTGCAAATAATGGTTTAACAAAAAATGGAACAAATGTTAGATTAGGTGGTACATTAACAGGTGCGACAACAATAACTTCACCAGCAACAGGAAGTAGACTAACCTTTGCTGGTTTTCCAATTCAATATTCTACTAATCTATCTGCAAATTATAATGCGAGATCATTAGTAGATAATGGTTATGTCACTGGTATTACAAATAATAAAATTGATAAAGTTTTTGGTGCTACAAATAATATCGCAATATTTGATGCTAATGGTAATTTAAAAAATTCGAATGTAAGTATAAATACTATTACTGGTGGTACAGGATTTTATTATTATATTGATAGATCAACAACTCAAAATAATACGACTACTACTGATGTAGTATACCTTAGTGGTAGGTCTGGTTTTTTAGATGGTGGTACATGGTCTATTGATTTCAATGCTGTAGGTGGAAATATTACTTCAAATAGAAGTATTGTTATAGGATTTTATATTGATAATGTATTACAAGGTGTAGAAAATAGAATTCAATCGAATGCATCTGTAAATGTAATGCCTTTTATATTAACAAAAGATTTGACACTTACATCTGGTATACATACTTTTGAAATTAGATTTAGACAAGTTGGCGGTGGTACTGCGTTTATAACATATGGTTCAATAAGAGCAAAACAAGTAAGATAATATGAGAAAATTATTAGCATATGTTTTAAATGGTCAAATAATTGGTGTTGAAAAGACATCATGGGATAATTCAGAATTATCTGGTAATGATCCATTCAAGTGGATTTTTTCTGGTGAAACAATCCCGAATGGATATGTGGATATTAGTTCAATATTGAATTGGGGTTTATTTGGTGAGAATGTTTTAAATTATAATACTGTTAGATTTGAAATAAGTAAATTATTGCCCGAATCATTAACGGAATTGAATGAATCTGAACTAAGTGTAGTTCAAAATTATGTGTTAGATCATTATTATAGGATATATGATTATATTAATTACGAAAATTTTTCAAGACAAATAAATGCTAAGATTGCACCATTAAATATAGATTATGATATAATTGGTTTACACAAGAAAAGATTTTTTAGAAAGGGTGAATTATATAGGGTTGAGTATTATGGAGAATATAATCCAATAAATCAAACGTATAGTAAGTTATGTGTAAGTGAAGATAGAACATATTACCGTACTAATAAAATGTTAAGTAGACGTGAAATGACTATAACTTGGTATTATACTGACGGTACATCAGGTGAAACGAAGAAAACAACTAAATATTATACGGTAGAGGAAGCTATTCAGGCTGGTGAGGTTAGAAGAAGAAATGTCATATCGACGTTAAAAACAAATACTGTTGGTTTGATTATGATGACTTTGGGTGTTACACAGATAGAGGCTGAAAATCTAGGGTTATTATTCCTCGAACAATACAATAGTGCAATATTCAAATACATTGAGGGCGCAGAATCTGTTTTGAAAAATATTTTGTTGACTGATACAAATCATTCTTGGCTTGATAATGTTATACCGAACACTGGTGGTCTCACAATAAGAATGTATTTATATGATAATATCAATATAGATTATAATGAAAACAATATTAACACTTAAGATATGCATCAAAGTAGACAAATTTTTTACATAAAAAAGAACAGTACATTACCTAAGTTAAAATTTCCTTTAACACAAGCAATCATGGAATATTATGATATTACAGAAGATATGCTAGAAAATTGTGCTGTTACATTTTCTATGGTGGATGCTGATACAGGAATATATAAAATAGCCAATTCAGAGGCAAATTTAGAGATTAGCGAAAATAGAGCATTAGAACCAGATGAGGTGAAATATACATTAACTTATCGTTTTTCATCAAAAGACACCAGAAAAGAAGGACATTTTAAAGGTCAGTTTCAAATTGATTTTTTAGGGAATTTTTGTGGAAAAATGGCATTCCCAACTAATCAAATGATAGATATTTATATTCAAGATTCAATCACAGTTACCACTGTAGTTTAAATTTAGCTATATTTGCAATATAGCCATAGCCTAAAATGACTTCAGATACCCGATTCATTGTACTTTGTGAAAAAGTACCCAATACAAACAAATATTATGTCAGATTTCCCTATAATAAGCAATTAGTTGAAAAAATAAAGAGCTTGCCTATCAAGCAAAGATCTTGGAATCCATCCCAAAAGGCATGGGAAATTAGCCCCGCAGGATTATTTAGTGTTATTTTAGCATATCGTAATTCTAAGATAATATTTTTTGATTTCATGGGTGAAGAAAATAAAAAAGAATTTATTAATCTTACCCGAAAAGAAGATGAAAAAGCCAAAAAGAAAATTCTTGAATTAAAAAATCAGCTTGAAAAAAATGATTTAGCTATAAAATTTAAAAAAGAATACGAGCAAAATCCACAACAATATGCGGATAAGGTCTTAAAAAATTTAAAGAACGGAGTTACTTTATTTAATCATCAAATTGTAGCTGCGTTATTTCTTGAATATGTTGGCAGTGCATTGATTTCATTTGAAATGGGACTAGGAAAAACATTAGTGAGTATTGCATTTGTTGAGATGAAGGGTTTTGATAAAGTATTTGTTATCACACCAAATAGTCTTAAGTTTAATTATTTTAATGAAATAAAAAAATTTACTGATTCAAAAGCATATATCATAGGTAATAAAAATAATGAATATAGTATTGAAGAATCTAAATACATTATTTTTAACTATGAATTTTTTAACAAGAGCAATAGTGATAATATTAAAAATAAGTTAAAAAATTTAGGTTTAGATTTTATACCAAAATGTGTTATTTGCGATGAATCACATAAGTTAAAAAATAGCAAATCAAACACTTACAAAAATTTTAAGAAGTTATTTAAGAAAGTTGAACATAAAGTGTTTTTATCTGGTACACCAGCACCGAATAGAATTTACGAATTATATACTACATTAAATCAAATATCACCAATAGAGTTTGCTACAAAAAAACATTTTTTTGAGTATTATTGTGGAATGGTATTCAATACAGAGTTAATGACTTGGGAAACAAATAATTTGCCTAAATTAGATGAACTCTATAATAAACTATCTGCTTATACCTATAGGAAAAGAAAAGAAGAAGTACTAGATTTACCAGATAAGATATATCAAAAAATATTCATTGAGATGGATAAAAATCAATTGGATGAGTATAAAGAGATAGAGAAGGGTGTGGTTGAGGAGATAATCTTCGGTAATATACATCAAACACAATTAAATCCATTAACTGTTTTAATTAGATTGAGACAATATACTGCAAAACAAAAAATTAAAATGGTAGCAGAATTACTTGAGAGATTAGTTGAGGAAGATGAAAAAATTGTAGTTATTGATATGTTCAAAGAAAATCTATATGAGATTAATAAATTGTTTCCGACAATATCGGCAGTACATACAGGTGATCAATCTGTTGAAGAAAGAAATACTATTGTAAGTAAATTTCAAGATCCTAATAGTGATTTAAAATTATTTTTAGGTTCAATACAAACATGTAGTTATGGTTTGACATTGACAGCATCAAATAAAATTTTTATAATTACACTCCCATTTAGTGTTGGTGAGTATGATCAGGTTAGTGATAGATGTATATTAAGTGGTCAATTAGTGTTGACCAAAAATGACGGATATAAAAAAATTGAAAATATTAAAATAGGTGATTTAGTCTATACGCATAAAGGTAATTGGAAAAAAGTGCTTGATGTTAAATCTAAATTAGAAAAGAAAAAAGCATTATATAAAATATACTACAAAGGATATCATTTACCATTGTCTTGTACTCAAGATCACAAATTATATGTATATGATAAAATAAAAAAATCATACGAATGGGTTGAGGCATCAAATATTAATATATTTGATCATATGATTGTATTATCAAAATTGAACATAGGAAATAATACTTTAAATGAGTTTAATATTGATTATATAGAAGAAAAAATAGGATGTGATTTAAAATTCGTAAACAGAAATATTAAATTGGATAATAAATTATTGTATGCTATGGGTAGATTTATTGGTGATGGTTGGGTGAATGAAAATTCTGTTTGTATAAGTGGTCGTATTGATGAAGATTTAGAAGTTAAAAGGTGTATTGAATATATTAGTGATAGTTTTGGTTTGAATAGCACATATGATAAATATTTTAAGTCAGATAAAAAATATGTGGTATATACAATATTTTCTAAAGATTTAAGAGATGTTTTTGAATTTTTGTTTGGTGAAACTGCAAAAAATAAAAAAATACCCGAATTACTTTTTAATTTAAAACATGATTTGATTAAATCATTATTAGATGGTATTTATAGTACTAATGGGTATAAAAGAAAGGGTTCGCAACAAGTAAGCAGAATATCTAAATATTTGTCATATCAAATAATTTTATTAGAGTCATTAATTGGTAATATACCAAGAATAAAACAAAATAATTCAAATAAAAGATACTCATCTTGGTCTCTTGAATATGGTTTAAATGATATGACAACAAAAAATAAATTTATAATAAACGATAATGGCAATTTATTATTTTCAATAGCAAAAATTGAAATCGTTAGATTAAAACGTGGTAATGAAAGAGTATATGATCTTACTGTTGAAGATGATCATTCTTTTGTTGTTGGGTTATCAACTGTTCATAATTGCCATCGAATAGGTCAAAAAAATAATGTTACCATTTATATACCTCAATTAATGGGAACTATTGACGAAAAGGTATTTGAGCTTATTGAAAATAAAAGGAAAGAAATATCGAAAGCAATTGACAATGTAGATTTTCAGTCTAAGGTGTCCGAGTCTATCTTAAATGATTTAATTGGAAGTTTGAAGAAAAAATATGTTCGATAAACCAAAAGTTTATAATAGTTTGAGTGATATATTTGTTGAATATTTACTTCTTGATATGGAGAAACCATCTGTACAAGAACAATTATTAATAAAATGTTATCAATTTCTATATGATAAAGTTTCATCTGATGATGATTATTTACTTTTTAATGTTGACATTAAGTTTGATAAAAGTGGTGATTGTTTAACAATAAGAGGTAATAATTTAATAACGAGTCTTTGGTTAATTGGTGTATATCCTAAATATCCTAATCAATTAAAAGATAGTTTAACATATAAACATAACAATATTGATTATATTTACAATCCCAAAAATAAGAAATTAACAATCGTACGTAATTAAATTTTTATGTCGGAAAAAAACACAATTCAAGTAATTAAAGAAATACAACAATTTCTTGAAGGTAGAAACGATAAAATAGTTACCAGTGATGGTGTTGAGCATGATATGCGTTATCTTGTTAATATCGAAGGAAATCCCGATAGTAATAAGATGGCATGTATTTTTCATAGACCTAATAAAAAACCAGAATTGGAGTATATTGAGTATAGACCATTTATATATATTAAGGATTTAAAAGCCTTAAACATAAATTTATATGGTGGTAATGAAGACTTATTTAATATTAATAAAATAAGAAATGGTATTGAAATTATTAAACTTAGGACTGGGAATCATAGAAGATTAAAAGAAGGATTTTCATATATGGTTACCAGCACAATTTCATTAAATGCTATATATAAGTTTTTTGCTGATGGTGGTTTAAATCTAAATGAAAAGATTAATAATGGTAGTTATTCTTTAAAGTATAAAGATATATTTTTTAGTCTAAAACCAGAAGAGCAATTTTTAATACATCATTCGGTTCGTTTATTTAAGGGTATTGATAATTACAGTGATTTACACCGAATGACAATTGATATTGAAACAACAACGCTTCGATATAAAACAGGTAGAATTATTCAAATAGGTATTAGAGATAATAGAGGTTTTGAAGCAATTCTCGAAGTAAAAAAAATAAATGATGATGAGGAAGAGGCAAAACTAATAATTGATTTTTTTAACACAATTCAATTGTTAAAACCTGCTGTTATTGTTGGACACAATATTGAGGGTTTTGACATGGAGTATATTATTGGTAGAGCAAATGAATTAGGTTTAAATTTAGATAAATTACATACATGTTATAAGGCAGATAAAAAAATTTATCGTAGAGAAAATGCTTCTGTAAAAATTGGAAATTCTGGTGAAAGATATACTGCAACTGTTGCATGGGGGTATACTATTATAGATACTCTACATGCGGTTAAAAGAACCGCAGCAGTCAATAGTGAAATAAAGAGCACCAAACTTAAGTATATCGCTAAATTTGAAAAGATTGCAAAACCAGATCGTATGTACATCAACGGTTCAGATGGTACGATCGGTAAGATGTGGATAGAAAATAAGGTTTATATTATTAATCCAAAAAATAACGTATATGAAGTTATACCTGATCAATGGCAGCAATTATCGGCAAAACTTTATTTACTACAATTAAAGAAAAAAAATATTAGTGAAGACGACTATAAAAGATTGAGGAATGAAATTTTAATACCAGAAAAAGAATTTGTTTCTTGGTTAAGAAATAAAAAGGAAACTATTGGTGATTATATTTTTACTACGGGTAAAAAGATTGTAAGACGATATCTTCTTGATGACTTGTGGGAAACTGAGCAAATAGATAATTTATATAATCAAAGTTCGTTTTTGCTTGCCAAAATAGTTCCGACAACATATCAAAGAACGGCTACAATGGGTAATGCATCAGTGTGGAATATTCTTATGACTGCATGGAGTTATGAGAATGGTTTGGCAATACCTGAACATGATAAATCCGAAGAAAAATTTTCTGGTGGTCTTGTACGTTGTTATAAAAGGGGTTATAGTAAAAATGTTGTGAAATTAGATTTTGGGTCATTGTATCCTATGATACAGTTGAGCGAAGACGTATTTCCAATTTTTGATATAACTAACGTAATTAAGAAAATGTTGACGTACATGACGACAACACGAAATATTTATAAAAAGTTAGCAAAAAATAAAACCTTAAATGAAGAAGAAATCGAATTACTTCAAACAATAGATAATAAGGTTTATAATAAATTAAAATTTGGCGAAAAGTTTACTGACGAGGAAATGAATCTTTTTGATGTAAAACAACTACCTATTAAAATTATTAATAACTCATTATTTGGTGCGTTGGGTTCAGGTGTTGCATTTAACTGGTCTGATTCGGTATGTGCTGCTCGCATTACATGTACTGGTCGTTTATATTTGAGACGAATGATTAGTTGGTTTAAAAAATATGGTTGTATACCATTACTCGCAGTTACTGATGGTGTTAACTTCTCATTTGATGATTTGACCACAATTGACATTAATGGTAATCCTATACCCGAACCTAAACCAATTGACGAGGTTTGGATTTATGGTGGTAATAAAGGTATTGCAGCATTAATTCATAAATTTAATACTGAAGAATTGAAATCACCTTTCATGAGTATTGATAATGACGGTAAGTATGAATCGTGCTTGAATATCTCAAGAATTAACTATGCATTAATGTATACCGAGATAGATAAGAAAACTGGTGAAGTTGTCATGATACCTGATTCTAATAATGGAAATGTTTTGATACCTAAAAAGAAGATTAAATTAACAGGTAATACTATTAAATCTAAAGTTATGCCTGAATATATTGAAGAATTTGTTGATAAAGGTTTGAGACTAATTCTTGAGGGCAAGGGTGCTGAGTTTATTGAGTATTACTATGATTATTTAACAGATATCTATTACAAGAGAATTCCATTAAAGAAGATTGCTACTAAGAAAAAATATAAGGAAACTATCAAAGAATATTTGAATAGAGGTACAGATAAGAATGGTAGATTAAAAGCCAAGAAGGCTCATATGGAATTGATTATTGCGGAAAGAAATAAAATGCATAATCAGAAATTTAGAGAAATCTATTTAGAAAAATATCGAACAGAACCACCATATGATGACATCAGCAAAATCACTTTTAATGATAATGATTTAATTGAGGTTCGTAGATTTATAGAGAATAAAATGGAAGAGAATGAAGTTATTCTCTTTAATGAGAAAATAAATAATAATGAAAATTTTAGAGCTTTATATGTGTTAGAGTTGTCGAGAGAATATTTACAGCCTGAACCAGAATTAGATAGCATCATTTATCTTGTTAATATTGGTAAACTGCAATCTCACGGTGATAGCTGTATTATTACAGATAAGAAGACAGGTGAAACATATATGGCTTCAAGATTAATCAGTTCTAAAGTATTAGAGGAGAATCCTGAAATGACTGGTGAATATAATGTGGCAAGATATATCAGTGCGTTTAATAAGCGTGTTAAAACATTACTTGAGGGATTTAGTGAAGAAGTGAAAAATAATTTAATAGTTAAATCACCAGATAAAAGAAATTATTTTACTAAAGAACAATCAGAATTACGTAATTATGATCATGATGATTTTGATGAATCAATGTATCTTGAAAAATCAGAGATTAAATTTTGGAATAAAACGGGTTATAATCCATTTAAAATATGGGATGGATTTAAGATTCCAGAAGATCAGGTATTAGTACTACCATTTTATGATAACGCAATTAAATATGTGAGTGAGCTATTATCTAAAAAAATGAATAAGCATGTTCCAGTTAAAAGTGTGAATGATAAACTAAATAAAGGTGATGCTGTATTAATAAAAAATTATGAGTCATACTCTTTGGGTAAGTTTAATGGCGAGTACATAGAAATAGTGATGGAAGAATTCAATGTACCATTAACTGATATTGAGTTAAAAATGAGAGAAGAAAGGATTAGGGAAGAAGTATTAATCAAAAAAGCAAATAATAAGGATAAGATTAATAAGAGTATCTCATTTGAGGGTGATTTAGAATCTGAGGATATAGAATATGATGACTATGTTGAGGATTTTTCTTGATAAATATATATTTTTTAATTTTTTTAAAAACTTTGGGTAATACCAAAGTTTTTTATTTATATGGCTATCTCATAATAGAGGAGTATTTATAAAAAAGTCAATAAAATTATGAAAATAAAGAAAAGGCAAATTGAAGAGATTTTAGATAAAGACGGTAATATTATTGGTAATAATTCGATACCTAAAGTAGATAATAATATGGATAGTGATGCTCATGGTACAACAGATCAAAATGTTGGTATGCATGCACAGAATTTTAAAAATGATTTTTTAGGTAGGTTCGGATTTTATTATTATGAGGATTCTAATCATGAAACGCCTCAAGTAATTAAAGATATTGCAGAAATTGCATATAGGAAATATGGTAAATTATTAAAATATTATAATGGTAAACCTGAAAAACTTAAAATGGATTTAGAGAAATTTAACTCTAAAGAATCGAAACCAGAAGATAGTGATTTTGAATTTGCGTATGAGGTTATGAGGGTAATAAAACCACATATTGAAAGTGCTTTCGATTCAAAAAATAAAAAACTTGATGAAATTCAAATTAAAGAAGATATTATTACAAAGGAAACTGAAGACAAATCGGTTATAAAAAAGAAGGAACAAGACGATTTGAAATTGAAAAGGGTGGCTGAATTACTTAATAAACTACCTAAAAACGAATTAGATAAATTAATGAATTTACTCGAATATAAGAAGAAGTAATGAACTCACAACTTTACAATAAAAAATATAAAGTACCACATTCAATCATTAAAAAGCTAAATGTGTTAATTTATAATGCAGATGATAATTCTGATGGGATTAAAAGAGCTAAATTCTTAGTTAAAAATGGTTATTGTACATATCAAATGTTAAAGGGTTTAAAGAATTTTTTCGACCATTATAATAGTAAAAAAAATACACCTGAACAATATGAATTATCTGGTGGTGATGATATGAAAATATGGGTTGAAAGAACATTAAGTAATGAGAGAAAAAGAACTGAATTATCATCAAAAAACAGACAAGGAGTTGATGTAAAAAAAACTACTGGTATCCATACTTTAGGTGCACAATCAGGTATTGTGGATTTGAGTTTAAAAATGACCGAGGATTATAAATCTGAAAATCATTTTATTGCTGATATTGTAGATTATAGAATAAATGAGGAAGTTGATGGATTTATTGGAGAAATAACTAAGGGAATAAAGCATAATGTTATTGCTGTCATTTATAATACTGATGGTAATGTTTTGCTGGCTAAAAGATCACCAGAAAAAGACCAATGGATGCCAGATAAATGGGCTTTAGTTGGTGGTGGTGTCGAAGATGGTGAAAAACCAGAAGATGCAATAAAAAGAGAGGTTTGGGAAGAAACAGGACTTGAATTAGATAATTTCAATAAATCGTTTGTGGTTGATTTACCTAATTCAAAATTACATGTTTTTACAGCATTTTATAATGGTGATTTATATGATATTCAATTAAATAATGAGAATACTGCTTATGGTTGGTATAGTATTCCTGAAATGGAATATATTGATACTGTGCCAAATTTAGTGCTTTATGTAAGCAACGCCTTAACAAAATTAAATGTATAGTATTTATAAAAAAATAATTTTATATAAAAAAAATATAGTGATGAGTAGACTTGAAAGGGTAAGCAAGGAATTTAGAGATAAAAATCTTGCAAAAAACACGTATTCGATAAATAATGATTATAGTATATCACATCCTAACGCATTATCTGATGGCGATAATAAGGGGAAGGGTGAAAATAATGGAAGTATTGGTTCAGCAATAGATATACAAGTAAGGGAAAAATTACTAGCGAAAAATAAATTTTCACCCAATAAACCATATGATAGTGCATCTGCATAATGAATAATGAATTTAAAATCCTTTTTGATAATATAAAGAAGTTTAGACTATTTCCAATTAATGAGGCAATAGATAAGACTCCTATTATTAAAGCTGTTAAGGATAAAGAAATTCTGTATATCTACTATGCAGGTGATAAAACAATCCATAGAGGCTGGAGAACAATAGAACCCTTTTCTGTTGGTGTATCTACTGCAGGAAATCCTGTATTAAGAGCATGGCAACAACATGGTGTATCTGATTCTTATGAAGGATTGAGAGGTAAACCAACAGAGAAACCGGGATGGAGATTATTCAGATTAGATGGTATTACTTCGATTATCAATACCTCAAAAGTATTTCGTAAAATTAGACCTGACTATAATGAAAATGATTCTCAAATGGTAACCATTTATGCTGCCGTAGATAATAATGATAGGGAAAGTAATATTGAGGGGATGGATTCAATTGAGAAACCGAATACAACTATAATTGATAAATCCGCACCTAATAAACAGATTAATAAATATAAGTCATTTTATAGTGCTCAAGAAGATGAAATTAATTTTCATGATTTTATAGTTACTCGCTTTAATATTTTAAAGCATAGCCATAAAAAAAGTCCGAAAAACTACTTTGTAGGTAAAAAGGATGGTAGTTATTTTATCGACGAAATAAAGAATAAAGTTAAATATGGTAATTTTGAGGATTTAGGTAATTTACAAGAATTATTTCAAAAGGAGACCGAAAAAGAAACCAATGCGGAAATAAGAGCTTTTTTTAATAGACAAAAAGAAAAGTTTAGGAGTAAAATAAAACAATAATCTGACTTTTCAGATATTTTATAGTATTTATAAAAAATAGTAAAATTTTATAACTCATGAGTAAAGGATTTGATATAAAAAAAATACGTGAAGAGATTGATAAAAGGAAAAGTCAGTCACAAGTCATCAATTCTAATGATACACAAATTACAGTTCCAAAAAGTGGTGATATGTTTTTAAGAGATTTAATAACATCACTTAATACAGGAAAACCAAATAATGCGGTTAAAAAAATGCAAATTGTAGAACAATTGGCAGAGGAAAAAAAACCTACTGGAATCAAGAAAAAAAACACAATAGATTTTTCCTCTGAAAATATATATTCATTAATTAACGATACATCTGTTAATCGTGGATACGAATCAAGAAATGTTTCTGAATCGATTGAAGTGGATAGAGAGGAATTAATGTCTAGAAAAATGGAACAGCAAAGCAAAGATCTTGTTAAAAAATTTCAAAATGGTGTATCGGATGTTAGTCACTTAGTTGAACAATATTATGGTAAACAACAAGTAAAACAACCTACCACAGATAATTCACAATCAATAATCGGTCAAATTAGTACGAAATATATTAATGAAGAGATTGATAGAATATTTAACAAATATATAAATGAAAATGTGGGTGTGATTCTTGAAAATGCAATAAAAAATACTATAATTGAAATTTATTCAAAAGAACGAGTGAAGGCAGTTTTGTTGGAATTGGATATTGATGGTATGATTAGAGAGGGTGTTTTGAAAACAATTAAAGAATTACAAGAAAGAAAAAAAAGAAAAGGTGCTTAATTTAGTATTTATCTATAGCAGTTAAAGCTCATGGTTAATGCTGTGAGCTTTTTTTTTAAAAAAAGATTAAATTATGTTACAAAAAAGCACAAAACAAACCCCTAAAGAAATCCTATTGAAAGGTATAGAAATCGAATTAGAAAAAAATAATGATATTAATGAAGCTACTGAACTGTCGTTGGAGAATTTATTAGATTCATCAGACTACTACAATAGTGTAGCACCGACAGACGAATTACGTGATATGAATAAAGAAGATCAGCTTCGAAATATAGAACCACCATCCGATGATCATGATTTATGGGCAATCGAACCTTTAAAAGTAACAGAAAATTTAATAAAGGGTGTTAATCTTAGTCAGATAAAAAAAAGTGTTTCATTTATTGAATCTATATCAGACTATGCTGAATTTAGTAAAGATGTTTTATATAAGCATTATTCTATTATCAAACATAATATAAAAAAAGCTATTGCATTATCTAATAACGAACCAATGTTTTATGAAAAGTTAATGATGTTAAAAAATTATTTGAATAGTTTAGGTATTAATGAAAATGGTTCATCTTTATATATGTCAACTGATGGTGTTGTTGAAAATGAAAATAAAATAGCGGATAAACCATTTAGTGTTGAAGATTTAAAAAAAATAAAAACATACAAGGGTAAAATTTTTTATTTAAAAAATAAGTTGAAATTATTGGGTGAAGGTAGTAGTAGAATTGTTTTCAAAATTGATAATAAAAAGGTTATAAAATTAGCAAAAAATAGTAAGGGTTTAGGTCAAAATTTTTTAGAAGCCGAAATTGGTACTGATAAATACTATGCAGATGCAGTGGCTCAAGTGTTTGATTTTGATCCTGATTTTATTTGGATAATATCCGAATATGCTTCAAAAATTAGTGAAGAAAAATTTAAAGAAATTGAAGGTTATAGTTTTAGAACTTTTGGTGTATTTTTAACTAGTGAAAAATACAATCAAGAATGGAAACAAGCAGTAACACCTGAAGAATACGAAGCATTTCAAAATAGTAAGTCTCCAAATTCATTTGCTAAAGTTATAAAACAATTAATGGATGATGCTGATATGCCTGTAGGTGATTTAGTTGCTAGATCGTCGTATGGTATATCAATAAGGAATGGAAAACCTGCCGTAATATTAATTGATTATGGTTTAGATGATAATGTATATAAATCATACTACTCTAAAATTAAAGAATATGTTATTAGAGAAATGCGAATGTATCTGAAAGATTCAGAACCTGTATTCGAAAGAAAAATGACATATATGCCAAATAGTACGTCTGTAGAAGTTAAAAGAAATTGTAAATTAGCAGGTAAATCAGATGGTACAAGTGATGCATGTAATCAAGGAGATATTTCAAATTTAAAATTGAGACCTATAAGAGAAAATAGTGATTTAGAATATAAGAAATGGAAAAGAGAGAACGTAACATATAGAGGTATCTCAGATAATGCAGTTAACGGTGAGAATAATGGAATGGCAATACTTGGTAGAGGATTATATAGTGTGCCAGCATCAAATAAAAGTATGGCAAGAAAATATGGTAAACTTGTTATGTTAGTGAACGCCAAACCAAAAAATCCTAAAGTATTTAATACATTAAATGATTGGGAAATTTGGTTTCAAAATAACATAGTATTTCCAATATCTAAAGCAAAAGGTAAGACATATCCTGATAGTAGAGATGTTAATTCTATTTCAGAAAAAATGATGAAACTTGGTTATGACGGAGTAATAATTAAAGGTCGTGAAATGGTAAACTATAAGCCTGAGAATGTGCGCTACTTTTATAATGAAAGACAACTAGAAATGTATTATGATCATTATGTTGCCCCAAATAGCAATAATATAAATGAAGCAATAAGTATTAATGACATAAATGATTTACCATTTAAGCAAGAAATTGAAAATCTTGGTGGTAAGTTATATTCTGTTGGTGGTGCAGTTAGAGATGAGTTTTTAGGTAAAGATTCTAAAGACCTTGATGTATTAATTACTGGTATATCATTAGAAAATTTAGAAAAATTATTATCGAAATACGGTAGAGTTAATGCTGTTGGTAAATCATTTGGTATACTAAAATTTAAACCAGAAGGTTCATCAGAAGAGATCGATATCGCAATTCCAAGAACAGAAAGAGCGACTGGTAAGGGTGGACATAAAGGATTTGAAATAGCCTCAGATCATTCATTGCCAATAGAAAAAGATTTAGAGAGAAGAGATTTTACTATTAATGCAATCGCTAAAAGTGCTTCTGGTGATATTGTTGATCCATATGGTGGACAAGAAGATTTAAAAAATAAAATCATTAGAGTGGTTAATCCAAAGGCATTTTCAGATGATCCGCTTCGTATGCTTAGAGCAGTACAATTCGCAGCAAGATTTGAAGGATTTATGATCGAAGAAAAAACAATGGAATTAATAAAACAAAATGCTCATAGGATAAAAGAAATACCAGCAGAAAGAATATTAACTGAACTTGATAAGATAGTAAAAAAGGGTGATGTGTTGTATGGTGCTGATCTATTAAGAGAAACTGGATTATATGAACAAATATTTGGTGCAAAATCTCCTGAAGGTTTTGAAGATCATTGGGATTTGAATGCATGGAATGAAGTTAAAACTATGGGTGAATATATTTATCTATTAGCATCACCAGTTCAAGAAAATCCAGCAGAGTTTTATAAAAATATTTTAAAGGGTGATATATCAACATATAAGGAAATCCTTGCATTACAGACAGGATTTAATAATGTAACAAATAATCCAATTAAAAATAGGATTGTCGCTCATAATATGTACACAATATATCCTGCGTCACTTAACAGCAAAATTCTCCCTAAGAAATTATTAATGGCAACAGAAGAATTAAAAACTGGTAAATATCCAAAAAGTTATAAAGATTTAGTTATTACAGGTAATGATCTTTTAAACATGGGTATGTCAGGTAAAAAGTTAGGTGATGCATTAAAAAGTATGTTAATTTCAGTATATTCTGATAAAGTAAAAAATAATAAAAATGATTTATTAAATATTATCAATACAACATAAGAACTGTATTTATGTATGTAAAAAAATACATAAAATGGCAAATTCAGAAAAAAATGGGAATAATACTTTTGAAGGTATTTTAGCAACTAAGTTGAGTCATTATAAAACCATAATTGGTTTTGTACTTTTTGTTGCTATGGGTGTTGGAAATTATATGATAACTGATTATAAGGTAAAGGAGCATGATAAAAAGATAGAACATCTTGAGGAACAATTAAAATCAAGAGGTAACGATGCATTAATAATGAAACAATTAGATGATATACAGAAGACTAATAGTGAATTATCTTCTAAAATAGAAAAAACAAATGAAAGAGTTGATAAAGTACTTGAAATACTTCTTCGTAAGTAATTTAATATTACTTGGATGTACTGGATATAATCCAAAAGAAGAAAAACCAATTCAATTATCATCGATACCGATGACAAGAGAAGATTCTATAATCAGATTAGCTGAAGAATTAAATATATCTTTTGACAAAAATACGGATAATGTACATACTATACTTAATAAAATTATTAAACAAAAAACTAAATTATTATCTCGCTTAGATTCACTAAATGAAAGAGCTAATGAAATGGAGAGAATGGCATACGAGTATAAAAAAAAAGAAGATGATGAAATAAAGAAAAAATTGCTTGCTGAAATTAATATCATCAAATCTGAGCTTGAAAAAATAAAAAGATTTGCCAAAGATAACGAAGTAAAGAATAAGGAAGAATTAAAAATTCCAGAAAAACCGATAATTGAAACAAAAACTTTTGAAGAATTAGAACCCGGTAATTATGTTATTCGATTGGATCGAACCCATATATTACGTGTATTTATCACACCTGAAAGAGAAGTAATTGTAAGTAAACCTATTCTTGATTCTACAACGATATTTAGAAATAATGGTGTACCATTAAGCCCAAGAATGCAAAGAGAACTACAACAAATAAAAGATAGATTTAAAAATGAGAAAAATTAATGAAACGTTATATAGTGATATTTGTATTCTCGGTAATAGCTTTACCGTTGTTTAGTCAATCACAATTACCCGAAAAAAAAACCATATATCAAAAAGGTGATAGTATTATATGGAATAAGTCACTACCTCTATATATTCATATTAGCACAGGAGAAGAAGATTATAAATTTAGTAAACCAATGTATCTTGATACTGAGGGTGCTAATTATATAAGGACTAAATGGGAGATGGATTCATTAGGTAGGTATGTACAACCATTAAGAGAGCAGCTATGGACAGTTTATGCTGATAGTAGAGCACCTGTTACAAAGGTTAGTTTTATATCTAAAGAAAAATACACTTTTAAAGGTAAAACATATTATAGTGATGATGTTAAAGCTAAACTCACATCATATGATGCCCTTTCTGGAGTTAAAGTAACTTATTACTCTATAGATGGGTCTGAATTTGTTAAATATGATGGTTTAATATCATTTGATACTAAAAAAGATATTAATCTCAAATTTTATTCTGTAGATAATGTTGGAAATGTCGAAGATATTAGCGAAATTTCATATTTTTCTGATAAAAACAATTTATTATTTGGTATCGATAATACTGCACCAGTATCAAAAATAAATAATAGCGACTCAATACTATCATCTAAAGATTTATTAGTTATTAGTAGTGTTGATGATAATGTCGGTGTTAGTGTAATCTATTATAGTATTGATGGTGGCGGATTTAAACCGTATGAAAAACCAATAACAATGTTAGGTCTTAAAGATGGTAAACATAAAATAGAATATTATGCACTTGATTGGATAAATAATCAGGAAGAAACAAATGTATACGAATTTTATTTAGATATAAAAGCACCTGAAATAAAAATCGATGAAAGTATTAACGAATTAAATAGTAAAAGAATTCTTAATATTGAAGCCATTGATAATAAGTCTGGTGTAAAAAAAATATTAGTACAATTAAACGATAACGGCAAGTTTGTGGAGTATAATGAACCTATTTCTATAGATATTGCACATCAAAAAATAAAGATAGTTGCAATTGATAATATGGGTAATACTAGTGTTAGAATAATTTCATATAGTAAAAGTTAATTATGAAAAAGGTATTATATAGTGCAGTGGTTCTTAATGAAGATTCACATAACTTATTAATTAACACATTTAAGACATTTATACCTAAAGATTTTAAAATCTATGCTCACCATATGACAATTAACATGGGTGAACTTAAAGAGGAATATAGAAAATACTTAGGTATGGATGTTATGTTAAGAGTTGTTGCACTAGGAATAGATGAAAAGGTTATTGCAGTTAGAGTTGAAGGATTTCCTAGCGTTAATAAAATTCCCCACATAACACTTGCTGTTGACGTTAACAATGGTGGAAAACCAGTTATGAGTAATTACATTACTAATTGGCAACCTCTTGATATTATATTTTTGGTAAAGGGGACTGTTAAAGAAATAACCACATAATAAAATGAATAATATAACTAAATTAGTTTTTATTGATCATGACGGTACATTAATGGATGTACCTACACCAGACACTGGTAGGTTATTATGGAAAGAGAAAACTGGTAAAGAATATCCTCATAAAGGATGGTGGGGTCAACTAGATAGTTTAAATACTAATGTTTTTGACATAAAACCATTTGAGCAAATTAAAAATATTTTAGAAAGAGAAAATTCAAATCCTAATTCCTACACCGTTTTATTAACCAATAGGATACCAAAATTTCAGCCAATTATAATGAATTTACTTAATTCGATGGGAATATATTTTGATGAATATTCATTTAAAAATGATAATAGAAATAAGAAAGAAAGGATATTAGATATTTTAGATAAATTTCCATCATTAGAAGAAATTAATATCTATGACGATCAAAACGATCAAATAGAATTACTTAAATCATTAAAACATGAAGTTGACAGCACAATTAAGGTAGAGATTTATCATGTCAATAACGGACAATTTTATTTGGTAGAAAGATACCAAACTATTGAGTTTTTAATAAAAAAAAGTATTAAAAAGTATTTATAAAAAAATCTTGAAATGATAGAAATGAGATATAGATCAAAATATTTACCACAGGTTTCTGCACCATTTTTGTATGTTATAGATCAATTAGACGATGAAAATGTAAATTATAAAATACTAAAGATTACTCCTGATAAATTAAAGCCTACGCAAGGTTTAGTTGATTTATGTAAAGTATCTTCAATCATGAAAAGTGGTGAAATCAATCAACCAATATGGTTATCAAAAGATAATGAGATATTAGATGGTCATCATAGATATGCAGCATTTATTAATAAAAATAAACCATTAAGGGCTATACAGATAGATTTACCGCTGCATCAAGCTGCAAGAATTTTAAATAAGATAATTGACATTTTTCACTATAAAAGACAAAGAGCACTTGACGAAGTAATATCTCAGGATGTTCAAGATTCTGATATATTAAGTCAATTATTCCGTGAAATACCTAAAAACGAAAAAAAAACAAATAGTGAGATCTATATTGGGTATAGAGAAGATGAGCCAAAACCTAATTCAAAGGTAGGGAACTTTTTTTCACTTAATCCCAACAAAGGGATGAAGATATTTGAAATTAAGTTTGACAATTTGCTTGATACTGATAGAATGGATATCACATTTACCAAAGATACAATACCAACCGTTGGATTAGCTAAAATATGGTTTCCTAATGTAAATTTAAATGATCTTGCGACTGAGGTTGGAACTAAACTTGAAAACCTATGTAATATGCTTGTATCAGAAAAAGCAAAAAAAATGGGTTATGACGGAATTAAGTATGGTTCAATAATGCTTCAAGTATTTTAATAATATTTAAATTAACAACAGAAATATGGCATATTTTTTAATTAAAAATATCACAAACAAACTTGATAAGAGGCATCCAAATCTAAATCAAACACTAGATATTGAATATTTTAGTCAATTTGAAAAGAAATTCTATAAATTAGCATCAGGTAGAGAGATGATTATTAACGCTGATAATCTACCTCTTGGTGTTCATATTTTAAAAGCAAAAAATCTTATCACAGTCAAAAAAATAAGTGATATTGAATATGAAAAAATTCAACAGCAACAAAAACAGACAAATGTAAGTAAGACTGAAACACCAACTTTGCAGAGTCAGGTAGATATTCAACCACCCAAAAAAGAAAAAAGAAAAATAAAAAAATACGATGAGAAATCGGAAGATTTCGAATAAAATTTAAAGACGTAAATATTTTTTATTTTTTCGTGTCTTTTGGTTCTGCATCATAGTATTTATAATAAATTATAAAAAAATATAAATATTATGAGCAGAAAACGTATTCTATTCTACAACCTTGACAGTGCAGGGGTTAACTACTATAGAACACTTACTCCAGCAATACAATTAGAAAGAGATCATTCAGATAAATTTGATGTAGAAATTAATCCATCACTAGATTTTAGTGATCCAGAAACAATCAACTATTTAAAAGGTTTCGATATTATTCATTATCATAGATTTTTGATTCCGTCAGTACCACAAATGCTTAGATTAGCTAATGAACTTAAAAGTAGTGGTGTTGTATTAGTTATGGATATTGACGATTATTGGATGCTGGATAAGACACATCCAATGTATATTACATTTATGGAGAAGAAAGTCTATAACGATATTATAGATAATATTAAGATTGCGGATTATGTAACTACAACTACAGAGTTATTTGCTGCCGAAATTAGAAAGCAAACTGGTAAAGATAATATTTTTGTATTACCCAACTCAGTAAATCCAGAATGGATGAAGCAATTTAAAGATGAAAGATATCCAGATCCTAATGGTTTGGTTAGAATTACATATATGGCAGGTTCATCTCATCTAAATGATGTTCAGCAGTTAAAAGGTGTAATTAATCGTTTAAATAGCGATCCTAATACAAAAGGTAAGTTTAAAATTATTATTGCTGGTTGGGATACTGAGGGAACTACTACCGATATTGTGTTTAATCAAGAATTTGGAAAAGAACTACAAAATAAAGGATTATGGACTCCAGATATGATTAAGGCAATTAATAAATCAAGAGGTAATATCGATATGATTCCAGTCCCAACCTCAATAAAAGATAAATATAGAGGTAAAGTTTTCTTTATTAATCAAAGACCTATTAAATCCGAAGAATCGGTATATCTTAGTTATGAGAAAATTTTGACCGATGATTATCGAATTATTAATGATAAGGAATACCTAAAATGGTTACGTAATTATGAGAGAGGTAAATATCACAATGAAGGTGTTTTCGCAAGAAGATGGACACAAAAAGCAAATGTTTATGCTGAAGTGCTAAATGAAACGGATATTTCAATTGCACCACTTGCAGATAATATGTTCAATAGAATGAAATCAAATTTAAAACAAGTTGAGTGCTGGACAAGAAGAATTCCTATTGTATGTACTGATATTCCACCATATAATGTGGATGGTATTAATGGTAGAAATTGTTTATTAGTACCATATACAAAAAATTCTATGATTAATAAGAATATTGATGCTGATTGGGCAAAAGCCTTAAAAAAATTAATTATTGATCCTGAATATCGCCAACAAATAGGTAATCAATTATATGAAGATTTTAAAGAGAAATATAATTTGAAAAACGTAACAAATAAGAGAGCGGAAATTTATGAGTCAATTTCTGTTAAAAAAGAACAATTACTGGATGTATAGTAAAAAATAATTAGTTAAAATTAAAGAACATACAGACATGAAAATCTTTAAACAGATAAAAAACATAATCTATTCAATTTTTTTAAAGATTGGAATAGCATTAAATAATGTTGCAGAAGAATTTAAAACTAATTATTTTGAATTAGACTCAAATAAAAAAATAATACTAAAGAAAAGAAACGAAAGTAAATTATTAAAAAAATTTGAGGTTGGTGAAACAGATGAGAAATATGTTAGAGATTATTATGAGATACTAAAAAGGGCAGAAAAATTTATGAAACATGCTACTGCGGAACAAATACAAATGGTAGCAGAGAAAAATGGTATGTCTTATGGTAAAAAGGACAGGTGGGGGAGAAGATTTGAACATTATGGCTTTTATGACCCTAAAAGTAAGTATTATGGTAAGACTATAGCAGAAGCTATTACTCTTCAGGTTGAAGAAAGAAGGGTAAAAGATGATGATTATCCAGTTTTATTCATGATTAATAATTCGAAACCTCTTGATGGATTTTCTACAATGAAAGATTTGATTTATAGGAATGATAATTATGAATTAAAAAATGACTTTCAAAGAGCCGCAGAAAAAAAATTTAAAATTAATGTGATTAGAGACAGAGAAGTGATTAATAAGATCGAACAATTAACTGATTTTTTACATATCAAACAAATATCATCAATACATAGACTATATGAATTTTTTATCAATAAAAAATATGGTTTACATAAATATGATGAAAATAGTGAAGTTTTTAAAGAAATATGTGATATTAGACAGATATGGTTTAAAGATGAATGGGGTGAAACACATTTTTTTGTAGTTGATAAATATGTGAAAAGAATTGATTATGATAGTAATTATGAAGTATTAAAGTTTAGTGGTAAGATAGTAGAAAAACTATAAAATTTTATAGTAAAATAGATATCTAAAATCCGCATATTGCGGATTTTTTTTGTAATTGTATTTATTAAAAACTTGGCAATGAGATCAATCAACATTAAATTTCCGATAGAAGATGATAAAGTTAAGAATGGACTATTCAAGATGAATAGTGTGACGAAATCAGTCCTAACTTCAAATTTATTATTACTATTATTGACGGAAAAGGGCGAAAGATATTATATGCCTAACTATGGGACTAATCTAAAAAAATTCATCTTTGAACCAAACGATAATATTACAATTGGTGATATAGAAGAAGAATTGAGAAACACTGTCAAAGAATTTATTCCTCAACTAACAATAACATCTATCGATATATATACATCCAAAGATGAAGATAATAATCCAATTAGTGAGAATGAAATAAGATTATTGATTAGTTTTTCGTATGATGAAGGTGTTTTTAATGAAACTGGTGTGGTTGAAATAACATTCTAAAATAACAGATAAAAAAAATGGCGAATAAAACAATACCATATAACAAAAAAACCTTTACTGAGATAAAAGATGAACTTATTTCATTAATACGAGAATATTATCCAGAAGTATTTAGTGATTTCACTGATTCTAATATAGGTTCTATGTTGATAGACCTAAATGCTGGTGTAGCAAATAATTTATCGGTTAATACAGATAGAGCGTTTCAGGAAACTCAATTACAATACGCACAGCAAAGAGCATCAATCCTAAATATCGCTAAAAACTTAGGATTTAATATACCCAATAAAAGACCATCAGTGACAGTAGTTGACTTTACGGTACAGATACCAGTTAAGGGTGATAAACCAGATGCGTCATATTATCCAGTATTATTTCCACAATCACAAGTAGTTGGTGGAGGAAAAGTTTTTGAGACAGAAGATGTGATTGATTTTGCCTCACCAGTAAGTAATTTAGGGTATCCAAATAGAAGTCAGATACCTGTTCTCGATTCGAATGGTATTATCACATCGTATCTTATAACTAAAAGAGAAATAGTAATTAATGGTAGTACTAAGATTTATCGTAAGGTTATTACAGATCAAGAAATTGTGCCATTTTATGAATTAACATTACCAGATAATAATGTCATATCCATAGATAGTGTTATTTTGGTTCAAAATCAAAATGCTGGTTCAAATCCACCTGATGAATTATTCTATAATCGAGATATTCGTTATTATGAAGTAGATTATTTAGCACAACAAAGAATATTTTTAGAGGATGTGGATGCTGGTAATACAAATGCAACTACAGGAAGTACAGGAATTAAAGCCGGCAAATGGGTTGATGTGACTAGAAAATTTATTAAGGAATATACTGCAAATGGGTTGTGTGTACTAACATTTGGTAGTGGTAATTCTGATTTCGATCTTTTAAAAGAGGGTTTTGCAAAAGTTGGTATTAGTAATGATATATTCTTACAGAATTTTTTAGAAAACACTTCATTAGGCGAGAAACTAAAAAGAGGGACGTTATATGTTAGATATCGTGTTGGTGGTGGGAGTGATTCTAATTTAGGTAGTAACGTTCTTACACAAATGGGTCAGTTCAGAATGAGCGTTAATGGTGCTCGTCAAGATTTAAATAATAGTGTACAAAGAAGTTTAAGGGTGACAAACCCAATTCCAGCTATTGGAGGTAATGATGGATTATCCATAGAAGAAATAAGAAATCTTATATCATATAACTACTCAAGCCAATATAGAGCCGTAACAATAAATGATTACCTAACTATGGTGAACAGAATGCCAGGGCGTTATGGTTCACCATTTAGATCAAATGCATTTAAAGAAAATAATAAAGTAGTAATTGTTATATTAGGTATAGACTCTAATGGTAAATTAACAAATACTAGCAATACACTTTTAAAAAATAATATTACTGAGTGGTTAAGTGAATATAGAATGGTCAATGATTATATTGAGGTAAGGGATGGTAGAATATTCAATATAGCTATCGATATTGATGTTTATGTTGAAGAAAGAAATGATAGTCAAATAGCAAATAATATTATTAGTACCATCACTAATTATTTCAATATTAAAAATAAAAAAATGAATGAGGACATTTTTTTAGCACCATTACAAAATTCAATTAATGATATAGATGGTGTTATAAATATAATTTCAATGAAAATTTATAATAAAGTTGGAAATGGATATTCATTAAATCCTATTGAACAGGAGTTTGCAAATGAAACTACTGGAGAAATTAAATTGATTAATAATACAATTTATAGTACACCAGATTCAATGTTTGAAATTAAATATCCTGAAAGAGACATAAAAGTATACTTAAGAAAAAGAACTGATTTAAGAGTTTAATGGATAATGGAGTTAATAAAAAAAACATTCAAATTAGTAACATCTGGCACTACAGGTACACCTGCGTACTCTGCGTATACGATGAATATACTTCTAACTTCAAATAACATAGATTGGGGATTTTTTAATACATATACTGGTTTATCGGGAGTTACTATTGATAATATAACGTATGAAGTAACTGGTTTATGTACAAGTAGATTATTCGAGTTAAAAAAATATACATTAAATAATTCGTACTCAGTTAAGTATAGACAATCAAATAATCCATCAATAGATGGTCTTGACATAACTCGATCAGTCACAGCATCAACAACTGGTACTACACTAGTATATTATATTGGTGGTATAACATACAATGATATAATACCGTCAGATACTGGAATCACAGCTTTTACTACTTTTAAATTCACTGGTGTTGGATATAACTCACCTAATTTTGATAATTATGCGATTTATAAAGATGAAACATTACTAAATATTAATGAACAACCAAGAATTGATCCAGACGTATTTATTGAAAGACAAAGTTTGTCTGTTTTTGAAAATAATTATAGATTAAAAGAAATAAATAAACTTTTTGATTTACTTAGCTATGCTGGTGGTAGCTATTTTAAGATAATTGATAATGTATAATAGATATATATGGCAACAGGAACTTACTCAGGAATAAGAGCATCGGATATCAGAGTCACTGATTTGGATGTATTCTACACATTTGTATCAACAAGAGAACAAGAACCAACTCAGGTCTTTAGACTAAATCCTACAGATGTATTAACCGAACTACGTTTACCCCAAGATGAACAGGTTGATTTAGAAGAGAATTTATTAGAGGGTTTGTATAATCTCAAATTACCTGCCAATATTTTTAATAGTATTGGTATTTATACAATCTATATTAGACCTAAGGTATTGAGATTAAGGATAGTCGATTGTGGGGTTTTATCGGCATTACCTACAGTAAAGGGTATTATTATTGATGGTAATGAGCTTGATGATTTTGATGCTTCGTTATTAGCAAATAATGCGTTACAGGGTTATAGAATTGAATATATTAATTCAGATGGTACTAAATTAAGAAATACCGTTAGATATGTTGTATCCTCAAATAAGGTAGTACCTGTAACTGAAAATATTGGTAATACTAATCAAACAGCAATTAGATATAGATTCGATGATAACGGTACATTATTATTTTTACAGGTCACACCAAGTTCAGCATCGAGTGTAAAACCGAATGTTACGCCATTTATTGGTAATCCTAATCAGACAATTTTAATGTCAAATACAAATGTTAATCCTTTAGCTATTGAAGTTGAATTTGTTGAAAATACTTTGGATACATTAGTAAGTATGGTTGCAGGTGAACAAATTAAAGATGTAGATAATGGTATATTAACATTGTATGATGAAAACAGAAATATCTTAAGACAATTTGATTTATATGAAATCAAAGAAGATATAGATTCAACCTCACTATATGAAGTTAAGCAAAGAAGAACCAATTTAGATTTGACACAAGACTTTGATGCTATAACATCAGAAGTATCTTAAAATTTTTATAGATGGCAAAGATAAAGGTTATTAATAAAAGACAAAATGCAGATTTAATTGGTGGTAATTTCACTAATGATGCGTCACAAACTATTTTTAGTCTTGGTGCTTTTTCTGTTCAGTCAAATTTTACTGGTAGAAAAATAACCAAATATGAAAATAAAATCACTTCTTTTGTTACACCAATAACTCTTGAAAATCTTAAGTTAACTGAAAATGAATCTAATCAAATTGTATCATTAACATCGAATGTAGTTTTAAATCTTGACAAATCGGATTTAAAATCCTATGCTAAATTTGGATCAACTAAAGAAATACTAAGAGTAGCTGTTCAAGAAATTATAAAAAAATTCCCTGCGAGTTTATTTGCCTATAAAAATATTACTGTAAACGGTAATTTCACTATAGCTAATTTTATTTATGATCCAGTAACGAATATAAGCACATTTGAAGTACCGAAACAATATATTGATAATAAATTCGGTATAGTAACTGCAAGAAATAATTTTGCAACACCAGATAATTCTGAGATACGTAATTTAAATTTATCATATCAGAATTATGTTATATGGAAAGGTAGTGACCCTGATAATAACAAACATTATATTTTAGGATATACTGGTGACACTATACAAGATCCAATTTTAAGATTCAAAGTTAATGGTAATCCCTTCCCTGAAATTAGTGGTAATACTGCAAGTACTGCAAGCATTAATTATCACATAAAACCTAATCCGAGACAATATAATTTATTCTATTCCAAATTAGAGCCACTACAGAAACATTTATTATCAAGAAGAACTGATGATAATAGTGGTTTTATTACTGAATTTAAAGAACCAGTATTGCTTGATGATGGTAATACAATCTTTACTGAGAGATCGTTTATATGGACAACATTTGATCAGTATAATATAGATATTGATAGCTCACAATATTCACAATATTTGGTTAGTTTAATGAATTTAGGTGAGTTATATGATAGTTTCAAAACAGATTTAGTTTATAGATTGTTAACAACAACATCTCTGAAAGTATATGATCAGACTGATGAGATGAAAATGTCTAAATTACTTAGAATATATGGTAGAGAATTTGATAATATCAGACAATATATCGATGCAATTGCATATGCAAATACTGTAACCTATAATAAGAAAAATAATTTATCAGATACATTAGTTAAAAATCTAGCTAAAACATTAGGGTGGAATACAGTTAATTTAGTTTCGGATGAAGACTTAGAAAATGCATTTTTTTCAGAATTTGAAACCGAAGAGAATCAAATTAGATTACCATATGAAATTGATATTGAATTATGGAGAAGAATAATAATTAATACAAATTATTATTGGAAATCAAAAGGTACTAGAGCAGCATTAAAATCAATGCTTAGACTTATTGGTATTCCTGAACCATTTGTTGACATAACAGAATATGTTTATACTGTTGATGGTAGAATAAATCCTAATAGGGTTAATTTAACACTAGAAGATATCGGTGCACCATCATTACCATATAATAGTCAGGGTTATCCTATAGCTCCGAAAGAAAATAATGATTTTTTTTTCCAAATCAGTGGTGATACTGATGGTGGTCAGGAATATATTAATTTATTCAGAAGAGTTGGATTTTCAGTTAATAGAATAGTAGATAATAAAAAATCATGGGAAGAAGCAGGTTTTGTTGAGAGAAAACATTATTCATCACCTGCATACTTTCAGCGTGATAGTAAATTAATTATTAATACAAAAGAAATTGATGCCACTCTTGATACTGCAAGAGGTATTGAATACGATGTATATACTTATAATAAGTTAACTAATTATCCAATTAGTACTACTGGAGTTACTAAACCATACTTATATATTAATATCCCATTCACTTATGGCGAGTCAGCTAATACGTTTACAGTTATTAATGGCGAAACAGCGTTGGGAGATATTCAGGTTAATTTTAATGGTATAACATTAGAAAAGGGTGTTGATTATGTACAATTAAGTAACACAACTGTACAATTGATTAATGAATATGCGAGAAAGCATAGTAATGGCTCAAAAGATGTTATTACATTAACATATCTACATGATAGATATAATGGTTTGAGTGGTGATTATTCTTCAATTCAATATATCGTTACAACTATCACAGCATTACCTAGTGGTGTTGAGATACCATTACCACCTAATTACACACTCAGTGATAGTGGTGATATCCAATTGACTATAAATGGTATTTCTCTAACAAAAAGCACTTCATTGTTTACTGGTGATTATATAATTGCACCGACAAAAGATAAAATTGTAGTTCAAAACGCATCGTTAGTTACTTATTTACAGTCAAATCCAACTGTAATGATATCATATATAGAACAACTTAATAATGAAGGTTTAAATAAAAAGTTTGAAGTACATAGAGTTGATTCATTTTCATCTAATAAGTTATCATTTAACGCAGGTATAAATAAGTTCATATATAATATGAATTATGAAGCAATTGATATTGCATCAATAAAAGTCACAATTAATGGTATAACACTTCAAAATGGGACTGATTTTACACTTAATTCGGGTAATAAATACCAAATATTTTTACCAGCTTCACTAAACTATGGTGATGTTATTGGCGTATATTATGTTGTTGGTGAAGGAACACAATCTTCATTTTTACCATCAAATTTAATATTCCCAAATGTAAGCGAATTAAGTTTCTTGGAATATCTTGAATTGGTTACAAGAAAATTAATAAATGCTAAAACAAGAAAAATTATAACAGATAATAATGGTGGATTTTATCCTACGGTATTAAAAATATATGAAGAATATTTAAAAGTTAGTTTTTTACCCGAAAATAATTTTTATCATAGTAATGGTTATACATTTAGCAATGTATTTCCATTTATAGCAAAATTCAGTACTTTCTTTGAAAGATTCATTACAGATCTTTTACCTGCAACTGTAATTTTAAGAAAGGGTGGTACTTTAATTAGAAATACATCATTTACTAGACAAAAATTTACGTACAAGAGAGGTGTAAATTTTGATCCATCATTAGAATGGTTAGGTGATGATGGTAGCGAATTTAAAACTAAACAAGCAAAAACAATTTATAGCTGGGCAGATGCGAGTGTTTGTGTGAGTCAACCAATACTATTTATTGAGGATGTTGAAGTTATAACTTCAAGCTAATTTTATAAGAAATGAATAATAAAAGAAGATATATTATACAATGTGTTGAGATAAGACCAAGTGGTATTACTACAGTAACAGCTACTACTGAGTATAACTTATTAGATTCATTTGATACTTATTCGGCATTAACTCCGATACAATTATCTGAGTTAAGTGATAGTGAATATCTTCAAAGACTTAATGATTTTATAGATTTTATTGGTACTATTGATTTAGACATAAAAAATCAATTAATTTTTGATTCAACATTTTTTGATCCTACTTGTATCGAACCTGTTCAAATTATAAATGTGAATGTGACTTGTGATCCTATTGTTGAACCTACAACAACTGAAGCACCAACAACAACAGAACCACCTACAACAACTGAAGCACCAACAACAACTACAGAAGCACCTACAACAACAGAACCACCATTATTGAATTATAGTGTTGAATTGTATTTTTGTGGATCTTGTATACCATACGGATTTGGTATTGTTGATGGAAGTGTACCGAGAGTTATAGGCGGGTACTATCCACTGTATAGTGGTGAGGTTTGTCTAATAATAGCAAAAGATACATATTCGTCACCCACACATTCTATTATTGGAGTTACTAGTTACTCTAATTGTGAGGATGTACCTTGTATTTAATAAAAAATAGTTAAATTATGGCAGCTACAATATCATTTACAATCATTAAAGGAATACCTAATTATACATATGAATTATTTAATGTTCTAAATGAAATAGTTCAGAGTGGAACTACTTCAACAATTGGTTCATATTTTTTTTATGGTGTTGAAAACGGGAGCTATTACATTAAAGTAACTGATGGTTTTGGTAATGTATACAATCAGCCAGTTATAGTTAACTGTGTTGAACCTACAACAACTGAAGAGCCTACAACAACAGAACCACCAGACATATGAGATATAGAATCTTGAACTATACAACAATAAATTATACACCATATGATACTAGTGTATTGCTTACATGTATTTAAATTTTTTAAGTAAATGAAATTTTTATCAATACAACCAGCAACAGAATATTTTATATGGCAACACGAAGTGTTTGACCACCAATTTATAAAGTGTGGATATAATATAAGTGATTCATATGTTATGTTTTTAATTACTGGTAAAGTCAGTAAAAATGTGAAAAAATATATTATAAAAAATAGTAATAGAGTTATATTAATTAAAGATAAAAGAAATGATAAAACAACATATATACCATCACTGAGATTTTATGGTTTATATGATTTATATAAGAACCACTATCATTTAATTGATGGACATGATATATTTTATCATGATTCCGACATTGTTTTCACTAAAAAATTTGATTGGGAATCAATAATTGAAAAACCAAATACTGCATATGTTTCAGATACTATATCTTATATTGGTGCAAAGTATATTGAAAGTAAATCACCAGAATTATTACAATTAATGTGTGATGTTGTTGGTATCGATATTGATATGGTTAAAAATAATGAGATGAATAGTGGTGGTGCACAATATATTTTACCAAAAAATTCATTAAACTATGAACTATTCGAAAAGTGCGAAAAGGATTCGATTACCTTATATAAATTAATGAAAAAAACATCAAATATTTATAGTCCAAATCATCCCATACAGGCATGGACTGCAGATATGTGGGCATTACTATGGAATTTATGGTTATATGGCATTGAAACTGTAGTACATAGAGATATGGAATTTGCATGGTGTAATTGGGGTATTGATGACTGGAAAAGAGTGAAAATCTATCATAACGCTGGAGTAGTTTCCGATAGCAAAGGTGAATTCTACAAAGGAAAATACACCAACAAGATGCCATTTGGTGAGGATTTTTCTAAAATAAAAGGGGGTACATGCAATTATAATTATGTTCAAATAATTAATGAATTATCACACCTAAAAGATTTTTATAAATAAATTTTAGATTGTATTTATAGTTAAAATATTGTACGATGTCGTTTATATTAAAAAACAATCCAACAATCATTAATATAAAACTAACCAATGCAGGTAGAAAAGCATTGGCTGAAGGTAGACTTAATTTTACAAAATGGGCTATTGGGGATAGTGAGATAGATTATAGCTTTTACAATAGTATTAATTTTAATCCATTTTTTGCCAATATTTTAAGACCCAAAGATGCTAACCCAAATTTTATTCATTTTATTAAAAGAAATGAATTCAGTGAATCTGGAGATACAATATATACACCATTAAATAGTGTACCATCAGTAACAAGTGTTATTGTAAACACTGCAACTGAGAGAGGTTTCTTTAATAGTTCAGGTAGCACTTTTACATTTAAGAATGATTTTACTATCGTTAAGCAACCTGATGCTATGGTTGATATTAGTACTATTAATGGTGGGTATTATATGACATTAATTAAATCACCAAATTATGTGGCAAATATTAATGAGCCACAAATTGGTGATTATATTTTAGTTAAATGGGCTAATCCCAATATAAGTGCTGGTACTGTTAATTTTAAAGTTGAAAATGTTGCAACATTATGGTATAAAATTGAAGATATTATAAGTGGGACACTTGCCAACAATAATCTATTAATAAAGGTAGATAGAAATCTACCGAACTTTAATAATTATGTAGGATCACCAATATATTCAAGTGTATTTATTTACCCAAATAGCAATAACAGATTAGTATCTGGAGATTCGATTCAGAATTATTATGGTAAGCCATATATTACTGATTTTGTAGATGAAAGTGTATTGACTTTTCTTGAGAACTGTAATTGTTCTACTGTTGATGTTCCTGTATGGAATATGAGTATAGTGTTTACAGAAGAAATTGCTGGTGTACAAGTTGGGAATAGGAATATTTCACAGTACTATAGCAGTGCTTTTGGTGGGTTTATACAGTATATTCAGCAATTAAATCCAGAAATAAAGAAGATTGGTATTATACATTATACTAATAATTCACCATCAAATCAATATGGTGAGTTATTATATGAATCAACACCAGTTTTAGAATTACCAACAATAATGTGGCATAAAAGAACCGATGGTAATATTGGTCTAACATTAACATCGGATGCATCATCGAGAGATATTTTACCAAATTTAAATACTGTCTATCATAATTTGGTTGATCAGGATGGTAATGTTGTAGGCAAAGTTTTTAATGATTTAAAAATTTTTGTTATAGAAGATCAGGAATTGTTATTCGCAATGACATATAAATCCAATAGAAATTGGACTTTACCAGAGCCTATCGCAGGATTTAACTTTACGTTATGTCCAACATGTAGTATTGAAATTGATGATGATCAAGTTATTGTTAGTGGTAACACTATAATAGTAAATGGTGTTACAGGTAATATTGGCTCGCTGTTCTATAAATTAACAAGTGGTTCAGTAAATATCATACAAGAAAGTAATGTATTTACTGGATTATCTGCCGATACATATCAAATAACAGTTATAGATACTGGTACACCTGAATGTCAGACAGAACCAGTGATAAAAGTAATTTCGTGATATAATGTCATCGATAATACGATTTAAAATAAGAGGGAACAAACCACCATTTATTGCAGATTTAAGAGAATCAACTGTCGATGGTGATATTGTACAGACTGTTAATTTAAGCGCATCTGGATTAACAGAATTCACTAATGTTAATTCTGGTAATTATTTTATTGTTGTTAGTGATAATACTAATAGAACTGTAACGTATCCAGTAAATGTGGCAGCGTTACCAACAACCACAACTGCCATGACAACAACAATAGCACCTAAAACATACTATATTGTTGGTGCTTCATCTAAGATAGACAAGACAAATAATGGCGGTAGTACATGGAATAATGTATTATCCGCACCCACATTACCATCACGCACATTAATTTCTAGCTCATTTGTTAATAATGTTGGATATGTTCTTGGAAATAACGGAACACTATATAAAACGATAGATGGAGGTAGTACATGGACGAACATATCGTCATCAATATCATTCATAGCAGAAGCAAATAACAACACCATTTTTGCTATAAATGAAACAACATCAATAATAGGTTCACCAATAACAGATACATATCTTTATAGAAGTATTAATGGTGGCTTGTTATATAGCCCAATTCCTAAAGGTGTTTATATGACAATGTCTAAATTTGAATTTGTTAATGCTAATACTGGTTATACAATAAATACGTTCCCAGCTATTGGTGGTGGTGCTGTTATTGCTAAAACCATTAATGGTGGTTTAACTTGGTCAAATATAACAGCACCAACAGTAATGCCTATATATAGATCGTATCTTGATATATCATTCTTTAATAATATTGGTTATGTTGTGGGTGATACTTTTCTATATAAAACAATTAATGGTGGAACATCATGGAGCATTGTAACAATTCCTTCAGATATGATAGTTTCAGCAGTTAAAGCGTTATCTGAGAATATTGTTATTATTGCAGGTACAAACGGTGCTAATACTATTAATAAGATAGCTAAATCTATAAATGGTGGTATTTCATGGACAACTACCAATATTAATACATCAGGTAATGGTTTTATATCGGTTTCAATCTACAAAGGTAAGGTGATGGATTTTTTTGATAATCAACATGGTATAATACCATTATTTAGTTTTGATGGTTTAACAAAAACATTGGTTACTACTGATGCAGGTGATACTTGGAATTTTGCTGGTAATACTTCATTAGTGTATCCTAATCATTTTTGGGATATTAAGGCACAAAGGACACCACTAATTTAATTGATGATGTATTTATAAAATATGGCTAAAACAGTATTTTTAACGTATAATTTTGAGGGAGCACCATTTTCTGGTGGAACTAGTTTAGGACTAAACGAATCTTTACATTGTAATTATATTCAGAAACTAGAAACTGATACTTTAAATGGTAAAGATTTGAATTTTTTCTTTCCAGTGAACTCATTTCCATTTTTAAATGATATGGATAGTACTAGTGGAACTGGGTGGACTGCTACAAAGATAAATGCCATAGTGCAAGTTGTTGATGGTACTGGTAGTACTGTAACAGCACCATCTCAATTCTGGAAAAAAATCGATGTTACTAATCAATTAGTTGATCATACAGTAGGTGCTGCTATCACAAAAAATTCATTAGAAAGAACTGTTTTTAAAATAACATCTGCACAAATTAATACATCACCAATTTATAATTTGGATTATTTAAATATTCCCTCATCACTATCTGGTGATACCAATAAATTGGGTTTTGGTGAAGAAGTATTCTTTTTTGGTAATGTTAAAACTGATATTGGAGCTACAGTTTATACTACAGACATTGCAATCCAATTACCATTGGGGGAATATAATTCCACAACCAATCCTACATGGGATGGTGTCTCAAGTGTATACATTAGCGAAGTTGGTTTATTTAACGATAATAATGAGCTTTTAGCTGTAGGTAAATTCAATTATCCTGTACAGAAGGATTCCACCAAGTTTAGAACGATTTTGTTTAGTTTAGACTTCTAATTTGCTTTATAAAAAAATACAATTTTCTCTATTTTTTTATAAAATCCAAAGTATTTATAGATAATAAATAAGGATTACAATGGGAAATGAAGTTATGACAAAAACAAAATCAAAGTCGGTAATAATCGATGGTGATATCCATAACAAATTCAAAGAGTTTTGTAAAGAAAAAAGTTTGAAAATCGGTGGGGTTATTGAAGACCTTATCTTGGTTTACTTAAATAATCCAAAAGGATTTCAAAAATTAATTGATGAACATAAAGGTCATGGTGAAAAGTAATGGGATCTATGCTGAAAGAATTTTCTTGGTCGTTGGACATCTCAACAACTAATGTTGGCATGGCATTATGGGATGAAAAAGGTAAACTTGTAGAATTGAAGCATCTCCAATTAAAGGTAGATAACAGTGTACCTGAAGAAAATAGATATCTATATAAAGCTAAACTTTTTAAGGAGCACATAAAAAAATATAAAGAGATTATTGCTACAACATATGAGTGCGAAATAAAAAATATTTTTGTTGAAGCACCGCTATCAAATACACCAGTTAATATTAATACTACTGCAAAATTACTTGCTTTTAATGGTATTGCTTGTTATATATTAAACGAAGTTTTTGGTGTTGAGCCATACTTAATTACTGTATATCAATCTAGAAAATTATTTTGTCCTGAATTAGTACATAAAAAAGTAGTTAGTGGTACAGTGAAAGAAATACTATCATTTCCTAAAGATATAGATAAGAAATTATATATTTGGAGTAAAGTAGCTAAGTTAGAACCAAATGTTGAATGGTTTTATAAAAAAAATAAAGTCACTGGTGAAAAAGAGCTAAAGGATTTATCCTTTGATTTAAGTGATGCATATACTGTCGGCTACGCTGGTTTAAAGGTTATGGGAATTATAAAATAAATGTTAGATGAAATATAATCAATTTTTTTTATTTATGGTTTAAACTAAGAATAATATAAATATCATGATTTATGTTGGTTAGTTTATATCTAAAAGATTGAATAGTTTTAATACCACCATTCCAAAAACTTCAATATATAGTAAAATCTAAATATCATATTCATAACACTATCATGTTAATGTGGGAGGTGTATGTTTCATTTGAATACATTGAATAAACTATATAAATTAAACTAATTGTGACATGGATGATGAAAAATAAAAAATAATTAATTTAATTACTTGACAGGTTAATTTATAACATATAAATTGTGAGCTAATTTTAAACCAAAAAAAATGAAAGTGAGAGACCGTGTAAAAAAAGCAATCGATATTTTAAATTATTCTATTAATAATGACGTATCTCTAAGAGAATCATGTAAAATATTTGGTGTAAGCGATACTTATGTGAAAAATGTAAAAGCCGATCTAGTCACAAAAATTAAACATAATAATAAATCTAAAGAAGAGTATGATCTTTTTATCAAAAAATATGATCTTTTTAGAAAAGTGAGAGGTAATAAAACAACAAATGTAATTGAAGAAAAGAGAACCGATATTATAAAAAGTGAAAAAATTGATAAAACAATTAATGAAGATGCAACCGAGATGAGCATAAATTATGAAGCTCCAGCCGATATTTTTAACAAATATTTTGTTGAAAATCCAAGTCATATCAAAACCTTAGATCAATTACTGGAAAAATGTGGTGTGGATAAAAATGAATGGAATGTAAAACATTTTGTTTTAAACAAATGGGATGTCACTGCTTTAATTGAAAATAAGTTAGTTACAAAAGAAAATTTTCAAGTTAAGGCAACACTTGAAAGAAATAAAACAGAATATGAAAAGAAACTGTGGAATGAATTTTTAAAAACAATTAGGACATATGCGCCCGATTATTCTGGATTGAATGAATTTAAAAAAACTGGTAAAGAGAAATATTTACTGGAACTATCACTTCCTGATTTACATGTTGGTAAATTATCGTGGGATGAGGAATCTGGCGAAAATTACGATACAAAAATTGCGATCAAGAGATATAATGATGCCGTCGCATCCTTATTAAATCATATATCTCACTATAAAGATCAAATTAATGAAATTCTTCTACCTGTTGGTAATGATTTGTTTAATATTGATAATAAGAACAATATGACAACTGCAGGTACACCACAACACGTAGATTCACGATGGCAACAGATGTTCAGAAAAACTAAAGATTTGATGTTAGTGACTATAGATAAATTAGCTACAATAGCACCAGTTAAGATAGTGATGGTTTCAGGGAATCATGATTATCAAACAGTATTTTATTTAGGTGAAGTTCTTCAGGCGTGGTATAATAAAAATAGTCGTGTTAGTGTTGATAATTCTGCATCATTAAGAAAATATCATCGTTATGGTACAAATCTAATTGGATTTACTCATGGTGATCAGGAGAAGCATTTAGATTTACCGTATTTGATGTCAGAAGAAAGAAAGTCTGATTGGGCAGAAACATCATATAGAGAATTTCATTTGGGACATTTTCATAAGAAAAAAACAATATCTTTTGTTGATTTAGATGAGAATAGAGGTGTTAAGGTAAGAATATTACCTTCATTGTCCGGCACAGATGCTTGGCATCATTCAAAAGGTTATCGTTCAATGAAATCTGCTGTTGCATTCTTATATGATAAGAATAATGGTTTAGTTGCTGAATTCAACCATAATGTGTTATGAAAAATAATAAAATACACATATTTTTATCTGATGAGGATATAGATTTTTATAGAATTGAATTAATAAATCTTTCCATAAAAAGGGAGGATGTCATTAAAGTGAATAAATTACTTAATTAAGGTTTTAATTTATTACATAAAAATAAACAATGTAATGATTACACCATATACGATGAAACATTTTTTCTTTTAATAAAATTAATCGGTGCGATGATTTAGAATATTCACATAATACATTTATTCTTTTTTGAAATAAAATTTACTATCAAGAGTCATTTAATGATTTTTATATTATTGCTGAATTAATGACTAAATTTTAAAATAAATATAATTGGTATGATTAAAATGAATAATTCTCCTATTTTTGTTATAAGCGGTACTGAACGTAGGCAAATCAAAAAACGTCTTGGTAAATTAAAAAGATTTATAAAGATGTATTGGCATTATCAAGATATAGATGAAGTATATGGTGGCAATATTCATACTAAAAAAGAATCTTTAATTTTTTTAGCTAAAAAACAAACAGAACTAAATGAATTGATATCAAAATTATCTCAACGTCTGTAAAAAAATATATAATTCTATACTTTTTTATAAAGTAGAGTATTTATATAGAAAATATAGATTATGGCTAAAAGAACAAAAAAAGAACAAAGTACCGAAATAAAAGATAAAGATATTATTGCGAGACAGAGAGTTGAACAGCTACTTGCTGACGTAGATATTATATCTAAGGCTGATTCTACAACCACAGATAAAGAAGAAGAGGATGATGGGATAATTACCAATGAAGCTAAGAGAAGTAAAAATTGGTTAGAAGAACAAATACACAAATTATCAGAAAGAAATGAACAATTAGAAAAAGAACTACAAGATGCTAAAGATAGCTTCAAAAAATTATCTGCAGATTTTATGGAATATAAAAGGAAAGTGTCAGTTTCTCCATCCGATAGTGAGTTGAAGCAAAAAATTATAGAATTGTTTACTAAATTCGAAAACGCATATTTAGGTAAGAACCCCACAGGCGAAAGATATACACATGTTAAACTAGTCAATCCTCCATATAATACTGGTGTATTAGATGAATTTATAAAAGCATTTGGTGATATTTTAAAAAATAAAAAATAGAAAAATTTCAAAAGATTTTAATATGAAAATGTTTTGAGATATATATATTTGAAATATTTGATATGTTAAATAAAAAAAATAAATCAGTACAGAATAATCGATATCTTTAATTAAATGATAGACGATATAATTCCTATGATTTAACATATAAATATCAATATAAAAAGTAGTTGTTGAGTTGCTGTTATATTTTTTGGGGGTAAAAGTGATTGCTTTTATCCCTTTTTTTGTTTAAATTTGGGATATTTTTATATATAAAATGAATGTAAGAGGTATTGAATATCAGCACATCATTAGACGTATTTTTGGAGAGGTAAAAAATTACGGTAGAGAACAGATACAAGTCAACTGTCCAAAATGTCAAGAGAGGGATGGTTTACCAGAACCTGATGGTAAATTTAATCTTGAAATTAATACTGCAATAAAGAAATTTCATTGTTGGAAATGTGATGAACCTAGATTTTATGGTAATGTATCTCGTTTAATAAGATTATATGGTAGTAAATATGATTATGATGAATATATATCATATTCTGGGGTAGATTTCTTTAATTCAAAGAATAATGATGAGGATATTGAGAAATACATTGCACCTGTAAGACTTCCTAATGAGATGATATTGTTTTCTAACATGGATATAAACAATAAAAGACACATAGAAGCGTATCAATATCTCATTAATACAAGAAAAATTAGTAGAGATATAATATTCAAATTTAGAATTGGTTTTTGTGTCGAAGGTAAGTATGCTAACAGAATTATAATACCATCATATAATAAATTTGGTGACGTGAATTATTTTGTTGGTAGAACGTATCTAAAAGGGGTTAAACCAACATATTTAAATCCAGTTGTAAATAAAAATCTTATCATTTTTAATGAGGGAATTATTAATTGGGATAGTACGGTCTACCTTGTAGAAGGTGCATTTGATGCTCTAAGTTTTCCTATTAACACAATACCATTGCTTGGTAAATCATTGAATAAAACCTTATCTAGGGTTCTTAAAGAAAAAAAACCTAATGTTATTATTGTACTCGATCCTGATGCATTTAAAGAAAATTTAAAATTATATCATGAAATAAAACTTTTATATTCTGATTGTCCCGAAAAAGTTAGATATGTAACTTTAGATGGTGACAATGATTTAGATGAAATTAGAAGATTAAAAGGTAAACGTGAAGTTATTAATCAAATAAGAAAAGCGAAAGAGCCAACGGATATTGATTTAATTAGAGCTAGCACTATTATTGGTAATAATAAAAAGAAATGGGATTGGATTAATATTCTTTAATAAGGAATAACTTTATTTTATTTTTAAAAAAGTAAATGAACATAAAAATATTTAAAAATAACGATATTGAATTAATTAATCAAATTAGAAATGGTAGTAAAAAAGCTGAGGAAATACTTTATAATAAGTATAAGCAAATCATTACAAGATACCTTAGATATAAACGCTATAATAACTTTGATTTAGATGATTGTGTATCTGAAATCCTGATAAAAATATTTACTCAAATAGATAAGTATGACTCAAGCAAGTCAGCATTTAGTACTTGGGTTATAACAATAATTAATAATCATATTATAAATAAGTCTAAAATTCACGCAAATAATATACGTACTGTTTCATATACTACTTCAGAATCGATTAAATATAATTACTCAAATTCAGATAATACTTACTATAATAGTATAAATTCAAACTACAATAAAATAAGCACTACAATCGAAGGTAGTTTAGCATATTCCATTAGTGATTCGACAACGATTAATAGCATAGATAATGCATCAACATTAATGTTAATATCATCTATGATTAACGATAAAGATTTTGAGATGTTGAAACTAAAATACGTTGATGGATATAGTTATGATGATTTGAGTAATATATACTCTGAAAATAAAGATAAAATATGTAATAGGGTTAACTACTTAAAAAGTAAAATTCAAAAAAATAAAGATAAAATATACTAAAAAAAAATAATGGAGGTTAACTCCATTATTTAATTTCTATTAATTTTGTACTCATGGTTTCTTTTTTTGGAATAATAATTTGTAAGACACCATCTACATATGTAGATGTGATTTCATCGCTGTTACTATTTTTAGGTAATGTATATGTCTTTTTAAATTTACCAAAGAAACTTTCTTTCACATTATATTTTAGTTCCCTGTCAAGAGTTCTCTCACCTTCAACAGTTAATAATCTACCGTCAACAGAAATTTTGAAATTTTCTTTTTTGAATGCTGGTACGTATAAATCGACTCTATATTCCTTATCAGATTCTATAATATCATTCTTTGGGGTGAAAAAATCAATCGAACTCCCATTCATAAAGTCATTTTCTAATTCAAACAAAAAGTCGCTGAAAGGTTTGTACATGGTCAACATAGTTCTATTTTTTAGTTTGATTATTATTAATGTTATTAATAGTTTAAATTCACCCATAATAAATTTTATACCAAAAAATAATTAGGAAATATTGACAGTGGAAATAATATATTTAATGCTAAAAGAAGTCAAATTGACATAATGAATATAAAAATGTTCATACATAAGGATATTTGATAAATTTTATTGAATCATGAAGTACATGAAGAATCGATAATTTTATATAATAAAAAATCTACTTTTATAGTATAGTTTAATAATAAAGAGTGGCTTGTAAACATTATTTCAAATAAATGAGAATTAGAAGAATCCATTAAAATTAAATTAATATATATGATAAAATTAGTAGCACATATTAGTGATATTCATATTCGTAAATCACCTACAAGACATAAAGAATATAGAGAAGTGTTTTCCAGATTAGAAAAATCATTAAGAGAAAATAAACCAGATAGAATTGTTATAGTTGGTGATTTACAGCATGACTATATTGATATGCAGGGTGAGCAAATAATACTTGCAGGTGAATTTTTGAATATGCTGGCATCTATTGCTAAAACTATTATAGTTAGAGGTAATCATGATATCCTAAAGAAAGCACTTAAAAGAACAGATAGTATTGAAGCGATAATAAAAACAATAAACAATCCTAATATTGTTTATTATAATGAAACTGGCATATACGAAGATGAAAACGTTAATTGGGTTGTATGGAAGCATGGTGAAAAGAAAAATAATCCTTGGGAACTTGATTTAGATTATAAACTTGAAAACATTTCAATTGATTTATTTCATGATCCTATAAATGGTGCTATAAGTTCAACAGGTAAAGAATTTCATGAGAGGATTTACAGGGATATTAAACAATTTAAGGGCGATATTGGCATGTTTGGTGACATACATAAAATGCAATATCTTGACAGAAAAAAAACAAAAGCATATTGTGGCTCACTGATTGCACAAGACTTTGGTGAGGGTGATGATGAATTTCATGGTTATCTTCTTTGGGATATTGAAAATAAAAAAGCAAAAGAAATACCAATTAAAAATAATTATTCATTTAAGACTATTGGTGTTAATATGTTTACTGATTTCGATAATCTTGATATCGAAATTGAAAATCCTACAGACTATATGCGTCTTAGAGTGCTATGGAAAACCGAGCCTGAAAAACATACTATTGAAAATGAACGTAAGGTAAGGGATTACTTACTTAAAAAGTATAGACCATTATCGATATCACACAAGGCAAATTATATTGTGGATGAGAAAATGGAAATTGATTCTGAATTAAGTGTTGAAAATATTTTAGATAAGCCAGTACAACAAGCAATATTTAGAGAACATCTTACTAAGATTGGCACTAAACCAGAAGACATCGAAGAGATTATAAGATTAGATAATGAAATAACCTCAAGAATATCGATAGAAGAATTTACTAATATTCAATGGTCGATTGAAAGATTTTGGGGGACTAACTTTATGTCATATGAAGACATTAATATTGATTGGAGAGATAAAGATGGATTATTTCAGATAACAGGTCTTAATACAGCAGGCAAAACCACAATAATGAAATTAATTACATACATTCTTTATAACAAGACACTTGAGACAGAAAAGAGACAAAAATTTGGTGATTCAAGATTTTTGAATAATAAGAATGGTGCTAACTTTTGTGAAGGTGGTTTAGTGTTATCTGTTAACGGTCAATACTACGGTATTAAAAGAAGAACGACAGTAAAAAAAACCAAAGATGGTGAGATAAAAGATTGCACTACAGAAGTATCATATTATCTATTACCAGATATTGACTCATTATTTGAAGATACCTATTCAATTGAGACATTAGATAGTGATAGAAAAGCCAAAACAGAAAAAATTATTCAGAAGGTTATTGGCACTTTTGAAAATTTCAATAGAGTTGTGATGACCACATCAGATACTCTGAATAATATATTGTCAAGTGATGAATCTGTTTTTATTGATTCAATTTTATTTGATAGCGGTTTAGATATATTTGATATTAAACTAAAAGCGTTTAAGAATTATAAAAAAGAAATGTATTCAACTAATAGAATATCATGTGATCGTGAAGCAATAAAGAAACAAAATGAAACACTCGATAATGAAATTAATGAACTTAATAAGTTAATTGTTGAGACTAATACTATATTAATTCCTCAGGTGAAAGAAAGGATAGAAAAGGGTGAAGATTATATTAGTCAATTAAATAGAATGATTCATAAAATTGACCCTGAATTACAATCTTTGGATTTTAAGGCACTTGAACAAGAATTATTAATCTATCCAGAGAAGATAAAAGAGTATGAGAATGAGATGGTAAAAATAAAATCGTTAATATCACATTTAAAAAATAGTTATGATTCTGAAAGACTAGAATTTTTAATGAAAAAAAAGGATGAAAATAAGAATATTCACTATATGTTGAATACTAAAATAAAGGATTTGAATAATAGTATCAACTTGAAAAGAAATAATATCGAAAGAATTAACGGCGAAATTCTTTTAATTAAGAAGACTATCACTAAATACGAAAATGAAATAATTCAATTAAAGAATAGTAAAATATGTCCTACGTGTGGACAACCAGTACAAAAAGATAAACAATCACATATTCAACAAAAAATTGAATCTATTTATAAGGAAATTAGTGAATTAAATGGAGATATTGCTGATAAAGAATCAAGCAAGATTCCTATAGAGACTGAAATATCAAATTTATTACATGAAATTAATGAGTTGAAGATTAAAATCGATGAAAATAATCTTCAAATGGAGAAGGAATTAAAGGAAATCGGTATGATTACTAATGATAAGAATGAAGTAGAACGAAGAGATAAATTATCATTAGAATTAAGTACCATTCCTACTAAAATTGATAATATTAAATTAACATATGAAAATAAAAAGAGATTATTGAGGGACTATTACGATCTTCAGGATAAGATACTTGAGAACAAAAAAATAGATGTAAAAATTGAAAAAGCCAAAGAAAAACTCACTACTCTTAAAAATGAGTATCACACATATATAACTGATATAGAAAACTATAAATCGAGAATTGCCAATAAAAAGCAGTTAATTGTATCAAACAATGACTTATTAGCTAAATTTGATGAGCAGGAAAAAAGGGACTATATATTTAAGGTATATGAGGAATGTATTCACAGAGATGGTATACCTACCTATTTATTAAAGAATATGGCTATCCCTAAAATTAATAGAGAATTAGCTAAACTGTTTGAGGAACTCAACTTCAAAGTTTGGTTCGACCTATCCGATTTAAAGATAAAAATGGCTTATAATACATCACCGAATTCAATTATTAATGCTATTTCTGGTAGTGGAAAGGAAAGAACTTTTGCGAGTATTTGTTTAAAATTTGCTCTTAATCAAATTAATGCTAAGTCAAAACCATCAATATTTTTATTAGATGAAATAATGGGAAAATTAACTGATGATAGTGTAACAGAATTTGTTGATATTCTACATAAAATAAAGGAAAAAACAAAAAAAGTACTTGTAGTTGAACATAAATATGAGATATCTCCAGATCATATTATTGAAGTAACAAAAGATGATAGAGGTATTTCTAAATTAGAGATTAATTAAACCACTAAAAAGATGAATTTAAATAAGTATACAGAATTAAGAGAAAAATTTAAAGTGAAGAACTATGAAAAGAAGCATAAGGATGTCGATTCATGGTTATACAGATTTTCATTTTTCGGAAACGCAGCATCAATATTTTTTGCATATTTTTTAATACATCCATTACTTAAAGGTAAATTGGAAATATATATAGATAATTCAACCATAGTAGAATGGTTATCTTTGATTGTTACTATTGGGGTATTGTGTATATTTGAGATCCTAAAAAGGAAGGTATTTGCAATCTTTTCAGCTGATTATGTCAGCAATAGAAACAAGATCACTGGTGCTGGGCTTGGATTTGCAATCGGTTCGTTGATTATAATTGCCTGTAGTTATTATTTTTCAATTAATGGTGCTTTAAAATTAGCAACATCAAGTGAAAGTAAAAATGAAATTGTAAAGATTGATATTAAAAAACAAATTGATAGTCTAAATATGTTATATTTTGATTTTAAAAAACAATATCAGGCAGATAATGAGAGACTAAGAAATACAAATACTGAATTGAGGGAGAAAATAACTCAACTACCACCATCATATAGATCTACAATTAATAACTATAATTTGATAATTAAAGATAATTTAGCTACAATTGAATTTAATAATAATGAAATTAATAAATTAGATAAAGAACTTAATTCTAAGATATTAGAATTAAAAAAAGTACAAGAGGAAGAATCAAAAAGAAATATTGAAACTGATAAATCATCATACCTAATATTTTTCTCAATAACTACCGTTATCGAGTTACTAATTGTAGTAGGTATTTTCTATAGAGAGGTTTTTAACTATAAGATATTTCAAGAAAATGAACCTAAATTTGAAATGATATATAAAAAGAAAGAAAGATATTCAATACTCCTTAAATACGCATTCAAAAAAGGCGAGATACATCAAGACCAAAGGGTTATTAGTGCATCACGTTTATATGATTTAGTTAAAGTAGCATATGGTTCTGGTTTCTTTACTCCCAAAAATATTGAAGATTTCTATTCTGAAATGACACATTTAGGGGTTTTTAAAATTGTTCAGAAAAAAAGATATGCTGCCATGTCATACGATGAATCACTCAGATTATTAGATAAACTGCATGATACAGATGTTAATTAATACCGAAGAATATAAAATATCCGATAATAATTACTATAAAATTGAGTATGAAAAATCACAAATCATACTTGCAGGTAGTTTAAGAAAAAGTAACTACCATATAGTACATCTTAAAAGAAAAGATTATGGTCTTACTAAGAGTTGGAACACATACACTATTTCAAGAGATGGTAAAATATACGAGCATTATAACCCAAAATATTATAGTGACTTTATGGGTGTGAAGGAAATTGATAAAAAATCAATTTCGATTGTACTTGAGAATATGGGTATGGTGTATTTTGATTATGAATCAAATAACTTTTTAAGTTGGAGTAATGATATTTGTCCAGAAAATAATGTATTTGAAAAAAATTGGAAAGGGTATAGATATTGGGAAGCATATACTAAAGAACAATTTAATTCGACAGTAATGCTTTGTGGTTATTTATGTGATAAATTCAATATAAAAGTGGACTGTCTTGGATATAATTCACACTATGAAAATACAGCAGATTTTAAAGGTATTGTTACTAGAAGTAATTTTGATATTGATTATTTTGATTTGAATCCTTCTTTCGATTTTAAAAAGTTTCTAAAGGAATTAGATATTCCATTACAAGAAAAATCATAAGAAAATAAAATAATTAAATCATTGTTATTTGTATTAGATTATAGTAATTCAATCCACTTAATCTATACAATAAATTAGTGTAGACACATTTTTTATAAAAAAATAATTAGTAGAAATATTTAATACTCACACTATTTTATTAGATATAAAATATCTTAGATTCTGTATTTAGTTTCCAGCCGTTGCAAAACCAGCACCTGCTAAAAATCCTAAACCAAAAACAATAATATCATCCTTAAATTTCTTTATTCCACTTTTTACTTTTTGCCAAAGTGTAGGTTTAACATCTTCCTTTTGAAGTTCTGGAATAGCATAGGCTTCGATGTTGTTAACTTTCATTAACGGATTTGAGTTTTCCACACTAACACTAACAGGATAATTTCTTCTCTTATCTTTATCCCAATGAAATGCAACTGTAATATCATTAGGTATTTCTAACCAATCAATTAACATTCGAGGTGTTTCATTATCGACTGGTGCTACATTAACAATTCTAATTGTATAATTGATGGTATCATTATTTTCTTTCTTAAAAAGAACTGTGGTAGAATCGAACCAACCACCATCACTTTTAATTATATTTGTTAATGAATCAATAACAAATTTTTGTTTTATTATTGTAGCAGTTAAAACGATTTTGTCTTTATTTATTTTTTCTACTTTATTTAGTAAAATTTGTTTTTCCTTCGATAAAGTAATATTACTATTTTTTAGTTGATTAATATCAGCTTGCATTGCGAGTTTTTCATATTTAAGCGTGTTGTTTTTACTAACATAAACTCTTAATGTGTCTGTTAATGCTGCGTTGAGTTTATCACTAATACCCTTATCAGCTTTTAATTTATTTATTTTAGAAATATGATAATTATAACCACTAATTATTAATAAAATAAGAATTATTATTAGTATGGATTTATAATCTATCTTGATCTTTTGAATAAATTTCTGAATCACGCCAATATTTGTAGAAGTCATTGTAGTAACGTTTTAATTTCTCAATTATTTCATTGTTTTCTGGATCATTAGGATCAAAACCCTCAAGATATTCAATGTCAATACCACTTGTCGACTCTTCGGGTGTCACTCTATATGCAAACATAATTTGACCATCAATAGTGCCACCCCAAAATACTCCATTTTGATATATTTCAAGTGGTTCGAATTTAATTGTGACATTATTATTTCTTAAATAATTTTTTAGTTTTTCTTGTTCCTTTATTTCATCCTCAAAACTAATTTCTTCCCTGTCACCCATTAATTCATTCTCGTCGGCTTCGCTAATATTATTTTTAAAGTATTCTGATTTCTGGATTCTCCTTTTCATTTCACGAATAGTCAAATTCCCATTATTCTCATTATGTTCCATTGACTTTTTAGAAGTGTATTCGATACCTTTATTGGCATGACGAATTCTATTAAGGAGTTCTCTCATTTCGATATAATCTTTATTTTGTGCCATTTTACATTTTTTTATAAATACTTTCTATCTATTTTAAAATTAATAGTTTTTGAACACCTAATAAGTATTTATTTATGATAAGTGTTTCTATGGATCTAACTAAAACTGAACTAAAATCTCTAATTAGAGATCAAATTGACGAAGTTCTAGATTCTGAACTCGATAAAAGAATAGGTAGTCTTTTAAAAAAAGACAGTTCGAGTTCAAATAAAGAAACTTTGAATATAGCTAAGGATGCGTTAGAAGCCTTATTTAAAACATTATATCTAAAAAGAATGATTTGGAAAAAAGAAATATAAAAAAAATGGGACTTGAGGATTTAAAACTAAAAAATACACTTAAAAAGCCTACCGAAATCGGTAAAAAAATCGATACTGATTTTAAACAGCAGATTAATAGTAGAGGTGTTAACCCAGATGTCTTAAAGGAAATTGATCTATCCTTAAATGAAAATGAGTTAGGTTTAAAAAGGAAAATATTTAAACTTCCAAAAATGGAGGCTCTTGTTCATGGCGACCCTAAACTTTCCGCAGTATATGAAAAATTAGCCATTGAAGGTAAAGATAGATATGGGTATCACTGGAACGAAACCTTAATGAATATCATATTCAATGATTATGTATTGAATAGTCCGAAATATCTTCAAAAATATAAAATGACAGTACCAGTCAAAAAGAAAAGAAGGGATCAAAGTGGTATTAATCAATTAAAAGAAAAAATAAAAAAAAATAAAAAACTACCAATAGAAAAGGAAAATAAAGAAGAAAATCAAAATAATGTGAATAAAGTTGAAGAAACTACTGGTTCTGCTAGTGCAGGTTCGTATACACCATCATTACATAAAAAAATAGATGAAACGACAACATCTGCATCATCTGGTCAATATAGTACGCCAGTAGTATGGTCTAAAAATGGTAAACCAGCAAATAATAAACCTGCGTGGATGGGTGGTATAGTTTTAGAAAATGCTTTAAAGGACGGTTCATATTTAACTGACTCTAGTGTATTTAAAGAATACATAAATACATTAAATGAGGATGCTGATCCTTGTTGGGATGGGTATGAAATGATTGGTTTTAAGGAGAAAGATGGTAAAAAAGTTCCTAATTGTGTACCAGAAGGTATGACATCTCATAATGATGATAACGGTAAATCCACTAAGGAAGAAATTATTCATGAAACTTGGATTGATGATTTATTTCAAACAAAAAATAGTATAGTAAATTTAAAAAATAAAACATCTAAAATTTTAGATGCGAAAAAATCTCTATTTAGAAAACAAAAAGAATTCCACAGCAGCATGGATGATGAAAGTCTCATAACTCAATTTATCGATAATTCCAGTAGAGTGCCATTAAAATCTATATTATCTGATTTAGAGGGTAATGCTGAATATTTAGTATCATTGTTAGCACAATATTCTTTACTTGTGGATAGAAGTATTGTTGATCCAAGAATTACTAAGCAAATGAAAACATTGGGTGCTTTAGTAGATCCACAATTTTTAAAGTCAATGAATGAACATCACGCACACACTAAAGAAGATAAGATAGCATTTATACTTCAAAATAAAGACAAAGTATTTCAAGATAATGTATCTCCAACAGTTGAGAAAGATCTTGAAGCGATGACAGATACGGAAATTGATGCATTATATAATTCAGCCGAATCAGAAATGGGAATTTCTGAATCAAAACATATCGATGAATCATTTAAAGGTCTTAAGTTGAGTCAATTATATAATTTAGGTGATAAACTGAAACATGCTAAAAATTATCATGAAATTAAAGATGCTATCCATCAATTTACTGTATTAAATAATATATCCGAAGAAGATTTATTGGATACTGTGAAACTGATTAGAGCGAACAATCATGCGATGGCATCTTCTAATTCAGAAGCACGTGAAAACATTTCGCTACTAAATAAAATTATACATTATTTGACTGATGATACGTCATGGAAAGATATAGTAGATAAGTCAAATATAAATGAGAGAGCAGTATCACGAAAACAACAAAGATTTATGGGCATGGTTAGAGCAGCCCAAAAAGGTCTGTTAAAAAATCCAAGTCCTGCTGTAGCTAAAGCTGCAGCATCTATGAAACCTTCAGATGTAGAGGATTTTGCATCGACTGAACATAAAGGTTTACCCGAAAAAGTTAATGAATCAGAAAAATATGATAGAACTAATTTGGAATATTTTCTATCATTTAATAATGAGGATGTTTATTGGAGATGGATTAATGGAGAAATAAGTGATGGTGATGCGATATCTATGGTTAAAGTAATTGACAATATTGAATATAATCCTAAAGTAGATTACAAAAAGAAGTATGTTGGTGAATCGACAGGTTTTAATAAACCAGTAAAAGGTAAAGTAGAATCGAAACCTGTTAAGACTGGTGATAATACTAAACAATGGAAACAATCAGTTAAAGAATCTATAATTGAACCACAAAACCCATCTATGGTTAGTGGTAATAATACTTCAATGGTTAAGCAAACATCAACATCTCAATTTTCATCTTTTGGTGAATCATTAGAAGAAAGTATAAATAAAGAGTTAGAATTTTACAAAAAACACTTAAATAAATTAAATCAAATGGTTAACGAAGAAAGAAGACACTCTGCATTAGTTAATCTTGATAGATTAAAGGATGCAAACGAAAAGAATTTTAAATCAGATATTAAAAATTCAAGCTTTAATGATGTAATTGATTTGGAATCATATCCAAAGTCAAGTGAGTTAACTCAAGAAGTTGGAGACAATCCTTATAAGTTAGCACAGGATATTGAAAAAGAGACCCTAAAGAAAACCAAGGGAGAAGCATTTAAGAATGTTGGTAATTCAGCCAATGAAGGAGGTGATGAAATTCCTAAAAGGAATTTATCTAAAGAAGAAATGCTTGAATTAGCAATGAATAGAGGTGATGGTATGCAAGATATTGTCTATGATAATAAACCATCAGAAAAATTCGAAAAAAGAATGAAAGCGGATTTAGGTGATGCGATTTATGAATTGCGTCAAAAAAAGATGGAGTATAAATCTAAAGCACCAATGTACAATAAAGATGTACAACCTGCTTCAATAGGGAAAGAAAAACTTGATAATAATAAATATAAGAAAGGGTATAATAATGAATCGATTATATCTGGTAAATATATCGATGAATTAGGGAAGTATAAATTTGTTGATATAAAGCTAAATGAATGTATTGAACTAGATAAAATCGATTCATCATACCAAAAAGTTTTAACAGATGGTATGGGTAATAGTTATACTTCTATGGTTGAAGAAAACCACTCATATAAAGACTTTATAAGTGCTTATAATTTATATCATAAAAATGGTAAATTTTATAGAGTTAAAAATACTCAGGTAATTAGCGAAAGTGTTAGAAATGATGAAACTAAGTTACAAAATATGGATAAAATGATGCATTTGATTAAATATGACCCAAGAAAATATATTCAAAACAAGAAAATAAAATAATTATTATTTGATATATTCATATCATAAATGACTGAGAAAAGGGAAAGTAATTGCTTTCCCTTTTTATTTTAAAAAAATAGTATTTATAGATAAATAGCGGGTTTATGGATGTATTAAGGATAGGTGCTAAGAATGATTCAGTTAGGACACTTCAAATAATTCTAAATCAAAGAGGATATAAGATTGATGTTAATGGTGTTTTTGACGATAAAACTGAAGATGCAGTAATTGACTTTCAGAATAAAGCAAAACTAAAAGCTGATGGTATTGTAGGTAAGATGACTTGGACTGCATTATTAAATAATGAGGTTGAAGATTTTGTTAGCGCAATAAATACTACATCATACTTAGTTAATGAGTTTTCTTATTATAAAGAAATCTTTTTGAAAAAGAATATAGTATTACATCATACTAATGGCTGGACTGTAGTTAAGGGAACAAAAGATAAACCGTCCATGAATCATGTTGGATGGTGGAATAGTAGAAATACAGAGGAATTTACCGCAAAGAATGGTAGAGTGTCAACAGCATTTAGTATCGATTATGCAGGGAATATATATCAGCATTTCGATCCTAAGTATTGGGCATACCATCTTGGATTGGGAAGATCAAAAAATTTTTTAGATAAACAATCAATCGGTATTGAACTATGTAATGAGGGTTCAATGAAAAAAATTGGTAATAAATTTTTTTGGTATTCAGGTAAAGTCGCTATACCATACAACAGAATCAATGATACGCCATTCTATTATGAAAAGGGATGGAGAGGTTATTATTATTTTGCACCGTATAGTAAACAACAAATAGATGCTACTGTATGGTTATTAAAATATCTATGTAGGGAATATAATATTAAAAGTAATTTTATTGATAATTGTGAATATAATCCTGAAGAAATTTTTTCAAATAAATATGAAGGGATATATAACCATGCAAATGTTAGATTAGATAAAGAAGATTTATCTCCAGCATTCCCATTCAAGGATGTTGCTGCAAGATTAATGGACTAATTTGACATATGATTACATAATGATTATATTTCCCAAATAAATTATTTATGAAAATAGTTACAATAGAAAACATCAACGATTTACTAAGTGAATTAGAAATGATGAAAAAATTAAAAAATAATAATATTTTACCTGAACGAGTTGAACTATATAGAGATTTTGTTATTAATTTGATTAATAACATATTTGACACGTATTTGGGTAATGAGTATATATCCTCAGATGAGGATATCGAGGGACATTATAAATGGTGTTTCTATAAAGTAGTATCAGAATTTGAAGAAGAAGAGATTTCATTTAGAGATAATAAAGAACTCTATGGGTATTTTCTGTTATATTTTTATAATCAATTTTATAAATTAGAAAAAATTCCTGATATTAGTAATTATATAAAATTTTGGGATCAGATTTTTGATTTAAAATCAGGTATTAAAGCTAAAAATAAGAGAACATTTGAGGTATTGGTTGAATTATATGAGATATTTGATAAGAGTCTTATGATGAAAAATAAGTGTCATGAGACTTTTATGTAGAATTGTTTGATTTTTTTTTATAATTTTCATATATTTGAGAGTATTTATAGAAAATTATAATTAAATATAAAAACTATTAAAATGCAGCCAAAACAAGTAAAAAATGACATTTTAGCAATATTGCAAACGGAAAAATATTTTGCAGATTCAGAATTTTATCGTTTATTGGATGATAATTCGATTCCTCATTCTATAAGAGTTTCTTTAATGAAAAAGCAATTAATAAAAATAAATGAAATCGTGCAATGTGCAAAAATTCTTGATGTGATGTTGCCAGAAAAACAAGAAGCTGAAGCAGCAGAAAATCCAAATGAATAGTCTATGATAGATTTTATAAATGATTTTTATCAATTTATATTTTTTGCATCTTTATTTAACGTTATTCAAATTATTATAATATTTTTTGCGAAATACTATGCAAGAACAGTAGAAAATAAAGATGTGGTTTTTAATTTATCTAAGATTGAAAAAACTATATTTTTCCTATCGATAGCATTAATATTTAGTTATTTATTATAGTTTATGAAACCAATTAATGAAATATTAACACCACTGGACGGATATTTACTTTCTGTTGAACGTGATGTAGAAAATTCAACATATATCATTAATATAGGAATACCTGCCAGTTGGACATATAAAGCAACAAATGTCATTGAATGTGAAGTTGTTGCTACAACTGAAAAGGGTACACTCCTAAAGATATATGGTAAAAACGATAAAATCGTTATTGATGATTTAATAGAATATTGTAAAATTATCATTAACACAAATGAAAAAATTCAAAAAATGCAAGAGGAATTTGATAAAAAAATGATTGAAATGAAAGAAAAGTTGATTCAAGAACAAAGATCTTTCTTAGATGAGCTTGATGAGATGAAAGATAAATCATTCCATGAAATAGAAAAAAAGGTTAGTGAATTAAACAATGAGTTAATTCAACAAGAAAATGATGCACATACAGAACTTGAAGAAAAATTAAAAAGCCTTTAATAATTTTAAGATAAAGATAAATAGCATGACCTCAAGAACAAAGAAACCAAATATAAGTCCTATTCCTGAAACAAGTGATTTAAAAACCACAACTGAATTATATAGGGAATATGATGAATATTTGAGAAATGAAGCAAAAAAAAATAACAAACGAGTAATAAATAAAACCACAAAAATAAAAGAAAATATTGTTGATTCTTACGCAGCTAAATTAAAAATGATTAATGAACAAGATGTCACTGACCCTAATGAAATCGAACTAAAAATTAAAGATTTAAAAGAATTAGAAAAACAAATCAAGGAAGAAATTGTTTTACAAGAAAAGAAAAAAAGAGAATATGTTGATGACATTTTTGAAAATGGAGAATTATTAGTTGCTGAGATTGAAGAAAAAAGAAAAAATGAATTAACAAAAAAAGAAAAATCGATTTTTAGAAAATTGATAGACTTTTTATTTGGGCTTTGAAAAATATAGGTTACATACAGTTAAATGATTTGGTATTGATTGCAGGACTATATGGTAAAGAAAACTTATCAATCAATAATAAGATTGGTCGTGTAGAAGAGATTATATATTCCCCTAATAACATTAATTCAAAATTTTCTGCCAAAATCAATGTTGATGGCGAATATTATCTTATAAATTATAATTACTTGTTTAAACTAAATGATTTAAAAATTAATATCGATGAACACAATTTAGTAATTGGTAATCCAACAATTTATTGGATAACAAAATATGGTTTAACAGATATTACTGCACTAATAGATCAAAAATATCAGTTCATTATGGTTGGTAGAACGAATGATAATTTATATAAATCATATCTGATATCTGGAATATGCTAAAAAACCCCTTCCTGATCTGAATCTGATGATTTATCAATAATAATAGTACTTTTATTTTGATCATTTAATTCGGTATCATCACTAACTAATTGATTTTTAGTACCAAAATTTTTAAATCCCAATAGTACTAAAATAAATGCACTCATCTCACCTATCAATATATGGTCAATCTCTTTATTTTTATACATTACCAAAAGTCCAACAATGAATCCAATAAATAAATGAAATGCTGCTGCTAGTGCAATTGTTTTAGTTGTACTGAATTTACGAGAATGCTTTTCTCTTAAAATATCATAAAGGAACTTACGTATTATTAAATACATGAATTTATTTTTTTATTTTTTTTATTGATTATTTTATATAAATACTATAATTTTGACTATTATAATTAAAATTGTTATGAGCTTAAATATCCTATTCAACAAATCCGCTATAAATAGCCTCGTTTTTATTGAATTTATAACAGTGACTCAACATCCTGATATTGAGACATTTAAAAAAAATGATCCTGTTGGATTTAATTTATGGGTTAAATCGTATAAAGATAATGATGATAGCTCTAATATGAGTCCAGAAGAATTCTATCATAAAAAATCAGCATTTAATCCGATCTTTTCTAAATTAGTAGCATATTCTGCTGGCATGTTCTCTAAAGATAATCATGAAAAACCAGTAATTAAAAAATTTTTTGCAAAAACAGAACAAGAGTTATTATCACAAATAACGACATCATTTTATAAAATGTATGAGTCCGATAAAATTTTATCGGGTTATAATTTAATAAATTTTCATATACCATACTACACAAAAAGATTTTTTGCAGGCTCTAATTTTAATAAAATTATAGTTAAAAACAATAATGGTGAAGATTCTTATGCTAGTTTTCCTTTATTGATTACAGAACAATTAATTTCAAAACCTTGGGAGATGAAAATACTTGATTTAATGCAAGTGATGAAATTTGGTTCATACTACAATACGTCATTAAAACAATTATTATATCATTTTGATATTAAAGAAATTGATTTTATTGACAAAGAAAATTTGTCGGAATATTATTGGAGTTTATATAAAGAGGGGAGAAATATGGATATCGAATTAGATGAGCATATGTCAAATATTTGTTCAACACATACTAAAGCAGTAATTAAAGTGTACTCTCATTTAAGAAATGTATTATAGTTTAGTTTAAGTATTTATTATTAAGTTATAAACACATGACAGATGAGAACCTATTAAATTGATTATTAATTAGTTTTATATTCATATTTTTTATTTGGTTTTTAAATTAAGTGGAATAGTAATATCGATTACAAAGAAATAAAAAAACAAATGAATGTAATTTATACAATAAAAAAGGGTAAACATAGTTCAGGACTCCACTTTGGAATTACCTTCAAACGAACACTAAGATTTAGTGCGATGTTTTTCGAAAGCTGTCTTTATGATATTAAAGATAATGACGATTATGATATTAATAAATTATTCGGATTTTCAACATCGATTTTTCATCATAGAAATTCAGCTAGAATTGGATGGAGATGTAATTCTAAAAGGGAAATCGAATTATTTGCATATGCATATGTTAAAGGTAAGCGACACGTTAGTTATTTAGGTGTAGTAGATATTAATACTGATTTTGAATGTGTTATTATTGATAACGAAGATGCATATTTATTCAATGTTAAAGTTTCAGAAATAAAAGATAATGAGATAATCGATAAAGAATATAATGCAATTATAAAGAAGAGTAAGGATTGGTTCTTTTTTAACTATTATTTATATCCATATTTTGGTGGTAACAAAACAGCACCACATACCATGAAAATTCTTGTGAATGTATTTTAAACATCTAAAAGGTATTTATGTATATAAAATTTTGAGTTTTCATGGCAAAAACTACGAAAAAATCAAAAAAACAAATAAAAAGAGGTGCTATTATTAGTGGTGGTGGTGCATATGGTGCGTATGGTGCAGGAACATTAGCGGCATTAAATCAAGATTATGATTTAGTAATAGGTATTTCCACAGGAGCACTAATGTCATCCTTTGTTGCATTAAAGGAATGGGATTTATTAAAGGAAGCATATACTTCTGTAACTGATAGTGACATATTTGATAAGAAATGGTATAAACCATTACCATTTAAAAAGGATGGTACATTGAATAAGTTGTCTGTGTTATATGCTTTAATTACTGGTTCTAACACATTAGCAACAAGTAATTCGTTGAGAAAATTGATTGACAAGTTCTTAACCAAAGAACATTATGATAGAATTAGAGAAAGAAATATATCGGTTATTGTTGGATGCCAAAATATAAATGAGAAGCCATCTAAAGTACATCATTTCAATATTCTTAATTGTGAGTTTGAAGATTTTAAAGATTGGATATGGGCAAGTGCAAATGCTCCATTAGTTACATCCTTAATTGAAAAGGAATGGATAGATAAGGATGGAAATAAATTTATAGGTGAATGGACAGATGGCGGACTTACTGAATTATTAAGTTTAAGTCCGTATGATTTAGATGTTTTATTGGAATGTGATGTAATAGATGTTATTATTCATAGAGAAATACCAAAATATATCCCACAAAGATCAAGAACGAAAGATATTATCCATAACTTAGAAAGAAGCATCGATGCGATGAGATATGATATAGAGTTAAGCGAATTATTGAAAAACATTCAAAATCTACAATCAAAAGGAGTTAGTTTAAATGTATATTGGTTGGGTCGTAAATTAGCTAACAATAGTTTAGTTTTTGATAAGAAAATCATGACTCAATGGTGGGAAGAAGGATTTTCGACTGCATTTGATGAAAATAGGGTGATAAAATTTAATGCAAGGAATAAGAGAAATAAAGCCTAAAATATAAAAGAAATTGCACACATTACCTTCTTTATAAACATGAATGAAGAGGGATGGGTTGTATTATTTTGTTTTTTCCATAAATAACTATTAATTTTGAAAATACGTATAATATAAAAATGTAGAAAAAATACAAAATAAAACACCTAAAAAATAACATTAATAAAAAACAAATGTATATGAAAAGGGTGATTTTAATAATTATTCTTATGACTCTTAATATTAATGGATTAATTCAAGGTACACATGCTGAATTTTCACATTCAACAGTTCAACTGGATGAATTTGTCCTCGAAAGAAAATCCATTAAGAGTCTACTAGAAGATTTATCTATGATTGAGATTATCAATATAATTGATGATGAAACATTAATTGATAAGATTAATATTTTGCAATACAAAGAGTCTATTGCAAAAAAAGAAACTGGTAACATCCCCAATCCGTATCAGGTGGTTAATAGATATGGATATGCAGGTAAATATCAATTTGGTAAGTCTGCACTAAGAACATTGCGTGATAATAAATTGATTGATTTTGATATCGATAGGGATGGAGAAAAAGTATTTTTAAATGATTCATTACTACAAGAACAAACATTAAATGCACTCATTTTATATAATTTAAATTATATTAAGAAAAAAAATTTATATAGGTATGTTGGAAAAAAAATTAACGGTACAAGAATTACTGTTGAAGGTATGTTAGCAGGTTCTCATTTGGTTGGTGTACATGCTGTCTCTCATTTTCTTGAAAACAATGGCTCTATGGATGATTTCTACATATACGGAAAGTTATGTAGAAAATATGATGGTAATGGTGTATCCTTAATTGTTTACATGAAGTTGTTTGAACATGTTTAATTCTGTTTGATTAGTCATGTTGTATTTTTTACAATTAAAATTGTGATGAATTAAATTCAATTCATCACAATTTTATTTAAATATGTGAATATCTCGATTTTAGTTCTTTGTTTTTCACCTTAAAGTAGTTGATTTGATGGTATGGTTAAAAGATTGTCACAAAATTATTGATATTGATATGCCATACATGAGATGTTATAGAAATTATTTATACGAGATAATATTTTTTCAAAAAAATTATTATATTTGTAATTTAAATTAAGATAAGTAAATAATTTATTTTCTTTAAATAGCGGTATTTAAAAGTGGTTATATTTTGATTAATAAAAAGTTTATTAACTCAAAAAAATATTTAATGTGTTTCTATGATGACTATAAGGAAGTTAAATCAATTGACGATTTGAATGTTGGTGATTTATTTTTCATCAATGAGACTAATTCACCAAATTCTTCTAAAGAGAAAAGAATTAGTAAGTGGGTTATAATTTCTAAAATAGAAAATAAAGAAATTATCATTAGACACATATACGGTAAGCAAATACTTAAATTAAGCGACATAAAATTAAAAGATGGTTTTTTGAGATTTAATGTTGATAAAAAAAACAAGATTATTTTTAAACTCTTTTATAGAAAGAGATATAGTATACATAATTATATAATATCAAAACTAACAAACCTATTAAAATGGATATTTTTAGGGTGATATTTACATTAATATACACAGCACTAATTACGATATATCTGAATATGATAGTATCAGTGGTATTTGGATGTGTATTCACTATTACATGGAATTATGTAATTCCTGAAGTATTTGATTTACCAATATTAACATATTGGCAGGGAATAGCTATGGTATTTATATCAAGAATACTAATTAATAATAGTATCAATATAAAATCCGAACCAAAAAAATGAGTAGAAAAATTAAATTTGTAAAAGAAACACCTAGACTCAACGTTAAATTCGTTCAAGCATCCAGTGGTAAAGTTTTATTTGAAATAAAAGATAGAGATTGGATGAATGTTGGTGAGTTATTTACTGATCACTATGTGACGGAACTCATGCGTCAAACATATGATGCTGAGTATCTATCCAAAATAGGTAAAATCATTGTTGTAGTGGCGGCTGATTATCAGCAGGTAATAACTTAATACATTAACGTTTGTGAATAACCAAAAAACATCCATTTTCGTATAATATAGTGGTTTTGACTACCCTTTTTTAGTATTTATAATTATGACAATCTTAATTATAAATAAGCTAAAAAAGGCTCTAAAAACAACCGATCCTATTAGTTCAATCAAAGAAATTATTGCCGAATATGACGAACTACATAGGTTAGCTAAATGGAGAAATGATATTATTTTATCAGGCAAAGATTATAAAAAATATGCAAAACAAATAAAGAAAGTGGAAGAGGCATTAGAAGAAAACGGTTACTTTATTGAAATGAGTGAAATGGATGAGATAGACAAAATGGTTAGGGAGTATTTTAGAAATATAAAATAATAAAGACAATGAAAATTAATGGCTTAATATCAGCGTTAATTATTTCCTTAATCACCACATATGCTCAAGAGAATATAAAACGTGATAGAAAGGATTTTAGTGGTGTTGAATATGAAGTTCAATGTATTCTATTTGAAAATCCTATTATTAATGTCTATAAAAGTATTGGTGAATATGATTTGATTCATATGTATGAATATAAGTTGAATCTTGAGCATATTGTTTCCGATCTTAACAGTAAAAGCCCTAATAAAATATTATCTGTTCGTTTTTTAGATAAAAACTATATGATTTTAGTTGAAGCCCTGCATGGTGTTTATATTGTTAATGTTGATAATAACACAATGAAAATTTTCCATAGAAGTGAATTTAATGATTTCAACGAATTGGAAGCATTTTATAGAATCAAATCATTTGATGGTAATAGTATTGTATTTCAAAAATTCAATATTAATAATGAACCTGTGGGTGGTTTATTTACAAAATCATTGAAGTAATTTTATGGAATCTAAGAATTTTAATACCTATAAACATAGCTACGCATTACCTGTTGTTTACAATAAAATTGCATTCGAAAAGACATTGGAAAAATTACGTTATGGGTTTGATATTTTATCAAACAAAGAAATAGATTTAATTCTGCAGTCAAATGAATTCATGAGAAAAAAGACTTTCATGATACTTTTAAATAAGTATTCTGAATTCAAAATCGAATACATTGATATGTATTTGATGGTAATTACATTTTTAAATTGATTTATTGATATTTTTTTTATTATTGGCATTCATTAATATATTAGATGGGCTTATTAAAACTCAGAACCGTATCTTTTATAGAAACATCTTGTTCGGACGAAGCAAAAAAATTTTTGCTTAGACAATTCGATTTTAAGATGATTACGGTATTATTTGCCAATTGGCAATTTAAAGATAAGGGTTCATATCAAACATATGTCAATAAAATTGACAGTAGAATTTTTATCGAATCTTATCCTGTGGGATATTCTATCTATAATAGAGATAAATCGTATACAATACCATTTCATCCAAGGACGCTCGATCAGTTCATTACTGATTGCCAAAGGGCTGGTCTTGAGTTAACTTGGTCTGAAAATATTCTTGATGAAATTGATTACCAAAAAATATTGAATGGTGAGGATATTATGAAATATCATGTAACTTTGTTACAGCGTATTGATAGGTCTGATGATATTATATTCACATGAGAAAGTTCTTATTTTTAGATATTGATGGTGTATTGGTAACTGCTGATATCCTTAAAGATTATCTTTATGATGGATATCAAAAATTTAATGAGGAATCAATAAATGCATTGAATAAAATTGTGGGGCTTACTGGTTGTGACATAATTATAAGTTCATCGTGGAGGATTGGCGTTTCTTTAGATGAGTTTAAGAAAATATTTAAGGTTAGGGGATTTTTATATCCAGAAAGAATAATCGATGTAACCCCAAGATTATACATTTCTGGAAAAGATAGATATGCCTCTATCCCAAGAGGTTGTGAAATTAGAGAATGGTTAATGAATAATTTTGTCAATAATGGTAATGATTATAAAAAAATAGGTATTGATTATAACGTATAAGCAGCTTTGCGTTCGTGCTGCATTTTGAAACCGAACGCTTCACTTAAAAACATTTTTTGATATGGAAACGAAACTTGATAATACCACCGAACCGCAGCATGACGGCAAAACGCTTGTTAGCGGCTTGTGCCGTCCAAAGGAACGGGCTATAAACTGCCCTAACTGCGGTGAACTTCATTGGGAAAGTGAATTGCGTTATAGTAGTCAAAAATCAATAGTAGTAAGTAGTGGCAGTTTGCACAGCACATTATATGGTGTCTGTCAGAAGTGTGCTGATAGGCATAGCCGCTAACAATATGGTATATATACAAAGTTGATTATGAAATACCTTGAAGTCAAAGGCATGTATTACCGTTTATTAGCCGTAGTTGCGGTTGTTCAAGGATAAATTCAAACAAAATGGGAAATATGAGTTATTGTAGGTTTGAGAATACCTACAGAGATTTACAAGATTGCTACGATGCTTTAACCGAAGCAGGAAGCATTAAAGAAGTTGAAGAAAATGCAAATCAGTATGAGAAAAAATACATTCGCAAACTGGTTAAATTGTGTAGAGATATTGTCGCTGATTTTGGAGATGAAGATGAGGTCGAAGATGATGATGAGTAGTGTCGTAGCAATTACGGCTAACGCTAAGTATTGCCGAAGGCGGGGAATTTGGAATACGTCCGCCCGATGGCTCAATCTGATTCTTGATGACGAAGATGATATCTTATACGAACAAAGAAATAATTTCGTCAATACATCATTCAGTAAAGGACTTACTTCTGAACATGTTGATTTATCTATTAAGATATTAAATTTTCGGAAATAATTTTTTTGAAAAAAACTTGTTTCTTTCAAAAGAAAATTGGAAATTTGGACGTATAAAATAATAGTTTTATGAGAAAATCATACTTTGTGAATGGTGTACAAGTACCAACAATTATTGATTACATTAGGATTCGCAGAATGGATCCTGAATTTACATTGAATGATCTATTAAGGATTTTCCATAAACCTGATAATCCTGACGCAACTCAACCTGAAGAGTTAAAAAGACTCTGGAACGACCCTAATAATGTCGCATATACACCAAAAGAATTTATTCGGAAATTTCATGGTAATTCTGAAATACTGATGACTTGTTTTTCTATTGCAGGTGCAGAAGCAGCCTTAACAAATCTCAAATCTACTCTTATAGATGAAGAAACAATTATAAAAAAACAAAAGCGTATTTTTTTAATAGGTGAAAAGCCAAAACATACTCTAAAGCCTGATTTGAAGTCGATTAATAATAAGAAGTTTATTAAGAGTATGTTTGATGAGAAATTTGTGGAATATAAAGATACCTATAGATTGCATAAAATTGATAAGAGTGAGTTAAACACTCAAAACGATATTTACATTGTAGAATGTAACTGTCCATCTACAGATCGTAAATTTTTCTTGTTCGTTGATTCAAAAGACCATAGATGTCAAAAAGCGATAGATGCAATTGCTTGGACTATGAGGAAACCTGACGGAACACCTCTGACAAGGGAAGAATATATCACAATAGAGCAAGAATCTTAATTCATATAAATAATAATTCTAATATCATAGCTATGAACATTTTAAGAAAGGTACGCCAAGGCGACATGATTTTCTACAAGGTAGAAAAATCAGAGATTCTAATGAAAAAAAACACGGAACGTTTAGTTGTAGGTCTCGGAGAAGTGAGTGGTCATTCACACGAAATTTTTCCAATTAACGATTCATCCATAATTGAATTTGCGGATAACGAGAAGGATTTCGGTGATGTAACAAGAGACCAACTTTTCTTTGAGGTTAAAGGTGAGGCAGTAGTTCTTCATGAAGAACACGCACCAGTAACTCTCGATGAAGGAGTATGGGTTCGTATTGTGCAAGTTAATTATGACCCATTCAAGAATGAACTAGATAAAGTTCGTGACTAATAGGATATAATAAGATTATTTTTTTCTTATTGAAGGTCTATTTATTATAGACCTTTTTTTATTTAGAAAGGAATGGAAACATAAAATATACTTGTTGAGGTCTATAAATATTGTAGTGTTATGTAAATGGTAAACTCAATTAACTATAGTTTATTGTTAACACAAAGCAAATTTCTGGTGTGACTTAATAGAAATGATTATTAACTTAAAAATTTTAAAATTGTGAAATAAAACTATCACTAAACATATAGAATAATGTATAAAAAATATTTAGATTTATGTTATTCTTTTAATTATGATTTTTCTTATATGATTTATTGATATTTGACACTATATGAATAATTGTATATATTTACTGCTAGTATGTTGAATAAAAAAATAAAGATTAAAGAAACAACTGTGAATAATAATTGGATAACGCATACCTATTTTCAAGGTACTAATTTTAGTAACAGGGTTCATTATTCCGATGGAGTATTTAGATGTATAGAGAAGATATACTATGGTGGAATATTGCGTTATCATTACTCTTATGTTCCTAATACACATATTTTAGACGGTGAAATAATTACATATGAGTAAGAAATGTAAGTGTAACAATTGTAAATGAGGTAAAAAAAAACAGTATCTATCTAACATAGATTTACACACATAATGGATGATGAGGTAAATAGAGTTAGTTTAAGATTGTATCCACAAATACAACCACTATAATTGATAGAATAGGATTCCAAATATCCATAAAAAAAGAAATTAATTTTTTTAATTAAAAAAGTTTTTTACGTCATTTTCAGTATTTATTTGAGTAAAATTTTACTGACATGGCAAGAAAAAAACAATTAGAAGAAGTTGATGATGAAATGTATTATTGCTCTGAATGTGGGATTCCATTAAAAACTAACATTGAGCTTCAGGAAGGTAAATGTAAGTTTTGCAAAAAGGAAGAACTAGAATTGAAGGGTGATAGTAGTTTCAATTGTGATTATGATGAAGGGATTTTTTAAAATCCCTTTTTTTATTTAAAATTTTTATGTAAATTTCGACAATGATTGGTTGTCAAATATTCGGATCCACCAAAAGTGCATATACTATTTATGCATATGTTTTTTATTATAATACAAATGAGAGAAACAGATTTTTTCCTATATGGGAAGGTGAAATCATACAATATGACGTTAGCTTGTTAATAAATAGAGAGAAGTTTATAGGATATACTTGGAGTCTACTTGCTAAGTATATCGAATACTTTAGAGCAATAGATGGTTGTAAATATCATAGTCGATATCACTTAGATATTCTTAATAAGATACAAAAACAAATCAGAGATGAAAGGTATATTATACGGTAGTGGTGTATTGTGGAACGATCCACCTACCATTTCACCCACAAGTCTTCTGAAATAATAAATGTCTATTCCATATTTTTTTTCTGAGTTAAGTTATATATTATGAATATGAATATAAAATCTCATAAAAAAATTTTAACCAAAATTAGTGAAAAATTATATATTATGGTTTAATAATAAGAATATTTTTTTTAAATTTAACAAAAAATACTATTTTTACCCAAAAAACAAAGATTATGAAGATTAGTGATATCATAAATGAACTACCGAAAGAAAGTAAAGTTAAACAAAGATGGTGGTAAGATGGAAGGTCTGAATATGGCTATAGAAGATATTAGAAGACAAATAAGTGATTTAACAGGTAAACTTCAATAATGTATGAAAGAGTATTTTTTTACACCATTATTAAACTCTAATTATATTGAGTTTTTTAAGAAAAGAGAAGTATTCACTAAGTCATTTTTAGTCATCACACTTCTAACTTTTATTACGGTGTGGTCTTTAAGTGCCAAAGAAAATATCAATCAATTATCTTTCTGGTCGATAATTTTTTTATCGCCAATATATTGTTTTTGTTTTTATATGGGTGTTTATCAATTTCTTTTTAAGTATAACTGGTTTTACGTTATATACTTTATATCATCATTAGTTTTGTTTTCAATCACAATTATAAAATTAAATGAGATTCTAAAATATACAGTTATACTTTATGAGTTACTATTTTTTATCCTAATGTCAATAATGGGATGTATCATTCCAATTGCATTAGCTTTACCATTTAAATTACTTAACCATTTATTATTTGACACAGAAACAATTTACTATAGCCAAAATTTAACTAAAGAAATAGCAGATGAATTTTATAATAAAAAGAAGAAATCTAATATTGAATTAAAAATAGCTGAAAAGATTAATAAATACGATACAATGAATGAAACTCAACTACAAGTTGAGTTAATAAATGCAATTGCTGAAGAACGTTTTGAGGATGCTGAACTAATCAAAAAAGCCTTAGAAAAATATAGATAAATCATAGAAATTATAAAATAATATTAAACAAAAATAAATATGAAGATAACACTTTCAGACTGTAAAACAATTCTTGATTTGGATAAAAATCAATTAAATCCTATTATTGGTTATCAGATATTCCACCGTCATACTGGTAGGATTTTACCTCAGTGCAATTATCATGAAGTATATGATAGATTTTTAATCATAAACAAAATGCTTAAATTATATCGATTGGGATTAATCGAAAATCCAAATGAATGGGAGTTAGTTCCCATTTATGAATGTGAATGGACAAAAGATAATATATTAATAAAAAAATGATTGTAGTAAATCATTATCATGATTATAAACGAATCATTATTAGGCAAAATAATGGTAGAAGAATAATTTATATGAACACATTTACAAATAAAATAATTTGTGATGAATTTCATTTTGGAGTTGGTAGTTTAAGAGATACAAGAGAAGGTGAAAAAATATCTAAATTAGATTACATCAATATGGATGTCAATAAAAAAACTAAATTTGTTAATGATGAAAAGGAGTGAAAAAGAAATAACCACACTATTAAACCAAATAAAAGAAAAGGAGGAATTAAAAGTGACGCTTCAGCGTAGAGTGCCAATATTAATTAAAAATAACGATTCTGGATTAGAGCACCTTTATGAAGAAATTAGAAAATTAACTATTGAAATATATAATCTGAGAGAAAAATACATAAGATCTAACCAAATACATTAGTAATTCGTATAATCTACTGTATGACAAAATCAAAGAAAAATAAAATAACTAATATGGATAGACTCAAGATGATGAGAAAGGTCATGAGAGAAACTACCCATAAAGTTAAACCAATGATTGTTCTTGATAAAAAGAAACAAAAAAACAAACTAGAAAGTAGAAAATTTAAACAAAAAAAAGATAAAACTAGCGAATAAGATAGTATCTAATGTTGTCTTAAAACCATAATATGAACTCAGTGAACTACCCATTAGCTAAAGACTAATGGGCTTCTACGTTGCAAGCACATGGTATCCCATCACTTTGAGCAACGCTGGACTTGTTCCTAAGCCCGAAATTTTTAATATTTATTGATGCATTAACATCACGGTCATGTTTGGTATTACAACCTTTGCATGTCCACTCCCTATCATTAAGAGTCAATTCTTTGTTGATATATCCACAACAATTGCAAGTCTTGCTTGATGGCTCGAATCTACCAATTACTGATAGATTTTTTCCTTGCCACTCAGCTTTATATTCCAACATTGTTCTGAATTCTCTCCAACCCATATCACTTATTGCTCTTGCAAGGCAGTGGTTTTTAACCATGTTCTTCACAGATAAGTCCTCAAGACAAATAGTATCATAATTATCAACAAGGTATTTACTTATCTTGTGAAGATAATCTTGTCTTTGATTCTTCACCTTTTCATGAAGCAAGGCAACAACGAGTTTTTGTTGTTTATAATAATTGCTTCCCTTTTGCTTTCTTGCGAGAGAGCGTTGTGCTACTCTTAATTTTTGCATTGTAGATTTAAAGAAATCTTTGTTCTCGAATTTCTTTCCATCTGATGTTATTGCAAAATCTTTTATCCCAAGGTCAATCCCAACAGCAGATTGTTCTGTTATTGGTTTCTTCTTTGGTAATTCCTGTTTGTTGTCAACCAAAATTGACACGAAATATTTGTTTGTTACTGTTCTGCTTACAGTAACTGTTTTAATATCGCCTTTAAATTCTCTATGCAAATCAATTCCAACGAATTTAAGCTTTGGAATGAATATTTGTTTGTTATCTTCTGATAAGAACACACCTTGTGGCAACTGAAATGATTGTTTTCCATGTTTGTTCTTAAACTTTGGAAATCCTTTTCCCTTAAAGAAGTTGGTGTATGCATTATCAAGGTTTCTGAGTGCCATTTGTAAAGCCTGTGATGGTGCTTCCTTGAGCCAAGGACATTCGGTATCTTTCAGCTCCTTCACCTGTTTAATTAGGTCAAAGCAATCAATGTTTGTTTTGTTTCCAGCATAAGCAGATATTTTGGTTTCCAGCCCAAGATTGTAAACAAATCTGGTTTGACCAAATATGTTGGCAAGAAGACCTTGTTGCTCTTCTGTTGGAAATATGCGATATTTATATGCCTTTAACATTTATTTTTCAATTAAACCCAAATTAATTATTTGAGCAGACTTTCCATTGTAATATGGGTCTGGCACAATATATTCAGTATCATGTTTTCCATACACTTGGTTTGTAATAACAATCAAATCAGAACGTCTCCATTTTTCAGCTAAATTTTCAGCATCTTCCTGTTCTATACCACCATATTCAACCAAGTCTTCAATAATATATGATGTATCGCCACGTAATAATGCATCAAATGCTTCTTGAACACCTAAACTATCAAATCTACTTTTACTTAAATCAAATATTGCTGGATTTTGCGAAATTAATTTTACTTTATAGATATAATCACCCCAAGATGTTTGTGGGATGTTGCTAAAAAATATTCCATCAATTCTTGTAGAAGAATTTGGTTTTAATTCAATTTTATCAAAATCAAACTCATCAATTTTTGAATTACTTGAGTGATATGCAATATATTCTTGATTTGATGAAGATTGATTTTCACTCAAATTTTTTTTTTCAAATCAATCACCTCAATAATTTCAATATCATTTGGATTAAGCATTGCATATGTATCAAATTGGTCGTGTTCACCTATCTCACTAATTATAACACAATCTATTCCTCTATGATGTAAATAATCAATTACACGTTTATCATCCAAGAGCATCCAATATTCACTTGCACTCCAAGGGATGATATTCCCAAATTGCTTTTTAAGCCACTCATAACTTCTCACGTCTAAATATTCTCTCCAATCCAATGTTCTCTTTGGATGGATTTTACATTTATATAGATATTTTTCACCAAACTGCTTTGCTGCCTCCACATCTGGAGTTAAAAATATTGCATAAGAATCGGTCAATTCAACCGAAAAAAGATGTGTTCTATACCCTTTCTTAAGTTCAAATTTATCAAACAATTCATTTGAGGCATGGTATAATACCAAACCACCAACATCTTCTTTCAAGAACTCTTCTCTGATTATTTTTCTTATGTACTTTTTTAAATCCACTCCTTTACGATTATAGATGAAATGTTATATCTATAAATACTTAGAAAAAAAATGATTTTTCCACATTTCAAGTCGAATTTTTTGTAAAAGTTTGTTTTTGGTGGAAACTTTTACAAAAAATCTTAATTATGCCAAAAAAATCAAATTACACATCAACAAATCGCTCAAAACACTATTTAAAAGCACATATCATCTTTGCTGTTAAATATCGCAAACCACTTCTGGTTGGTCAATTAAATGATGATATGAAGCAACTTCTTCAAAACATATCTGATGGGTCAGATTTTGAGATTGAGATAATGGAGTCTGATGTAAATCATATTCACTTCCTTATTAAATACATTCCAAGGTTGTCAATCAGTTCCATTGTTCGTAAGTTAAAACAAGAGTCAACGTTTCACATCTGGCGTATGCATCGTCAGTTCTTGCTAAATCAATTTTGGGTTGAGAAAACATTTTGGTCTGATGGTTATTTTGCCTGTTCAATTGGTGAGGCTTCACCAGAAACCATACGTCAATATATATTAAATCAAGGTTAAATCATCACTCCATTTGTCGCTTATATCCCATCGGCTAAAGACCGATGGGTTTTACGCTCCAAAATATAAAAATGAAAACTATCTTTAAAAACAAACTAACACTACTATTATTAGGGATATTATCAATTGTAATATTCACATCAATGAATAATACTCCAGACGAAATTACTTTCACATCCAAAATTTGGAATAATCATCTCTATGTTATCGCAAAAAGAGGTGCGTATTTTACAATGACACATGATGAGAGTTGCTCAAATTCAAACCACAAAAGGAAATGAAATCAAAATCAATGAAAGAAGAATTAACCGAAACTATCGCATTTACTAACCTACCCATGAAATGGAGAGAAATGTGTTATCGATTCGCAAAGAAAAAAAATATACCTCATGATCTTATTGTAAGATCCAAATTTAAGATTGAAAGATTGACAAAATTTGTGAAGGAAATTGAGCTTCCAGAATAAGCTACCTACTCTTTTGTTCTTCATTATATGAGGTAAGACTTGACCAGTCGTAATTAAACACTTCATCAGCAAGTCCAAGTCTAACTGCTTCTGGTGCAGTTAAATATACATCTTCCTTTTTATCCATTTGGTTTCTTAACCAAGATTTTATTTTACTAATACCTTGACCTTTAAACTCACCAGTAATATTCATCATATTAGCATATATATCAAGCATGGTTTTATCGGCATGTTTGTTGAAAGCAATTGCAGATTTAACTTGTTTTAAAGTCCCATGAATGCTGAAAATGCCATCATGAAACATAAATGAACTATTAGGCATCATGACACGCTTATTTGCTGCTTGAAATATTATAGATGACATTGATCTGGCATGAGTATAATTTAAAATGGTAACAAACCAAGGACATGATTTTATTGTATCGTAAATAGCCATCCCTTCTTCCCAAGAACCACCACATGTTTTCATATGTATTACTATGGGTACATTTGGATTAACTCGCATTAGCATATTGAAATTACGTATAAATCTATTAGCAATAATATATTCAATCCCAGGTTCACTACCTTCCAGACCATTTCCTTGATTGTATGTTTCAATACCCATTAAATATATATGATTTGATTTCAAATCAACGTCATATTCGTGCAAATGATATAATGGATCTTCGGATTTTGCTTTTAATGTATGGTCAATATTGTAATTAGGTTCTGGAATAATTTTTTTATTTCTAGGCATAGGTCAAAATTTGCCACAAATAAATACTTTTTTTTAAAAATTAAAAACGATTAAATAAAAAAAATATTTGTTTTTTATGTTAATTACGCACATTTTTGATAAAAAAATCAATATTTTTAACGTAAAATATATACATAAAATAATTTTAGAATATTATGAAATTAGAAACTGATTTACTTAATACTGCTGATATTCAATCTATTAACACTCAAAGAAAAATCAAAGTTCGATTAAGTGATAATGCCCAGATGATGATTTTTAGGTCATACACAAAAAACCTATATTCGAACATCATTGGTAGTATTATTAGAGAATTAACCTCAAATTGCTATGATTCACATGTGGCTGCAGGAGTGAAATATCCAATTATAATACGTCTTAATAAAGAGTCTACTGGATATACAATTTCATTTATTGATAAGGGTACTGGTATGTCTCCTCAAACAATAGAAGAGGTTTATGGAGTACTGTTTGAATCGACTAAACGACAAACCAATGAACAATTCGGAGCATTTGGTATCGGTTCTAAAACTCCCTTGGCATACGATACTCAATCATTTTTTGTAAAAACAAGAGTTGATGGTATCGAGTATTTTTACAACATTTACGCAGGAGAAACATCACCAGAAATCGAATTAATTAAACAAACCGAAACCACCGAAAGAAATGGTACTGAAGTTAAAGTTACCATTGCTTCTGGCGATTTAGGGAGATTTTTGAGTGAAATTAAGAAACAACTATACTATTTTGATAATATTATTTTTGAAGGTTTTGACCATCACATGCCAAATATCAACAATTATACCATTCATCATGGCAATACCTTTTTATACCGTGGAAGTGATCTTTACGATAATATTCACATTTGTTTGGGTCACGTAGCGTATCCAATTGATTATAATGCGTTAGGTTTATACGCACCTGACTGGCAAGTTCCTGTTGCTATTAAAGCAAATATTGGCGATATCAATGTTACGATGAATAGAGAGGCAGTCGAATATTCCGATGAAACAATTGAATTTTTAAAGAATAAACTACATGAAGTTAGACAAGAATTAATAGATCTTTATGTTGCTCAATGTGGTGATATTAAAACCATTACTGATTATTTGAAATTCAAACAAAAACAATTTGAATTAAAAATTACCCCAACAAATTCAATATTTCTTGGTAAAATATTCAGTAATCAAGATAAAATTTCACTAACTAAATTTCCATATAATAACATAAAATCAACAATAAAAAATGAATCATTAGTTCTCATATTTTATAGCTATAAATTATATGGTATAAAACCAAACAAATTCAGTAATAATTCGACAATTTTTAATGGTTCATATTTTGATATTCTAACAAAAGAAAATATTTTCCGTACTGGACTGAACTTTAATAGTAAACTAATTAAGCAAACATACCTGAAACATAAATATGAATGTTTCTATATTTTGAAACCAAAATATGATTATAGTAATAAAGATAACATTATAATAGCATATTTGAAACATGTTAATTGTGATGTTAAGTCATTAACCTCTGCAATAGAGAATGAAATAATTGCACTTTTTAATGAATTAACAAATATCATAAAAGTACATGTTAAGGCGTACGATGATATTGTAGTTCCTGATGAATTTTTTTGTAATAAAAACATAACAAAAAAAATTCTAAAAAAAAGTAATAGTACCATCTCAGTTCTAACAACTAACTTCACTAGTAATAGATTTCATCATAAAATCAAAATATCTGAACTGACTACCTTCAAAGGTAATATTTTTTATGGTTTTAAAAATGATGCACACGAATTAAATTTTTCTAAAAAAATATTTGCGAGTTTATTTAACAGTAAATATATTGCAACGTTAAACAACCTTAACGATAAAGAAAAAAATATAATAAATATGTACAACGACATAGCAAAAAAACTATTACATGAAGAACTTGAAAGAATCAAGTTAAGACCTAAGTATTATTGCGACCTATATGAGTGGAGTAAATTAGATGAACACGCACACAAGTTTGTGAACAGGCTTGTAGTAAGAGAGCAAGCAGTAACAAAATTAGCATCTATAATTGAAAGAGATCATACTTTACATGGTAAATGGAAAGATGTAGATGATAATTCTCTTTGTGTATATGATGAAATGATGATTGGTGAATATATTGATGAGATACTAAAAGATTTCACATATCAAATGAAATCTTATACTATAGGCATCCCATTATTCGAATTTTAGACCATCATAAAACATGTTAAATCAACACTCTTTAATTGAGTAAAAATATTAGAACCAATGTGATTACATTAGTTCTTTTAAATAATTAAGATATAACTCGCTATCTTATATTAATGATTTTAACCTTGTTTTTAAACCCAAATTATCATGCAAAACCTGACTTATGATGAAAAAACTATTTGTGAAGAATTAGAAAAAATAAAAGAATGTATACGAAAAAACGAAAAAAGGTTTAGTAAATTAGATAATAAACAAAAAAATAGATCGGAATATGAAAATATATGCGAAGATGTAATGTGTATCCTCTTTTATCTTGGTGAACTATCCGAAAGTGAAGATATGAGGGATGTTAGAGAGATGTACGAAATGGCATCAAGATTAGAGTATCCTAATAACCCCAAAAAGGCAAATAAACTCTTTTTGAAAAATTATACTAAGCACACAGAAAGATTTGATATACTAAAAGAAAGATGTTGGAAGATGGTTGAGAAAATATCAGTGTTACTAAATAAAAGGTGAGTTACTAACTCCCTTTTTTTATACGGACGAGCGTAAAACACACTCATCACGAAGTGTGGGTGTGATGTAAGCGACACCCCTTTACGCTTACATTTTGAAAATTTAAACAAATATTTAGCAACTCGTCTTAATTTTTAGTATATTTGTACCTATGAAAGGATACATATATTTAACAACTTGCCTCGTAAATGGTAAAAAGTATATTGGGCAAAGTATAAATGACAGAGATAGAAATACATATCTTGGAAGCGGAATTGCTTTTAAAAATGCATTGAAAAAATATGGCAAAGATAACTTTGTAAAAACTATTTTAGTTGACAACATTAGTTGTCTTGATAAACTTAATGAACTGGAAAGAGATTTTATATCAAAATACGATTGTTTATCACCTAATGGGTATAATTTAGACTTAGGAGGCACAAACAAAGGTAGAATGTCAGAACTTACAAAGAAAAAGATTGCTAAATCAAGAACAGGCAAATATACAGAAAAGCAAAGAATTGCTAATATAGAGTCACATAAAGGGCTTAAGTTATCTGACGAAACAAAAAAGAAAATAGGAGATGCTAATAGAGGGAAACCATCTTGGAATAAAGGGAAAAAGATGCCAAAAGGACATTCAGAAAAAATGAGAAGAATAATGAAAGGGAGAAAAATGAACAAAAAGCAAATAGAAATATTCGACAAAGAAAAATCTTTGAAATTAGTTTGTGACGGGGTTGTTGATGCTGCTGATAAACTAAGTGTTTCCATTGGTTCTATTTCTCGTTTGTGTTCTGGTAAAATATCTCACATTAAACGTAGGTATTATTTACTTGGAGTGATGACTTCCGAAGCCTAACCCATCGCCTTTGGCGTGGGTGGGTAGTTCACTAACTAATTATAATATCACACTAATGTGAGTGTTAAAATTTTAGACATATTATGTTGAATTTGAATAAATGAATTCTCTTGAATTGTGTTGATATTATAATTATTGAATTACCATAAATAAAAAAATAAATTTTATGAAAACACTGACAAGACAAGAAGCGTATCGAATAATAGATACCGAAAGAGACTATCAAGAAAAACTTTGGGGCGATATGAATAAAGAAATTCACAATCCATCATCGTTTATTCTATGGATGGAGGAGTATCTTTCAAAAGCCAGAAGTTTGGCATCAACTATGGATGAAAGACAAGGTACTAATGGTAACAGGGAAATTATGGAAATGATACGAAAAGTGACAGCATTAGGCGTTGCATGCATTGAAATTAATGGAGCTCCAGAACGTGAAACTAAATAGTTAAACTTAATATAACTGAACCCTTTTAAATGATAAGTATAAAGCTAAAAAAGGAATTTGTAAAAAAATCAATACTTACAATTAAAAAATACGATAAAATAATACATGACCTACATAAATTAGGTGTTGATTTAATTGAATTTAACGATGAATCATCATCGTTAAGAATCGAATCGTTGGGATATATTATATCAAATAACGATAAGAATATTCAATTAATTAATGATGATATAACATGGTGGATATATGAAGATGTGACTAAAGTTATTTATGTAAATGGTAAATCATTTAATGTAGAAAAATTAGATGATTTTATAGATTGGCTTTTTATGTATTATAAATGATAATTAAGAGTGCCATTAAATCTAAGGTAATACACTAAAAAATATGAATAATTGGAAATTAATACCGCATGTTTATCAAGCTGATAGTACTGGTGATTATGATAATTATTATGAGATCACAAATGATAAAATATCATTAATAACAAAAGATGGTGACGAAACATCTTTACAAAAGATTATTAATGCCATGAATGATTCTGGATGTCAATTCGAGATTGATAACACGATTAAAAATAAATTAGAGTATCTAAAAAAAGAAAATAGAAGACTATTAAATTTATTACAACTTAATGGAATTGATCCAACAGGTAATAATTTTCATGACATTTAGCTATTTTTTTATATTAATAATTATTATGTAAATGAATTTAAAAAAAAAATAATTTGATAGTTAATATTAACTACTTTTATTATTATTTCGTATAATAACATATTTATACTATGACTAAAACATTAAGAAAGGTGAAAGGAAAATTTGTAGTTGAAAAATTCACTAAGAAACGTAAGAAAATTAATAAAAAATCTATAAAGAATAGAGTAAAAAGGCAGATTGAAGAAGAACTTGATGATGTAGATTATAATGGGTCTGGTGAGTTTTTTAAACTAAAAAAACAATCTGTAATTAAGACTAAATATCTAAAAAATGGAATCTTTAAAAAAGATAAAAAATTAAAATCTTAGACATTATTGGTTGGATTTGTAAAGTTAGTTTATTGTTGGTTATATTCTAATATGCTTTGTAGCAAAAAAAAATGATAACGCTCAAACAATTTAGAAATAAGGTCTTTAATAATGACGTTATAGAAATATTAAAAAAGTTGCCACGAACAATTGAAATATTGTATGGTATAATTGGATGGGGGTGTGTGATTATCATAATTTGGTCGTTACTAAAATAGTATGTGATTAAAACATTAATACATATTATTCTTAAAAATCTTTACTTAAATATAAAGTTGGTAAATTCAGAGAGGATTCGAGATGATTTATTTCCTAGCACTTATGATTTCCATTTAAAAAAGATTTAGTTTAAATTTGGGTCGCAAATGTTAACATCCATAATTATAATAATTATACGTTTATGATTAAAGATGTGTTTGTACTAAAAAAGAATTCTTGGCATACTAAGTTAATGAAAAGAATTTGGGGTTGGAACTATTACGATTTTAGTAATATGTGTCCTTATTTCTGGTTGACGGTGTTTAATGTATTAATATCACCATTCATCATATTATATGATGTTGTGGTATTAATCGTAAAAAAAATCAGTGATTTTGTAATAACACATCTTGATGCACTTTCAAAAGCATATGAGAAAATGTGTAATGAAAAAAGAGAAAGATGGTATAATAGTTATCTTGACAAATTAAACAATATTATTTTCAAAGGTGAAATTAGTGATGAAGAATATGAGTTAATTCATAAAATTATGGTTGCTGATTACGATAAGAAAAGTAAATTTCATAATTTCTACCATAATAAATTGAGTTTGGAAAAGAAAGAATGTTTGATAGATCTGTATTATAAAAAAAGATCTGAGTTACGTAAAAATAGAAGTGAAATCGAACATAAGTTATGTGAATTAAAGGTTGCTAAAGAAAAAAATAATCGTCAAAAAATTGCTAAAGTATTACCCATAGTTAAGGTGATAGTTAAGGTTCTTGGAGTTATAGCATTATTACTTATAGTATTTTTATTGTATAAACTTATCTTAATTGTGGCTGGTTGGAATTGGTTAAATATACTTAAGAAATTTGGAATAATTATTGGTGGAATATTGATTATTGGAATCTTAGGTGTTATATTTTGGCACACATTTAAATTTTTAATTAAAATAGTAGTTAAATTGTGGTGCGTATTTGGTAAATATTGTGTACCATGTGAAAAAAATCGTTATAGAATTAATAAAATATTTAATGTGTTAGGTGATGCATTTGCATATCCTTTTATTAAAATAAAAAATAGTATAGTTTTCTTGTGGGAATTATTGGTGACATTGAAACGTAACAACTGCCCTGGAATTAAGTGGGAAGATTAATTATGAAATACCAATTCATGGTATATGGATCTTTAAACTTATCAATAGATAAGGTTCAATGAAACCTGTTTTATTATATGTTCATTAAGTCTTGAAAACTATTTTACACTGAATTACAATTTCATATAGATTTTAATAATTATCATTGCTTTGGTGCTTATATACCGACATAAAATAATTTCTTTTTATTATTGACGCACAATTCTAACATTAGAATAACGAATATGCAATATTTGCATATGGTGATGTATAGCTTGCAAATTTGCGTAAATTAATATATATTGCAAATAAAAAAATGAAATTTGGTTCTTGTTAATTAGTCTTTTTCAGAGGGTGAATGTTTAAATTGAGAATCTGATCTATGATTGAATTGACTGGATTTAAACAAAGTGATGATAGTAGATGTGGTGTAGCTGTTGTTAAAACTATACTCTACTATTATGGTATTGATAAAACTGAAGATGAGATAGCTAAACGCTGTAATCATTCATATGAATATGGATGTAGCAATGAAGATATAGTTAGAGCACTTAAGAGTTATGGTATAGGTGCAAGAATCTATAAGAATTCAACTATTGATGATTTAGAGTATTGGACTCGGCATAAAGTACCTGTGATTGCCGACATTTTTTTGAGCACTTTGGAAACATCACCAACTGGACATGTAGTAATAGTTTTAGGTGTTGATAAAAAATATGTTCACGTGTATGATCCATATCTAAATAAAAATATTTCAGTATATCGTAGTGATTTTATGAAAATGTGGTTTGATTGGGAAAATACTGACTGTATTGAATTAACCACAAAAATGATAGTTAGGCTAATGATAGTACCATACCCAATTAGGTTAGATAAGAATAGATGATTTACTTTAGTAAAATACGAACAATAAAATTTAAGGGGAAAATTTTACTGTTTTAAAATAAAAATTTTAATTTAATTATTTTACTAATTGATTTAATAAATTTATGGAAAAACTAATACTGGCAATGAGCATAATTTGTTTCATTTTATCATTCTTGATACTAATAGCTGAAATGAAAAAAATGTCTTGGATAGTATTTTTTATTTTAAAAGGTTTATCGATGTTTGGGGTTTTATTACCAGTAATATACTGGTTAAAGATAACTGAAATCATATAAACTACAGGAATGATCAACATTTTATAAATCTTAATCAAAAAAAAAATAGTTATGAATAATTTAGAAAAAATCGGAATAGGTGTAGGTTCATTAATTGTGGTTGCATTAATAGTAGCACTCTTTATACGAGTGACATTTATTAATTTTGTAGATAACCATGAATTTGGATATCGATTCGATGCGCTTACTGGTGAAATCACAGAAGTGAATCAAAAAGGATATATATGGTCAGCACCATTTATCGTTAAGATTCATACTATTGACACCAGACCTTTTCAGGTAAAGGTTAGTGCAAATAATAGAGTACTCAATGCAAAGCTCGTACAGTTCAATCCTAAAGGCTATAAGCTATTCATTTCATGGCATGGTAGAGGTGATTATGATCAAATTAAACTTGATCCTATACTTACCAGTTATGCGTTCGATCCTTCACAAAATGATTATCCGTTTTTGATTGTGTTAAAAGAATTGAAAAATGAGTCACATGCTTACGATATTAAAACTGACAGTACAGCGACCGGCAACTAAAAAAATAGCTACTGGTTTTGCTATACTATTATTGTTTTGGATGTTTTTTATTCATTATAATGATACACATCATGTAAGCGTATCCAGAAATTTGTTTACGGGAGAAATTAAACTTGACACAACTAAAGGTATAAAATTATCTCCTGCATGGGTGCAAGTAATTAAATTTGATACAAGACCAATTAAGGTTTGTATTGACTGCTCCTGTTCAAATATTAATTGTAAACTAATTGCTTTCAACCCCAAAGGATGGCAAGATTTTATTAATAGAGAAGGTTTTAAATATTTTTGGTTTAAAAATAGATTATCATTCAATTCAGGACAAGAAACGGAATATAGGGGTATTAAACACGTTTTACGTGGTTATGCATATGATAAACATTATTCCTTCATTACAGAGTTTGAGTTAATTGATTAAATCTGATTCGTAAATAACCTTTTTTTTAATTTTAGGATTTATTGGATCTCTATAAATCAAGTTCTTTTTTTTGGGGTTTATGAAATAACAATAGGCATTTTTTTCATAGTTTTTAGGGAACACAACTAATGCCAGATAATCATTGGGGTTTGGGTTTTTTAGTAATGGATCATTGGGCTGAAAAACCCAACTATTTGGAAAATTATCATTCTCAGCACAGCCTTTAACATGTAGAAAGTTCACTACATTTTTTTTATTATTAATAAATCAGCATCATATGATTTATATTTTTTATCATAAATCATAAAATCAACTGGTGTAACATTGACACCATTAGTCTTCAGATGATTATATACTAATATTTCAGCAATTTTACCCAAATAAATATCATCGATTAATTTACTAAGATTTTGTTGATTTCTTCTATAATATTCATTTTTATTAGATTTTACACAATTATTCGAAAAAAGTTTACATATTTCAATTTCGTAATCAGATGGTTTTAGTAATAAAATTTTTTTCATAAAGTAGTAAATATATAAAAAAAATTAATATTCCAAATGAATTTAAGTATTTTTTAATATTCAAAATTAATATTTATATTTACGTTCATAAATGGCTACCTATAATAACAACATAACTCAATATCCAGTATTGAATACTTTTATAAGGAATTATCAGATTGATAATATGCTATGTAGAACATATTTCATCTATGACGTGAGTAATTGGAATGGTCACGATATTGTGTATTATAATTACATAGACAAATTCGTTTTAGAGGGTGAATGTATTAATTATGAATATCATAAATTAATACATAAATAAATTAAATTATCACAATAAGAATTTATTGAAATGTCAGAAAAAAATTATGATAAACTATTAGAAAAATATTCTTATTTATTTATTACCGATTCTACATATCCCATATATATATTTGGTTTTGAATGCGGGATTGGTTGGTATGATTTGCTGGATAAACTTCTCAGTGATATAGATACATATCTTAAAACAAAAGATAAGGATTTTATAAATTCGTTTAAAATTACACAAGTGAAGGAGAAATTCGGTGAACTTAGATTTAATTATTTTGGTGGAGATGAACTAATAGATAAGATGGTTTCAGATGCGGAAAATTTATCATGTAAAACATGTGAGTTTTGTGGTTCAACTGAAAATGTAATGTGTTCCAGTGGATGGATAATAACAGCATGTAAAGTTTGTGTGGAAGCAAATGAAAAATTAAAAAATAGAATGTGGACAGTAATTAAATAAAATAAGCGAAATGTGATACTTATTGTGCTAAATATTGTGGATGTAATAAATGAATAAGATAATTATTTTGGAAAGATAGTTAGTAGTGATGATTTAAAAATGATGAAAACCAAAAATATTGGTAGGGTGGCATTAAATATATTAATGAATACTGATGATAAATTTAATATAATCTGTATTGGTAACATGTCTTAATCTAAATTTTAAAAACAATGAAAAATCTATTCTTAGTTTTTGTTATTGTAGCTCTTGTATTGGGTTGTGGAAAATCGAAGTATCATAGTGATAGAGCAATACGTTGTTAAGGTGGTTTTTATGGATTGTAAAACTGATACATTAATTATATATTCTGTATGTCCACCTAAATTATTAAGTATGTGCTGTAATGATGGTGTTGGTTCATATTTAACCATTAATTGTTTAAGTGGTGATAAAGTAGCATCTCATGTGAAATATTTTTCAATAATAAATGAGAAAACAGTTTCAAAACCATAACTTATTTAAAGATGATTTAATGAAAATACTTATAACCATATTTTTGATTCTGGTATCATTTATCTATAAGCCACAATGTGGTAAGATGGATATAATAATTCTTGCTGATTACTCGGCATCAATGATTGGTAATGAGTCCAAAGTGATTTCTGCTATCGATGATTTCATTAATCATCTTGATATCGGTATTAATGATATTAGGGTATCTATTATCATGTTTAATAGTACATCTCGAATCATATTTAAATTAACCAATGATAGGAATACAATAAAAATAGGTATCAATTATCTTTCAAAACAAAAGGGTTATGGAACAACTAAAATGGAATATGCTTTTATGGAAGCAAGTAATATTTTTTCGGATGAAAGCGATTACGATACGAAGAAGGTGTTGATCATCATTACTGATGGTATTCCTGATGATCGTGGTAAAACTTTTTACGTAATAAATAATTATATATATCCCAATCAAATAATTGTATGTGGCGTATACATTGAAAGAGAACTTACTGATGACTATAACGATATTTTTAATATCCCACATTTATCGGTAATACCACAAAGAAACGGTGAGGAGTTTCTAAACGAAATTACATCTGGATGTTATCTAAAAAGCGATTTAGAAATACTGGCGAATCAATTAAAGAAACTGAATATTTGTTTATAGAATCTTTCTTAGTTAAAAAATTTAAATTTTTCTATTTTAAAAGTTTGTGTCTTATTATTAAATTCTACTTTTTTATAACCAAATTAAGCGATATATCGTATAATATTGTGTAACGTTTTTTTATTTATTAAAAGGATTACTTATACTGATTACTTAGACAGAATATAGATAAAAGAGTAAAAGCTATTGAGTGGTGGAAATCATTGTCGGTATCGGTACAAGAAAGTTTAACTAAAACGTATGATTTGATGACAAATATCAAATCAATTATAGGTAGAGAGATTCAAGAAACATACACTAAAGAGATGGAGCGATTAGCGGATGATTTCTCTCAGTATCATTCCTAATTAGAGGTTAGATGATATAAAAGGGAGAAAATAAGCTAAAACTACCATAAACATATTAAAATTATGTAAACATTAAATCGGTTCATATGAGAGTATATTTCTCTTGGTAAATCTGGGGCAGAAAAGGGTCGGTGTTGTTGAAATGATATACACAACACCGATAAGGATGGAGGTAATATTGCAATAACGGAATAACTCCTGCTAAGAGAATATACTCTCAAATGAAAAAAATAGAAACCTAAATTTACATTGGTTTCTTATAAAGAATCTCATTTACGATTATTCTAATGCAGATGTAAGTCGTAAAATTATTAATCCAATAAAAAGCTAAATTTAACTACCATAATGTATCATCTAAATAATCATCAGAATATTATGGATTGAGGTGGTTTAATTTATTGAATTACATATAAAAATTCGAATATGACGCACTGGAATCAAACACCCTTAGAAGCAGCGACTGAATTGATTGAGAATGGGATAACATTAGAAAAGTATCAGGAAATACAAAACAGGAGGATTGAACGATATAATTTCTGGAAGGAAAGAGGGATTCATGCGATGGCGGAAGTGGAATCTAAACTAATAAAGTTTGGTAATGCAGTTATCGATATAATGAAAAAATCATCAACTAATAATGATATATCTTATCTTCCCTGATTGCATCGAAAATCAAAGATGAATTGAGTTCATATGAGATTTTTTATGTTAATTATGCTAAGGATAAAGAAAGATAAATCTAAAGAAAATAGAATAATACAGAATAATATAATATAATACAGAATAATATAGAATAAAATAACACAGAATAATACAGAATAAAATAATATAGAATAATACAGAATAAAACACATATAATTATGGAAAGATTAAAATCAATAAGCCAAAAGGAATACAATCAAGGCTATTTTATTCAACTTGAATGTTGCATGTGTATGCACCAAGAAACAGTTGCTGCATCAACAAAAAATGAATTGAAAGATATTCTTAATGAAAAGGGATGGAAAGAAATTAATAGTGATGAATATCAGGTGACAGGGTATTACTGTGGTTGTGATTATAGAGACTAATCCTTTACTGATGATATTGAAAGATTTGTGGGTATAATTCTAAGATAGAATTTGGAAGATATAAGAAATAATTACAATCATTTTCTTTGATTGAAAGATATTCTTAATGAAAAGGGATGCAAAGAAATTAATTGAGATTATAGGTACATGAAGTTGATTCGTTTTTACACGTTCTAAGGCATCAAATTATCGGGTATTTTATATGTACTTTTATGTACCATAATGGTACTTTTGAGGTGTGCTTTAGTGTTTTATAGAGTAGTAAAAAATTGCGTTTTTACATGAAAAAAACCAGAAAATTGACGTGTGTTGTGAATGGGATGCCTAAATATTCGTTTTTCTCATAAAAAAATGCCTTAAAGAGATATCGGATATATATAGTTAGAATTAGATTTGTCATTAAAATCGGATATAGTTAGAATTAGATTTGTCATTAAAATCGGATATAGTTAGAATTAGATTTGTCATTAAAATCGGATATAGTTAGAATTAGATATTTTTTGGAGTGCCCACACGAGAATTTTTTTTTAATTAAAATTTTTTTCCCGACCAAGAATTCTGATTCTGTCACGTTTCCTAATTAGAATGTAAGCAATTCTAAATCAGAAACCCATTCTTAACTATAAATTTCTGATATTTACAAATCAGAAACCCATTGTATTAAGAAAGAAAATACTTTATCTGAACCCGTATAATACAACGTTAGATAATCATGTACATCATAAGAAAATAAGGAGCTATCCGTTTTCTCACGATTAAGTTCTATTATTATCTTAAAATCATATCTTAACTCGATTAAGTTCTATTATTATCTTAAAATCATATCTTAATAAGAGTAATTAGGGATTACCGAACCATAAATCATCTTATTTTTTCTTATTTAGAAACTCTGTATGATAGTAGAACACAAACTCAGAAATCATTAATAATAGCCATTGCAGACATGTTTCCTATGCTTAAAACACAGAAAGATTAATAGTTAATCCATCTGAATCATCCTTGAAATATATAATAACCAAATAAATATGTAATAAAGAAATTTCTAAATAGAAATTCCAATAACCATTGATTTCAAAATCAATCAGAATGATACAGAACTCGTACATTGTAGAATATCGTACATTCATATAAGATGAAGGTATTATCAGGTGTACAATGTAGTTAAATGCTTTTATGGTAGGACAAATATTTGGAATACAAACAATTCTAAATCAGAAACCCATTCTTAACTATAAATTTCTGATATTTACAAATCAGAAACCCATTCTTAATTATAAATTATGGATTAATATAATCTCATATCGCATGATGTAATAGAAGGTTGTTATTAGTGACTGTTATTATTATCTAAAATTACATTTATAGTTATAAAATAATTCTTAACTAAAATTATTCGTCCCAAATTTAGGATAAAAATGGGACGAGAGATTTACAATCTATGATGTGCTAATTATTATGCTTTAAGTCGTACATTCATGGGTCAATGTATTAAGGGAAAAATGCATTATCTGAACCCGTATAATGTAACGTTAGATAATCATGTACATTATAAGAAAATAAAAGGCTATCCGTTCCCAGATAGCCTTTTGCATAGTATGGGATGATAATTAATTATCAGAAATCGTACATTCTATGATAATTTCGATTTTGTTACCAACCTTATTGATTATCGTAATTTGATATCTGTCTCAGATGTGTACATTGTTGGTGGTAAATATATTGACGTAGTTAATATTATTAGTGTTAATACTTAATAATCACTTTAACAATAGTCTATTTCATCTTTCTTAATAAGATTAATCACCATTTCAAAAAGTTGGATGACTTCATCCCTTTTTACGTTAGAAACGTTTTTCTCGAAACCAATATAGCATTTTATGAATTTATACCTCTTACTATCAAAGAAATCTTCCATACCCAAGAAAAGTACATTAACTAATCTAATATTAATACCATGATACCTAGCTAAAGTTTTATCGATATCATATTTCGTATTGGATTCTAAATTATGATTATTCCAGATCAAACCCGCATCAGGAAACCAAAGAGGATACCAACCAGCAGTGCAGCAGACAGTACCACAAGTAGATCCATCCTTAAGTTCCTTTGATTTGTATACGTAACTACCATAGTTAAATTTATAATTAGGCAAAGCCTTCAATTTCTTTACGGTTTTCTGTAACCGAATGATAACCTGTTTTTTAGTTAGTTTTTTCATCACATCTCTTAATTAGAAGTTAAACATTTTGTTATTCCGTACCATTTTTTTGTTACCCTCTGAGCACATAGAACGTCTTTTCAGATATTACTTCATTACCATCCGTCATGAGAAACCACTACCAATTCTATGAAACTCAGTTTTTCTTTCATATGACTAATTTATTTGGTGATGATTAACTTTCCATTTTAATTTTTAATTAGCATCTGTATCCTTATTTGATTTAAATTTTTTTATCAAATCTTTAAAGGTATCCAGTTCACCAAGTGACATTTTAGAATGTTCTATAGCCTTATGAATCACTTTTTCTTCCTTATTCGTTAAATTAAATCCATCCCGTTTAGCTGATTTAGTGATCCATTTCGCTATCTCATTATTGGCAATCCAGTTAATATGTTTATTACCATTGATGAGTTCAGTAAAATAGAATTCTTGAAGTGCATGAAATGCGCTTTCGGACAATACTTTATCGCTCTCATCCGAAACTACTGCCAATGGCATGGTACTCAGTTTTTCTCTTATGTTATTTGATACAGACTCAGATAACGGAACAATTTCACCTTCTTGATTATTAACTCTAATAAATTCAATAATCTCCCTGAAAAGATCATGACTATTTTGAAGCATCGTCTGTAGGATAGAATTTCTAGAGTATACCTGAACTCCTGTAATACAGCATTTCAATACTTTAGGTATACCATCATTCTCATCATCTAATACATACTTGGCTTTATTAACAGGGAAGAAACTGCGTAAGAGATGAGAAATGAAACCTTTACCCTTTTCTGTGTTATAGATATCCTTAATCTTTACAATAATTTGTTCTTGGGTCATGATTTAAATGGTTTCTATGTTTAATTGAATTCTTGGCTAATTTTGTGTGATATGTATTGGTTTCTTTTCATATCAAAAAAACAGAAATGTGTTGTAGTAATTAAATTATAATGTGACCATGTTTAATTCTTTATCCAGAAACTGATGTGGTGAATAATTCTTATCCTTTATATTGTATTATACGATTATATGATACTGATAGTTATGAGTATATAATGATATATTCAAATTTGTTTATTACCTAAGATTCAATAGATATGATTATTACTTGTGGCAAGTTTAATATTCTTAGCTATAAAAGTTGATTTTAAAATCGTACATTCTATGAATAGATGTACATTATACAAAACCATTAAAAAAAATGGGAGGCGACCTGAAACCCTCCCAAAGTAAATCAAAAAATTTTAAACCCATCGAGAATATAAAGGGCGTGCTTCCCTTACACCACTGTTAGCAGTAATTGCTTTTTTCTTTTCCACAATGACTGCATCTATATAAATTTTTCCCGTATCTAATACCATATCTGTAAAACGAATGTTCACTGCTAACGTTTTGCGGCTATGCGCCGTTTTTAATGGCGTATAGCCGCTGTTGTGCGATGGGCTTGGGCAGATTTCTTGGTTTTTCATATTTTTACCCTTGTGCTTGTTATTTTATTGAAGAAGATACCTGC